GTGTCGGTCTAACTCAGGCAAATAACTTAATAACTCCGCTACCATCTTTGTACAATCATCCCGTTGTGCTTTTATCTCACCTTCATTAGGCATAGGGTCCGCAATATAATCCAACAGGTTAATATCTGCTTCTATCTTCGAGTCTAACGACACAGGCTGTCGCAAATAAGGCGTAAGCCGGGCTATAGTTTCCCTCGTTAATCCGGTTAACTCTATTAGCTTATTAACCCCTGGCATCCGTCCATGTACTAAATAATAGTCCTTTCTTGCTTGCCTCATTAGCCGGATCTTATCTGTTACGTGTACTGGTAGTCGGATAGCACGTCCTCCATTTGTTATCCCTTTGTTAATTGACTCCTTAATCCAGAAGCTAACATAGGTACTAAACTTGACGCCATACTTAGGGTCATATCGTTCGGTGCCGCGTATTAGACCTGCATTACCTTCTTGGACCATATCGTAAAAAGAAAGGTTAATCGTTGAGTATCTCTTAGCAACGTTAACTACCAGTCTAAGATTATGGTTGATTAGCTTTTGGCGGGCGGCTTCTCCTACCTTATATATCTGTCTCAACTCCTTAACAGGCATCTTCCGTAGTCTGGCTAGTTGTTCAACGGTTATATCTAACTGCCGGCGTACTTTCTCAAAGCGCATCATTGCTTGCACTTCATTCCCTAGCTTTATCTCTTCGTCCCTACTAAGCAAAGGATAACGACCTATCTCCCCGAGGTAGTGGGCAAATAGGTCGTTATGCTTGGGACCATCTTGTTTATGTTTTGCTGGGCTTGTTAAGTCGGCGGTTATAGTTGCTGATTGCATGGCGATTATCCTCCCTAGGATTAAGGTACTCGCCATTACCATAACAAACCTTAGCCCACCGAGATAAGGCTTCCTACCTCCATTTTCTCCATAGAATCCTTAAGAAATTCTTTAATTAAGGGGAAGTGATGTTCTTTGGACACTACATGGTGTAAAAGCGTCGGTCGATAATCCGTAAAAGCAGATGATAAAGACTTCACTATATGTAGAAACCCGGCTTCTAAACCTGTCTCTACATGGTCTAATCCATCTAAAGCCTCAGTGGCTCCCGGTTCGGCTACAGTCTTCTTCTCAGGCTTATCCATCGTCTGTAAATCAGCCAACAACTTCCTTGGTGGAGTGTAAGGCGGTTTATAGCATAACGCCATAAACACAGAGGCGGAATTGATGTTTAAACCTGGAATAGTACGAGTCTGACCAGGCTGCCTTCTCAAGCACAGCAGATGCAAAGCCTTTAAGTCCCCTTTAGTATTCGGACCAGCCCACATACTGGCTTTATGCCCTAGGGTTATCAAAGCAAACCCCCAGGGGATAACACATTGCCTAATTCTTCAGTAAGACGACCATAACCTCCTCCATCTACAAAGTCGTAAGATAAGGGCGCTTCTACTAATGCTATGTTGACATCTGTGCCAGCGGGAATATCCTTCAAATTACGGTAAATAGTGGTCGTCGGAGTGACATTCACGGAGACGGCACTAGAACGGGCTGTAGCGGCTTCTTCCTCTGACTTGGCGTGTGCTTCATTTATGACCTTTAAGGCGGCTTTAGGGTCCGTTATTTCGCCCTTAGAGATGACTTGAGCCACTTCTACTTGCTTTTTCTTCGACAACCGCTGGAATGTTCTTAGATATGAGGGATTTTCGGCCATAGCAACTTTGGTCAAAGTGCTTGCTACTTTTGGATCTACACCAGCAGTCGCTAATTGGATTTTTCGATAAGTCTGAACTACCTTCTCAGTGTCTTCAGGCTCAATAGCTTCATTTTCGATCAGTTCTAGAGCAATGTCCTTTGCAGCGGGCTCCACACTACTATTAGATAGTCGATATAACTTCGTGAGTGGTATTCGCGTCAACGCCTCTGGGTACATGTGCTTATATTGGTCATAAAGCTTGTAGGCGTTCATCCAATTATAAACCGTTGACACACCAATGACACCGCCAAAGGCGGATTTTACCCACGCTTGCCAATGGTTTTCTTTCACTAGGTTCTCCTTCACATAGGTGAAGATTTCTCCTAGTCGCACCACGTTCTCTAGACTGCGGTGCATGATAGACCGGATTTCATTTTCACAGTCCGCTAGTGTATGCCCCATCGACAAGTCTTTTAACGCCTGTCCTGAGTCATACTCTTCCATGGGTAGCAGGAAGTCTTGCACCACTTGAGTCATGTCCGATGACATAGGCTCAAGGGTGGGCAACGGCTTTACTTCCTTCTTCTTTGCGGTTCTGCTGGGCATGATTAATTTCAGCGGGTATTAGTAAATGGGCTTTAACATCAACCCGCCTACCCGATACTACCCAAAAAGTAGATACAAGCTAGGCGGGTCAGTAATCTATTAATAACACAGCTTCCTGCTGATTTCACACCCATCAGGCAGACAATTTAAAAACTGCTACGTAAGCTAGGTATTTATCTAATGCATACTTATAATCTGCCGTTAGCTTATAGTTCTTAAGCGGTACAACTACTAAATCTAACCAGTCTATTAACTCTTGCGTCTCAAATAACTCTGCTACTGTATCCTGCGCCTCCAATAATAGTCGCGTAAGACGTCTAACTCCTTCGGCGGCTTCTGTTCTGGTCAGCTTTGCGGACTGGGGCTCGGTAGGCTTCATGACAGGTACTACTTGGATAGTTATTATGGGAAACTATTAAGTGTAGAACAAAAAGTCATTGCTGGACGACATCACTAGTAGGAAGTTCCCTATCTAACTCATAGATTACTCCGGTGTTTATACCGCCTAGCCAGAATAAGGAAGTCACTAAAAGCCCGCCAATAACCATGCTGGCGATTACAATGCGCTCACCACGGTTGGTGGCTTTGGTCTTGGTTTGATTGTTGTCAAGGTTCATAATAATTAATACTCGGGGGTATGGGTAAGGGTTGGTGGGTCCGGCCGTCACCGCTAAAAATTTGACACTCCCTCCGTTAATTGCTGACGCAATCTTAACGGGGGATTCTTAGATTCACACCTAAGAGTTTCTGCTTCACAGATTGGTAACTAGGCAAAGCCCCCGTCCCATCATCTCCACAGACGTTTTTGGATACGCTATGCCCTAGCGCATATTCAGTACCTCGATTCCTGATTACTTGTGCAGCTGCCACGTCTCTATGCGTCTTGTAGCTGCACTCAGGGCAGCTATGTTCTCTTTCTTTTAGAGACTTCTTACCTGTGTGAGCACCGCAGTTAGGACACGTCTGGGAGGTGTAGTCTTTATTTACCTCCGCTACATAAACATCCCGCTTCCACGCTACCCAATTAAGAATGGTAACGAACTGCCCAAAGCTGGCATCTAATGTATGTTTGCCTAACATCCCTTTAGCCCAAGTAACAAAGTTAATATCTTCTAGGAAGATAGCTCCAGCTTGGTCGCAGAGGTGATGAGCCAACTTAAAGTGCCAGTCTTTGCGAGTATCAGAAATACGTTGGTGTAACCTAGCAATCTTCTGGTTGAGCTTGTGACGATTGTTAGACCCTTTTTGCTTGTTCCTTAATCTACGTTGTAGCGACTTCAGCTCACGATGTAGTTGGTTCAAGAATTGAGGTCTGGTAACAAGTTCTCCATCTGATGTTGCTAAAAACTTATCCAATCCTAAATCAATACCCAAGGAATGTCCGTGGAATGGAACATCAGGAACACTGACGTCTAGTTGCAGAGAGAGCATCACGAAATAACCTGATGCCCGTCGTACAATCCTCGCCTGTTTAACCTCGAAGCCTTCTGGTATATCTCTGGACTTCCTAAACTTAACCCACCCTAATTGAGGTAGCTTTATTTGGTTTCCTTGGAGACAGTCCTTAAGCATCTGGGGATAAACAAAAGAGCGTAGCCGATACCTATTCTTGAAGCGGGGGAACCCTTTCTTCTTTGACTGCATATCGACAAAAGCTCTGTCCAAAGCTTTCAACACTTGCTGTAGAACTTGGGCGTTAACGCTAGATAACCTTTCATCCATTTTCTTGGCTTCTGTCAGAGCTCTTGCTTGACTGTGATAACCAGGATAAGGAGTATCGGCTGGAATAATATATTCCCGTTCCAATGAGCAAACGTTGACTGGGGACCTCCGAGAATTAATCCAATCCTTCCTTTCCCTTAAAGCAAAATTCCAGACCGAACGACAAACATCCAAGGTATTTTCGATTACCTCGATTTGGCGTTGGTCTAGGACCAGCTTAAATCCGTAAGTTAAGGACAGCATTGTTTTTCTTGGCGAAGCCCATCCCAATATTAATTTGTTCTACACAGATACGTCAAGCTGTGTAGGATTCGCTTCGCTCAGTTTGAGTTGCTGGTCAAAATTCATCTCACCGCTAAGCCTATCGGCTCTAACGGGAGTCCTCTTTTGACATTTAAGATAGAAATACGGTAGTGGTCATACGGGGGATAGTGTTGGCTTTTTTATAGCGGCTGTCGCATTTAAAGAAAGAGATTAATCAAGGAAAATCCCTGATTAATCTCTTTCTGGATTAAGTGGTCACGAAACATACGGCAAGGGCACGCATGCCTGCTACTGGTGCAGATACAGCTAATAATACGGCTGCTACTAAGCAAATTAATATACCTAACGGAGCCTCCGCTTGTATCAGAACCAACTGGAATACCAGCGGCGCTATTAGGAGATATTCGTAATGCTTCAACGAAGATATAGAAGGTAAGTTAACCCTAGACAACGCTAAGGTAACCAAAGCAGCCATTAAGGTGGCTACAAAGCCAATGAAGACGATAAGGATAGGGTTAAACGGTGGTAATTGTGGCAGCCAGAGCTGCAAAGCATCGCCTAACATGGTCTTTCCAGATAGGTGACCATGCCAGAACCAGGCTCCCATAACCCATCCTTCGATGATGATATCGGCGCCGCCAAGGGCTAACGTAAAGTTTGGATTGGCAGACCATGTACGGGCAGATGCAGACATGGTATAACCAGGCACGCACCATACAGTGAATGCCATCCATAACTGCTCCAGGAAGCTTGTTATAGGCGTCCAATGACCAGTTATGGGTCTGGGGTCTTCATCGGTCGGCGCAAAGCGATTTCTAAGCAGATTAGACAATGCAACCGTTGTTAACAGGGCGATGGCGGGCGATTTGACTAGGTTTACTAGGACTATACAGGTAACAACGGTTATAAGGATTAACAGTGGATTAATCTGTTTTTGTTCTTCATCGTTGCAACGCAATAGGATAATCCAACCAAAGACTAATGCTGCAAACCAGTAGGGTAGTTGCAGGGGTATGGCTGGTATTAGTTTGGCGATCATTACAGCTCCTAAGGCAAAACAGCCTATGCGCTGGGCAATGACTACTAAGGTTAGCTTAAAGGGATGGGGCGCCGCCGCCGCTGGATTGGACGGCATAATAGGTAATACAGCAAGGTTAGAAACCGCTGGACTTATACCGTCTAACTCGTTAAGACAGTTAGCTATATTCACCGTTAGATAGGCTGCTATGGCTAACGGTAAGTTATGCCCGGTAAAGGTATATGTGATTAGGAGCGCGGCATAGTTTTGTAACACGCCTAGACGGGTTAACACAGCACACGCTAAGACTATCAAAAACATTGATAAGAGGAAGGAGAACATGGGGGACTACCGTGAATTGTTCTTTCATGTAAATACGGGTCGGGGGCTGGATATATACCGCGATGGCGGCGTTTATAATCCTGCGGGAACGGGTCAAATGCTTCTATGGACGTTACTTCCCCATTACGAGGGTTAAACGTCAGCACCCAATGACTATTAACTGGAAAGTCACTGCGGATATAACCATCAGGAAGTTTGTTGATATACATGCCGTTGGTGAATTCTATGCTGCCGCCATTATTGCGGGTTACTACATAGACCGGCGGTTTTAACGCATGGTAATCCTCAGGCAAAGGTAAGATTTGCTCTGGTTTCGGTGTAGTTACTAGCTCGGCAGATAGGTCAGCCTCATAGGTGATGGGACCGCCAATGGCACTACTGGTCTCTATAACCTTTAATGGCGTACCTTTGGGGATTACAGATACACCATTAGCCGGCGCCATTTTTATCTTTAACTTATCTGAGCCTATATACACACAGCTACGACCACAGATGGATAGGTTCTTAACTTGTAGGTCGAAGGGCAGGGTTTTAATGGCTGATTTGGAAGACTGATCAATGCCGCGCCCTTGCTCTAATAAGATGGCTACTAGCCCAAAAATAAAGATGCCTAGTATCCCTACAAAGCAGGAATACACGAGCATCTTATGTGTACGTACAGACAAATCCCCAGTGGGCGTTGGTATTACCGGCTTTGCATTTGGCATTACCGGCTTTGGTTCACCAGTGGGGTCATGGTACGGGTTAATAATGGGTCGCATAGGGCTATTGGGCGGCGGCTAAAGGTGACAACACTGATGGTGCCACACCAATAGGACGACCAATAGGATTGTCTACTGGTTCCCCGTCTAGTAAGTACCAAAGCATCCTTGAAGGACGCTCTCCTTCTTCATTGGGGTCTAGGAATACCCGGCGCACATCATAGGGCGGTTTACGCCGGTTCTGTGTCTGGATATCTGTACAAGCCCAATACGAATAGTCCCGAGTTAAGGTCAGTAACGGCTTGGGCGCTGCACCACCTATCAACAACGGCGTATAGGTATGCAGTTCCCGGTTAAAGGCGTTAATGGTTACCTCGGTACCGACACCGCCGACAGTGACCTCTAAGACAATAGACTCAGGGTCGTCTAAGTCACCGCAGGGTAGCCATTCTGTCTCATTAGGCGGTAGGAATTGCTTTGATTCAAAGACTAACCGCGCTGCCCATTCTGCTTGATTAGCAGAAGCACGAATGGATTTCATAATGCGCGGGTCAGCACCGAGGAACTTGGCATGGATTAGACGACACTCATAGATGAATTTGTTCATTGTTTTGTTTAGGTCTTAGGTTGAACGGGAGGAAAAAGAAAAGAGAACACCAAGCGGCGTTCTCTTAGCTAATTAGAGGTAATCAGGTAGCAACGGTTAGTCAGTCTTACAGCGCACGACCACCAGTAGCGGCGGCAGCAGTAGGATTAACAGTTGGTGCAGCACTAACACCGGGTACGAATACAGCGGCGGCGGCGGTGGCAGGTTGACCAGGAGCTTTAATGCCCTGTCCGATGAAATGGAAATCACCAGGGGTCCAGGCAAAGCTATCTAACGCGGGCACCTGCCCCTCAATCCCACGCTCAGTGAGGGTAAAGGTCACATAACCGGTGTTAGGGGACTTGGGAGTCAACCACATACGTTGTTTGGCAGCTGCACTGCCAGTTTTGTAGTTGTTGTCGCCGTTGAGCGCCCATTGTTTGGCGTAGTTGATTAGGTTACTGAGGTCGTCTTCGGTGATTAAACCGGCGGCGACTTGGTCGGGACCTAAACGAATACGTTGGGTATAATGCCCGGAGTTGTGGGTGCCTTCGGTTTGACCTTTGGCTTTGGGTACTACGCTCAGTTTGAAGTCCTGGGCGGTGGCACCGCTAGGCACAACAATATGGCTGAGTTGGAATTTGCCTTCAACAGCTTGCTTACCATCGGGTAATTCGATGATGGTGGGCTCGGTGAAGGGAATTTCAAACATGCGCGCCGCTAAATCTTTAGCCAATACATAGAATGCTGGATTACCTTGGGTCTTCTCGTTTCGGAGTTGATCCATGAAGTATTCACACAGCATGAACTGAGAGGTTTCGGAAATGGCGCGGTACTGTTCGACGATGTTTGTAGTTTGCATTTTTTTGGTTAATGGTTAGGGTTTTGTTTACTTGGGGCGGAGCCTTATGACTCCATTTAATTCTCTTTTTCCCGCTCGGTGGGGCTAAAGGTGGGTTCTTTGGAGGGGCGCGGCGGCGCGGTTAATATTCTTTTTACATTTCGGCGGGCATAGCTTGACAAATTAAAAGTTCGTAAATCATAATGGGACTCAGCTAAGGTTAAGCCGGCGGCTATGACTCACATACATGTAGATAAGATGGTCCATACTCACGTCAGTCACTGGGGCGCTTAAGCTACATAGAGTCACTAGAACCCCGGTTTAATCAGCAAAGGTTCCATCAGCCCCCGTTTAGGGAAGCGGCAAAATGAGTTCCTAACGCTATAGCTACCTCAGGACAAGACTACATACAATATGACTTTTAAAACAGACTCATCATGAGCCTGGTTTTGTCGTATCTAGGCGTAGAAATAAAAAAGAAGGGCTAGCCTTGGGGACTAGCCGGGTAATGCTTTATTAGTTAGGAGACGATAGCTAACCTACGGGTCGGCGCTAAATGGTTAATGTCATCAGCGTCAGCGCGCCCTAGACGGGTCACTACTGAGAGCTTAGGGGTTAGGCGAAGGACGATAACGGCGGTGGGCTTGGCGGAGTGGGTGTTAATAGCCATACGGGATACCGATATTAATTAATCTACTAATTAACTTTTTCCCGTTAGGCGGCGCTCCACTTACTAAAAATGAAGAGCCCTACTTAGGACTCTTCTTTAATAATAGTTAGTGACATATAACCCATTATCTACCTTTAACGGTAGTTAAAAGCTACCTTCTGAGATGAACGCCATAAATAAAAAGGTTTACGATACGATGGATAGTGGTACGGATTTTAGGTCATTAATTAGTGTGGAATGGTACTAATTAATGACCTGATTGGTAGGGAAAGCGTTATGGGACGGGGGTTTATGGATTAGGAATGGTACGAGTCGTTAACTAAGAACGGGTAAGGCGCGGGCAAGCATTTGACGTAAATGGTCTACGGCTTCGGCTAAGTCGATGCCATAGAACGCGTGGCGCCCACCCCCGGTTAACACCGAACCTGTAAACTTGGCGATGCCCGAACCTACTACGAAGCGCTCATACTCGCAGGCTGAAACGCTGATGGTTTGGTAGTTTGAGGTGATTAGCGTTGGGTATTGCTTCACGGAATACGGTACGGTAGGATTGCCGTCAACGGTACGGGTTAAGATGTGTACGCCGATGATGCGGTGGTTTTGGTAGGTGATGGTCTTCATCGTTTTATTGGTTGGGGTTTGTAATTAAACTGCTTAGGGACGGTACGAATCAACGGGTTACGAACGGTACGAATTGTTAGTGGGTAAGGCAGCGCTCAAGGTAGTTAACTACGTTGAGTATCTGGGCGCGGTGGTGATGTATATCAAGACGTTCACCGTAAGAGAAGGCTTGGTCGGCGTCTTGTTTGAGTTGGGTTAGGTATTCAGCGACGGTCAAGTTGGGGTTGTTCATAATGGTTATACCTCGGTTAATAGTTAACGAAAACGAACAGGGCGCCCGCCTTTACTGGGGTTGTAGTAGCGGACTAACAGGTCATCAACAGCATTATTAAGTTATCTAAAGAGCTTAGGTATCTCTTCTACAGACATTGTCTCAGTGATGTCATCCCAATAATCTGCCTCCGGGTTGTTTTCAATGTTGGCGGCGGCTCGTCGTTCTAAGACTATCTCAAAGATGTCACGCCATTCACTATAGGTATAACCTTGGTATTTGTAGTTCTCGATGAGTGTTTTAGGCACGCCACTTTCAGCCATGGTCTCCAGCTTTTTAGTGACATACGTGAAACAGTTGATAAGGTGTCCTGTCTCCATATCTTTCAGTTTAACGCGGGTGCCGTCCCCAGTTACCCAGCAGATTTCTCCGATTAGGTTTCTTAGGAGCCTACCAGCTAGGCTTTTAAGATTTGGTTGAATAGTCATCGTAATACCTTTAATAATTAATCCACTTAGTCATCTTTTTCTCGGTAGGCAGGCTAAATAAAAGCCCATTATCTCACTATTCGGTAGATACACGTTTACCCCGCCTGTCAGTAGCCTTTTTAGATAGGGGCCGATGGTATGGGAATGGGGTTAGACCGGGTGAAGGGTGTACTGGCTTGGCAAAAAGAAAGCCTCCCTCAGGGGGTTAGGAAGCTTTCAGTTGTTTAACTAGTCTTTTAGTAGCCGCTTTAGCAGCCTTGACTTTGGCGGGGGCTAGGCGCTCCCTTTTGGTTTTCTTACCTGTCAGTTGCCAGTGCTTGATTTGCATTATCTAGTTCCTCACCATTAAATTGTTAAGTTGTTCGTACAATTATATCCTGTAAAAAATAAAGCCCCGCGGGGGGCTATTCGACGGAGAACCAGTGCTTTCTTAACCGCTTGGGCACTGTTCTAAGACAAATTACTCCATCGGTGCCGCGCTCGCAGAGGCGGTCGAAGAATGCATTGGACCCGTTTTGGGTTAGATGATACTTCCAGAAGAAGAACATCATTAGACAGCGTAACCAGGATTTGTAGATGGTCATAGGTTTTACTAGTTGGGGTTTGCATAGTTAATGCACCGTGCTGGTACTGCCCCAGCCTGAAACACCTTATGAGGGTGCTGCCTACCTTCTCGGCCAACGGTGCGGGGGTCGGACTGGGTGGACTCGAACCACATATTGCAGGGAATGCCTTGTACTCACCAGCCCGCTTTTCGACTTCCTCACGGGTCTAAGCCCTTTACGGTTGTCTATCTTTACATTCGGGTAAATCAACCTAGCCGCGGCTCCCCGGGCGGTTTGCACTTAACGTTTGCCTTAATAGGACGTATCCTACTGCGGGTATCGGACCCGCGCCGTTAAGTGGAATGTAACCCAGTTTAACCCACTGGATAGAGCGACCCCAAACAGGCCAACGTACAGGGAACTATACTTTTCAATCCATCAGCTTGGCTATAGTTAACCTTCTGACTTGAGGACTAATTCGTCCATTTAATTTTCTTTTTACCGAACGGTGGACCATTTAACTTAATACATGATATGATGCGCTTAAAAAAACCTTTTATACTCCCAGTTAAAGACTAAAAAAGAGCATAATTTGCTCTTGACATTTATGGTTGATGTAGGCTAAGCTAGTAACGCGACGGACTTCTCGACAGACCTCTCTCCTCTTAATTTCCCGGTCAATTTTGCTTTTTAAGAGGTTGGATGCTGGACTCCCTCACTCCCTCAACACTGCTCCAATCTAAGACATGGTCGCTACACTGCGTTCCGCTCTTTGCTCCACTTCCCTCGTTTCCCTTCGTTTCAGTCCCCCTGCCTGGGGTTTCCTTTTCTCTTAATAAATACGAGTTATTAAGAGTGGTATTCTCGCATCCAGGCTTAGCGGTTCACTTCACTACGGTTACTTCGGTCGGTCGCTTTGTCTTGAGTTGTCGACTGGCGTCGGTCGTTCGGTCGGTCTGTTAGATAGGAGCTTTTTAATAAGCTATATCTTCCCAGACGTAACAAGTATAAATCCAACTTTATATAGTCGTCAAGGGTAAATAAAAAGAAAGCCCCCCCCCCGAAGGGCAGGCAGTCTTCTTAGACCTCAACTAGGTCGAATTCCTCATATCCGCCGTCATACGCCAGCGGGCTTCTAGTATCCCAGTCGGGATGATTTACATCCCAGATAGGTAGTGACGCTCTGGTATAGCGGTGGCGACCGCCATTGAGCAATACCCAGAAGTAATCTGAGCGAAAACCATGATGTCCCCGGAGGTGTTGGAAGAATGCTTTAATTACGTTCTTAGTTCTTTGGATAGCCATACTGACCCTTAGCTAATAGTTAATCCAATCAGTTGTCTTTTTCCCGCAAGGCGGCGCCCAAGGTGGTGCTGAGCAAGGACAAAAACTCCCTCAAGTCATCCTCTTCTGTGAAGGATACCCTCTTGGTGGCGTGAAACCTAGTATCCTTTGTTATCATCCTGTCCAGGGGTAATAACGGGTCAATTAGTGAGTCATGGATAGACATATGTAAGATACTATCCCTCACCAGATAGTAATAAAAGAGGCATTTGCCCCTGCAACCCTGGCGCCATACAGATGTATATCGGCTAGTGATTCTAGGTAACAGCCCGTTGACCTTGATGTAGTCGTCCATTATGGTTGCTAAGGTGGGGATTGGCGCCGGCTTTGGTAATAGCTCCAGCAGCTTTTCCACAGGGAATACTAAGTGGACTTCTCCGTCGATAAGCCGGATATCAGTTAATACCTTCATGTTTGGTCAAAGTAATGTGGTGGAAAAATAAAAGACTATAAGTCGTGCTACTAGTAGTCTTTTTACCTTTGGGATAGTCAGGCAAATAAAAAGAAAGACTAAACTCCCAGGTGGGAGTCTAATCTTCCTATAGTTTTATTTGGTTAGGGCGGCAAAACGAGCCAATGCAGCATCTATATCAGCCAAAGATAAACCCTTGGAGCCGGTGCCGTTACCAGCAAGGGTTCCTTTGGTATATCCTGCGCTGAAGCAGATAGCTTGGTAAGACTCTAATTGATAGGCAGGAGTGCCATCAGTTTTTACGCCAACCTGCACTTTGTTCCCGGCAGTATCCAATACATACTTCTGCTGCTCTTCAAGAGTCAACATAAGGATGATAGGGTTACCAGAGAAGTCAATGAATAGGTTGGGTTTTTCACCCTTGGGCGCAGCTAACCAGGCTTCGAGGGCTTCTACTTGTTTGTCGTTGATTACCATGGTGGCTTGACCTTCCTCAGCGGACTGAGATAGATTCAACCAACCCTTGAGGCTGAAATTATAATTCTTCTCCTGAGAGGGAACTATAACGCCGTCAACACAGGTGCCAGACAAACTAACGTAGATGCCATAACTCCCCTCCGAGTGGCGGGTTACAGCAAATACCTTGGAGCCAACGTTTGCTGTAGGTAGCACTACTAACCCACCCAGTTGCTCTACCATTACGGCAGGCAAGGATTGGTTAGTAATAGCTACCCGTAAGTTTTCGATGTTAGCAGCTACGGACTCAGAAGAATTCAAGAATACTTTGGACATGGAGATTACCTCTAATTTTTACCAACTGGTAGTCTTTTTCATACACCTCTCGGTATAAGCAAAACACTACCGGCGACGGGTTCCATAACTCTCGCTACAAAACACCATTCGCCTGCTACTCCTCTTTTTCGCACACTCCTCGTTCTCACTATTAATCCCCTGGCTTTGCCCCGTAACTAGACTTTGGGACTGTATCACCCCCACGGTGTCGTCTCAATACTCAATTCTTATTCAGTTGTCTTAGCGGGCAGTATTCAGTTTTTGGTTTTATTTAGTTGGGATAAACGACTATTTGTATAGAGCCCCGTCGTTAAGGGGCCCGCTCGTCAACTATTATTCAGCTTTAGACTCAAGCCACTTGCGGTAGCTCAGGTCTTTGTTGCCTTGGGCTTGGTAGAACCAATGCAAGTCTTCAGGTCCTTCAAAGTTGAAGTAGATGTCAGACGCTTTGGTAAACCGAGAACAGGCAACTAGTAGCCACTGGGCATCGTTCAGGGCTACTTTGTATGTCTTATGCTCACCGTCTTCTTCAAAGATGAATTGACGGTTCTTGTCTTTAGCTTTCCACTCTTGGCTAACGGAGATAACACCTTCATTAGTGATGGTCATCCCTTGTACGCTGTGCCCGGTGGTGGCGAAGTCGGGGTGGATGGGTAGTTGATAGAAAGCGCCGGGGGATTGTCCATCCTTACCAGCACCTTCGAAGCGTTCTACACCGATGTTTAGCTCTTTACCGTCTTCGAATAACACCCATACGGACTTCTTACAGAGTTTAGTGATAAACCCACGGGAGCCGTTAGATGCTTCTAGAACGCCGTCTTTCTTACGGTTCTTGCGGAGCTTAACAGGCATACCTACAGCAAATTCCATTACCGGTGCGATGGGGCTGAAGGCATATACCCAACCAGGATAGCGGTCGCCATTGATAGATACAGGACCGTTATTACCATGTATTTCAGCACGATATACCTTTGTTTCGGTACCCATAGCGCGGGTCATACGGCGATTAATGCGCTCAACCGTGACGTTATTGAAGCGTATATGGGTGGTATTAAGATTATCGCTGGGCTTTAAGCCTTCTTCAGCACAAAGACGGAAGCGCTCTAATAACACGCCGGTAATCTCATTAGTCTCAGACAAATGGCGGAGGGCGGCGGCGAGTTCAGGGTCTTCAGCTTGACGCACGTTGGTCTTGAGGTTGACACAACGGAAGTTCTCAATGATGTTTTCGAGGGTGCCGTTACAACCTTCAATGACAGCGCGCTGCCAGAAGTCCCGGGCACCTTTACCAATTACTTTGAGTTGGTCACCGTCGCCGGCGAGGATTACCTGGATGCAAGGATTGTGGTAGTAAAGGATATTCCAGATAACCCACAGCATGCGGGAATCTAACATGGATACTTCATCTAAGACGAAGTGTACCCGTTGACCTTCTTTTTCACCGTGGAGCATCACGCTTAGTTCGTCATTAGCTTGACCACGGGCAATCATGCGTTGACTCCAGGCGTAGGGAGTCATGGCGGCGGCGTCTTTCTCATCAAAGCCGATGCCTAGACCTAGAACGGAATTGAAGGTACCGTAACCGTCTAGGTTTTCTATATCAAAGCGGACGCCCATGTTCATTGCAGCACGACCGGTGGTGGCCGTAACGATTACTTTGTCGCCTAAGCCTAACCAATGGTTAATCATGGTTTCTAGGGCGTAGGTCTTACCGGTACCAGCTTCCCCGGATAGGAATATGTTGTCACCGGTGCATGCTGCGTTGAAGAACCGTTTTTGGCAGTCAGTGGCGCCGGTGTCATCTACTGGGGGGCAGGGGATGGACCGGGCTTTCTTTTTAGCATCGATTAGGTTCTTGGGCTCGGACTTTTTTGCGTAGCCTTTGATTAGGTTGGCTACTACATCATCAGCGGATTGGGTTTGGGTGGGGGCGGGGGCGGGGGCGGGGGCGGGGGCGGGGGTATTCACGGCGGCTACTTCATCAACTTTATTGCTGATGGTAGCCTTTTTATTTGTCGTAGGGTCGGCTGCCACTTTAGTGGCGAACATAGCCATATTTGCCTGATAGTCACCCTCTTCAGGAATGAACATATCCTCATCGGCACTAGGTGCAACTTGAGGAGTCACTGGGGCGGCGGCGGGTTGGCTAGCCGTTTCAGCCAATGACTGACGAAGTGCATTCTCCGCGGGAGTGAAGGTGATGGTGTGGGCAGCGGCAGGTGCCGGGTCAGGCTTCTTAGGAGAATCATCTTTGGTTACTGGTACATTACCTTCACCGTCGTCAGATTCATCCTCATTAGGTTCATTACCGGTTACGTCTCCTAACATAGCGGCGAACTCAGGGGTGAGTTTAGCAACAACGTCAGCTAGTTTAGCCGATAACTTGGCCTTTTTGTCTTCCAACTTCTGCAGCGCCTTAGCCTGTTCTTGTTGTTTAGCTAACAAGGCTTGCGCTTTAGCCAAACGGGTCTCAAGGGAGACAATCTCAGCCTCAACAGTGGCTTGCTTAGCCAAGAAGATTTTGTCTTCCGTGGGGGCTACTACAGGCGTAATAACTGCCGGGGTGGGCGCCGCCATGACTTGCGTCGGGGCCTCAGCAACCACTACTGGAGGAGGACTCATCAAAACAGCAAATGCTTGTTGAGCTTCCACCATATCATCGGTAGATTGCTCATCTTCGTCGATTACAACAGTGGGGGCGGGGGCTTCACTAACCATCATTTGAGCCATCATTGCCTGACTCATGGCAATTTCCTCCGCAGAGGGAGGGGTTATATCCATATATTCCTCGGGTTGATAATCATCGTAGATATTCTCGAAGGGGTCTACTAAATCAAAGTCATCAGAATCGATAACCATATAGTTAGTAGGGCTAACTTCTACATCCACGACGGTTTGCTTTAATTCAACTAGGTCAACATCACCCACACGAGCAGTTAATTGAGACTCATAGTGAGCCACCAAGTCTGCGCCGATGGTGTAAGTCAACGCAGTGTTAGGCGCGGGACCTACAACTAAGTCACCCAATACTTCAGGGTCAGCCATATCCATAAGCAACTGCAAGCAATGACTTTCAGATACAGCGTTAGCCCATACTTCATGGGTGGATACGCCTTTGACTAGGTAGTCAAGGGTGACGCGGGTCATGGCTTTGTGGTTACGGACTTTCTCTTCACTGGCAACATTGGTGCTGTTGAGAGGTCCATGGTTAAAGCCGTGCCATTTAGCACGACCTGCTTCGGTTACCAACATGGCAGCGGCAACGATGAACTGTACAACCCGGCGGTCATCCCGTTGCAGGTCGAATAGGAACATAGATTGTTGCTTAACCGTTCCGTTAGCATAGGATGCCAACCAGAATGCGGTAGCCATGGCGCCGGCTTGGTCAGGGTTAACACCAGCTTCAGATAGAATGTCAACCAGGTGGGCGGTCTTCTGCTCACGGAAGTAGCGGGCTTTAGACTCCGCCTCTAGGTTATGGTCGGTACCATTACCATCTACTTTATCGATGTGGATTAACGGAGCATGCCATACTGGGGCGAACTTCGCTTCCATTACAGCGCTTAGCAAACCCCAAAGTTCCCAACCTAAGTCGTTAACGGCACCTAATACATACTCATAGATATCTGCACAGGCAGTGACTGCGTAGTATGACTGAGGACCGACGAAGGGTTTGAACATCTCAGGGATTTCCAACCCAGCTGCCTCGAATACACCGCCTTTAACCATACCGTTGAGGATATCAACGATGGCCTCGGTCAAGCGATATACCTTGTAGCTGACACCAACCTGCTGGCTTTGTAGAATTAGAGAGCGCCAGTTGGTGGTGTTATAGGTAGTAGCAAGGACTAGGTGTTTACCTACAACTACGCCGCTATCATATTTAACTGTTAGAAGACCAGCTCGGAAGAAGATATTAGCCTTCTTAGACAGGCTGGGGGCGCGCAAATGGTCACCCAAGTAAACTTCTTTGATGGCCTGGGCACCAGGACCACCGGCACACATATCACAGCTATCCCATGCCTTGTCTTCGGTAGACACTAGACCACGCAAGCCAGCTACTTCAGTAACCAGGAACGTAGCACTAACGCCGTCACCGTCAGAGTCACCTTTGGTGATGTCAGTCATAGCAATGACCGAGACCCCGATGGTATAAGGATAGGGGTTAGCCATCACATCCTTCTTGGTCAATGGGTTATACACCCAAGGACGGTCGAAACAGTAGAAGGTATTGGCGTAGGCTTCTTGAGACTTAGGCATACGAAGTACCCGAAGCACAGGACCGTCTTTGATTGGACTACGGGTCAAGTGGTTAAACGCTTCACAACGTTCGGGTAGATCCCATACTGATTCACCATGGGCTTTATAGTCAGCCCAGGTAGGTACGGCACGGAGGTCTAGTCCGTAGTGCTTAGCCACGCGGCGGGCATTAGCCCATTGGTCATCACCTTCATGGAGCAACATCACTCCAGTGGGTAGGTTAGGCATGGCGATTACTTTACCGCCGAAGACCTCACCACCGGAAATAAACTTACGGACACCCTCAGAGGATGCCCAAGACTCCATACGACCACACAACTGGTTGGCAATGATTCCGATGCTGCGACCGTCTAAGGAACCCGACAGGACTTCAGCTAAATACGCCTGGAACAAACCGCTAGCAGTGCTATGACTATTGTCTTCAGCACTACGACCATTGAGGTAATACAGGAACGGAGTCCAGACCTCGATGGATTTACTGACGGTGTAGACTTCACCGCTATCGGGGTCTACTTTGTATTCTTTGCGGGAAGCATCGATTTGAAAGATGTAGTCTTTGAGGGCATCACATAGCCCACCGAAGTTGGATACATTGCTGACATCAGCATTACCCAAGACGGCTTTAAGCGTATCGATAATCTCAGCATTGGGTATCCAGGTTGCGGCGCCGGCGCCCTTCTTACCTTCTTCCCATTTGCCTAATTTGACAACAGTACGGTCATCAATAGCTTTACTGAGCCCAGAGTAAGCACTCAGATGCAGCATTTTAGCCCGCCACATAGAGTTAGTTTTACCGGATAGACGTTGGTGACTAATTAGGTCTTTAGCCAACTCATCATTACCAATACCCCACGCATCGGTCATAGCCCGGAGGGAACGCATACAGACGTCCATCTGCCCGGAGCTGTTATTGTTGATGCCCTGACGAGTAGTAGCCGCTTCATAGAGGACTACATCGTAGATGGGGCAGTTCTTACGACCAACCAACATGGTGGACTGCTGAGCTACTTTAGCGACGCGCCCGGCTTTATTGATGAACAACACGAATGCATTGTCCTTGTCATTGGTGAAGCACTTGTAAGTGTAGTCTTCAGTAACACCGGCAGCCAGGGACATTACCAAGGCACGAGCTTCCTTAGCGTCGTCAATTAGACGCCATGAGTCGATACCACGGTCAGACATGTCAGTATAGAGACGGTCAATGGCGTAGCCGAAGTCACCGTGCTCTAGCTCTTCCCACATCGTCCAAACGTTTTCACGCTTGAAGTAGTTGAAGAAGGCAGTTTGAAGCTGCGTGTACAAGGGTTGAGCAACCATAGATACATGGTCTTCCACCAAATACTCCAGGTGGCGACGACCTTCTACTAATTCGTTGATGTCTTTAGCCATCTCAACCATGGCTAGGAACCCTGGCTCTTTACAGTCAGGGTTTAGTACCAAGGTGGCGCCGATGACGCTGATTAGACAGCCATCAACGTCAATCTTCATGGCGTCTTGCAAATACACCGCGTCAACTGTTTTGCCTGCAGCATTAGGGAGCTTCAGGAATGTAGATTTGACGGGCATTAGGTTAGCCTTAGCCACAGAAGAACGAATCTTGGCTTGACGTTCCATGGGTGTGACTTTGAATTCCACCTCCAAGTTCTTGCCAGTAATCTCAGGTGCTACGTGGACACGAACCCATTCCAAGATACCGTCGCCGTTATTACCTTCATAGGCGAAGGGTTTACTGGGGGCTAGCTCATCATCGGTATGGACGTTACATACCACAGAACCACCATTGCCGTGGACATACACAGCGGTTTGAGGGTAGAAGTAGTAGTATTCGATACCACGTACCCGGTGAACCTCGGTCACTAACTCAACATCAGCCAATACACACTCAGGCTGACGGAAGTCCACTGCCAACTCAGGGCGAACTAAGTGGATATCATCAGCACCGAAACCGACGCCGGGTTGTACTTCGATAGCCCGTTGGGGAATCTCGAAGTTAGCCTGCTCGATGTTGGACCCAAAGCCATGGGGCATTTGGTTAGGACCACCAACCCAGGCTACGACACCAGCAGGACCAACGGCGGTCATACCGAGGGCAACACGGATGGCGGTACCGACGATGGGCTCGGGCTGGGTACTGAACTTATGGCCGGCTTTCACGGCGTAGAAGTTCTCGGGAAGCATCCCAGACCACATTGTATCGATGGGCTTAACACCACGACCGCTGGTTAAAGCTTTAGCCAACTCAGGTTTGTCTTGACAATTGATATAGCTACCTGATTGGACAGAGTTAGGGGCGCGTAGTAATTGACGCTTGGTACCCTTGGCAACCTTACCGTTACTGTTTACGACACAGCTAGTTAGAAAAGCGTCCAAGGATTTGAACTTCGAGTCTGTTAGGAACGCATTAACCTTGTCTTGACCGCCCATATCTAGGACGAATTGAGCTTTGACCAACTTATAGACAGCGGGGGCTACTTCTGCCAAGACTTTACAGTTGATAGCAAAGTTAGGCATTGAATACCCAACGTTCTTGTTGAACGACCAGGTAATACCCAGACGAGACATAGCCTCAGGCAAGAACGTGTCAGCAAACTCAGCGGTGGTCAGTTTAGCCTGCTTATAATTGGCAGCGTAGGACTTAATTAACTTGTCAGCGTATATACCCCAACAGTTAATCAACGCGTATTTGCCGGTATCACCAACCTTAACCACCGGGCTGGGCATGGGGTTGCTGGTATCTAAACCCATAGGAGCCCAGCTATTGGACTCAGCCAAGCGGAAGTTAGCATTCTCTGCCAAGATATTGTCCGAAGACATGGGGAACATCACCCCAGCATCCTTGTTGAGATACTGGTTGAGGTTGGCTCCCACGGTGGACCAGTCATCTGACGCAGGTAGATGAGCCATTACAGGCAATACCACCATGTATAGGTACCGCATGAAGCTACCCATAGAGGACATAGCTTCGGCACTACGGTAAATCTTAGCGGTGTTACCCCGTTCATCGGTCACCTCATCGTACATAGCTAGCACGACGTTCTTGAACATACGACCCCGGGGCAGGTCAATCATCGTATTGAGTTCAGGAACCCAGGCGAATTCTTTACCCAGGAAACTGAACACATAACCGTTACCATCCGCCTTGAAGTAGCAGAGGTCATCCTGATGGTTAGTAGCTTCATAGCTACGGAGAATGGCAATCACGTTCATAACGTGTTCGGGTTGCCAATCAAAGCCGTGGAAACTGAGGTTAGGATTACAATCAACCTCTGACTTGTTCCCTGTTACGTCTTTGAGGTAGCGGATAACGGAGAAGGCGCCTGATACACCATTGGTGCGGGCTTGGACACCCTCAGCATTGAAGCCTGTGGTGAGGTCAAGATTAGCCCAGCTACGAATGTGCTCCTGACAGTAGCCAGAGATATCTTTGATGTCAGCCAACTCACGGTTAATCCACATGTTAGACATATGGGTGAGATAGTTAGCCAACTGACCGGCATAACCTTCCATATTAGGGGCTGGGGTGGTCACCAAGGGGCGCTCAGGTAGGGCGGTGGTAGTGGGGGCTACTTTTACTTGAGGCGCGGGGGCAGGCTCAGCAGTTACTACAACAGGTTCAGTAACGACTACTTGAGGGGCCGCTGAGACTTCGGTAACCGTTTCAGTCGCCACATTAACCACAGGGGCTGCTGCCGCAGATACTTTAGCCACGGACTGGATAGCATCCAACAGGGTAGCAATCACAGGAGATTGTGTTACTACAGCGGGGGCAGGAGCTACTTCCTTAACTTTCAACCGCGGTCCTTCAATCACAGGCTTAGCCGGGGGCAATACCATCTGGCGACCGCCCTGCATCATCACATAAGCCTCATCCGCCCAGTCCATCAGACTACAGATGCGTACCCGTTGAGGGTCGTCTAAGCCATTACCGGCACGACCCAATTTAAACCGACGGGTAGGTTCATGAACTTCTAAATCAGCAATGTCACCGTAGAAACCACGGGCTAACCCTTCGCTGATGCTGGGGTGCCAGGGGCCCAAGACCTTCTCAGTGTAGATATCACTGAGTTGAGGTAAATGGAATACCTCGATAGTTTGGGCAGTCATGCGTTCATAAGCGAACTCACGACCACGTTCGTACAAGTCAACTTTGGCAGTAGAGCCTTCGACGATAGCTTGACCATCAACTGCCTTAACGGTGAACATCTGGTCAAACCCTTTGCCCTCCTTGGAGGAGCCAGTGATAGAGGTCACATCAGCTACCACTACAATCCAGTTGCGACCGGGTTGTAGTTTGGCACCCAGACCCCCTTTGACGGCACAACCACCGGCTTTAACTTCACCGTCAGCCATGATGGCATTCCAGACATCAAGTCGGGCATCGATGATAGCCCGTTGTAGGGTGATGTTGTCCTCACCTTCGGCGGCTTTGGCTAGGTTAGCCACAGTCATCTGACCGTCTAGCATCACCGACACCTCAGGGGAGATTTCTGGGTATTTCTTCCGTAGGGTGTTGGGGCGGTTATACACATGGCTTAGCCACATACCACAAGGAGTGGGCAGTCCTTTGTTAAGCGCCGCGCTGGTGCGGAACTTAAGGACAGGTTGGTCTTTGCTGACCTTCAACAACGAGCTCTCATTGAGGGTTGTGTCTTCACAGACCATAGGCTCACCAAGACGAGGCCATTGCTTCTTACCAAAGTGGCTCTGGATGGGCAAATTGATATTGCCTTTGAATACTTGACGACCAGAGTCGTCTACATATACACAGCAAAGGCTCACGTAATACCCTAGTGAACGGTCACTAGACGCGTGATCAGCCTTGATGGTTGCGGTATGGACAGCGGTCGGCATCAGGGTACCGACCTGTTTTGTTAGTTGGGATAGAGTGTCCATTGTTTCTCCTTGGTGTGTAGCTTCTAATAGTCCGCTTTTTAGATTGCGGTCGGTAGAAGCGCCATAGTTTAACGACATTTGGAGGTCGCCGGCGCCGTATTGTGCTTTAGCATTAGCTACGATAGCTTTAGCGGCAGCCACAAACGGTTGACCTTTTGCGATCTGAACGATACCACGAACCACGCGTCGCACTATCAAATCCAAAACAGCACTTAAGGTAAATGCAGCTCGGTTGGCTACTCGGCGGGCAGCTTTGGCTGCTTTACGGGCTACAGCGTAAACAACAGAACTGTGGCGAGCCTCCATTGAAATAATGGTGTGGGCAACAGGAGTGTTGTTAAAGCTGATACGCATACCAGCACGGACAGGGGCGGCAGTCTTAAACAAACGGGCTTGGTCAATCAACTTCTGACTGTCCCCGTTAGGGTTGCCTTTCTGATTAAGGCTGATAGTGTAGTTAAGGACAGAGGAGTTTAGGTTTAGTCCAGACAGATTAATGGTGAGTTTGTTAGTGTTCATAGTTTTTACCTGACTAATGTTTACGGAAGCCGGCTGTTGACTGGAGCCCGTCGAGAGCTGAGCCATAGGCGCTCCACCCTCAACGGACTCATCTAGACCGGGGTTTTGATGGGACCCCGCCTGGAACCCGTCGGGACTAATTTGAGTCCTCCCGACCGGACTGCCCGCGACTATTTGTAAGGCGCCATCGCTGGGCGCCATACCGGCAATTGATTTAGTCATTAGAGATACCTCCGAAGTAGTTAACGCTAGCCTGCGTTTTTACCGGCGCAACCCGGTCTAGAATCGAATACAACCACAGGGGGTTTTGAATCCCCCAAACTAGTAGGTCATTGGGCGTTACACCGTAGACCTGGTAAATGGCTTTGGCGGTGGCCGATACCACCGCGTTGACTAGGTACAGTCCAAAGAGGGCATATACCCAAATAGTCAGCAGACAGAAAATGTCCATACGAAATTAGACGCCCTATAGACGCCGTTAAGGTTAATGACTACCGGTGAACATAGTCAGTAAAAACCCCCTTCTAACGATTAGAAGGGGGTTAAGGTGATCGGTTGCGTAATTTTCAATAATGACAAAACCTATACTGAGAGGGCGTTTTAGGTCTTAAGCGCAACTATTACGTCCGAACACCTAAGAAAAGCGGCTTCCTCGGAGGCTTAAAAGTGTACGCTTGCGTAGACGCCAATATCTCTAAAGTATATAGCTGGCTTCGGTTACAGCTCCAAGCTTAGTTGGTTAGAAGCGTACACTAGAGGCTCGTCGATGATATATAGTCGGCTGTCTCTCTCATAAAAGTGACCCCAGTTTCCTTTTGGATTCTGGGGTCACTAGCTTATTTAGAACGGGGGTGGGTTCCCGCAAAGGCTCGCCAAGAAGTCTTTAAACCCCTTGTTAACTTCATAGTTATCCCCCCAGTCGACCGCCCACTGGGCTAGACAATCAACTATCATTTCCTCTTCCAGTGCCCACTTATCGTAGGCGTGGAAGCGGACTTTGAAATCCACCTCCCGGAAATACCGACGCACAAAGGCGTTACCCTTGTAAGTCAGCTTACCCGTATGGCACAGGTGGTGACCCAGTTCATGGATCATTGTCCGAAAGCCCCGCCCGGTGCCATACCGAGCGTGGTTGATGAAGATTAAGTGCTCGCCCGGGAAATACATCCCGTTCCACTCCTCAAGGGAGCAGTGGAACCGGGCTCTCGCCCAGTCGCCTGAGTCTGGCGTTATCCACCGGATACTGAGGTTGAAATTGTTTTGTAGATACTGAGACCACTCGTAACAACGATTAGCCATATTTAACTCCTGCCGAGTGTATCGGTTGTTTGGACGTTAAAAATATGGCCGGGTAGGGCTATCGAGGTGCGGTTGTCTGGGTGCGGCTGTGGTGGTCTGACAGTGTTGAATACTGTCCTGAGGAAACCGAATTACACGCGAGACACGCCTACACTGGTAGGATCTGGCACTTAAGCACTATGTCTGCGGATAATCGGCTGTTATCCTCATAAAAGAGGGGGTAACCTCTATAAGTTACCCTCTTTTAGTGCCAGATTTTCTTACTGGCTTTTATGGCAGTACGGGCACATTTCTCCCATTTCTCTACCATATTGATCCATTCTTTAGAAGGGTTATCCTTCATGGTCATGCGGACCAGCTGCTCAGTCACTTCTAAGGCGTGGATAGCCTCGTCGAGTACCGCAGCGCGTACTTCGACGTCTTCACAGTCCAGGTCTACCCTGGGCAAAGACGCAGGTGTTACCCCAAAGTCTTTGGCAAAGGCTAGAGCCCTTACTGTTTTGATAACGAAGTCTTTATAGTGAGACTTGTTCACTGTTTATCTCCTACCGGATTTACCGGCTGTAGGGTCGATAAAAGAGAGGGGGAGAACTCTTTCGAGAACTCCCCCAAGTCTTTACACTACAGCTTGACCGAAGAGATTTTTGATTTCTTCTTCAGTAGCATTAGCAAGCATATCAACGTCAAGCAACTGGTTTGTTAGCCCAGCTACTAGTTGAGAGCCTAGCTCCTTGTTTTGTTGAGTTACTGCATCGAGGGCTTCGATTTTTGCTTTCGCTTCATCTACTGCCACTTGTGCCCGTTCTTTGCTAGCTTTAACTTCTACCGCCAATGTCCTCATACGTAGACCAACCGCTTTCGCTGCGTTGACTACATTTTTGGCATCTTGAGCTTCTTTTTCAGCTTTCTCAACAGACTCTTCTACGCTTTTTATTTTTGCTTCAGACTCCACTTTCGCTTCATCATTGGCTAATTCAAAGGTCGTTAATTTCTCCACTAAGGGTTGATTAACAGAGTCATCCAAGTTGTAGCTCTTAAGTAGGTTATTAGCCCGCTCCTCTGCAGTAGGTTCCTTATCTTCGACCTTACGACCAAAAATGTTACCAAACAAAGCAGCTACGTTATTGTTAGTGTTAGACATACTTTTGCCTAGGTTTTACCTAGGGCGAATTTTATGACCATCAACAGCACGACATAGGCGAGGGGAGTCGCACCCCTGCTTATTACCGTCATGCACCCAGCGGCTGTCTCAGTCATAAAAAGACGGGACCTTTTTAGGGGTCCCGAGTCTTTCAATTGTTAGACGATTTTCACGTCAGCTGCCTTTTCAGGCACCTTTACACCAGAAGAAGAACCAAAGAGGGCATTTATCTCCTCTTCAGTGGCGTTAGCCAGCATATCTAAACTCAATAGAGGGTTGGTTAGACCATCTAAGAGTTGATTACCTAGCTCTTTATTCTGCTTAGTGTTTACTTCCAAAGTTTCGATTTTCGCTTTCGCTTCTTCTACCGCTTTTTCAGCTTTTTCCTTTGCAGCTTTTGCTTCTATGGCAAGAGTACGCATACGTAGACCAACCGCTTTCGCTGCGTTGACTACGTTTTTGGCCTCTAATTCTTTGTCTTCTGCATCTTTGATTGCTTTTTGGGCTTTCTCAATGGTCTGCTTAGAATCAGCTTTCGCGTCATCGACAGACTGTTCAAAAGTTGCAAGTTTTTGAACAACAGGAGCACTCACAACAGGGTCAAGTTTATAGGACTCAACCAACTTTGCTGCCCGCTCTTCAGGTGTTTCCACTTTCTCAACAGTTTTGCGACTGAAGAGATTACCAAATAGAGCAGCTACGTTGTTGTTAATATTAGACACGATGTTAGCCCAAGTTTTACTTGGGACGAAGTTAATGACCGCAACAACAACTAATAGGCAGGCGTAGGGAGTCGCACCCCATCCTTACCAGCCGTCTTGCACTCTGCTACCAGCGGCTGTTTTGGTCATTAAATAACCCCCATAGTTTCCTACAGGGGTTGGGTACGTAGAGATTTAGAGCTTATACAGCTCCTTCTCTACGTGATAGGGGAGCGGTCCCCCAAGGAGATTATCAAAGGCTTCCCCAGCATTACGCCAAGAATCCGCCACCCGTTCCTCCTCGTCCGACATGCACTCGAAAGCGCATTTGAGGTTCTGTACGGACTCTCCAGTCAGAAGGCTCAGTACCTCCCAATCAGAGAGCTCACCCGAGCTCCAACGGTGGCCTATATCTAACGGCATATCGCCGTTTTTAACAGCGAATGCGTTAACTAGACCAACGTTCATTTGCAAGTTAATGTCATTCATGTTTTCCCCTGGCGGATGTACCGCCGGTAAATTACATGAAGAAAAAACCCCCATAGGGGGGGCTATGGGGGAGTATTTGCTCTATATAGATAAAGAGAAGTTGAATACCTTCCCTTTTGAATCGTGCATCTGACCAACCATGTTATAAGCACGGTCTATTAGGTCTTCTTGTACGTCAGGGTCTAACGTGGAGAAGGATTTAGGTCCATCTACCCAAGTTATTAGGATTACAGCACTTTTTGTAATACCTAGTTGTTTATAACAATTACCCAAGCGAGCTAATTTCTCTTCTTTTTGGGATACTTTAGGTGCGTTTAAAGTAACATCAAAAGAATAGAGCTCTCCTTGACCTTGAGGGTCTGTAAGAGAATCAACAGCGAAGCACTCATCTAACAAGAATGAAGGTTGCACCACATTCCAGTTAATACTCCGCCCTTTTTCCTCAAACCGCCAAGCTATATGCTTTAGCGTACCTGGACGTTCTGCTTTAGCCAAATCCAACAAAGTGTCACGGCTAAAGATACTGCGTTTGTCGCTAAAGCCTGCAGCGGCTAATATTTCGTTCCACATGTTTTCTGCTTGTTTTGAAGCTCTAGACATTTGGGGTACTCCTTTGACCGCCGAAGTACAGATATCGGCTGTTTGGTCGTTAAAAAGAGGCCCAAATGGGTTTTGTTATTATTACTCTTTTTATATACCGGTAGTTAGCCCACCCCTCCTATAAACGCGATAATCCCATCCAGGTTTGATAATCTCGTTTATAAAGAGGTAGGCTAGGGTCAGTTATTTACTTACCAACGACGGCCCTTTCCTACTGAAGGAAAGGCGTCCTGGGCGTCTTTGCCCGTGGGGAGGTTGTCAGCCTCACGCACAAACTCGTTGTATAGCCATTGGGTGGCCACTTCAGGGGTGGCGCTAATGGTGATGGCTAGGCGAGAGATGCGAACGCTAATAATCTGCATAATCAAGACCGCCCATGTAGAGCGGTTAGATAGGTCACTAAAAACCCCCACGGCGCAGCCATGGGGGCGTTTTACTAATTAGGGGAAGAAGTGCTTAGTAAGCACATCACGTAGCTTACTAGCTGCTTCTTCATCACCTTCAGGGTGCACAAGCACCTGTAGGGATTTAAAGGATATCCCTACTTTGTGCCCGCACACCCCGAAGGTGTACCTATGGGAGCCGTGGTCAACCACATCCACAGCCCCCATAGGTAGACTGTCTATTGCCTCCCTAGGTGAGGCTTTGACTTGCCCCATCTTCCCTAGGTACCGCCACCGGATGATGGCAGTGGGTGCTACGGACACCCAGGTCTTGTCCCCACAGGTGGTTAGCCCATAGGTGTACCCACTAGGTACTGTCTCCCCTGTAACGAGGAACCCAGCGGGGTGTGGAGGTGCTTTAACGTCCACCTCAAGGACGAACATATGAGGTCCGTAGTCCTCATATGCGAACCCTTCCACCTGTGCCCACACCATAGGGCGTGTGGCTGGGTTGAAGGATTCATCCCATTGGCGTGTAAACACCAACATACTTCATGCCTCCTACCGCACGTAGCGGCTATATAGGTCATGAAATAACCCCCTCTATACACCAGGGGAGGCATATAGAGGGGATTATGTTTTATTTGGTGATAAGTACCTCAAAGGCACGACCGTAGCCGTGCCCTACCACACACCGCCCGAGGTTGGCAGGTGTGTCTTTTACGGCTCGACCCAGCCGTTGGTGCCCCCAGGCCCTGAGGTAGTAGGTGGGAGTGAGTCTACTACATAGGTGCCTATTTCCCTCATACGAGAAGTCGTAAAGGTCATAGGCCCCCTCCTCCCTACAAGTCAGCCTGCCAAAGGCCCACTCATAAGGAGTACCGTATGTGGACACCAGCCCTGGCTGGGCACAGTGGGTGTCTAGGAACTTAGGTAGTTCCAAGGTCATAGACTCCCCACTACCTGCCAAGTAGTGGGTGAACAGTCTAAGGGTTAGTCTATTTCCTTCACTGCTGAGGACGGCACCACTAGCAAGGATAATAAGACTAACTAAGGCAATGATTACTTTCTTCATAACGTTAGCCCCTAGGTGTCTAAGGGCGGTATAGTTCATGAAGAAAAAACCTCCCCTATACACCAGGGGAGGCATATAGGGGAGGTTTTTATTAAGGGTTAGTCACGGGGCATGATTGCCCCCGCTGCCACGATGGCAGTGGCGGCACCGGCGCCGACACCTACCATCTGTGCTGCCACGAGGGCGGACTTAGCCCCTCCGGTCAGACCGGAGAGGAGGATAAAACCGATAGCAATCTGTGTAATAACTTTCATGATTCATACCGCTCGTAGCGGCTATATAGATCATGAAATAACCTCCCAAGTTATTCACAAGGGAGGTCTTAAGTAACTGGCTTTAGCCGCCCTAGGCACCAGGAATTTCTCATGTGTGCGTAGGGGGCTATAGGCACTTATACATATACCAGTCCATTTTCTGCCGCGCATATTTTTGGCTGAGCTTTAGTTATCAACTTTCTAATTCCCCGTCCATCCGCTGTTAATTCCCCGTCCATCCGCTGTTAATTCCCCGTCCATCCGCTGTTAATTCCCCGTCCAGCTCCGTTTATCAGCTTTTTACTAGACCGCCTATACGCCGTTTATCCCCCGCCCATTCCCCGTCTATTTCCCACTTCTTCCCTATTTATTCCCCACCTACAGCCAACCTATTCCCCGTCTTTCCGCTTAGCCTCATTCCTATACTCCTCAGCTTTATCCAGCAAGTACCTACTCAAACTAGAAGCTTGTTCTGTGCTTAGTATTAAGACTAGTGGAGCCGCTAAAGTAAGGACGATAGCCGCCAGACAATACAGCATTAGGTCAGGCTCTGTATCACTTGACGCGGCAGTCTTCTCTACGGCCAATTCAACTACACCAATACCGTGGATGATTTTGTGTTGGTAGTCTAGGTAAAGTAGAGAGCAGATGCCGACGGTGAGATACCCAATTATGAACATCATGTGTTGTTCTCCTCATATTGGTGGTTATAAATCATATTAAGCTAACCTCCAACAAAAGCCGTCCCTCGAACTCATGGTCTTCGTTGACCGCCACGCCATACCGCCGCTCTAACAGTTTCTTATACACCCTTAACCGTTTATGGTCAGACACCTCAATTAACAAATACGCAAACCCGTGGCGTCTTAACTTAGGTATGTTCTTCATTATGGTTCGCCCAGCCCACAGCAAAACCTCCGCATCAGACCCTGTATAACGGTTATTTATCGACCTGCCCCGACGCGATTTGTTACTTTTCCGCAGCCAATCATTAACCGTCCTCCGGTGGTGATGCGCCACCAACTCCACCGAGGCAAAATAATGGACGTTGCTGTAATAACTCTTCAAGCGTAATCTAGCGTGGCGCCCATCTTTGAGCTTATGTGTGAATACCAATGCCGCCATCTGCTTAATTCTCCTTTTCCACCACTTCCCAATTAGTCCAGGTAGCCCGCGCCTTATCCGGTACTTTTTTAGTGACTATCAAATATAGCTTTAACAGAAATTCAGTAAAGGAGAGCTTATACCAGGGCCACTTAAACACCTCACGATGGTCATAGGCGTTATGGACTAAATGTTGGTCGTGTATGTAGAAGGGGTTACATTGGCAGCGCGGCGTGTGGTAATGGTTGGCGATGTCATTGTCTGGCACGGTGTGGATGACTTTCATCGTATAGCAGTTGGTATAGTAGGTAGGCGTTGTTGTTTCAATACTAGTCGAAGGGTTATGGGCGCCGCCGAGTCATTAATCGAGTCAGTGTGTTTTACGGTCTTAATGGAATTAAGGGAGGGCGCCGGCGGCGGTTATACCTGTTCTATTCGGGGCTTAGCCCGTATATTAGACATCACCACCTCAAGGTTCACTGACAAGCGGTATGAGGGCGGGCACCCCCGAGGATTATTCTGGCGGGTATATCTATGCACCCCAGACCAGTTACCTGAATCGTTGCGGGCCATATCTGGGTTTAACTATAAGACTGATACTGAGCAGAATAAGCGGGGCGGTGTGATGTTACCGGCTAAGGTTATTGACGCGGTGGTTAGTTATTGTGCGTTTGATGCGTTGAAGCCATTGGAGAGGGCGGCGGTGGCGTATGAGGTGTTGAAGGCAGTTAAGGCGGGTGCAATAACCTTAGAATCAATAGAGGAGTAGTTATTAGTAAGGTACCAAGTCATGGAATTTCACTCTGTTAGTCTGACCAACGAGAACTTAGCTAACTTACCAAACATTCCCGCTGTATACTTTGTCCGAGACAATGACGGTGAAGTTTTATATGTAGGGCAGTCTCAAGAGTTACACAACCGATGGAAGTACCATAACCTAATAGAACGACAACTATCATGTGTAGATTATTGGCGGATGGACCTGTGCTGGTATTCTGGCGCAGAGGATATCTATAAGCTAGAAAAGGAGAAGATAGCTGAGTGGCACCCGGCTTGGAACTGCAAAGAAAACAAAGATTATTATCGACCTACCCATAAGCTAGACTTCGTAGCTTTTTCAGTTAAACATGTCAGCTACTACGGAGTCATATCTAAGAAGAGAAAGAAAAACGTAACATATAAAGACATCACCAGAGAAAGGGTACTTCTCAGGAAGAAGACTTTTGCCTATGGTGATATACCACGCAGCATGATTAAATACGAGTCATTCTTAGAGGAATTACGTCTTGAATGCCCTGTAACTTATAAAGACCTTGAGATTATCATGGAGCGCAGAAAGAAAGAAGGCGAAGATATGTCTCGCTATAAGGTCTTTAAGAACATTCTTTGGCGTAGAGAGAACTGTGGGCGGATATATCGAGAGCGTTATGCAGGCAAAGGCCGCCGCAAATATCCCGAGAACTTTACCTCTATTAAAGACAAGCTCATACAGCGCCACAAATCAGTAAGTTGACCTCCAAAACCGTGATATAATTAGCTTAGTAACCTCTAAGTCTCCTACTAATCTTTTTTGGAAATTCGCATCCACGCTCGTTTAGCCATCAAAGTTCTACAAGTACCAGCGCTAAAGCTATGGTATCTTGTTAGGGCTTTGGACTGTTGCTGTAGTTTCAGCACCTCTATATGGGCAGCCTGCTCAGCTAAGTTATCTACTGAATCAGACCACCTAGACCTATTCATTAAGCTTCCTAAATCTAAAGCAACAGACGCTAAGCATTTAGTAGAACTGTCCAGAGGATATAGATAATGCCGCCCACTAGAAGACGACCAAAAATAAAGGCACAACCCCCAGTACCCCACAAGCGCCGCCAGACCCACCACCAACGTCGACTAGAAGAAATAGCCACAGAACTAAACTTAGAAAGCACTCAAGACGTCATACCTTACCTCATAGACTTCTATGATATGAAGTACCTAGATGACCTTGGGCAGCAACTCCGCCGACTAGAAATAAAAGGACCCACCCTCGTTCAGATGGCACAGCTATCTATCCTCTATACCATCCTGGGTAAGATAGCTGAATCATTACCTGTCATTGGGTATGGTTGGCGCCAGGTTGATTTCTAAGCAGGCGCCAGGTAGACCTTCAAGCGTTCACCTTTACGAACACGGCGGTCACCACCCAAATGAACACCACCCCAACTACTTACCCTTGTCCAGTGGTTTACCGAGAGAGGATTGGGCCCCGCCCCAGGGACTTCTGGCATAACACTCAAAGGGATTACCTCGCCAGTACCAGCGTCTACCATAACAACCCAAGCATCTTGCCCTAATGGTACCCGTACATAGCTAGGACTACCCGACTTATATTTATTAACGAAGCGTTGTTGCCCTTTAGACTTGAAGAACTCTTCAGCAGACGTAATAGTCCCAGCACCAACGTCCATTAAGACATAAGTCCAGTAATCGCCCCCCGAATATCCTTCTAAGAATGCTTCATGGGCTAATACTCTAGAGCCACCTAGTCTTACCCGTAGACCTTGGATATATTGGGCGCGGGCCTTAGCCATCTCTGGACCCATGCTCTTGTCTACAAAGAACTGACTAAGAACATCGTTACAAGTAAGGAACCAGCGGCTACCATGGGTAGCATTCTCTACCAGTTGGCGCTCTGCTTGGCTAAAGCCCCACCAATACCCTTCTACATTGTCTATAGAGCGGTTAGCTATGGGTTCGATGGTTAAGACGTGGCGCCACCTAGAGTCAAATACTTTACATTTATTGCCTGGTGTATAGCCGCCTAAGTTAGGGTCACCGAGGTCTACTAAATAGTAAGGCACACCACCTTGTAGGTATGTAGAAGACGCGAACCAAGTGGGACCATACCAACCTATAGTGGCGTCGGCTAGAGTTTCTGGGTCGGCTAATGCTTCTCCGAAGTTATTACGGATAGGCCATTCCGCCGTCATTAACCGTATAGTGTCTGCAATGGTGTTACGAGCCATCGTTTATCAGCCTCCAGAGCCTTGAATGGGGTAGCGGGTCAGTAGTAGGTCAATAACGTAGTAGACCCGGTTTTCCCTAGCGTAGTAGTCCTTAAAGCGGATAATAACGCCCCAATAGGTCAGCTTCGTCACCCCTTCATTCCCATTAGACGCCTGAACCACCACTTTTACTTCAGTCATAGGTGACACCACTTCGCGGTAGAAGGCGTCGGCGACTCCTGGGGCTTTAGTTACTGGCTCCGGTTTATATGCACCATCGGGTCCAGACTCTGCCAGGAATACGTCGTTGGTTTGTGACCTGGCTGGGATAGCAGGCGTTACACCTTGGGCTATGGTTTCCATACCGCTAAACATACCGACCAAGTTAATGAGAGTCGACTTAAGTCCAATGGATTGTTGAACAGGGGCGGCGCCAGGCACAATTATATTTTTATGTCTTGTTTCTACTACCCGTAGTAACCCTGGTTTCACTTCAGGTACATCCGAGCCGCCAGGGATACCAGACCCACGGGCTTCTACTGCGGGCAACAGGTCGAAGGTGAAGGTTTTCTGTATATTCTTATGGTCTCGGTAAGTGACTGTGAATAGGTCTTTTTTGTTATAGCGGAAGTCTTCGTTAGTGGGTTGAGTGCCTATACGACGGTCATCATCAGTTATTTCTACCGTTAGTGCTTCTCTAATGTCTTCCCACTTAAAGTCTTCATTTACTTCTGGGGGGCGGCTGGGCGCCGGCGTAACCATAATGGCCTGGACTTGTTCTAAGGAATTAACACCGCTAAGTTCCCTAGAGCTAACCAAGGCGGTGATGATAGCTGCTACCATACCTTGTTCTTGTTGTGCTTCGTCTATTTCTCCTGAGTCCATCATTTGCCCCAAGATTTCAGCTACTACTTGCGGTTGTTCTGATGTAGTGATAGACCCCTTTTTAGTCAAACTAAGGACTACTGCAGATATAGCTGCACCTATAGAGCCAGCGATTAATAGCGAGCCTATAGTTTGGTTACCTCCACCTTGACCGGGACCTAAGTCAGGTATATCTTTTAAGGAATCTTTGACTATTTCTTTAATTGCTGCCTCTCGACTTGGAGTAAGTTGAATTTCTTCCTCCTCTAGGGGTCCTAAAACCCTTTCTATAACCCTTTCTGCGACTAACTCAGCAGTACCATCATTTAGCTCTCTTTGTTCATCTATTAAGTCTATAAATGTTTCAGAGATTGATCCAGCTTCTCTATCTTGTAGTTGATGCCGGGCTAAATTAGCGCCAATGGCTATATTAGCTTGGACAACATCAAGTTCAGCAGGATAGTCGAAATAAGAACCAAAATCTTCAGCTATCAGATGCTTTACTTCATCATTAACGCCAGGAAAGCGTGTAGCCAGAACATTTAATATAATAGTCTCGCGGTCTTCATCATTTATGACCCATTGCTCAAGACTAGTTTCTAATGTTTCTAAGGCATCAGATCGTTGTTGAGGGCCGGTACCCAGAAAATCTATACCGTAAAGTAAATCTTCTGTCAGCTGAGCTAATTGTGTAGGAGTGTATCTATCTGAGTGCTCGTAAGACTCTATTACTGCATAAACTGAGTCATATAGTTCCTGTGGGTCTCTTAGAGTAATATCTCCCTCGCTTGTTTCGGCTAGAACTAAATCTACAAGTTCTCCACGTTGGTCTAGGGTTATGATGTCCCAAGTACCCTTAAGGTCCTCCATTATGACTTCAGAAGCTTCTGTTATCTCTTCTGTAGTTGGGTACCAAGATTCAAATAAGTTGTTTAAGACTTCTCTGGCTTGTGCCTTTTGATCTTCACTGTCTTGTACCCATATGTCTACATAACTAGCTAAGTTCTGAGCTATGAAGTATCGCTGGACATCACTTACCAGCATTGAATCTTCCACTACATTATAATTAATGCTAGTTGCTATTGAGTCACGTATTTTTCCTTCAGTAAGGCTTAATTCATCTAGAAGTTCTGAGACAGTATTTGCCGCCTCCGCCTCTAAGACTTTACGGTCTAACGTGCCGTTACTGACCATAGTATTAATTATAGATGCAGCTAAATCTTCAGGGCTCATGCTTTCTTAAACCGTAATAGCACGTTAATGTCTACCTCCATCCTAGGGGTGATATAACGAGGTGGGTCTAAGTGCTGTAACCACATTAAATTACCATCCAACTCGTGGGTCATAAACCAAGGATTAGTCCTAGTGTCGTACCCCGCTGCCAACTTAACAGAGTCAGTAACCTTATACATTACGTCTGTATATAACCCAATAGACCTGTAAGCAACGGGGGCTAGCGCTGCCCTAATATCATCATGCTTGAGTTGACCAGTTACTAAGACCAACCAATGGTCGCCGGGCTCATCGTAATCTTCGTCTACTAACTCAGTGGTGCCAGGCACCAATGGTACCCGCTCATACCTATCGTCTTCTGTTTTAGTTACCACATAGCCGCGAGCTTTAATATACCCAAAGCACTCTTGCTGTCGCTTAGTCCAAGGCAGCACAGGTTCTGACCAGATGTCTAACGGCCATGGACTGGTATGTCCAATACCCCAAGCAAGGCTATTGGGTTTAGCCATAAGATCTAATACTTCCTGTAATTCCCAAGTCTGGTCTAACCAGTCATTGAGAAAAGAAGAGCGGCTGGGCCGACCAGCGCGGGGCAGCCATGGCTCTTCTAACAAATCTTGGTTATGTAACAGCTGGGCATTGGGGATAGGAATGATGTTAGTCATTAGAGTTAAGCAGATAGTTCATCGTAGGTAGATATAGCATTTTGGTCGCCTTCTACAATCTGTAGGTATTCGTCTGTGTCTAAGGCAGTACCTACCAGTAACTTATCGGGGCGAGCCACTTCATAAGTTAAAGAGGCACCAGTATCTGTATCTACCATACTGATTAAATTACCGTCATCAAGTTTTATCTCACCCGGGTCACCTTCCCACATTTCATCAGTGACATCTGCTATGAAGTTAACTACCTGTGATGCTGCAGAAGCCGCCGCTGCTACCAACTCATTAGCAAAGTCATCTTCAGTGGCGCTATAGAAGCCGTGGTTAACCGGTCTGCCGCTAAGAACACCACCGACGACACGACCTAATAAGCCGGCGCCAATCTCAGTGACCATCCGACCTAAACCAGAGTCACCTACAGTTAGTTCTTCTCCCAAGATAGGATTACCTTTGCGGTCTAAACCATGACCGCGGGCCATGTCTATGGCAGTACCGGCGCCGGCCGCTAAGCGACCCATACCTTGGTAAATAGTTTCATTAAGAACGCCGCGGGCTAATGCTTCGGTAGGTGAATCATAGTATCGGAAGTAATCCTTCATACGAGCCATTTGAAGGTTATCCGAAGCCCGGCGGACCTGAGCTAATCTAGCAGCACGGTCTTCCTCTGACTTACCATCCATCAACATCAAAGAGGACGCAGATTGCTCAAAGGTTCCAGAAGTAATGGCTGAAGAAAACACGTCTTGGACTAGTCCGCCTACTTGTTCAGTAATAGGTATATCACCCTGCATGGCAGCGAATAAGGTGGGTATAGCTAAGATACTGAGTGCCTCAGTAAAGCCATAGTTACGGCGCAGGGCCTGCTCTGTTTCATTTTGCTGACGGGCTATTTCCCTGTTTTGTCTATTCTCCCCAGCGTGGGTAATAGCTGTTTTAAGAGCTTGATGTTGTGCTGGTATTGATAAAGTTTCAGGATTAACCCGTCTTTGACCGAAGTCGTTATCAGTGCCTCCCGAGGTAGGTGTAGTTGGGGTAGGCATTGTCGTTACAACGGTTGGAGCCGGTCCAACTTCTTGTGTACGGAACTGCTCTAGTTGTTTACCTAGTATTTTACGTTCACCTGCGCTATCTACTCCCATATCCTGTAAGACCGATGTGGTGCCTTCTTTGTTAACCAAAGTAGTTAGCTGTTCTGCCGTTAACTCTTGGGTCATTCCTTTATCAGACAGACCTTTATTAAAGTCATCAGCCATATCTTGAGTGGCAACAAACCGGGGCTCTTTGTTGCTCGTAGCCCACTCATAGGCAGGGAGAGCGGCGTTAGCAGCAGCATCTAAGGCATGGCGCCCACTTTGGGATAAATCCTCTGGGTTTATACTGCCAAGTTCAATAGCATCTTGCATCATGTCATTCCACTGAGCAACGTGACCTGTGAAGCCAGAACCAGAGGCTATAGCGTCTATTACCCCTGCTTGCATGAGGGCTTTAAGGACACCGGTTTGTAAGGTATTAGTCTCGCCATCGACCAGTAAATTGGCGGCGCTAAGACGACCTTCACCAGTCGTTAAGTCGACATCATCTCCACCATACCGAGCTAATTTGCTTGCTAGTTGCTGTCTACCGTCCTCTGTTTCTAATGCACTAGCATAGCCCTCAACAGTACCTACTTGACCTGCTATGTTCTGGTCAATGACGTCTTGTATTTGGTCTGGTAGGACGCCACCCATGGACAGGAATGACATAACGGCGCCGCCCAGTTTCGTATCAAACTCCTGGCCATCTCCTAACGAAGATGCGTAGGTTCTTACGGATTCTAAGACGTTAGTTAACCCAGTGGACATTGCCTGGGCTAGAGAAGCCTGGTTTAGTTTAGCGGAGTCAATACCTTGGGCCTGGGCGACCGTTTCACTGCCCATAGCTTCCATAGACTCAAATACTGTGAGGCTGGCTAGTTTTTGGGCGTCTATTAGAGCGTCTTTAACAGCGCCGAACTCTTCTGACTGACCATCGGTTACTACACCTTGCACAGCTTGGTTTAGCTGTTTAGTTTTCATCATGACGTCCATAAGGTCGTCTGCCTGGTTACGGACAGTGACTTCCTGTAGGGTTCGGAAGGTAGTGGCAGCTACTTCGTTGACGCTGAGGTCTTGACCGGCAGCTTCGGCTTCAATAGCACTACGATTAGATGATAATTCGTTATAACGGTCGTTTAGTTCACCTGTCATGGTTGAGGTGAAGGCATCTGCTTCAGCGTCGGCGCCGTGGGTAGCTGTGTTCCAAGTCGAGAACGCGCCATCCGCCGCTGCTAGACGCCGGTTGACTTCCGTGGCTTTCTTACGTCGAGATTCTATTTCTCTAATTTGTCGTTCATGGTCAGACTTAGCATCTTCTACAGTCTCGAACGCCACTGACCTGCCCCTGTTTACATCGCGTAGTCTACTATCAGGGTCATTACTATTTAATAGTGCCAAGTCAGACCGTAATTTGGTCTCATTTTGCATTATGCCTTCTGACCAAGTGCGGGCCTCTTCTATTGACCCAAAGGACTCGTCCGCGTTCCGACCCTTGTTTATAGCTGAGAGAGTATCTGCTTCTGTGCCGGATTTAGACTTCTCTATGATGTCTAAGTAAGAAGTAGCGAGGTTTTCGTTAGCTGTAATAGTTAAGTCTTTGTCAGACACGCCGCTCATTCGAGTCAGTCTTCTGCGTAGTTCTGCTTGTATATTTTCAGGCCCAGAGCCCAGCAACGTAGAGGCGTCTACATCAGTTAGTCGTAAGTCAGGGTTTCTTTCTAGACCTAGTTTTCTGTTTAGGTCAGATAATGCCTTTTCCTTGGTACCGGCTTTAATCTTCGCGGCGGCGGCCTCTAACTGCCAATCTACATCTCCTGCCTCAATATCATTTACTGTTAAAGCATCGTCACCACTGAGGTTAAACTTACGGTTATAAGCGTCTAACTTATCCTGCATTTGATAAGCAGCGTTTTTCCGTAGGATGGCGTCAGAATCTGCTGTACGAACAATCTTATAGGTTGGGTCTTGTGTTGGGTCAGTCTGTTCGTTAACTTGGACCTCCAAACCATGGGTGTATAAAGTCCGCTCAGTAGCCATTGGGTCAGTAGATTTAAAGTCATCTGCCACCGAGCTACCGCCGAGGAACTGAGACTGGAACTTACCGATTAAGTCGGCAATAGTGTTCTGAACAAAGGCGTCGTTGTCTATGTACCAACTACCATCTTGCTCAGATCTAAGGACTCGGTCAACCATCTCTGGTTTAATCCCTGCGCTCCGTAATGCCTGTTTCGCTGCATCAATGCGGTCAGTATCGCCACTGCTCTTACTAGCTAAATATTCTTTAACTTGGGCGTCATGGGTAGTTAAGCGCTCTGATAAGTCGTCTCTGGTTGCCTTTAGAGCGTCACTGTAGTGACCGGACTCCAGCATCTCTTCAGCTGTCATTGCGCGGCTACCAGTGTAGTCAGTTAGTAACTTCAACATACCGAAGGCGGTCATATCACCGTCTAGCTGAACACTATTGTTAGTACCTGCTTTGTCCCGTGAGTAGTTAAGCAGCTCACCGGCCCTAGCTCCTAAAAAGTCCTGGCTGATTATTTCCAGGTATTGTCTAGATACATCTTCCTCTGCCGCCGCTGGTTGCATCTGTAGCAATTTGTCATAGCCTTCTATGTTGGACCAGTCCTGTTCTTCCATACCGGCAATGCCTAGGCTTTTTATCTGCTGTACGGCACTATTGCTGAGCCTAAACTTGCTAGCCATCTCTACCAGACCGACCTTACCTTTAGGTTTAAGGGCTGCGTCCCGCAGGTATTGTTGGGTGGTTAACATAAAGCGGTAGGCTGTGGACGCTTTGGCCTCTTTACGGTCCATGCTTAGTTCCCAAGGCACTCCGCTAGTATCCGTCATAGACCCTAAACTATCAGCTATAGCGCTAATGGTTTTAGCCAGGTCCACCTGAGGTATATTAGCATTAGTCTGCTGTAATTTCTCAATAGAATTGAGGAAGTCAGCGCGCACGGAGTCATTACTCATCATGCGATTCATGAGAGAGTCAGTCATCTGAGTAACTGCGCTGGGCACTACGGTGTTATAGACTTTACCGAGTAGTCCACCCCCAGTGGTACCCATGATGGACTGTATGGAACCTAAGTCAGCGGGGCTAATCTGACTACCAGCAACGTTACTAAATATCTTGCTAGACGTAGTGATAGACATGAAGATGGCTTCGGATTGGTTTTGGAATTCCGCCACTTTTTTCATATAGTCATCTATAGACATCTTTTGCATGTCTTCTATGACTTTCTGACGTACTGCTGCCTCATCTAGCGTGCTGCCACCTTTTATTCTTTGATGTATTTCTTCTTTTATTAAGGCTTGGTTCCACTGTTCAGCGGCGGCTACCATTTGATTGACGGTCATCGTGGTACCACCGCCGGCGCCGCCCCTACTGGCTTTCATACCTTCAACATCAAAACTAAGGCGCCCCTTGTCATCAATAGACACCTTATTATCTACCTCTTTAAGCCAGGCAAATGCCCCGACAGAGTTAGTGGTATCATCGGCGCGGTCACTGTAACCACTGATAGTGTCTCGATATTGCTTAACAGTTCCAGCTAACTCGTTATCATGTAGCCCGTATTGGTAGACGTCTTCACCTTGGGCATTAGTGACGTTATCTCCAAATAGGTAGGTAGGTAGGGCAAGGTAAGAAGACACATAGGACCGTAGACCTTTATAAGCTTTATCCCCTTTGACTTGTTGAGTCTCGCGGGCTTCACGGTTAATATCCCGCAGGTCTTTGGTAGCTCGTTGGTTTAGCTCCTTAGCTTGCTTAGCCCTGCTATTAACTATATTTAGTTCTCTCTCTACCGTCCTTATTTTTTTGTCTATAGCATCTATTTCATTAAGGTCTTTAGGTTGTTTTGCTTGAGCTAGTTCTTTGCGAGCTACTAACTCCTTTAAAGCATTCTTCAACCGATTGGTACTGTCTTCAATAGTTTTAAGTTGTTCGTTAGTTTGAGCAATAGTGCTCTGGGCTTTAGTGATGCTACTAAGCGCTGCTTGGTATGAGTCGCCGTCGTAGTCCCCTAACCCCATGAATTGGAACCCGAAGGCACTAATCATCATCAGGGTATTATCAGCTGATTCATCGGGGGTGAAGAGGCTATTAACGAGTTGACCCCGTTTACGCATCTCTTCCATGGTTACACCTTGTAAGGCACTTAGTGCAGAAGCAACGCCGCGGGGGCCTGCTGCTGAACCATATGGAGAACCTTGTCGACCTGCTATGAGGTCAGACCGTAAGAAGTGGGCGTCTACCTTAGCAAGGATTTCATTACGGTTTTCTTTGGTTACTTCTTGACCAGTTATGAGTTGAAGTTCAACTAGGGTTCTAGACTTACCGCTGGACTCGTAGGCTTGTAAGAGTTCGACCTCAGTGAAGGTGCGGGCTTTACTGGAATCACCTTCACCTTCGGCGTAGGCCAGGGCGTAGTCAGACACCAACTTGTGCCACTTTTGTAGTTTCTCATATGCTTTATCTGCTGCTAGGGCATTAGATTTAGCTTTGGACAGCAAATCAGTTAAAAAGCTGTTGAAGGAGGTGCGCTGCTCCTTTAATGTCATACTTGTTTGCTCTTCAGTGCCTAACTCCAACAGCTGAATAACATGTGAGTCTAGTGTTTTACCCTTACTTAGACTGTCAAAGGCTGAGATGATAGTAGACTTAGTGTCATCTGTAACAGTTAGTTCACCTTTTGTTATCTGGTCCCCACTGTATTTTAATACCTTCAAAATGTCGTGTACTGTATCCCTATCTATGTCTTTGCCAGTCTTAGAAAAGGATAGTAGCTTGTCATACATAGCACCCATTTGACTTGCCTGGGCTACTTTGTCTACCTGACTTACTCTTTGAGTACGCAGTGTTTTAGTCTGCTGTTTGACGCCCTTATCTAATTCTTTAAATCTACCAGAGATGTCATCGGCCATTAATTTTCGGGCAACCTTAAACTCTTCTTGCTTACGCTCTGCCTTTTGTTCCGCCGTAACGTCTGCGTAGCTCTTAGCTTCTTCTAAAGGTACCTTGGCTTCTACTGGCGTCGACCTAGGTTTTTTACCTAGAGCTCTGTTTATAACTTCATAGGTACCGCTGACTAAACTATCAAAACTTACTTGACCTTCTCTGGTCTTTCTAGTTACGACCTTCTTCCCTTTATTTGACTTTCTGATATCTGAAGCACGCTGCGCTTTAGCCCGAGCTTTGTCTAACCAACTCTCTCCTATATAGTCATTATCAGTAAAAGATAGAATTTGCTGAACGTTACTAGACAGAAATGATTTCACCCTCTTATATAACTGTAAATCTACAGAGGCTGTATCCCCTTCAGATGCTTCTATTTGTTTAATTAGTAGGTCTATATCTAGCGTTGCTTCGTTATATCTATCAGTGCCGAATAAACTAGAGCTGGCGTCACTACTCAACTTAGTTAGGTAATCCTTAACTTCATATATGACCGACGCCTGACTTTTAGAAATAGAAACATCAGTTACTGGGGCAACATAAGACCCAATACGCTTGCCTACTGCCTTCTTGGTGTCCGTTATGACAGCTATTTGTTTTTGTAGCTCTTGCGCCGCTTGTAAAGCATCTCTGCTTTTGGCCTCATCTGTTATGGCAAACTGGTTAGCGACATCGTTTTGAATCTTTAGCTTCTCCTGTAAACTCTCCAGATTCTCAGCCAAAGTACGGTCTTGCCCTTCCGGCGACATACCTAACATGTCATTCCAACTTGACAACTCAGACTGCAAATAGGCTATCTTATCGGTGCCCTTTGTCTCAATCGCCTCCGCTAGTTGAGCTTCCAAGTTATGTTTTTCCTTATAGTGCCCGATTAAGAACTTACGTTGGTCTGGGTCAACCAACAAGTATTTTTCCATATCTCTATTTTTAGGTGCTACGTCCGCCATAAATCGTAGATAGCCGCCAGCAGTAGTAACCCCAGATGCAGAGTCAAACCGCTTACCCAACGCCACCTCAGTAGCTCCTACTAAGAAACTATTCATAGCGATGAATGAAGTACCCATCATGTTTAGACGGTTACCAGTCGCCTGACGGATACTGTTCTCGTTTTGGAGAATGCTAATAGCAGTGACCTTAGACATCATCATCGCCTCTTGTAGGTCTAATAGCTGCTGCCATTCCTCTTGGGTCACACTGGTTGTCTTATTTTGTTTTTCGCCCAAGTAAGAGGAAATCAAGCCGGCTTCAACCTTGTCTATTAAGCCCTTAGCGGCGGATAGTTTGGACACTAGATTTTGTTGAGCCTCTAACGCGTCATGACTGCTGTTCTGGAACAACAAAGACATCTTCTCTAAGACGTCGAGCCCAAGGATTAGACCAGTATCGCTAAAGCGTTCACCTTTGACGTTAGTGTGATGCCGCAGTCGTATCTTGCCTACTTCAAAGGAGTCTACGGCGTAGGAGGACAAGGATATAAACTGGGTCTTTTCTAGGCTACGTTTAAGGCTTAATAGCCGTTCTTGTTGGGCAGTAAGATTACCGCGGGGATTTAGATTACCAGCCCCTAGACCTAATACAGTTTTGTACATGCTCTTCATACCTTCTAGGTATGCTGCGCCGCGGTCTTGTGATTGAGCGTGTTGTATCTTTTGGTATATGTTGCCACCAGGCGCCGCCATCCTAGCTATCTCATCTGCCTTTAAGAATTTATTAGCATCCTCAGAGCCGCCGCGCATAGCTATAGAGAACCAAGTATCAGTCTCTGTGGGTTGTTGGGCTGACATGTGGTCTAAGTAGCCAATGATGCCCCCCTCTCTTGCAGGTTGTAAATCTATTAGTTCTTTTCTTACCTCTTCTAATTCGCTTCTGGTTTTTTCACGATAATCTAAGCGTGCTTCTGTAGTTGGGACAGCGCCAGACCTTCTGTTCTTTTTAGTATTCTTAACTCTACCCGGTATACGACCTTCATATGACCTATTCTGAGCTCTGTATTTATCGGTCAACACATTTAAAAGCCCATCTTCACCTACAAGTACTGCATCTATAACAGTCATTAGCTTTTCTGCACTAAGCACATCGTTGCCTGTAGGGTTAGTTAGGCTACTCTCCATAAAAGCCAAGGACTTCGATATTTCGCCTACTTTAGTTTTATCAGCGCCTTTTATACCTATTACTTCTCTTGATATGCCTTTTAACTCACTAACAATGCGTAGTAGTGTTTTAGCATGTTTACCAGACGCGTCATATCTTACAGCGGAAGCGCCACGCAGTAACGCTGCATCTTCGTCACTCACACGCTCATTAAAGATACCGTCCTTTAATATCTCGTCTTTATTCCTGTCACCTTTTATCACCTCAGCTATGAAGTAATCTATCTGCTTCTTATAGGCGCTCTTCTCTGCTGCCAAAACCGCACTTATACGTTTAGCATCCTCCTCAGTCTGCCCTGACGCCATGGTGTAGCTAAGGTAATCATTTAACCCCGCCGATAATTCTTTAGTTACTCTCGCAACAGTACGCTGTCTAGTTATTCCAGCACTTAAACTGTCATACGTTAGGGTAGCTAAAGCCTTAGCTCGGTGCTCTAGTTCTGCCTCTGGGCTATCAAAATTCTTACCAGCGGGACCGTAGGCGATAGTGTTAATGCGCTGCATCATGTCTACTACGTCTGAGTCTCTCTTGCCGTCCTTAACACCGTCACTAACAAAGTCATATATATTTACACGGGAGAAGCCCACCTCGCTTTCTTCACCAGGTAGAGCGTTACGGTAAAGGCTATTGTAGTTAGCCAGGTAATCCCAGATGAATTGTTTAGACTGGGCGGCGGCACTCTGACCTTTAGGCTTACCTTTACGCTTAACCAACTTATTAGTCTCATCTACTTCAACATCACCCCAGCGCCACTCGTTAATATTCATCAAGTCCATAGCCATCAGAGTCTCGCGCTGCTTGGCGTTAGGGATAGATCCGTAATAAGCCTTAGTAAGACTCATTAGGGCGTTTTGTACAGAGGTTAGGTCTGCAAATTCTTCTGGGGAGTAGGTATATTGTTTGAGTTGCCGTTCTGTCATAGAGCGGCTTAAGTGACCTTCAAGGGCTGTAGAGTCTTTACTACCTGCCGGGGTGCTAATCTTACTAAAATTAGTCTCCATTGGGATAGTTATGGTGCGGGCTTGCTGAATAGCCGCTGTAATACCTTCAAAGACAAGCTCTACTTCCTTGAGTGCTCTGTATTCGCCGTCAGTCAAAGCATCATCTGACTCACTGGACTTAATTTTATTTAAGATGCCTTTTATCAGCTCTTGGCTGGGCAAAGAGTAACCCATACGCTGGGCTTGAACACGCATAGCATCTTGTATAACGGTGCCGCCCCGGTCTGCTAAACCACCATATGCCTCTACGGCACTATAGAAACCAATTAAGGCAGAGAAGCTGGAGCCCACAGGCTGGCTTTTAGCACGATCAGCGGTGTTTATGGTCTCTAACATGCCGGGCTGGAATGAGCTTAGTAACTTACCGAACTCAGAGTCAGAGGAAAAGTTGGTAATGCCAATTTCCCGTAGACGGTCTTCTAACTTCAGTAGTTGTGAGCCCATATCACTGCGTTTGATAACTATCCTACGCAGAGTGCTGTCAAATTTAGTCCTTAATGCCTTCTGTGCATCGCTAGCGAATTCGCCAGTTGAGGCGATCAAGTCATCTATGACGCTGCGGTGGGTCATATTTCCCTTAGTGATAGACTTAATAGCCTCAAGGTAGGGGTTATACTCGCTCTTGTCTAAGTCTTGAATGTATTTATGCTGCTCACTTTGGTACATGGTCTGCATAGGGGACCATAGAGCAGTGGTAGCAAAACGTTTCTCTAAGTTAGTCTGTTGATTAAGCTCGGGTGACAAATCAAATCTACTCTTAGCTGTTCCAGCTCTAGTTAAGAAGCCATCTATGTCTAAGTCTTGATTAAGTATGCGGTTTACGGACTCCATATCACCGCCAGATATCTTATGGATTTCCCCAGCTATCAGGTATGCTTCCCTGCGCTTCATTTCTATTTGTCTTTGCCTTCTACCTTTCTTGTCTTCGTCGGCGCCTAAATTGAATAAGTTATTAAGGACAGTCAAGACAGAATCACGGGCAGCCTCATACTTCTTATCTACTTCTGCCAGACCCTCGTCGCCACGAATTAGGCTTAATGGAGAAGTAAAGAGACTCTGACCGCTGAGAATAACTTCACCCAAAGCTCGGGTTGTTCTTAATTGTTCTGGGGTCAAGTCCCGATAAATATCGGCGCTGGCTTTAGTCAAGAAGGATAATAACCCTACTGGCTTAGTATCAAAGTCTTCTATGATTACTCCGCCTCTAGACTTCTCACTAAAGGTATAGTCAAGTAGACCTTTAGCTGCTCTTGTTAGGTTATCTCTAGCTTTTTGTACTTCTGTGTCTTTAGCGTCACCCAATGCGACAATAACTTGGTGTAATAAAGCAGACTCTACGCTTTCTGAGTCACTAGTCCACTTACCAAAACCACCTAAAGCGCTAAACATGGCTAAGGAAGCCGAACCAGGTGCACTAGAAAAGGTCTTAAACCCTTTACTGACATCTGTTTCTAACCCCATTAGGCTTTTCTTAGCTCTTAAAGAGGCGGCGTACTGCTTACCATCGCCGTTATTTAAAGTAGAGCTTAACCGGTCATAGAGCATAGCTAGGTTATTATCCCCACCTATGGTCTTAGCGTCGGCGTTAATAAAGAGCATCGACAGGGCTAGAGCTACATTCATCCCACCACTAGTCTTATCTGTCAAGCGCTTATAGATACCGCTTTCTTGGCGGTCACTCAGCATCATCAAACCAATCTCAAAGTTGAAGGCTTTAACCTGAGAAGGGCTAATCATGGAGTAGATGTCTTCTGCGCTTACTTCTCTACTGTCATTACCAGACTTAACAGAGGAAGGCAGTAAGTTTATAGACTCTTGTCCCATTAGACCTCTAGCCGCCTCGAATAGGGCTAGCTGACCTCCTTTCATGGGACCTTTAGGGATAATCGAGCCGGCCCGCATACCACTCATAAAGTCTTCTACGTTGTAGAATCTGGTGTCTATGGTGGCAGTATTGCCGGACATGGAAGTGACTGTTACTTCCCCTAGGACACTGATAGAGTTCAGTTCATCGCCCGTAATAGCTGGTACCCGAAGCTGCATTGGCTGAGCGTGCCCTCCATCGTAGGACATAAAGCCCCACATCTTAAAGGCGGCGTCGCCGGGGTCTAGGTCACCTACTTTAGCGCCGGTGGTGTTCACTGTTGACACCTCACCGACTTGGCGCCCGCCTTGATAGGCACCACGGTTTAACACATAGCCTACCTGACCTGTTTTATGGTCAGTTATAACCCGTATACCTTGGTTCTCTTCCCGGACCTTAGCCACCGCTCCTTTGTAGATAGCGTCTATCTGGGCGGCGTCTATGTCTTGGTCAATCTTTTTAAATGCGTCTATGATGCCAGCTCTAATTCCTTGTCTAGTTACAGCGCCCTCAGTGTCCACGTTGAAGTTAATAGCTGGCAGATTCTTAGCAACGGCTACTTCTTTAATAGTCAGCTGTAGTTTTTCGTTTAGTTGCTTATTAAGGTCAGCGATTACCTTCGTGTGTTGAATAGTGGTATCCCTGGCAATGAATACAGTACCGGGCTGTAGGTATTGTTGGACGGAACTTTGCAGTGCTGCTGGACCAATCATGCCGCCGCTGAGAGTGATGTTAGTCTGAACCGGGTGAGGTTTTAATAGCTTCATGCCGTATTCATACTCGGACCTTCTATACCCTGTGTTCTGGATGCCATAGTCGCTGAGTTGGGTAGCCCCGGCAATAAGAATGCTAAGGCGCGGGCGCTCACTACCCATATACCCCTTACCTACTGCTCTATCATCAATAGCTATCTCCTTAGCTATTTGGAGCATCATTGCCCGCTCTAAATCATAAATCTTCTTCTTATCTACGCCCTTACGGGGGTCTCCCTCTCTAGCAAAACGCTCCTCCATCATCGCTATTAGAGCGTGATATTGTTGGGCTGGCATGCTATCTAGTAACCGACCACCAATGATATCTTCAGGGGCATCAAGAAAGTTCTTCTTGCCACTACCCTTGCCAGCGTCGTAGTCAGAGTATTTACCGTTAAGACCTAATGAATAGGAATAATCAATGAACTCCCTGCTTGCGTCATACATAGGCCTGGTGGACAGCAGGTTTTTCATCCGCTGCATGATTTGCTCAGTCTTGGCGTAGGGGAAGTAATAGAGCAGGTCGTATTCTTTAGCCTCCTCCTCTTCTTTAGTGCCAACTTCAGACCCGTACTTTGGATTAAAAGTTTGAGCTTCTAGCGCTTTAGTTACTTTATCGACGGCATCACCTTCTACGCCCATCTCTTTTAATAGACGTGCTGACCGTTCTTTATACCCTTTACGGTCTATAGCCTGTAACGTAGGCATAGTGTTAGCTAGCCCTAGCATGCTATAGACAACTGGAGCGCCGCCTTGAATCTTAGTAAGACCGCCTATCTTCTCAGTAAAGGATTGGTGTTGTGCTCTACCTACAGCTTTTCCTACTGTGCGGAGATATTGCCCTCCGTCGGGTGAACCTAACATTTCACCATGGCTAAGAGGGTATGGGTTAAGAATAAGCCCCCCTATCCTACCGTCTACCAGGGAAGGGTCTATGCCTATACCAGGAGACACTAACCGGAATAAGTCCATAGTTTCCGGCGTAAGACCAACTACAGGTTTAGAGTGTAGGGATTGCCCATGGCTGTAGTTTTCTGTATGTGGTTGGGAATAGGCGTCTACTTGTCTAGAGTAAGATTCACTATAGCCAGAGGCTACGGTATCTCTGTAGATTTGCATGCCTACTGGGGTAGCACCGAAGGCTTGCATAATTATGTCGTTATAGCGCCCAGTGAAGCCTGAGGTATAGTCGCGGGCATCGTCTGGTCTTAACCCCACAGACTTCTCCATCATCATGCTGAAGTTATGGACTAGTCTACTTGCTAAGTCTTGGGCGTTAGCTTGTCTAGAGCCGGGGATGATTTGGTTGAATAAAGTACCTATTTCACTGCCCCGCTGACGCATAACATCGGATTCAGGGCCGGAATAACGTGGGATTATGTCTGATTGTCCAGACACGCCGGCTAAATCACGCTGCAGCAGTGTTAATACACCCTCAAGATTACCTTCCTTCTGTATGAGGTTAAGTAAAGACCCTAGACCTTGTTCTCTAGCAACCAGTACCTTGTGTATTTCTGAGTCTGGTGTAGAATCACCGTGCTTGTTATATAGGTAAAGACTAGACACTCTATCAGCCAGGGTACCTTCTAAAGCCTTCTTCATCACATCTGACCCTAGTGCTTCGTAAGTATAGGCAATACCCCGCACTTTAGTCTCGTAATTCATGCTGGTACGCATAGTACTGAGGAAGCCGCCTAATACGTCTAAGGCGTTGGCTTCATAGCTGCCTTGTGGTCCTAACTGAGCGTTCTCTACTGTGCGGTCTATTTCGTTGTAGCGGATGAAGTTGAACGTGCTGTCAGTAGCGTTTTCAAAGACCGCCCCGGTTAGGAATCGCTGGGTCTTGTTAATGTAGACCATGGGGCTTTCTATTACTGTCATAGCGCCGCCCGGTCCAGACTGAACTGACTTCCGCTCAGACCCAATAGTCAAGCCAATAGAGTAGTCTTTAGCGCCCATATTAGGCTGGGCAATGCTTATTTTTAGTCCAGTAAGACGGTAGCCGGTGGAAGACTTGGTATCTAAGATATATTCTTTTTTGTATCGGAAGGGCGCGGCTGAGGCGTCATCTGCAGTAGCCTCTTTACCACCCATCCTTTCTATCATCTCTATCGCACTGTTAACAAACTCAGCCTTACCCTTTTGTTGTACTTGGGTGCCCTGATATCGGTGCCTCAAGCTTTGTCCATAGCGCCCTAATACACCACCAGAGTCGGGCTTTTCTTCATCAAACCTACCAATACCGTAGAAGTAATTATTCTTAATACGTTGCTGGTCTGCAGCGGATAGTAGTCCTAAAGAGTCACCGCGGAAGAAAGCAGATACTTCGATGTTATCTGTGGTGCTTTCCCTATCTCTGGGTTTTAAGGCTTTCTCACTGAAGTTAGCGGAGCCGAGAGTATATTCCAGTAGGTCGCCGGCGGCACTGAACATGGCCATAGACTTACTGTGCATATACTGCGTAGGCATCAACGTAAATGCACTTTCACCACGCGCACCTGGTTTTAATAAAGACTCGACAAGGTCGTATCTCTTCTGTTGTCCTTCGTCTAGGGTACTACGGTTTACTTTAGAGAACTTATCAAGTAGGTCAAATAGCCCTTGATTAGACCCCATACTGGAGCCAGACACTCCTATCTTGAGGTTGCCCTTTGATGCTAGTTTTTGAAGGTTTTCTATGTCAGCGCCGTCAAATAGCGTATCTTCAAACTTACCACCCCGACCTATAAGAGCTTGCTCAAAGTATTGAGCAGTGATGACCAGCTTATTAGAGTCTTCAGCAGCAGTCTTAAACATGCGGCTAAATTGCCCCTTAATCTCTTGATTGGCGAAAATAGTGCGGTTCTTCTCATTTACGCCTGCTGCCGATGCACTTTGTATGTTTTCCCTAAAGCGCTGAAAGAAACTAGTCGAAGCTGATATATCAGAGAGACTAGTAATAGCTGTGTTGTTACTTATTTGGTCTCTGGTTACTTTAATGAGAGCATCGGCCGCTGCTTTAATCTCAGATGACACGCGGTTAAAAGACCCCAACTTGTCCTCATCTACCGGTCTATTAATTAAGACTAAGTCTTCTACTGTATTTGACTTAGCTAGGGTGTTAGTTAAGTTCTGCGTGCTGATGAAGAAAGACTCGATCTGCTCAGTTTTAGCGACAAGCTTACCCTCTTCATCTATAACTCTTTTATTTTCATACCAGTAACCCAACTTGGCGTGGACACTGCCGCCTGGCATTTGTAGCCCGCCGAGCTCTAACTGTCTATTATTCCTCTCAGCCAGCGTTTGAGCTGCATAGATACTAACATCATTGCCACCATAGATACCCATAGGGTCAGAGCCTTCTTCCTGAGTACCGTAACCAGCAGATAACACTTGTGCCGAAGATATTCGTTGGGTGACTAACTCAGTTCTACCTGTGCGTTCAGTAATAGCGGTCATGAAGCCAGCTTCTTGAACTTGAAATATAGACCCTCTAAAGCCCAACCCAGACCGCTCTTTGTCAGCAAACATGTTGTAGTAGTCCTGGGTAGTAGGTCTACTCATGTAGCCTTCTGGTGTGGCGTAACTGTCAGAAGTTAGTTTGAGTTGTCTACTGAACCTACCATCGCTGTCTATAGACTCAGCAAGGCGGTTACCTTGGAACCGGGCGTTGTTGTCGTAATAGCTAAAGGTGCGTTCTGACGCTTCGTCTAAATTCAACCCTGAGCTACCTATAGCCGAACCGAACCCACGGCGGCTAACATTCTGCTTGAACTCTTTAGAAAAGTCTTTAAGCGCCTTATACGGGTCTTGTGACCTAGTGTGGACGTCTTCTACAAATTGGGAGGTGATAGAGTGCCCAGCGACGTTGGTTCTTAAGCGATTCCAGTGGGCTTGTTGCTCTGGAAATGCTGTGCGTACATTACTCTCTGTCTCTAAAAATTTATCTACTAACTCTTTGGTTATTACATATTGTGTTGTTTCACCTCTTTCGTCTACAACTTCACGGATAGCTTCTACTAACCGCCAAGAAAATGCGCTGGCGGTCATAGCCGGGCCTTCGGCAGCTAACTTATCTTTTACTGCTTCAAGTACTTCTTCGCGACCAAGTAGCTCTATTAAACCTCGTAGAGCGGCGTCTGCTTGTATATCAAAATCTGACACTATGATTACGTCTCCGTGAGAGAGGCTATAGTCCCACTTTACTTGCAAAAAAGAACCCGGCTCTGGGCGGAGTCGGGCGGCGGGCAAACCTAACGAAAGACTTTTGATAATGGGTCGCCGTGTTTCCCTCCTAGGGCGGATAAGGTAGGGTTATGTACAGCTTCTTTTAGTCTCTGTTCTTGTTCTGCTTGCTTTTGCTTGATCTTGCGGTTTAGGTTCTCTACTTCCATTTTGACCGCTTCTACAATCAACATGGGATAACCATACTGTCTTATAAAAGGGTCTTCGTTACCCCCTAGCCACTCTGCTAAAGACACTGGCGCTAATTGACTTACAGCTAACCAATTAGCTATTTGATACCGCTCGCTGAGGATTTTAGCTGCGTCTTCATTTACCCTTGACCTAACAATAGAAAGATTCTTTAGTTGATCTTCGGTAATATCCCAGCGTGGGTATGGGTAGCCAGGGGGTAAAATCCATAGTCTACCGGCGGCAGGTATTTCTGGGTCATACTCAGCTACACCACATTCAAATAATCCAGGGCTAACTAAGCATGCCGAGTTTACAACTCTTGAACAGTGTTGGCCGGCGGCTTGGATGTTTGCTTGGGTTTGGGTGCGGGCGTTGTACCGGGCTTGCTCAAACCAAGTTTTTCCAGATAACGCTTTCCCGCTTCCTTTGCACGGTCTTCCCCGGCTTCATCCAAAGTAAACTGGTTAACAAAGACCAACTTAGCAAACTGCACATCAGCAATAGTCCACTCATCTAAGAGACTAATACTGTCTTTAGGCTGCTCTACAGGTACCCCTTCTACAGCGCTAACACAGGTAGCAAACAGTAGCTCTTCAAGGGTGCAACCTTGCTCTTGCACGCCGATATAACGGCGGTCAGCTGCCATTTGAGTGCCAGTATTAACAGCGTTATAGGTAATGCCAACACCTGACATGGGCATTTTGTCTGCTTCGATGGTGTAAGTAAGGGCGGCGGTTACCATGAATTCATTAGCGAGGTCGCGGGCCTGTTTAGCTTGGTCAGCACCAACCCAGAACATTTCTAAGAAGATGGTGAGTAAAGCTTGACGGTCAGGGATAGTGAATAGTTTAAGGCGGTCGATTACATCTTTAGGACGGCGACCCATAACCGACTTGTTATCTTTGTCCACGACATCAACGATTTGTTGACAGAGTAGGAGTTCTTCGGCGGCATAACCAGGGGATTTGCGACGACCTTGGGAATCCATATCATTGGGGTAAAGTTTGCGGGCTTTACGCCAGTCTCCAAAGTACGGGCATTTAAGAATCACATCATACTCACCAGAAGGTAAGTCTTCACGGCTGATAGTGATAGTTTCTGGTAAACGGTTCATCGAGGAGAAATCCTAATTATGTTAATTGGTACCGGGGTATCGGGTCGGTCAGCGCTGTACTGCCAATCCGCTAACTCTACGTTAGCTTAGGTTTTTAGTTGTTGGAGTTGAGAGTTAGACATAGCCTAATATTAACAGTAGAGCTTAGTTAACAATACAATCCTGTGCCTACACAACCCTCTAATCCATTTCCAGCTGGCGATATACGTTATGCAGATAGACGTAGCGCCCGGGCTAAACTGCAGCAGCAGGGTCAGTTCAACCAACTGTTACTTAACCGGCCTTTGCACGCTAAGCTCCGCACTTATGAAAAAATGGTGCGGCAGGATTTGACTATTAACTCCTCGGTACAAACTCGGGTTAATTCCATCGTTGGTTCTATAGGCTTACCAGTTCATCCAGATGAGGAGATCCAGGAATTCCACCGCAATAGCCTGTTAGCTCTAGAAGACCATTCTGGTAAAGCATGGGAGCAGGTATTAAGGGAAATTCAATTCACAAAGGATTGGGCGGGCTTTTCGGTATCTGAGGTCTGCTATAACCTGACTTTCGGGGCGCTAACTCTTAAAAATGTCTTAACATATCATCCGACTACTATAACTATCTACCCAGATAAAGACGGGTTATTAACTGAAGGGTCTAAGACGTTAAGTGGGCACAAGTCTGGGATATTCCAACATCATACGTTAGACCCCCGTGGGGAACGTCAACTACAGATGTGGAAGCATATCTACTTGGCCGCTAACTCTGAGTATGGTAACTATTATGGTCATTCATTGGTGGCACCTTCTTATAAATGGTTCCGGCTTAAAGAAGTGCTGATCGAGATGATGGTTAGTGCCATGAATGATGTAGGTAAGCGCGTGACTTGGATTAGGTCTCCGTCTACCCCGTTAGGGGATGAGATGATACTAGACCCTGCTACCGGTAATGAGCGCCCTAAGACTACCCTTGAGTATATTCAAGAGCAGTTAGAAATTAATCAAGAAGACTTGAGACATGTGTTGCTACCACAACTACAAGCTGGTAATGACTATAAGCCAGAAATCGGGTCTATTCCTTCGAGTGATAACTTTGGCGATGTGTTTCTGAATACCTTGCGGTTTGTAGATGCTGAGTCTATCCGACATATTGTGCCTTACTTCTTGATTATGGACACTAACTCCTTAGAAGCGGCTAGAGAGCGGCGGATGGAGGTTTACTTTAAGACTATTTATAATGAGCGCCGGGCTTTAATTAACCATGTTGTACAAAAGTGTTTAATGACTACACAACAATGGAATTTTAACAGGGAGTCTGCCAAGATACCGCCCACCTTTGCGAACCAATATAGTGACCGCCCTGAAGACCGGGTAGCTACCATGCAGGTGGTAACTGGTCTAACTGATAAGGCATATTTGAACCCGTTAGATAGTATGGACTGGGCTATGGTGCGGCAGATGGCTGGGCTCAGTGAGCGTGAACAGACCCCGGCGGATATCAAGTTCATTAAGCAAGTATTGATTGAGCCTTTGCAGAAGCCGGCAGGTGGTGAGGCAGTTAAGAAGCCTACTGCTGGCAGACCTACGGGGAGTGTGAAGCCCCAACAACAAGACCGGCAGCCCGCTAAGCCGGCCGCCGGCAACCCCAAAAAGAACTTACATGAAGGAGGCTAGACCAGCACTAACTAGTAAAGCTCTGTTATTAGCATAGACCATCCCTAAAGCTGAGTGCTCACAGAATCCATTGGTGGCTGCGGAGTATCTACTACAAGAGCAGTGGTTTGCTCCCCCTCGAATGTAATGTTCTTTTTTATTGGGAGTTACGACGCTGTAATGAGAACCCATATATTCATTGATAGATAGTCCATATAAGATAGCAGCCGAGCCTACTGCTGTCTTACTATCTAGCAAATACTCTTTACTTAATCTATAAGGAGTGCCTTGGATGCGATAACTAAGGTTGCCGGAAGTGAAGTTAGCCCAGCCTATAGAGTCAAGGATGAGGCTATGACAGTAATAGAAACAAGCTGACTCAGTCAGGTCGGCGGATAATGGGATATCTGTTAGCTTCTGATAGACATTGACCCTGTTTTGTAGTTGTTCCCAATCATAGGGGAGCTTTTTAGCTAAGGCGTCCGCTTTGAATTTAATAGGTGCGCCTGGGATTTTACTAGAGCCTGTCCGTCTAGTTAACAGGCATTGAAAGTAACCATCTGGGTCGAAGGTAGGCGTAGTTATTGTGATGTACGAGCGTAGTTGGTCTAAAGTAGCTAATAGGTACGCAGGATTGTTGCTTTCCATGGTTGATAATCGTTAATGGTTGCCTCATCAATTTTCTTTTTATGTACCCTTTCCCGGTTAGGAACAAATGAGTAGTAAAGAACTTAGTGTGCTCCAAGAGCTATCTACGGCAAAAGTTAAACCTCCTAAAGATGTGATTAGTAAGCTTGGCGTGGCTAATTCTGCTAATTATGCCGTCAACGGTTATACAAGTCCACCGCCGCTAGTCCAGAAGTTTAGCAACGTAGCAGAGGAATCAACCGAACCTAACGCAGCTATGGTACAACCTGAACCGACCCAAGAAACGACTGTCGTGCCCGCCGCTCCTCAACCTAAGACTACTGAGAAGTTTGGCTATAACTTGGTGGGTGCCATCCCTAGTGGATATGGACCGGCTAATGCCTGCGGAAACTGTGTCCATGATGATTATGGCTCTTGTAAGCTGCATGCTTTCCCCAATCATTATCATTACACCTGTGGGGATTTTGAGATTAAACCGGTAAAGAATAATTACGAGTTGTTTGAGAAGCCTAAAGAGGCTAAGCCTTTGGAAGGTGACACATTGTCTAAAGCGGCGGAAGACTATGAGCCTATTTTAGAAAAGTTTAGCGATGGAGACTTAGCGTCGGAAGTGTTGGATGTGGTAGTCCAGCGGTTCAGTGCGCGGAGTGCCTACGCTGATGAGTTTTTAAAGCTGCGTTATCGCCGGGCTTATCAATCTAAGCACGGTAACTTAGACAACGCTTTTTTGGAATAGGTAACTACTAACTATGTCGTATAACGGTTACACAACTCCCATGGAGAATCTAGAAGTATTCAGCCCGGCGCCTGCTGCAGAAGTAGTGGAGTCTAAGGGTAAAAAACTAATCAAAGTGCCCATCAGTCGGATTGGCTCTTGGGAACATCCTAAGTATGGTCAAGTAGTCGAAGACCAAGACGACTTCAATCAAATCATTGATAACTGGAAGTCTGGGGTTTTAGGGTATGAGCCGCCGCTTTATTTAGGGCACCCTAATAACGTCTTTAGTTCTGGAGGTACGCCCGCAGTAGCCTTTTTAGATAACATTGTCCAAGAAGGCGAGGCCTTATTCGGGTTATATGACCCAGTCGATGAGCAAGCATTAAATGACGTGGAGTCTGGCAAGTACCGGTATGCCAGTCCTGAGTTAGCCCGTAATGCGGTTAATAGGGAAAACGGAGAGCGCGTGGGGACTGTATTAGAGCGTCATGCTCTTACAAATGAACCATTTTTCACCAAATTACCTAGGGTAGAGGTAGTTGAAGTAGAGGCATTTACGCAACCTACGGAAACAGTGCGTTTTGTATTCACCCAACAATCCACTATATCTAAAGAAGAAGAAGTATTTTCTCAACCAATTATGACCACGACGTCTACTACGCCTACTACGCCGGCGGCCGAGCAAAGCCTCACTACAGCCCCGACCACCAATACTGAAGTCAACGAGCAAGGTCCTGCCCAAGCGTTTAGTGGCGCTGTAGCCGACCCTGCCATTGTCGAAACCCTCAAGGAAGAGAACCAAGTTCTCCGCCAAGAGTTGGCCGACCGTGACCGTAAGTATTCTGAATTACTGCAGAAGTTCTCTAACTTAGAGACTACTCTTAACGAGCACACTGAAACCTTCCGTCGTCAAGAAGTCAACGATAAGCTGCAACGGCTAAACCAACTCAACATTTCTGCTGAGACTAAGGAGCTCTATACCAATAAGCTGAATGCTGGTATGTCTCCTGAAGCAGAAGAAATGATGTGGTTGTTTTTAGACCAGCTGTCTACCTCTGAAGCCCATAAGTTCACCAACGTAAATGGCGCTCCCGCTGCTAAAGCTACCACGGTAGAAATGACTCCTTACCTGAGCACCCTTGAGCGTCTTAAGACCCGTGCTTCTGAGTTAGGAAGAGAATTTAATCTCCCTGTTTAGTAGCTAATCCCTATCCTTTCTTCCTAATCAGTTAAAGCAATGCCAGTTCAAGAGTTTCATCCCGAAATTACAGATTACAGTTACGTTGGCGACTTACACTCCCTTGGCAGTCTCCAGCTAACTATGCTAGCGCGGGGCTTTGACATTGTAGAGCAGGGTCAATTCGATGACCTATTCCCTTCTACGATGATCAACGAGCGCACTATCGTTATCGAGCAAATCGTCGAAGGGTTGGGTATTATGCCCATCGTTCGGTTCGGCGTTCCCGGCGGCGGCTTTGTAGAAGACGACCGGATTCAACGTCGGTTGATTACTCCCGTAGTAGTCCGTGAAGAAGACTTCATTGAGCAGTCCTTCATCAACCAACTGCGCGAGCCCGGCACGATGAACTCCCAGTGGAGTCCTCAGCAAATCATCGAACGTCGTATTCAGAAGCTTGTTAACCGTCACCGTCGTACCGTTGACTTATTCCGAGCCAAGATTCTCTTAGGCGGCGTAAGCTACACCGACCCCCGGACTAACTACTCTATTGACGTTAGCACTCAGATTCCCGCTCACAACTTCTTCTCTTATAAGGGCTTCAGCGCAGACATTGCCGCTAACGCTTTATTCCATGGTTACTCCGCTAACCAAGCTATGACCAACGATAAAGGTCGCCCTGAGGCGTTCTTATTCCGGTCTACTGATGAGCGCTTTGGTGTGCCTTGGACTGATGACCGGGCAGACATTGCTTACACCATCCGTCAGTTGAAGCAGTGGTTGCTGAACACCAACAAGAATATGGTGACTGAGATCATCATGCACTCCGACTTGTTGACCATTCTCCAAGAGAACAACCTCATCAAGTCTTACATGGGCATTCCTGCCGCTCTGTTTATGCATAATGGTAGTGCTGACTTTGCTACTGCTAACCAACAGCCTCCTAGCTCCTTTGTGACCCTAGGTCCTGGTGGTGACTTGTATTCTATTGGCGGTCTACGTATTCGGGTAGTAAACGGTCTATACCGTGACCCCGTAGATAATCAGATTAAGCACTGGTGGCCTGCTCACAAAGTTGCTTTGGTGGCTGCTCAGCACATGAATGATCCTAATGCGAAGTTGGGCATGACCCAACATTGTGTGGGTGAAGCTGAAGATGGTAGCCCCGGCGTTTATGTACGGATGAGTGGTAGCCAAGAGCCCCCCGCACCTCCGGGACGGGTAATGCAAATGGGTGACGCGTTCTTACCGTTTGCTATTTACCCTGAGTGGATCAGCATCTTGGATGTTTGCGAGCCTGATGATATCCGCGCTAATCAGATTCTGCAATCTGACCTCGGCTTCGGCACCTTCTAGACTCGTTCTCTTATTCCTATTCCTTCGACTAATTGATAATTAACCATGCCTACTATTCCACTCAATGGCACGCCCGGCTACCGCTTCCTATGGCAGTTATGGCCCTCTGGTCGGACCGGCGGTCTCAGCTACTACTCTCAGTACACTGAGGTTCTCTCTGGTTTAGGTCTTAGCTGGACTAAACCCGCAGCCGCTGGTCCTGTTGAAACTCCCAGCTACAACGTTAGCGTTGCCGCTGGTAAGGCTTACTTAGACGGTGAGCTTGCAGTATTGCCCGCTGGCGTTACTGTCGCTGTAGCTCCTCTGTCTGTTATGCCTCCTGTTAACGGCATCAACGACTACTACATCTACTTGAATCCCACTCGGGTGCTCCAACCTGTACCTCGTGGTGATGCAGCTCCTACTACTTACCTGAACGGCGCAGCCGTTGGTAAAGGGGCTCAATACGCTGAGTGCATCGACTTTGGTGATTACCTCAGTGCTACCAAGTTCTATGAGTATGACGGTGCCGCTTGGGAAGAGTTTAACCCTATCTTCAGTGCTCCTTCTTTGCCCGCCCAGAAAGGTCGTAATCGTAGCTTTGGCAACGATATGCTGCCCACTGTGGCCGCTACCAACTTTACTGTTGGTGCTCTAGAAAAACGGGTATATATTGAGCCCAATTACCCCCCTTATACTAACTCCAGCTCTAAAGCCCTTTTGCGCGGCGGCGCCTCCCTTGAGTTAGGTCGCTTAAGCCTCTACTACTACACCTTGCCTTTGAGCATTGTAGCTACTGGGGTTGATGAGACTGACACTCTGACTGTTGATGATGATACCGCTGCTGTGTTGGCTGATATGGTCACTGCTGCTGGTAGTGTCAGCAACTTGGCCGTCAAGTTGACATTCACGTCTGCTGTGTTTGCCGGCAGTCCTAATACCGTGTCTAGTAACGTTACTGCAATCTCCGGCAATACCATCACGGTAGCTGCTGATTTGACTGAGAACCTGACTGACGCTGTATTGGTTATCGAACCTCAGAATGCTGGGCGGTTTTACCTGCTAGACCGCAATAAGAGCGACCTACTTGATGTTAACGGTGTATTAGCTGTCTAAGCTGATACTTTAGAATAACCTTGGGAGTTTGCCCAGCTCTATTTAATAGGGCTGGGCATTCTTCTTAGCCACCAACTTAGAAAAACATTATGGCGTATCGATTAATCGTGACGGCCCCAACTAAAGTCACTGTAGGGGGCAAGACTTACCAATTCACCAATGAACACGTGGGGGAATCTCTATTGTTACCTGATAATGAAGCCCGGGCTATTTTAGGCTCTGAAGCCGGCGGCAATTTCCGCTTAGTATCTTCTGCTGCTCAAGGCACTCCTTTAACCATCCATAAACGGAATATTAGTCCGGTCGTTAAGCCTAAAGTAAACGTACCTAAACTGACTAAGCATGCTGAATGGGCTACCCCTTATGCCCCAGGCACCGTAGCTGACCCTAACTCTCAGTATTCTGCTCCTGTCGTAGAGGAAGTAGAAGCACCTGAGCCTAAGGTAGAAGCAAAGTCTGTTGAAGAAACTACGGCTACTGCTATTACTGAGCCTGAACCGGTAGAACTCATTGCCGGGCTAGACCCTAAGGCTCATTGGTCTAAGGTCCGTTCTCGGGTGCTTGAGCTAGAAGATGAGAGTCCTATCGACTATGATGCCATTCGTGCCATCAAAGAAGGGTTTTCTACTATGCAAGCTGTAGTCCGTGAATGTGACCGGGTGCTTGAATTTGAAGCTACCGAGCCTACCGCCGAATAATCTATACAATAGCCAGACTCGATTATGAGCACCAACTACTCCTTTGGAAATAGATTCAGTTACCCTGAGGCAGATGGTGTCGGGTCTGGCATTACTTCTGCTACCGCCCAAGAATTAGAAGATGCAGATTTAGAAGCAGTCTCCCCTGAGTTGGCTACTATGGCTCAGATGGTTAGAGACTACTCAGTATTGTTGGCTAGAACTCGTACCCTAGAAATATTCAACGTTATCACTAAGCAGTCTGACCCGAAGATTGCTTTGAAGTTAGCCGGCGCAAAGGATAAGAACACGAATAATAACGTTTTCTCAGGGTTAGATGAAATCCAAACGTTGATGTTTGGCGACCCTAGCCGTGCTGCCGGGGCTATCAACCAGAACAAGTTGAATATGACTTTGTTCTCTGACGGTATCCGCCGTGCGAGTGCCGCCCTAACCGCCGCCACATTATTAGCTAAGTTGCCCGAAGTACAACGGGAATATGCCGCTGAATTAAGGGCAGACGCCATTGCCGATATAGACCGCATTGTAGTCACTTATCTACGGTCTGAGGCAGCTACAGGCGGTGGCTCTACAGCTAAGGATGAAGATAAACCGCCTGTTGCGTTTTACTTTGTGCCAGCAGACTTTGAATTACCCAATGACCAAGAACTGGTATTGGAATGGTATTGCCCTTCGTTTACTACTGCTTGGTCCGTTGTTCAAACTTATCGTGGCAGTGTCTCCACATGGCACTTGGTGTCTGACTTAGCTGACTGCATTAACCAATACACAATACAGAGTGTGGACGGCGCTCTATTGGCTATTGCTGAGTTAGGTGGTAGGGATGTTGTTAACGAAGGTAAGTGCCACGCCTTATCGTTCTATCCTCGCCGTCCGATTAATGGTGTTGTAGGGCATTCTATTAACGTAAGGATTCAGACTAAGCCCATAGCCACCCCTGATACTGAACAGTTAGTCATAGGGGCCGTTAAGACTAACCCTGGGGCTTCGGTATATGGTAAACCACCCTTCCGCTGGGGCACTGTCCCCGAGTCATTACAGGACTACCCGGTTAATGGATCTATAATCATCCTTTACTTTAACCGTGCGTCTTCGCTTAACGCTAGACAGTTAAATGAGGCTTACACACCTATTGTCTTGTACTTCCGTAATAAAAAGGTGTACGAAGAGGGTGATGCTGCCCCACCCCAAATGACTGAGTTTGCCTATAGGTTACAGCCTTGGCAGCCACATTTGTCTGAGGTAGATGAAGAGCCTGTGCTAATAGAAGAAACCTTTGACCGGATAATGGACGGCACCGGCGACCCTGCGGAGCAGCTAAACCTAGATAACTCTAGATTTTCTCAGGTGGCACTACAACTATTAGAAGGGCTAGCCCGCATCAACTTAAAGACTAAAGCGACGGGCGCTATTATTCGCAATGACCCAACAGAAGTAGCCCAACCTATGTCTGCTGTAGAGTTAGTGGGATGGTCTTTGACTAAGAGCATGTCCCATATCACTATGGACATCATCAAAGTGCCCCCGGATATTGAAATAGCCACTGGGGATTATGTTGGTCCTAGGACGCCATTTAGCAGCAAACCTAGAAGCCTAGTCATATCTGTTAAGAACCGTAGTTACTTCCAAGAGTTAGGGGCTATGGCAGCTAATGAAACCGTTAAGTTAGTTAGCCGTAAGCCTAATAACTTATGGCGGGCTATTGTCGATGAGCATGAATCTGTACAGGACTTTAGGCGTTAACCATGGGCCATCCAAGAATTAAGGCTTTATACCCTACTGAGGGGCAAATAGTTAGGGCACTTATAAACGCTATAGCTAACCACAGGGACGTAGCTAACGCTGATGTTTATTATCCGTATGTGACTGGTGACCGGAACATAGTTCGTAAGGTGCCGCTGGCTTCTTATCGTACCTTTGCCGGCACTGAATATATTGAGGACGGGCTGACCTTATCTGTATACTTGCCAGGCACTAATCAAGGATTAGGTCGGGCTATAACCTATGAAAATCATCATTTAGGTAATGCTTCGATGCAAGAGTGGTCTGTTAAGGCTACTGTCCGGTTAGTCGTTCACTTATATTATCGGGAGGCTAGCTATAACGCCCCTACTATTATCTATTCAGAGCAGTCTAGCCCAATTAACGATATAGTTAACGCGCTGCCCCATGGTCGGATGTTGCAGTATAAAGAAGGTTTTGACCAACCAGTTGATTTACCTGGAGATACTTTACAAGAGCATTTGCCGGAGACTCATTTTGTAGGGCAGAAGATGTTACAGGTTAATATTCTGCCTGGTGAGGAGATATTAAGGAATTGGATGGCCATATTGCGCGGCGTCATTAGGGATATTAACGTGCTGAAGCCATTTACGGTTAGGAATCCTACTATCCAGTCTGTTAATTATGAGACGCCTAACTGGGAAGGAAAGGACAAGATGAACTTAGTCTTTCATTCCGCGTTTATGGTTGTTACTTACGACTTATATGAACCGCCCCGTGCCCAGGACTATATTTTGCCCAAGCCCAACTTTGTGCTGCAGTCTGGTAACCCAGAAATAGACGATGTGAGATCCTTTGTCTCATAAGGGTTTTCGGCTAGCTACCACATAATTAGTCAAAATCAACTAATTGTATGAGTAGGGGCTGACGCCCTATGTAGTGTAATAAAAACATCACGCTAGTAGCACCTCATGGCTGACTATACCTTTCCACATATTTCGTTTGATTCTCGAATCTTAGGGCCCGTTCCTTCTACTGCTCCCTGGCGTGATGGTTACGCAATCATCGGGGAGTTTAACCGCGGGCCCCTACGCCCCATTTCTTCCAAACAGCGTTCTGTATTAGCCTCTTTGTTCGGCGAAGATAGCAGCTCTGGCTCCATTGCTCTTCAACAAGCGTTACAACAGGGCGCAGCTAATGCCACCGCTATTCGTGTCGTTCCTAGTACCCAGCCTGGATATCTACGGTTCTACTTAGCCGGTGAAGATCCTAACGTGGTGCCCAAGACTGGTTTTGAGTCTGGTGTTAGCACCACTAACGTATTAGACGTATTCAACCGGACTACTGGTTTCCGCCTGACCTTTGATTATATTGGCAGCCCTGTTAGTGCCGTTACTCATTATGGAGAGCTGCGTACTGAGACTGGACCTGTAACCCACCCTGACTTTTTCGGTCGCGGTCAGTTCAACTTTAATGCTAAGTATATCCAGAAGGGTAACTTTGCTGAGCCAGTGGTTTACGAAGATGACGAGCAGACTTTAGACTTGAGTGTTCGTAACTCAGCGCCTGGTGAATACCAAGTTGTTACTTACATCGAAGGGAATAACAGTTACGTCGAGCAGTTCTTAAACCCTGGTTTTTCTTTACTGTCCGAAGAAAACGGGCAGCAAGAAGGTTTGACTATCGCATCTGAGCCCTTCACTATTAATGAAGATACAGGGCTTAAAGGTATTGTAGTTACAGGTCATTTTAGCCCTACTACGACTATTAACGGTGTTGTAACCGGCACTTCTGGGCTGCGGGAAATCACCTTCGACGCTACTCTTGGTGCGTTGGGTGCCGGTTGGGAGCCTACTGCTGAACAACTGACTATTTTAGAAGATGCCGCGCTATTAGTTAACGAAACTGTTTATCTAATTGACAGCGCCGATGCTACTGATGATACGGTAACTCTGCAAATAGGCAGTAATCTAAGCTCTACTGTAGAGGCTGGTTCTCGGGTGACCTTGGCCCCCCGTGTAGGTAGTATTACCCCCGGCAGCACCACTTCTACTTTGACTATTAAAGGTCTGCCTGATGCTGCCATTGCGGTGGGTACTAAATTGACCTTTGGTCACTCTAAAGAGACTTTTGTTGTTGATGCAATCACCACCCCCTATGCACCCTTAACTGGACTAGTTACGGTAACCGTGACTGGTAATATCGCTAATAAGACCAAGGTCGGCGATTATATCGTTCTCACTGCCCCTAATACCGCTGCTGTAGAGAAAGCCTTCCGGGTTCACTTCCCTGCTAAAAGTAAGATTCTGGTATCTTACGCTTACGTACAGACTGATACCTTCGCTAACTTAACTGCTCAGCAAGCGGGTTATAAGTATTTTGAAGTACCCAGTTTGGCTGAAGCTGACGCTTTCTTTGTATTGGAGGAAGGAAACGGTAATAAGCCCATTGAGTTTAAGTATTTGACCTCACCACTGTCTCTTAATGCAGCTACTCTGTTGGGACAAGAATCTGTAGGGATTAAAATCCTTTATGGTTTGCCTAATGATAGTCGCTTGAACCTCACTTTGGGTACTCAGTGGACTGTACCCTTTGTACGGACGCAAGTAGTAGTTGGTGGTCGTGCTGGTACTCCTGAAGCTTATCCTAAAGGTACTCCGCTGGCTAATATCATGCGGGATTTGGAGTATGCTATTTACGCCGACCCCGCATTCTCTTCCATGACTAGTTCTGTAGAGAATGTTATTGGGATTACACCCTACATGTTCCAGGTCCGTCCTAGCATCACTGGGTTGGAGTCTAATCGGTGTCTGTGGAACTTGGTTCGCTATGTAGCTGGACCTGAGCTGGTCTTCTCTAGCTATGACGCTGGCGACTTTAACGTAGAGTCTGTCAATAACGTTATCTTGGATCACCCAGAAGACTATGGCGTTACCTTCAATGGGACTTATTACCCCATCGAGTCTGCCACTAGCACTTCTGTGACGTTTGACATGCCTGTTGATGTAGAGGCGGCGTTTGTCTCTACTCTTTATGCCGGGGCTCCTATTCCCTTAGAGAGTCAAGACCAAACCCGTGATATCTTGATGTCCTTAACTAAAGACGGGATTTACACTCAGGATAACTACGGCGCCGCTAGTTACTATCCGTATAAAGGAGGTCGTGACAGCGGCTCTTTTGCTTACCGTGACTTCTATACCCTCGATGGTCGTCCTCTGGTTCGAGTTCAATCTTTGAGCCCTGGTGACTATGGTAATAAGATTCGGGTAACTCTTATTCCAGATGAAGTTACTGAAGGTAGCGCTCGGTTTTATCTACAAGTCGAAGATACTTCTGCTGAGGTTGGCATTGGCGGACCTAAAGTAGAGTCTTTCTACTTGGATAATAAGGCTGTTAATACTGACACTGGAGTCTATGTAGAGACTGAGACCTCTAACTTGGTCCGAGTATTCTTAATCCCTGCTATTGAGCCTAGCAATCCTATTGTTCGTGCCCAATTGTTAACCTCGGAGATTTATACTCAATTACCTCTGCGTTTGGCACCACCTTTGGAAGCCCAAGATAACTCCTATGCTTCTGGGTTTACTCGATTTAGCGCACAAGGCTCTACTACTATTGCTGACGTCTTCCTTCGTAAAGGCACTAACTTCTCCGCTGCCGATGCTACTTCTGCTGTAGAAGCTCGTAAGGCTGGCTACTTAGAAGCGCTAGAAAAAGTACGTTCTTTGGACGTTACTTGGATTGGTATCGCTGGTATTTACTACGGTGATAGTGACTACAAAGAAGTCTTTGAGACTCTCAAAGAGATTGTTGACTCTAGTGGTCCATCTACTGGTGGTTTCCGCCGGGCAGTAGTCCAACTATCTCCCACAGTCACCCCTCGCTCTGCGGGTACGATGCGTACTCAGGTTAATTCCCCACGCTTTATTCAGATTGCTGGTATGGCCCAAGGACGGAGCATGAGCGGTATTGCTTACCGGAGCGAGCCGGTAGTAGGCGCTTATATCGGGTTAGGCGCTAGCCGCGGTCCTCACTTGAGCCCGGCCTCTACCTACGGTGAGCGCTCTGTCGTGGGTATGACTTATAGCTCTATCAATCCTACTCCTGCTACGTTGGAGGCCTATACCCAATCTGGCACTGAGGTCTTCTACCGTGACCCCGGGTTGAACGTGTTCAAGTTCTTGAATGGTATTAGTTCTACGACTAATAACCTGTTGCGCCATGTCTCTGTAGTCCACTCTTGGGACCAGGCCCGCGACCGGATTTATCAATCGTTGTTAAGCTACCGTTCTCAGAATATCAGCCCCCAACTGTTGAGCCGTATTGCTAGCGCCTGTGACGCTGTGTTGGCTGAGTTTGTACGGAACGAAATGTTGTCTGCTTACCAGCCGACGATTTGCGATGCCCGTAACAATAGTGAAGATGATGCTCGTCGGGGCATTATCAACATTCTAATTCAGGCTCGTCCTATCTTCCCTGGGGATTACCTCAAGGTTACTGACATCTTGGACTTCCGGTCTTCGTTGACCATTAACGCACTGCCTGGACCTCGTGTCGACCAGTTCTAGATAGCGTATTCATTGTTCTAGTAATGGGGTAGGTATCTTGCGGTGCCTGCCCCATTTACTTTCGGATTTCTTTCTATGTCTTCGATTATTTCCCGGGCGGCGATTAATAACGCCATCCTAGACCCTTTCCAGGGGTTTGATATTGACGTATTTGTACAAGACCAGGCCACTGGTGTTCAGGTTCTGGCAGGCTCCTTTACCTCGTTCCAATTCACCATGCGGAACGCCACTGAGCCCTATTTAGAATTAAACCAACGTGTACCTCGCCTCCTTGATGGTGTTTTCCAATTTGGTTGGGTATTAGAACGTGGTTGCTTAGACGTTCGGTTTGTAGAGCAGACCTTTGGCTTCCGGTCTATTGGTCGTGAGCTGCGGGTCAATCGTAGCCCTCGGTTCCAAATCACTTTGGAAATGAACGCCCCTGAGCTTGATGGCAATCCTATTGATGGTAGTGTTGCTTACTTTAAAGCTGGTGCCAGTGGTCAGGCTGCTGCTGGTGAAACGCGTATGGCTAAGGGTCGCATTCGTTTAGTTTATGCCAAGACTGACGCCTTGACCTTTGGTGCTATGGCCGGAGGCTCTGTGGTCGCTAACCGTTGGGAAGGGCTGTGTGAAGGTATTTACCGTTCTGATGAGGTTAGTGGTTGGGCTGGCATTCAGACTGGTCAAACCGACATTGATCAGGATGTAAGCTTGGCGCAGAGTAGGGACCAAATCGAGCGAAATAACGTTAATGGTTCAGGCGGTATTATTCGGGCTACTAGTGACTTTGAGAATACCTACCCTAGTTGGTTAAATAACTACTTGCCTACCGGAGCTTCTGAAACTACTACTGTTGATATTTAGTAAGCTGAACTTGGTAGAATCATAAGCGCTAGGGGTTCTATGAGCCTCGGCGCTTTAACTTATTTGTAGTAATAGACGTTGGTTGTATGTCAACAGAAGACCTAAAAGGACAGATAGAGAAGTTAGAGAAGGAGCTTAAAGCCCTAGAAACGCTACAACAGGATAAGTTAGAAGCAGTTAGACGTAGTACTTTATTTGAGAATAATCTTGACCAACTAATAATCCAAGGTAATCCTTTAGCACTCGAATACTCCCGAGCCACAGCTAATGTAGCTTCGAAAAAGGCAGAATTAGACGCCAAAAAGAAAGAGTCAAACCCTGGCACGACTACGCAACAGACAACTGGCCTGAGTGTAACACCATCATCTCCAAGTACAACATCCACAACTACTGCCTCAGCAATAGGCAAACCCAACAAACTAGCACCTTACTTTCCAGGCTTTACCACTGACGATAAAGGTAATAGCACCCCTAAGATGGGTGCTTTATGTCATCAACAGCGTCCTGCCGCGGTACCGGTCTGTGCTATCACTGACTTAGAAAACAAAATCATAATGTCTAACACCAACAAAGCTGGTGATTGGGTAGTGCTTAAGGCAAGGACTAATATAAATAATTATTGGGATGCGTCGACGGCGTTTTTCCAGTGTACGGTGGCAGCTACAGATACTACTGCTGATATCCCACCAAGTCCTGGCGGTATAGCGCGGCATATGCTGGTTAGGAGTAGTTTTGATAAAGGCGTTAAATATTCAGACGAGGCTCAATTAGGCAGTACGTTAGCTATCAGGTATGGGAAAGACAAAGCAGATGCGGTAAAGACAGCTATTTTGAACCCACAAAATTACACTACATATGACACTCAGGGAAGTCAATCTAGGAAGGTAAAAGGTATATCTATAGATAAAATAGACGCTGCTTTTAGAAACTTGCTACCTGACATTTCAAAGGCTAAGACTCCGACAGGCGAAGTAGACGAAAAGAAAAAACAAGTAACAGACGACGCGCTAAGGCAACTATTAGATTCACTTAAAGTAACTAACCAAATTCAATCTGAGCCTAGGGGTATTGTAACTGAGGAAGATTTACAAGCTGCCTTAAATGACCCTAACTCAAAGTTAGCTCAATTTTTTGCGGCTGCCAGTAGTATAGAAAACAGTGAGGAGTTAGAAGCTGGACTAACAGATGGAGAGAAAGAAGCTAAAGCAGCAGCAACCCAAGACGAAATAGAAGAGTTTCCCTTAGATATCCTTGACGAGGTCTGTATCTTCTTTGGCTACCTAGATACCATGCGTCCTGTAACGCAGCAGGATATAGCCGAAAATCGGTTATTACGGCGTGGAGTTTGGGTAATTGACACAGTCACTAAGAGCGGCGGTGCTTCAGCGGGCATAGTCTGGACAGTGCAGTGCCGAGACCGTCTGAAGTATTTAATGGATACCTTAGGGTCGTTTAATACGGCGGCGAATAATGACTTATTAATCGGGGATATTTTAGCGCAAAAGCCTGGTGATAAGGCAGAAGGGGCATCCCCTCCTCCAGCAAAGTCAGAGAATGCCGCTAAGAATGGCGCGGCGCCTGCTGCAGAACCAACTACGTTAAAGAATAGTAGGTCGTTAGCCATTCTTTATATTGCTCGCACGGGTATTGGCGATTTAGGAGATTTCAATGTAGGGGGTAGATTTATAGAAAAGGGGTTTATTTTGGATATATCGGATTACGCTATGGCAACGTCATCAGAAGAGCCGGGCACTGGCGCCAGTGAAGCTGATAAAGGAGATAGTAGTAGTGTAGCCCCCCCCTAATAATGCAGATATAGGTAATGCGTATCTTCTAGGATTTTAATTATGGCTGACTCAACAGCTCCTCCCACTCCTGAAACTCCAGTGGCTCAGGTGCCCGCCGAACCTACTACTGACGTTACTGCCAGACCGAGAATAGAAGCGGGCGGCTTTGACCCATTCATTCCTTGGAAAGGCTCTACTGGCAGTATGTCTACGAACGTAACTGTAGACTCTAGCGGTCAATCAGTGCCTACTAATAAAACCGACAATTTTGTAGTAGTCAGCCCTAATGAAGGTAACTTTGCTGATTATTATAAGATTGCTAGAGAGGACCAAGCTAAACAACAGCCTGGTACTAACAACCTTCTGCTAGAGAATGTCGCAAAGCGATATAACAAAGAAATCAAAGACATTACTTTAGAAGACTTCAGTAATTATTTGCTGTCTAATACTGATGAAGCAGTCGCCTTGACTACGCCTGATGCCAATAATAACTTCACTCAGTTCAGTGCAGGTGGCACGTTACAAGGCAGTACGCGTAACAAAGCATTATCTAAAGAGCTCAAGTTCAACATAGTCACAGGTAGAACGGCATATGAAAGTCAAGTAGAATCCTACTTTGGCACTAACTTTGTTGTAACCGAGCGTGGTCCGTTGGAGTTTATCAAGTTTCTTAGTCAGCAAGAGCCCTGGCCCACTATCGTCTTTGCTGATAGCCGCACTGGTGAGTATTGGTATGTGGTGCGTGGACTTGATGTAAGTGGTTTAGGGGATGGGTCTAGGTTTAACAGGACTTACTATTTCCGGCAATATCCTGAGGGAGTGGCACCGCATATGGCTACCATGCTTCATTCATTCAGAGAAGAGCGGTCGGCTATTAGTAAACGGACTAACATCATTGTGCAGAGTCACGCTATCAGTGATAGCAATGGAGAGAAAAATAACCTAATCCATTTATCAATTATCCCACCGGGTTGGAGAGACCGTGCGTTCGCCTGTAGTTATTTTACAGTTACCGATGATACTGCCGTTGATAGTCCCGGGGCGCTAATTGCGGTGGCATTTGCCTATGCTCGGGTATTAAGTAAGGAAGTAAAAGCGGCGGCGGCTACTATGCTCGGCGACCCCAGTATCATCCCAGGAGAGGCTATACAAGTTATAGGCTCGCCAATGCACCAAGGATATACTGACCCAGATAAAGGGGCTGCAGATCGAGAAGTATTTATGGAAATGGCTCAAGCTTATGAGGACACATATAAAAGGATGGCTGACTTAGTGAGGTCTGATGCTTCTGGTACCGCAGGGGCTAGTGCTGCAGACAACGAAGGTAACTTTTTACAAAATATGTTAGGTACTGCAGCTAATGCATTAGGGTTTGGTAATGGCAGTGGTAGCGATGCAGCAGGCGGGGGCGGCGGCGGTGGTAAAAGCCCAGTAGATCTTAAAATAGCCAACAACGCAAATGGTGGACCGGTGGTATTTGAGACTACCCAAAACGCCACCGATATGCCAGAAGTATTAACTTTGGCTGCCCAAGAGCGTCAACAGTTATATAGGAATACGATTATGTTTGAGCCGGAGCCTAATTCAATGTGGCGAGTTGAAGGGGTAGTAGATAGGTTTAATGATGGTACTGAGGGGTATTACACCGAGTTAACCTTATTAAGCTGCTTTTAAAACATCATGGCTATAGCGGACGAGATTTTCTTTGATAATAAGTTTACGGAGATGCAGCGTTGGCCCCAGCAAGACCAGCGTAATAATGTCTTATACTCTGGCGTTGTCCAGACTATATCTCCGTTAAATAGGCTTAATGGTACTTTGCACGTCCGCGTGCCTGACCTCCATAGCATTCTTAAGTGTGATGCTTCTGGACCGTATAGCTCTTACTTTGTGGGAGATACTAGGGATTATTACGAAGGCGACCATGTTCTTATTGCTTTTGTAAATGGTAAGTCTGAGCGCCCAGTGGTAATAACCACGATCCCACATCACAACACTGAGGCTGAATTTCTAAACGATATAATCCCTACCATTGGGCTTGAGTCAGACGTATCTGGCAAGCTTAATTTACCCAGTACGGCTCCTCAAGGGTATCTACCAGGGGCTATTAATAATAACTTTCAGGTTAGTGGCACTGTCCATAGGATGAGATATGCGCCGCTAGAATCATTTCACTCTAACTATCATCCTGTGGCGGGGCACTGGGTTGACTCATTAGGTAATGAGTTCCATTACCCATCCCATACGTTTGCCATTAAGGCTACAGAGATTCAGCATATAATCCGCGCTCCTAAGGAGTCATTAGACCCAGTACTAAGTCCTTTTGCAGAGGCTGAAGATAAGATTAACGTCTTGAAAGTAAGTGGTGAGATGCAACACCCACTGCGTCTACAAGAAGGGTCGGATGATTACTTGTGGGAGCCTGTAGAGTACCCGGTAGGAGAAACTGGTAAGCAACTGGGACATGACTTTTTAATTGAGAAGTCTCAGGAAATCTTTCCTGTTAAGACGCCTGAGATGATATTAGAAGAAGCACAACAGGAATCAGACGCTGCTAAGTTTCTTAAAGCCTGTTTGAGTCAGAACGTTGACTTGGGGGCAGACCTATTTAGTGTGGTGTTAGGTGCTGGAGAAGGATTAATAGGTGCTGCGTTAGAAGCACTTAACTCCTTCTTGCCTGATTTTTTACAAGTCAGTATGCAAGATGGTGAGATACAAGTAGGTCCATTAGTAGTTAACAGCGAAACTGGTCAAGTGGGTTTTCAAGGACAAGCATTTGGTCAGCTACTACAAAAACCCCTTGCTGAATTGAATAGCCTACTGCCCGACTTCATGGGGCTTAATATTACGGCAGAGTCTATAGGTCTTGGAGGTCAGACTCTCAATTTTAGTGATTTACAAAACTTTGCTTCAGGGCAGTCACAGGGTCTAGGTCCTTTAGATGTAACTATGGGGGATGACGGCGGATTAAGGGTTATGCTTGGCGACTCTGAGGTTGTTAACCTAACTCAGCTGGCGGTTAATCAGGTGGGTAATATGGCTAACGGACCGCTTAGTGAAGTCAATAGTCAATTACCACCCGGTATGGATATTAGTTATAGTATCGGTGCCGACGGTAAGCCTATCGTCAAAATAGGACCATTAACCTTAGACCTAAGTAATCCATCCCAGATATTATCTTTTGACCCCATGTCTATGATGGAGATGCTTACTCAGCATATACAGAACTTTGTGGGAGGGCTTATGAATCAACTACCTAAGCCTATACAAATGCTGGCGTTGGCATTATGGGAGGAGCTTAACATAGGTGGCTTATTTACTGGGTTACTAGAGGCTTTAGGATTACCAGAGGAGCCTAGCGTGATTAAGTCTACCTCTTATAAGTCTTGTGCGGTTGATTCTAGTGGACCTAGACTGCCCACTTTCGATCCCACTAACTCAGGGCCGCCCCCCATTACTAACACGTCAGACTTCACTGTCCCTACTGAACCTATAGGTCAATTTGATTTTGACTAAGCTAATTATGTTTTTACCTACTGGCCAACCTACTGAGATATTAGCTCGACAGTCTAACGATGACTTACGGTTCTGCACTGCCATGCATACTGCTGGTATCCCAGGCGGCTTTCAAACAGCTGCTATTTTACTTAGCTATCATGCTTCTCACTCGATGTATGACTTGCTTAATCTAGTAAAGCTGACAGGAAACTTTGGGCAGGCATACTGTGCTTCAGCATTAATGATATTACTAGGCAGAGAACTAGAGAAAGAGATGTCTGACTTAGGAGCTCTACAACTAACTCAGTTAGTAGAGACCGCATACAGTCAAGGTTTGCCCAAGTTAAGTGACTTGCGCCGCGCCCACATTACACCTAAAGAAAACTTACAGGCTATAGCTGACTGGTTTGGCTATGAATCCTTTGTAGACCCATTAGAGATGATAGATAACCCTAGGGTGTTTATTAACTGGGCAAAAGACACGTTGGGGTATCAATATGAACTTAAAGGGTTATATCCGTTCCACCATCATGGCTGCCGGGCATTTGTAGAGTCTATGTTGTCAGCTATGGGTCAGGATAGAATACCTAAAAGCTTAGGGTTATTAATGCTAAGGTTGTTTACTTCTACCGAGGGTCGTCCAGTAACATGATAGAAATCACTCAGGTCAGACAACCTAAACTATCTAAGCTAGCGGGGCTAGCTATAGACCCTAAAGCTCAACGTATAGGATATGAGTCTAATACTGCTTACGAAGTAGATCGTGACCGTAGCCTTGACGTTTTAAAAGGCACTGGGGTATTTACTAAACTATCTATCCAATACGGCGAATCATACCAACAAGGGCGCGGGCGTCCATCTGTAATTCAATACCGAGACTATGTCTTCTCACTAATCCTGTCTGAGTCTTTATATAACACTCAATATTATGGAGCTCAAACCTTAACAGGACAGGCGACAAAGGTATGGACTAATTACAATTATAGAGATTTATGGCCTAACTATGACCCTGGGTTGGAGCCTAACTTAGTTAATGGCTGGGGTCCGCTAGGGTCTATTGCTTTTTATTGCTACTACCTAGGCTCTAATAGTAGTAATGACTATGACTGGTTGTCTTTAATCAAGGGTTGTTTAAGGGTGGCTTGGGTAACAGTGGGTCAACGTTATCCCAATGAGTCTACTGTTAACCGCCGCCTCGTAGACTTGTTTGAGTGGAATATAGGTTTGACCCGCAAGAAGTCGGACTTGTTTGAAGAAGCGTTGACTGCCTACTGGGAATATCCAGAGATACAAAAGGTATTACGGCGCGCAGGGCAACTTGTTAAGCCTGATTTAGTGAGACAGCGGTTGTTAACAGGAGAGTATGATGCCTATACCTGGGATTTGATTATGTCTGAGGCGCCAGATAAGATACAAGAAGAATTCCAGCAGATTACTAAGAGTTTGTTGAGCCTTACTAAACCCGGTGGGCTACGCTTGATACTACAAGCTGCCATTATAGAGACTCTACTAGAGATAGGCGAGACATTAACTGAGTATGCTAACCAAAGTAAACTACAGGACCTACCAGTGCCTATCAAAGCTCATATTGCTGGGCTATGGGCGACTATAGCTGACGCCAGATTAATCCAGAACTACTTTGACCCGGTGCAGGCTAATAGAAGGTTTAAGCGTAATGAGAATCTTACGTTATGGTTGCGCTTAGCTGGGATAGACCGACCTGATTTAGACCTTAACTCCAGTCAATACCGGCTCAACTTCTTTGATTAATTATGGCTGTATTACCACAAGATTACGACTTAAATGAGCTGTTATTCCCTGGTGACAGCGGTGCGCCGATTACTTACGGCTCAGTGGATATTAGTACCGGTACGACTATTACGGCCTCTACTGAAGTGCCCTTAGTTCGCGGGGCTGAGGATAATGCTGTTAACGTCACTATATTAGGTGGCGATGTAGGGACTATAAATCCTAACGACTTTAGTGTGACGGCTATTAGTCCTGATCGTGAGACTTCTGTTAGGTTGCCAGTACAAGGAATTACTGCTGCGACCCAGCCTAATTCATTTAAGTTAACTCCAGGATTACCTGAAAACTTCGTAGATGGCTCGCAGGTTGTTGTTAGTTATTTAGGTGCAGAGAGTAATAGTTTGCCTGTGGCAAATGGCACTTACCCTACACTGCCTGTTTATGAGGCTAATCAAGCGTCGGAAGAACTATTAGGGTTATATGCTCAAGCTGGTGCTGCTTTGAGCGGAGCCGGTGGTGGCGGTCAGTCTGATAATGGAACCCTAGAAGGCATATTAGCTGCTTCCGGTAAAGTGACTATTGACGCTAAAGATGACATCTTAAGGAAAGAAGCGCTAAGGGGTGCAGCTAAAGAGACTGCTACTCGTTATGGTGGCTTAACCGAATTATTAAATGGCAATCATATAGCTGATGAAGTTCTTAAACTAGGGCTTTGGACTGCCAGCATGGGATTAGGCAACTTAGATGTAGCCGACCAATTCAGGAAATATAAGACTACGTTGGCCTATTCTATGTCTCGGCTGGGCTTCATTATGAAGAAGTATGACTTCACCAATAAAGGTAGTGTAGTCGTGCAGAGCTCTAACGCGTATAACTCATCTGCTCAGAGTCACAGGTTTAATTCTGGGACTGTATTTGACATATATGCTCCTACAACGATGATTAACACTGAATATTTAATTCAGCAGTCGTCTAATGCTACGTTGAGACAAACGGGGATTGACCAGCTAAGTTGTTTTTATCGGTGGCATCGCGCAGAAGAAGCGATGATTAACCAGACTAAAAAAATATATAACTACACTACTGACCAAGTAATTAATGGAGGCAATGCCTTAGATGAGGTTTATAACGTAGCCACTTATAAATACTTAGATGGAGTTAATGTTCATATTGGCGGGTTTGGTTCGCCATTGGGCGGCGGAATTGGTGGGGCAATTGGCGGCGCCGTAGGTGGAGCGGTTGGCGGGGCAATTGGCGGAGCTGTAGGTAGTGCTGCTAGTGGAGGCGGTGGCAGTGGGGGTGGTGGAGGCTCAAGTTCTGGCGGTGGAGGCTCAAGTTCTGGCGGTGGTGGCGGCAGCGGGGAATTCTCTTTAGATGGGACAGAAGAAAGTATAAGTCTAGATGGTGTAGAGTCTGCGTTAGGTGGCGCTGGTGATGTTGCAGGGTCAGCAGTTAATGCTGGTATTGATGCAGCACAAGGCGGTATTGATGCGCTCACAGGTGGTGAGTTACCGGGCTTGACAGACCCTATCAAATCTAACTATACGCTTAGCGCTACAGGTAACGTTAACCTGTTTAGTCTATTAGGGCGGCTATTAGTAAAAGCCAAAGACTCAGTTTTGGCTATGGCTGAGAATATAGTCTTAGATGCTACTAAAGATATATTTATCCGAGCTGCTGAAAAACTGGCATTAGAATCTAAGCACAATCTTAATATCACCTGTAGAGAAGGACAGTTAATCATAGACGCCGAAGAGATTATCTTTAGAAGTCCACGCCCAATCCAATTTAACATTGGTGAAGGGCCTATGTATATGCAAGAAACCATTGCCGGGCTATATGAAATAGAGAACCCAGACTTAATGAGACTGCCTGAGCTATTTGTCACTGCAGTAGAAGACTTAGCTCCTATTGATGAAATACCGGCTGAGGGTGGCGAGGCTATTGGTGTAGAGGGCCCTGCAGAAGGTGGCGGGCGCCCTCATGCTGGCGTTGCTGCTGGAGCTATTGATGAGATACCTGCTGAGGGGGCTGTACCAATTGAGGTAGAGGAAGTAGAAGAATTAATAACTGAAGGACCACTTATTAAATATGTGGTTATTGTAGAGCAGACCCCAGACCCTTCTCCTGGCATGATTACTTCACCCTATCCATTAATGGGGTACCCAACTTCGCCGCTGCCTGCCCCAGTAGCCCAACCTAATAATGGTATTGTTGCCAGTCCTGTTTACCCAGCTGCTTAACCATGGATAACATTTATTTACCAGCCCACTTACAAGACGATACTGACCCTGGATACAGACCACCACCAACTTATGCTGTGAAAGAGCTATCTGGTCAGTATGCTACTGTTGCGTATCCGATGGGGTTGGGGGAATTAGTTGACTTTTTTTATAGCGGGGACAGAGTGTTCCGTGGGATTGTTATTAGGCGCTCAGGTAGTACTCAAGACGCTTTAGTTTTATTAAGTAAGAAGTGTGTGGGGACTGAGCAGGTGTCTCGTATGTCCGCTGTTAAAGTCTTCTAGCCGCTAGGTTGCTAATAGGTCTTTAGTTATTTGTTATATGGCTAGCATTACTTTACCTATTTCCCAGCTGGACCAGGCATACGGAGTGGATTTGTTACTAGATGGGTCTAAAGACTTATCTTTGGATACTTATGAGCCTGACTTGGCAGCAGTGGTAGGGCCTAAAAGTGTAGCTACTAGTCTTCGGCGACGTCTCACTACTACTCCTCAAGGTTTTACTCGTATGGTCAAGACTGTGGATGGGTATCGCGCCGTAGACGAAGGGTATGGGTCTATCTTGATGTCTTTCTTGTCAGCACCTATTACTAGTCAATTTTTAGATGCTATTGTCGAGGAGGCAGAGAAGACTGCTTTACAAGACTTACGCATTGCTAGCACTCAAGGCAATATTGTCGGTGTAGATATGAGTGAGGTTAAGTTACAGCTATACAGCACTGTGGAGCCTGAACCTATAGGTCAAGTAATTACTGGAGAGTTTGACTTAAATGGCTTGCCGGTGGGCACTGTCAATACTAATTACCAATTTGTTCTGCCCTTAGGAGGCTTAAGTTAATGGTTCAGTATAATCCTAAGTCAGTAGAGCAATATCAAGCGGATTATATTCAAGCATTGGCTGATGCTGGGTCAGGTTTGGCTTTTGATGTTACCCAAGGGTCGGTATTATATGCGTTAGCACGGGGCTCAGCGGCAGTGGCAGCCACCCAAGGAGTAGACCTTAAACGCTTAGCTGAGTCCATTACCTTATCTAACGCTAAGGGCGCCGACTTAGACGCTTATTCATCCTATGGGATTACTAGGATAGTAGCTGCCAAGGCAGTAGGTTCGGTGTTGGCTATTTCTAGTTCTAATCGTAGCGAGACTATAGCTCCTGATACAGTGTTAACTGAGCCTCAGACGGCTATTCAGTATCGAACTACGAATACGGCTCCAGTGCGTGTTGGTTACTTAGAGGCTACTATCTCTGTAGAGTCTATTGAAAGTACCACAGTAGCTAATTTACAGGCAGGCACGCGGCTTTATAGTAGTCGTCATGGCGGTATTCAGTTCATAGTGGGAAATTCCCACACCGCTGATAATGCTTATTATGGTGATTTAACTGGTGGGCGTCCTCGGGAATCAGATGACTCGTATAGACAACGGATTGCTAATTGGCTTTCGTCTCGGTCTACTACTGCTAGGGATAATGTTATGCAGCGCGTTCTTAGCTTCCCTGGTGTTACTAATGCTTATACCCGCACTAAAGCTGGCGGCGTGCTAGAAATATGGGTTGATATGGGTTTTGCCGAGGGTCAACGTATGAACACCCAGCAACAACTTGAATTGACCCAATGGGTACGTCCTGTGGTCTCTGATGGCATCTTTATAACCATAGGGGACATCATCAGGAAGTATGTTGATTTACGGTTTGATGTTAAGCCGTTCTTTAACGCTAACTTAGACACGTTGTCTACTAGGATTACTGACTTGTGTCGTGCTTATTTTAACCAACAGTTCTTAAACCAAGACTTTCAGGCTGCGCCATTGCTTAGTTTATTAAGACCGCTAGCCCCTAAGGTGTTTTTGGTTAGCCCTAAGTTTGATGTTTATGTAGATTTGGAAGAGCGGGCAATGTTAGGTACCGTAGACGTTAACTATCAGGTTTATTGAGTATGAGTGTTACCAGCAGTCCTCCTAAACTAGGTTTTATAGATTTTCTATTTACCCATTTAGGCGTAGAAGAAAATCTAGCGCCTACGTTGCTTATAGACTGGGAGCTGTGTTCATACTCTGATAAAGTGCGGACGTTGTGTCTGAAATATAGACATAACGTAGAACGATTTGAAAGGCTAGAGTTTCAACCGGTAACTAATAAAGTTAAAGTTCGAGCTCCTTTAAGGGTAAATGGTGGCGCTAAGGTTAGCTCTACTTTGACTTATAGTCGGTACACGGTTGACTTTGAAGCAAGCGATGACCCCACTCAAGTTAGGACTGCTTTATACACAGACCCTGAGGACTATAACCTTTACGTTACTAGCCGGACGGTACAGGTAGCTGAACCTACATTACAGCACGTAATCTCTGGGCAGGACGAGGAAGAGAATAGGTACCACCAGCGGACTATAGGGTCGGTGCCTGATGTGCGCGGTGTGGCGTTAGAAGTAACAAATACACTGACTGACGCTGACGAGCCTGAGTCTATTACTAATCCTCGTTTGGTTTCTACTCGATTAGATATACCGGCTAGTAGAGATGGCTTATTGGCAGCGCCAACTATAACCCATGATACTTCTGCCAAAACGCCTATTAGTATCGCTTGGGGGCTATTATCTGCCTGCTGCTTGGGTAATGACTTGTTAGTATTACACACCTTAAAAGGATTAGTAGCGGAGTTTGGCAGGCGTTCTCTTGATAGTCCGGGCTTTGAAGAAACGTTTGCGCCGGGTGCATTAGAAGATGATTTACGTAGAGATATTAGGTATAACGCTGTTTTGGGTTGGTCTATTTGTCATGCTATCCGCTATCTAAACGATAGACGTCCTCTTAATCCCGAACTGTTAAAAGGCTCTTATGTAGAGTTCTTACCGAGACTACGGGATTTGTTATTGTCTTTGGGCAGTTTATGCGCTGGCGCGGTGGTCGACGGTCTAGGCTGGTGTGCTGACTCTGTTGAGTATGGTGTTTATAATTACGGGGTGTGCTCCAGAGCGGCGTCTTATTGGTCAGCTATATTCTTTAATGAATTGCTGCCTTTGGTGTATGACCAATATGTTCATTTGCAAGCAGCCAAGTTACATCTGGTTTTATACGAGTATGACCCAGATTCTAATGACTTAGACCCGTTTTTGTTTAAAGATACTGATGACCAGGTTATAGCTGACCGCGCCTGGTGGTTATGGCAAATTGAAGATGCACCGGCGGTAGCTCATCAATACCTAAAGGATAGCTACGGCGATGGCAGCCAGTTAACTGAGTATGCCAAGGCACTATCATCTTACCTCTGGTATAACACTAAGCAGTTTGATACTGAGTCTTTGCCTGATTGGGTGTGGTCGGAGACTAAGGAGGAATATGCTTTAGGCCTATCTGCTGGTTTAGATACTAGAGAGTATCTGCCGCTTACGTGTCTTATTTATGGCTATTCATTAAAAGCGCCCGCGAACTTTGACTTAAAAGCGCACGAAGCGCAAGCATTAGTCCAGTGGGTATTGAGTCAGTTAAGGAGGATGTGGCCAACTGGACTACGTTGGGGTTCCACTGAGGTAATTAACACTACTACTTCCTTATTAGGCTCGCTGTTTAAAGCAGAGGCTTGGCTTTACTTTGACTACTACCTCACTAAGTGTTTAACAGATGACGCTAATTACCTAAGCCGAAGCCAAGGCCCGTATAGTAAAGGTTGGTTAGACCTCTATACCATTGCAGACGCCGACCATCTAATGACGGATAGTTTTGGTAATAGTTATGTGGATGATTACATTAACCGTAACAAGACGGACATCGAGCTATTTATTAGGCTGACTCTTGGGTACAGTGACGCTCTTGTTAAATACTTAAGACCTCGCCCTTATAGTTTGTTAATAGACGATAGGTTAGTCAGTGACGCGTTGGACAACTATACAGTAGAAGTCAATCAACTCAGGGGTGACCAAGCGTTTAATGAATTAGAGCGGCGTTGTATTGTGTATCAACCAGCGTCTAGGCAGTTAGTTAATCGTAGTTCTACACCAAACTCAGCTAGTGGGGTATTAATTAATGACTGGGGGGGATTTGGACCCCGCCGGCGTTCTGGGTTCCCTTACCGTAACCAATTGGTATCTAGCACTGAATTAGCTGCTCCAGAAGCCATCTTGAGTGTTGAGTATGATGAATTAGCTATAGTGCCTCGACTAATGTATCCGCCAGGCACGCTAGCGTCTAACAACGAAATAGACTGTTCTTATCCTGAGTGGACTAACCCTGACTTGTATGTACGGGATGGGACTATGCTCATTAAACCGTTGGAGCAGTTTGTTCCGGTTATAGAGATATGGTTAGACCGCCCGGCGGGCCCAGATTTGAAGCCAATCTTAGATAAGTTGATTACGGCAGGTGTGACCTATGTAATTAAGTATGTTGAGTGGCATTATATTGACCCACTGCAGACTATATACATTGGAGATTTTAGGATTACAGTGGCTAGAACTTCGTTCTACCTAGATTTTTCATCCCATTACACATTGTTGCGCCGGACGTTCTAGCCACTAGGTTATTGGTAGATGAGTGCAGTAGTGAGGTCGAGCTCTAATGATCAATTCGGAAAATATATTTCCGGTAGTGGCTGTGGGTGGTGGGTGCGCTGTTATGGTGAGCGCCGCACTAATAATAGCTTTTAAACCTAATCCCCCTGATAGTGTCAGAGATTTGATCGTAGGTGGTGGTGGTGTAGCTGCATTGGGTGGTACTGCCTATGGGATTACTTATTCACAGACTAATAACAGAAAACCTACTACACGTAAGAAAGCCACTCCTCCCGGCCCTTAAAGCATGATTAGACCTATTCGTAGATTATGAAGGTCAGACTAAGTTGGTAATGCAACGAACGTCATTTATTATGAGTTTCTCAACGCGCTGGAGTTTGTCAAGGAGGGCCTTCTAGGTGGCTAATATCAGGGCTATAGACATTGATAATACTAGCCTTGTTTACCTTAAAGCTAAAGGTGTCGGCGAGGACAATGACCCGTTTGTTTCTGTCTTCCAACAAGAATTCCCTGACATCCTAAGTTTTAGAGATGCGTCTCTATCTATAACACCAGTGCAAGTTAAAGCCGGCGCCGTGGAATTATTAGCGTGGAATATTATTAACCTTAATACTACGTGCTCCTATGTAAAGTTCTATGACTCCCTTGCCCCGGCAGTAACTGTCGGCACTACTGTCCCTAAGCTGACCCTTATGATACCTCCAGGTAATTTAGTCGTGCCTGGGGTGTTTTATATGGACCCTTCGTTAATAGCCCACGAAAGCTTTACCTCTGGGTTGACGGTAGCAGCCACGTCCGGTCTAGCAGATGACAATAATACCGCCGTTTTTAGCCCAATCCATATAAATTTGAGGTACCGGTAATAGTCATGGGATTATATTATTCTCCTGTTTCTAATATGGGTGTCGACAACAATGGTGTTGTCGACGATTCTGAACGCTTAGGCGGGCAACTACCTAGTCATTACTTAACTAAAACTGAGTATGATATCCTTACTGCTAACAGAATTTATTATGTAGACCCAGATAACGGTGATGATTCGAATACTGGGTTAGATGGTGCTCCGTTCGCTACGTTAGCAAAAGCTATTAGTATATTATCTACTTTAGACGCTAATGGTTTTTTAGTTAGGGTTTATTTCAGCGGCACCCATGATATACCTGAGTCTGGCTGGACAATTATGCCCCCTTCTCGTTGTAGGGAGCTAATTATTACGGGGGATGACCGGGATACTACCCTGCTACGATATACTGCCGGCTCTGATGAGTATTGTTTTAGGATTCGGAGTAATTCGTCTATCGTCGAGCTCTCTGACTTTTCTATAGTTTACGAAGAGGTAGAAGACCATTCATATTGGACGACTCCTATCTACGCTAGTGGTCAAGGTGAGTTAAATATAGAATACGTAAAATTTAATATCCCACTTGCAGGAGAGACTACCTGTATTGAGCTGAATGGCTCTGTAACTTCTCAAATACAGGATTGCCAAGTAGTAGGCAATTTGGCTAATAACAGCACTGGAGGATACTTCGTAAACTTAGATGACCGCACTAGGGCTAATGTCAGGTGGATTCAACTTGAAGAGCCTAACCTTTATAGTGTATTTAGCATTGATGACCAATCTATTTTAACGTTTGATTCAGTCGAAGGCACTTTACCTCCTAATACTAGAAGATTTAGTCAGTATGGCGATAGTAGGCTCTTGGGTTCTTTTACTAGTAGCATCAGCGGTGGGCTGCCTGGTTACGTTTCGTTAAACAACGCTCAGTATGATTATGAGCAGAGAGACAAAGTTAACTGGGATTCCGAGTATACGATTAGAGACTACGATAAGAATACTGTCTTAGTAAGAACGGAGCCGGGCGACATTGATTATATTATCCCTACCGAAGCCAGCGGTTACTTAGCAGATGGTTTTACTGTAAGAATTCAGCGTGGGTCTACTGGTGATGTAACAGTCATCCCGCAGGCTGGCGTAACTATAAATGGTGCGTCAGATAATATTCCTTTGTCCGCTTTAGGCGACTGCTTTACCTTACGTAAGGTTGAGAATAATAAGTGGGAAACACTTTACGACCGTCCTACCAGTAAAGTTAAGTGGTCTGACGTTATAGAAGTCGATGGAGCCCTTATTAAAGACCTGTATGAGGACGAGCCAGACACTAATGCCTTTACTGATGCTGAAAAGACTAAACTGGCTGATACTGAGGTAACTAGTCAGTTAAACAGTAGAGACACGGCGAATAGAAATAGAGCTAATCATACTGGCACTCAGGTTATAAGCACCGTTAGTGGTTTACAGATAGCTCTAGATGGTAAGCAGCCTGTCGGTAACTATGCCACTTTAACAGACGGAAAAGTAACCGCTAGTCAATTGCCGCCATTTGTTGGTGAATCTCCCAGTAGCACTGATGCTGTTCCAGAAGGTGCAACTAATCTATACTTCACCAACGCACGGGCATTATTAGCTGTTACTTGGTCAACTTTAACGGGGATTCCCGCGTGGATTGGTAGTGCTACATCGTTTGGTCAATCATTAATTACAGCGGCAAATGCTGGTGCGGTTAAAACGCTGCTATCGTTATCAAAGGCTGATGTAGGACTAAGTAATGTAAATAACACGAGTGACCTGGCTAAGCCAATCTCTACGGCAACGCAGGCAGCGTTAGATTTAAAGTTAAATATCGCCGACGCAACAACAATCGTAGAAACAATTGCCGTCCACCTATCCGACAACGTTACTCCCGTTGCTCCTGCCACTGCGGTTGAATATTATTTCCTTGAATACAATCTAGACTTAACTGGTGTTGGTTTTAAGTCACCAATCCAAGCACCTACTGGAAGCAATGCAATAGTTAGGGTTCTGTATAACGCTGATGGTAATACGGCTGGTACTTTTACCAATATATTTACCTCGGCTGATTCTCTGACTATCCCCGCTGGCTCTACAAGTGTGGGGTTGTTAGTCCCCGATACTACGTCTCTTGCAAGCGGTGGGGTACTTCGGTTTGATATTCAGCAGGTTGGTGCAACTAATACTGGTCGAGGCTATCGAGTTACTTTACAGGGGACGAGGAGTTAATTATGGCTACTACGATTATTAATAACTTTATCAGCCCCCGCAGTCCGTTTGAAATGGTTATCAAGACTAACAATCTATCGACGGGCAGTACGGCGAATAATCAATTCCGTATTCCCCATTACCCTACGGGCACATATAACTACAAGGTGGACTGGGGTGATGGTGTAGTTGAAGAAGTTAGGGGGAATACTTCGCCAACGCATACCTATCCTAGTGTTGGGACTTACAATGTGAAAATCTGGGGAATATTTGCCGGGATTTATTTTAATAATAGTGGAGATAGATTAAAGCTCCTTCAGATAATTAGTGCAGACAGACGAAATAAGCAGACAGCATTTAATCGTTCTTATAGACGGTGCGATAACTTAGTGGGCGACTTATCCAATTGGGATGTGAGCAATGGTACTGATTTTTCTTATATGTTCAATGCCGCAACCTCATTCAATAGTGACTTATCTAATTGGGATGTGAGCAATGGTATTGATTTTACTGCTATGTTCTTTAACACAACATCATTCAATGATGACTTATCCAATTGGGATGTGAGCAATGGTACCAATTTTTCTTATATGTTTAATGGCGCAACATCATTCAATGGTGACTTATCCAATTGGGATGCGAGCAATGGTACCAATTTTTCTTATATGTTCTTTAACGCAACATCATTCAATGGTGACTTATCCAATTGGGATGCGAGCAATGGTACCAATTTTTCTTATATGTTCAATGGCGCAGCATCATTTAGTAACTTCCCTCCAGGTTTTTTTGACAACTGGACTGCCACTCCAGCTCTTTTGTGTTTTCTGGGAACGTGGGATGGTTGTACTTCTTTGACTGCTCAATCAGTAGAAAACATCTTGGTTAGCATCGACACCAGTGCGCGCAGTGCTCCGGCTGGTGCAACGGGAGTCCAAGCGGACATAACAATTGACTACAACACAGCAACTGGATCGCTATCAACCGCTACTAATACCGCAATCACTAACCTTAAAGCAAAGGGTTGGAAACCTAAAATTAATAATGTTTATGTCTAAAATTCTTTACTCTCAATCAACTCAACAAACCTTTGGTTATCCCCGTAGTGATAACGAGCCTATTGTCGGGCTAGACCCTGATTTTCTGGTGTTAACCCAAGTGGAAACTACACCGCCGGAGATAACAGAAAGCCAGTCGTTATCTAGTAGTTATGAAGTGGACTTAGATTCACTAGAATATGTGCAACAGTGGACGGTGGTGGATAATCCATTACAACCTGATTGGGATGGGTTTAATGGTGCAATGCTACAAGATGTTGCATTTAATCAAACAACAGGGGCAGTGATGGGGGTTGCCCCTAGTGTGGCGTTAGCTCTGCCTGCAGCTTTGGCACAGGTTTCTACTAACGGAGTCAATGCTTTTGGTTTAGTGTTCAATGCATTCTGTGCGGCAGGGAGTGTGAGTGTTGTACAAAGGAGTGAGTGGGCAAGTATTGCTGAAACGTATAGTTTGCCCGCCGACTTCGTAAACATAGTTAGGGGTACATAAGCTAAAAACAATGGACTATCTCAATCCACTATCTGCCACTCCACAAATTATTATCGGTAATCCTGCTACTGGGCAAGGTGCTGATGATACAGCGCAGGCATTTCGTAAATATAACGCTCATACCCACCGCACCTACAGCCCTGATGACTTTAGGGCCTACCATATATCATTAGGCGACCGGGTTTATGTATATGACGAAGACGACGTCTCAGTATTTGACATAGTAGATGCCCCGGTCATTACTACCCTCAATCCTGATTATTTAATCGTCAGTGTTACTTGCACCACCAACCTTAGTAACACCAAGCTCTATGTTGGCGCCCCTAAAAACTCTCCTGACTCACCGCCGGTAATCATCTGGGGTGTTCAGTTAACTTTAGGCTCTAACGTCATTGAATTTAACCCGGCTATAGACCGCGCGGGCTTCTTAGATTCACGCCAAGTAGAAGCTCTAAGTTCATTCCAAACTAGTCAACTGTTTTACCTAAACATCGCTGAGTATCCAGAAGAACCTGACCCATTAGACTTGCCGGTTATAGTCATTCACACTCCGAAGGTCATAGCTGTGCGGGCACTTAGTGTACAACTACAGTTTAATGGCGCTGGTGAAGGTAATCTTACATTAGCCTCCTACGACCCAGAACTAGATACGACTAAGATACTAGACAGTCAACCTTTATTAGTTACTAGTCAGTATACTAATAGAGTGTACTTAGACAATCCTTTGGATGTTATCGAACCTGAAGAGGACTTAAGGTTATTAGTTAACTCCTTGGTGTTGCCAGAGGATGTCTATAGTGTGTATTTGAACGTGACCTTTGAGTTTCAAAGACTGATAACGTAATGGCTAGTGTTAAGGGCTTTGATAGTTTAGCGGACAACTTCTTTGGGGACTTCTTAGAAGACCTGAGTCAGGAGTTTTCGGCTAACTATCGGGCTAGTAACATTATTGAGTTTTTAGAGACTGAGGTAGATATAGAGTCTTGGTTGGGCCCGGGCGGTAAGCTTAATGAACGGCAGATAATACTATTGAAAACATATGATGGCTTACCACTAACTGAGAGTGAAATAGCTTATATTCAAGCTTGGCGCGCGCTAGACCGTACAACCTATGACCTAGAAATGGGTCCTAGAAAAAGACAGTCATTTGTACTAGAATCTGGTCGTGGCTCGGGGAAAACTTTTCTCGGAGCTGTTATCATCGGGTATGAATGGTATAGGCTTTGTATGCTTCCTAATCCCCAACAATTCTTTGGTGTAGCCAGCTCCACCTTAATAAGTATATACTGCCTGGCACCTGCAGCCAGTCAAGTTAAGAAAACTATCTTTGGACAAGCGCGGGCATTCCTTAACTACATCCCTAAAGTCAAAAGACTAATAGACAACAAAGATATAATAATAGGTGAAGAAGAAATTAAATATCACGACAAGCTACTCTACATATATGCAGGTAACTCTAAGGGTTCTAGTCAAGTAGGGTCTAGGGTTATTCTACTAGTCATGGATGAAGTGGCCCGTTTTGAGAATAAGGATGGTAAGTCTAACGCTTTAGAGTTATGGTCTAACGTAGGTGTATCTGGTATAACCTTTGGGGAACATGCTCGCCGCGTCGCCATTAGTAGTGCCTGGCGAGAAGGAGATGCCATACAACGGTTATACACCGCCGCCAAGGCAGAGGACTCTTGGATAGGCTTCAGATTCCGTACTTGGGATGTAAATCCTACAATGGACCGTAATAACTCTATTGTGGCTTCTGAGTATGTATTGAATCCGGCGTCAGCCCGCCTTGAATTTGAGGGTGACCGCACTACCTCAGCTTACACCTACTTCAGTGAAAACGAGGTGTTAGCCGCCACAGTAGGTAGGTCGGTCATTAAGATTGAGCCTATGCAAGCCATGCCGGACAAAATGGTTCGGCTACAGCTATCTAGCATCGAGAAAGATTATAGCCACCCTACTTATATGCACTTAGACCCAGCATTCGTTAAAGACGCCTATGCTATGGCATTTGGTCATGGAGAGCGTCGAGATGACCAGGACGTAGTGGTTATTGATGGATTAGCCGCTTGGGAGCCTGAGGGTGGCTCTGTAGTGAGTATCATTAATGTTTATGACATCATCACTACTATCCACGCTGCTAGACCTATTCATAAGCTAACTACAGACCATGCCCAACAACATGAGACCATCCAACGTCTAAGGCTGCTTGGTATCAATGCTAGTAGTCGGTTTTGGAGTAATAGGGTCCAAGTAGAAATCTATGACTTTACGAGGAAGTTAGTTCACGAAGGGCGGCTGATACTGCCTAAGGATTCCTACTGGACTGCTTTACTGAAGTCGGAGATGATGGGCATCATTTATGATACCGAACGAGGCAAGATAAACCACCCCCCAGATGGCACAAAAGACCTAATAGACGCCGTAGCTTCTGTTGCATGGGAGATTGCCGGCGCGCCCACAGCGGCTAAAGCATTGCCTAGGATGGTAGGTAGACCGTCTGTAATGAAGTCTAAAGTCAGGGATTGGGGGTCTGACTCTCAGCGCCGCTCTTTAGTAAGACAAGCTAGAACTAAGGGGCACGGCTTTAGTGATGACTTCGACGATGGCGGCTTCGGTTTTTAACGGTTCTAAACAGACTAACTATGTACAACTCCAATCCACCACAATTAATAGATGTATATGGTCGGTCGGTAACTGCCGGGCAATTGAAATATACGCCCATAGTCATCCATTTCCGTCCATCGGCATTATCCCCTGATGGCTCATTTATCCAGAAGCCCAGTGAGTATTACTTGAAGATACATCCGCCGGCGGTGGTGCATCGAGGGGTGCAGAATATTATTCCAGAACCTTTTGTCTTAGAAGTGCCGCCGGATGGCTTTATCCGGTTACAGTTAGCGTCTAGTGCCGCCGAGTTGCCCAATGGTCATTACATAGTAGATTACCACCGTAAAGGGGCGCGGGCACCGTTATTAGCCCAGCGGTGGCTAATCCCTGAGTTTGACGGTATGGAGTCTAGCCATGATTTTGTTTATACCGGGGCTAATCCTTATGAGTTGCCTACTAATGTGTGGTTGGTGAGGTCAGTGGGGTCGAATGGTAATAATGTGTGGAGTTCTAACTATAATGTGTTGACTTGGCCTGGTGAGACACCGGTGCCTGGGGAGTATGTGCGCGTTGTATTTCAGCCAGCGCTGACTTTAGCAGATATTGTAGATAGCGACGATTTTGGGTTTGAGTCAGCTAAAGACTTAACTCGACGGCGTGCCTGAAGCCGACTTAAGTTGAAGATAAGAGTGCTAACCTTGGGGACTAAATGGCCGGGACTTTTGGGTATACCAGCGTCAATAATGACCACCAACTGAAGTTTAATGTGCCTGATCGGTTTAGTGCTAGTAGAACCGGTCAAGTACGCCCTGAGTCTGGCTCTAACCCCTACGTTGTATATAGTGAGACCCACACAGTCTTTAATTTAGAGCAGTCCTTATCTAGATTTAAGCGAGGCACTGTAGAGACGGATAACTTTCTAGTTACTGCGCCCCCCGATAGTTTCTTAGGGTGGGCTTTGGGTAAAACAGAAAGTCAAGTGTTGGCTAAACAGGGTGTTACTAGGGTTCAACAGAGTGAGTTCTCTTTTGGGGCTAACAAGAGTAAAATACATGTCCCTGCTGAGACTCAGGGCATAGGCAGGCTTAGATCCTTTCTAGAACGAGTCAATCTTAATGGTGAGCCCCCTTTAGTTTCTGGCGCAGGTGTAGACCCTAACGTCCCTAAAGAGATTGAACAAAAACTAGCTCACTTTAAGATCACTACTGGAGATATAGATGCTGCTGCTCTAGGTCAATATGAAGGTATAACAGATGGTAACAATAGCCCAGTAGAAGCACCGACTAAAGTGGCAGTCCAAACTACTGCCATGTACGGCAACTATCAATTCCATGGCACTTGGGGTATTGTTGGTGGCGCCCTATCGTTTAAACGTGATAGCTCAGGCATAACTGACTTAGGGCGTGGGGCCTACACTCAAGGCTATATGGACACTTCTATCCACATAGAAGACCCTAGATATTTACGAATGGTCGATGACTGGAGTAAGGATAAATACGCCACTAGAGGAGTATTTAGAAGTGAAGACTATTCAAAAGAAGGTCAAGAGAAGTTAGAAGGCGTAAAGCTACTTCGTAACGTATCTATACATGAGGAAGCTATACGAGAAACAGCCGCTTATATTGAGGCGTTAAGTCCTCGCTCAGCCACTGCAGAACGGTTATCTGAAGGTAAGCAGATAACCAACAAAGATTTAGAGAATATCCGTAAAGAGTATGCAGAAGACTTAGAGGTTATTCAGTCTGATATGCAGGCGGCTGGCGCCATGTATTACATGAGTGGTCCGGCTATGGGTTACAACGAGACTAACTTGTCTGATAACACTGTAGCTGGCATACGACGTCAACAAGTAAAGCAAACCCTAGACCAAATAGAGACTCTAAAGCAGCTGGGTATTAAGCCGGTCATTCATACAGATATTAACCGGATGGATATAGATACTGGGTCTAAGCGCCGTCTGTTAGAAGAAGCCTATGTGGTTCAAACTCATACCTTTTTTGGGATGAGTCAACAGCAGGCCCACCACAACGTATCAGGGTTAGTAATCCCTAACCTGGACATAGACTCTCAGGCTGGTAGTAGGCTCAAAGAAGCAGGTTTAGCGTCGGAAAGCGGTCTGGCAGGATTTATAAGTTTGGGTACCGCCCGTTTGATTGGCTCCTTTGCCTATGAGATGGGTATCCAAGTAGATCTTGACGCTGCGCCAGACTCCTATGTTGACGCTATTATGGGGTCTATTGGTCGGACATTAAACGTGGGGGCAGTATATCGTCAGCGTAAAGACGCTGCTTACCAAGGTCCCAGCGGCGCTGACTTATCATCTTTTTATAAACCCACGTATAGAGACGTAAGGAGCGGCAACTTCCAGGAGATTGGGTTACTACCAGTCATGCCTAATGAGATGCCCGACGATTTCTTTGAATACTACGGCGGGCTATCCACCCGTATCTACTCCGATAGATACCAAGCTTTATACGGCACTAAAGCCACAGGAATGCAAGGTCACGTCTTAGAACGATTAGACGCCAAGCTAAGCGCGCCCGGCTTTGGTATGGGGCTCAACCAACTATTCCGACAAGACGATTTATACACCCCAGGACAGGGTTTAGCCGGCTTCCTAGCTACTAGTATTGGTAGGGTATTCGATACTGTTAGCGGGCATTATACGATGCAACGCATTAAGAAACAGCACGACGGGGATTTGTCCGGCTCTTTAGGGGAATACCAACAGAAGATTATTGAGCAGGAACACTTCAGGGCTATAGAGCAGCGGGGCTTCTTTGAGAACTTATTCAATACCTTGACGACTACTATTGCCGATACGTCGCTGTCTATGGCTAGTTACTTTGGGGTTACTCACGCCTATAGTATTGCCAAAGCACAAATCGAAGACGCCGGTTCCAAACATATCCTTGATGTCGTTACTGGAGCAGTGGGCGAAGGTAAGGCACATACTAGTATCTTGATGTTAACTGGGGGGCACTCCAAGTTGTTTGAGGAGGCTAATCAGTTACATGAGTTGATGGACAAAGTCGGAGGCTTCGATAGCATTAAGTCTGCTTCATCACTTGGTGATTATCTGTTAGCCGTACAAGACTTCACTTCTGGGCAAGATGTAACTATAGCTGAGGGCGCTACTGATAGCGTTTTTGGGTGGTATAAGAAAAAGAAAGATGTTGAAGGATTTATGCGGACTCCTACAGGCCCAGGCGCTGCACCAGTGTCAGCTTTAGGAGAGCAACAGCTGTTCGACTTTCTAGACGATATTTATAATGTAAAGCCCGGCTTGGACGATGACTTAGCCAGTCTAGTTAAAAAGAAATTAGGGCAGGCTAATACAAATAGTATTGACCCAGCTGCCTTAAGGAAAGCTTACGCTAAAGCATTAGAGGAGATGGGTATAACTATAAACTTGCCTACTTCAGGTAACGCTCATGTAAGCGGCAGCGTTGAGTTAGCTAGGTCACTGGATAATGCTAATTCTGGTGCGATTCACATGCCAGATGCCGTTGGCTTTAGGAACATTAGGGCGGTACGCCGGCTAGACTCAGCCAATCTAACTAATATGTTCCTGCCGTTCTTAGATAACGCGGTAGACCTATCAACAGAGGCTAGTAAGGAAGGATATCTAAAGGCTCGGGAACAGCTAGTTGACTTAGCCCGCGCCAAACCTGTTCTAACCTTTGACTCTAGTGTCCAAGGTGAACACACCAATAAAATTCTCCACTACGGTTATGATCGGCTAACGGACTTGGCCCGTACCTTCGACGACCTGGCTCAATACTTACCCGCCTATCCTCTACTATGGATTAAGCCCATACGAGACGCATTTAACCGCTATGAGTTAGCCCAAGGCAAAACTAAAGATGACATTCTTGGTACTAGACGCTCTTTTAGAGATCTAATCGGCCCGGGCTTTACTGGACTACTATCTTTACAAGGGGAAGTAAGTAGAACCATAGGCAGCATAGCCCAAGTAGGTGTAGGCAAATATGTGACTAACACCTTGGAGGTGTTTAAACTACAAGGTCAGGCTTCTGTTCTAGAAGCTAAGATAGCTAACTCATTTAAAGAGTCATATAAGTTTATTGCTCAAGTTCACGGTGCCGCCAACAACGTTAACTTCGATGACGTACTTCAGGCATTTATAGATAGGCTACAAGATCCTAAAAAAAGCGGGATTAATCAACAAGACTTTGAGGAGTTAGCGAAGTTACATTCAGAAATAAGCCTGAAGATTAATAAGACCCCAGGCTTGAAATACTCTACTGGGCATAACGAATTAGGGGCGCCTGGCGAGGACTCTTATGCCGGACTAAGGAAGTTCTTATTCAGTGCTGGTGCGGTGCTAATCGCTGACCGCATTATCGACCACTTCTTTATTAAGCCCCAAGGAGTGGACTTAGGCGATAGTCTAATGAGCCATATCTTCGGGACTGTCAGCCCTGAAGTAGAAGGCAGAGAAGAAGACGCTAAGGTATTAGCTGGCTATAGTCAAAACTATAGTCATACGGCGCCGGCTATATTCAAATATCCGGCAGCTACTGCAGGGTACGCCATAGGTGGTCTAGTTTTCCCTTCTGTATACCACCAAGCCAGTCATCTAAAGTATTGGACTTCTGCTACTAAGGGTAAGCAGTTCACCTCCGACCAAGTAGAGTTGGTCACCCAAGTAGCGTCTGGCATCACCCAGGGGTTACAAGGTATAACACCTAACGCTACTAAAGAGCAATTAGCCGAGGCGTTTGCTAAGGGTAGTGCTAATGCCTTTGCAGGGTCTAATAAGTTACGCTTTGGTTATGCCGGCGCTTTTGTGGGTGCATCCTTAGCACTATTAGCTACCCAAGCAATTACATCTGTAGTGGCTTCCACTTTAGAGCCACTGGTAGCCCTAGGGGATACAGCATTCCGTGGTCGTTGGCATGACCCCCGTAAAGGTTTAGAACTAGACCCGATTAAAGGTAGTGCGGCAGCCATATTTGCTAAAGCGCATAGACAAGGGGCTGCTAGGGCAGCAGCGTTATCTCAGAGGGCTGAGGCTCGTGGTGGTAAGGCTGGAGATTATATGGATTATACGTCTAGGGGAAGTATGGTAGTCGCCTGGCTATTATCCTCCTCTATGACGGTAAGCGCCCAGCAACCAGGTAGATTATTCTATCCATTTGCTACCCAAATAGCCGCGCCGTTCTACCAGTTCGCCATGGTAGGTAAGTTAGACCCCAGCTCTAACCAGATTACTATGCAGTCTGGTTTGCAGCTGTTCCCACTATCTGGGGTGGGCTTTATGGTGCCGTCTATGTTCAACCCAGCTACTAAATACACCCCATCTATCGCCGAACAATTCCTCATCAACCAATTAACAGACCTTACTCCCGGTATGAACCAACGGGCGTTAATCGGTGATGACTCCGACGTAGAGCAACGAAAAGAAGCCTATTCACTGTTAAAGGCATCGTCTGGGATATTATCGCTGGCGCTAGGGTCAGGGCTTAACCCTACGTTTGACTATAGACCGGTGATGTTTATTGGTGGGCTTACTGCTTTACAGTCTGCAGAGCAGGTATTAGGTAAGTCTGTGGGCAGATTAAAGCCCGACTCTGCTTTATATAAAGAGCTGAAGAATTACGAGACTGTTTACTCTATCGCGAGTATGGGGCTAAACGTAACAGATAAGTTAACACGAGGGGCGTTTTCTTTAAGCCTCACAGGAGTTAATTACCTAACTCACTCTATTACTGCCTTCTTAGGGCGCGGGGAATTGTCCTTATTTAAGGCAGGCCCCGCGGCTAGGAAACTAATGCCGTTTTATCTGAGTGCTATGTTAGTGGCGGGTATGTTACGTCCTGGACAGACTACCACTGAACACCAAAGTGATCACATAGGCTCTTTGATTGAAAACCTTACGGAAGGTAATACTTTTGGTGCAGTGCGGTTAGAGCAAGACCATTTGACTAACTATGTGCTGGCTACGGCTATCGGGTCGGCGGGTTTTGGTGGCGCCCTTACTGCTTCAGGAGCATTTGAGAACGTAGCTGACTGGGCTAATGAGGCTGGTACGGGCTATATAGGTCTTAAGAAGCAAGAGATGTACAAGACTTACTTGGAGCATCTAGGAAAGATAGGTGTCTCTGTAGATGATGCTGCTGATTTTAGAAAACAGTTGATGGTCAGCATTAAGCGTGGCGAGAACGTAACCACCCTATTATCCCAGGTTAACCGCCAGCAATTACCGCTATTACAGTCCGGTGCCGCCCGCCTTGGTATGGCTTCTAGGGTCTTAGCCCCTATACTCTTAGGGTCGTTTGTGGCGGCTCAGTTCTTATCTCTGACGGACTTCTATGACCACTCCAACCCAGTCAGTTACTTATTAAGGGGTCTTACTGATACTGGTCGTGGCGCTCAGATGACCTATGAACAGAAGGCGATGCTTTCTAACTTAGGCATTAAGGGTGCCAGATACCAACCCAAGAACGTAGGCGAGGCAGTCTCGAACGTAGGGGATTATCTCTTAAGGTCAGTATTCTTCATGGGTAACCCGTCTAAGTCCATGGGGACTTACCAGGATGCGCCGTCGCCGTTCTTGGGATTAGGCGGTCCTTTTGGGGTATCTGGTCAGCAGGATATGATGAAGTCCTATATGCAGTCTCAGTCGGTGGCTGCTGACGTTAGTGGATCATTTTACTTAATGCCTGCTATGGCATCTGAGTTTAATAACGCTAAGTCCTTAGGTCCCCTATTAGCCGCCGCCCAGCGTAACCCTAACCTGACTGACTCTAGGGCAGTAGCCCTATACCGAGCCACGTTGATGCGTAAGTCCAGGGCTACGTATAAGAACAATATTAGTGCAGGTGAGTCTGCGGCTATTTCTAGCCCTACATTACAGATTGCCATTGGGCGCCGCTCAGATGAAGTAAGACGTCTTGCTTGGCAAACCGGCGAGGGTCATATGTTAGACCTGTTGACCACTATGGCTGCCGCAGGTCGGATTAAAACAGAGGCCACTACCAACTTTATTAGTAATGCCGGCGCTACTATATATGACTTTGTGGGTAATAACTTCAGAATCCAACCTACTAACATCGCTGGTAATCCTGTTAGGTTTAGTATCCAGACTAATGCTGAGTTCGCCCGGGCTATGTGGACTATGGCTAAGGGCAGCAATACTCAGACTGACATCAACACGATGTTATATGACTCTGAGCGGGTACAAGACGCTGGGCCCAATCCTGTTACAGGGTACTTCGGCAATATCATGAGTTACGCCTTTGGTACCTTTTATGACCGTACCTTAGATGAGTATGGCCCGAGCTTCCACAATATATTGCCCGCCGCCGCCCTAGCATTTAGTGCAGTGGGCTTAAGCGCCATGTTGACCGGTACGGCGATAACTTCGGTTGTACAGGGTATTGGGGCGCTAGGTGCCTTACAGGTGTATGGAACGCTGGCCGACTCTGCTCGTAACTTAGACCAAGCGAGACAGAACGTCACTCATGTTATACAAAGCACTTCCTATGGCATCGGGCGCGATAACAAATTAATGAAGCAAGTTGGCTCAGTGATGTCTGAGATGGATATGACCGGGGGCGTAACCGAGGAAGCCATTACTGCCTTAAATAGTGTTTTTGGTAAACGCAACCAAGTTGGTAGTTTAGGTAAGTTCAGTAACTCCCTAGCGGGTAAGGCCAGCCAACTAGCCTCTATGTCTGCTAGTAATACTAACGATATAACGGAGGTACTGCGGCAGATTAAAGCGGACTTCAACGATAGCGTTGAGGGTCTTCAGAAAGGCTTCAACATGTCAAACGACGCTTTCAAAGAGATGTTAGAGGGCATATTTGATGCGACTGATAGCACTTTAGTAGCCGGCATCAATAATATTCTTCGCAACATGCCTCTGGAAGAAACCCGCCGACAAGAGATAGAAATCCTATTGTTGCAGCATATGCAGAATAATATGGACCCCTTGCGTAATACGTCGGGGTTTAAGCTGACTGATGCCGCCCCTAGCGATAAGTCTCGTATTGTTTATAACTCTCTATCTGACAAAAAAACCATGAGCGCTAGCTCTGCGTTTATCAATACAGTATTAGACCAAGAAGGGTACTCTGGACTATTTAAACGGTCTACGGGAGGGCTATTCCGGGCATCTTTTGCCATGTTTGATATGAAAGCTGCTTATGAGTTTGCCAGCTTTGCGGCGGCTTCCTCTGACCCTATGGATGAATTAGAACGCCGTCGGTCCTCTTATGCTGCCGCTGCCAGTCTATTCCAAACATTCGGGATGATTATCCCAGGTCAGGTAGTATTAGGCACCTTAGCTAAGAACCCGACCTTAGCTGTAGCAGCTATGGTCGCTGCGGTAGGTATTGGTAGTGTTGCCTATGCCAACAAGGGTTTTCGTAAAAAGGTCAGTAACTTCTTCAAGCCGAAGTTTAAGTGGGCAGACCGTAACATAATTAAGCCTACTATTAGGTCTATTGCCAGTGCTTTAGACGCAGTGGGAAGTATTGGCGCTGTCCAAACTATGCTATCTCCAGTACGGGTTATTACCTCAGGCTTAGATCCTATGTTTACGAATATGCGGCGTAGGGCGGCGCGCATACCTGGGGTTAACTTCATAGCTGACATGTTCATCCCTGAGACCAAAGAATCGTTCTACGACCGGTGGTCTGAGCAGACACCCACTATGACCGCCTATGGTCCCCGCATGGAGTTATACACCCGTGCAGAGATAGAACAAGACCGTAAGAATAGGATTGAATCTCGGCGACGCCGGGGCGGTCAATTAAACGCTGGCATTAGTGTTGAGTTAATGTCTGGATTCCTACAAGGTAGACCTGATTCTACTGAATTAGGTCGTATGAGGTTAGAGCGTTTAACCAAGGGCGCTGGGCGGGTAGCCAGTGAGCACATAGGGTATAGCTATGTAAGCCCCCTAATTCATTTAGCGGTTAAGCGGCGTCAACAAGAGATAGACTCCTATGGCAATGCTCTACTTGGCCCGTTGGTTCCTGAGACTAGGGGGTCGGCGGCGCCCATATTGTCTTTGTCAACTAGTGTTATGCGTTATAGCTTGCACAGCACTGGCAGTTTAATTCAAGCGCCTATGGATGTGGCAGGTAAGGGGGCGGCCATAACCATAAAGTCTTTTGCTTGGCTGAATGACGCCTTTACTAAGGTGAAAGACAGTAAGTTAGTATTTGGTCTTATTGGGGGTGCTAAGGCAGCTCCTAATAACCAAATGTTTACCTGGGCTGCCGCCGGCGTGATCGGCTCATCTATCTTGGCAGACCGTTTAGGTTGGACTCAAAAAGAAGATAAGAAATGGCAAACTGCCGGGCTGGTAATTGGGGCAGGCGCTACAGCGGCGGTGGCCAGACCCTATGCCGGCGCCGCCTTTAATATGCTAGCTGACCAAGATAACTTTGCCGGTAAGAATATTCGTAAGCTACGTCGTATAAACATGAATGCCATTACTGACCTGGCGGTTAAGGTCGGTATGGGCGGTCTTAAATGGACTAAGGGGTTATTTAGTCACGCATCACAGTGGGCAAGGACTCAATCATGGTCTCGCATAGCGGCTAATACCGGGTATAGTGGCGCTGCTATTGTCGGGGCAACAATGTTATTAAGCCCGGCGGTGGATGACTTTCTGGGTTGGGGTGAAGACCCTAAGAAAGAGAATGACCGTAAATTATTAGACCGTCGTAGGATGACGGCTATTGGAGTTACTGCAGGGGTGTCACTATTAGCTAGATTAGGAGCCACTTGGAAGCCTAACCTTGCAGGCTCAGCAGTTAACAAAGTAGGGGGCTCTGTCACACGATTAGCCACTTTTGGGGTTAGTACCTTAGCAGTGTTTAAGCTTAGTAAGGTAGTGATGGCTAATCAAATCACTGGGTTTGGATTTAACACTGCTTTTAACGTCGGCTATGGTTTGCTTAACTTAGAAGACGACGCACAAGGTCGGGCTAAAGCACAGGCCTATGAAGCTACCACGAGCACCATTGCTTTTGGTTTGACTGTGGGTTATGCATATAACGTCTATGGTAAGGAATTAATAAATAAAGCTAGGGGTATAGCCCCGACGCATGTAGGCTGGGCTGCTTTCCGCCATAACGTTAAGTCTGGGCTTAAGAATATATTCACACCAGTTACCTTTGGAGCACCTTATTGGGGTCAGATAAGGGGTCTATTAGGGGGTGGTTGGAATGCGGTCTATAACTCGAATAATTTGGCTGGGCGGGCGCTAAGACCTACAGGTAGGTATTTAGGAATGGCTAAGGACATGCTGCCTAAACTACCCCCCGGTTGGAATGAGCCTGTTAATAAGTTCTTTGGTCGTAAGATTAATTGGTTAATCAACGCCCAGAATGCGGCTAACCCAACTAAGGCACAATACGCAGCCTTCGATGCTGAGCAGATAGGATTACGGGAACCTGCCCGAAAATTAGCCATTAAGAAGTGGGGTACTGTAGCTAGCCATGCGGCGAAATTAACCCCATTGATTATGGATACGGCTACCATAGCCGCCGCCCACCACCGATACACTAAAGTAGACCCTAAAGATCACCTTGGTAACTACAAGGAAGCCTACCGCGCATATTACCAGTCGTCGGCTATGACTGCGGTCAGTAGCGTGCTTAGTGCCATTAGTGGTGGTGATAAGAAAGTAGGTCTGGTTAGCACTTTGTTAACTACCACTCAAGTTAGTGATATTGCCGGACGTATGGCAGAAGAGTGGGCTACTAAAGACTTGTATTCAGGGCGGTTATTAACTGAACAACGTGCCGGTCAAGATAGTTACTTTAGTCCTGAGTCAGCTGCTGGCGTAGGAGCTTTAACGCTTAGTGCTGCAGCCACTGCGTCTTACTACAAAGTAGGGGTCTTTAAGTCAGCTCGTTGGGATAAGACCGCCAACTTTATGGCAACTCATGCTGGTCAAGTAGCCCAAACAGCCATTACTGCCTATAACTGGCAAGATACCTGGCGTGCTGGTCGGCAAAGATATAGTGGTACTAATCCTAACTACATTGCCGCACAGCGCAGTAGTGATTTGGGCAAAGGGGCATTATACGCGGCGGCTATGTTGTCCTTGGCGTCTAAGAATCCAAGTTCTGGAGGTAAGAATCTGGCGTTAAGGACTGCTGGGGTGGTAACCTTTACTGCTGCTGCTATGGCAATGGATAACACTGAGTCTTATTTTGCTAAGCAACATACCTTAGCTGTCCGAGAAGCAGGCATTAGGGATGTATATGTTAAGAACTTAATCCAACGGGAAGCCGCCGAATCTACCCTTGGTTATGGTGCTGCTGGGGCGGCTATAGCTGGTCTAACCGTAGCCTCGTTATTGGCTTTTAAAGGCAAAGGTACTCCTTTCTGGAGTAAGGCGTCTTATGCACTACTAAGTGCCGCTACTGGTGGTTCAGCGGCTAGTTTCTTCGGACATCAGTGGCAATTAAATAAGGGTATCCAGAAGTATAAGGATGGTATTACTCCTGAGCAATATTTAGAACGGCAGCGGTGGATAGACAATGGTGCGTATACCCCAGATAGTTGGCGCAACACTGACCAGAACCGAATGCAATGGTTGTTATGGAATACTGATTCGGTTAATGCCCGTAATCAGGTTCGCCGTGGGCGAACGGGTGCGGCTATAGGATTAGGTAACTTGAGTAGTAGCTATGTGACTCCTGATATGATAGCCGCCGCCCAAGATCGGGAGTTAAGAGCACGTTATGGCCAGCCTATTACCTTTACCAGTACCGTTCAGTTTGTCGGTGGGGCTACTATACTTGCTGCTAATACTTTCCGATATGAGAAGGGTTTAGGCGCGGTAGGGGTTACATTTAGGCAACATATTAAGCCTACAGCCACTTTGTTTGATACGGTAGCGGGCTCTGCTAAAGATATGAGTCTTTGGCAGAAAGGTAAGTCTATTGGTGGGTCTACACTAAACGCAGGATTCCAAGCATTACCCCTAATGTCGTATTACTTTGCTGCTCAAGGTGCTAAGGAGCAAATCACTAAGCATTCTGGACGTTATAGTTCTGGACGTATGACTACCGCCCAATACTTACAGGCTACTGCTTTGAGTAGAAGGGCGTATATGGCTCGTAGTGAGGCGCTATATGACGCCTATTTGCCGGGTTCGTCTAGTATAATGCGGTCGATTATAAGCGGCGTGGCTTTTGGTGCAGCCAAGGGTGCCTTATCAGGCGTCTTAGACTCCAAAGCCATTGATGATGAGCGTCGGTGGATTGAGCGTAATAAAGAGGGGCTAAACCTTAGTAGTCTGAACCTAGCTAAAGCCAACCGTGCGTCCAGAAAATATCTAACTGGTGGTAGTGGTACTGATAAGGTAGTCGGATTGGCTACCGGTGTAACCACTTTAAGTATCAACCTGTCAGCTGGTTTCATCACTGGTGGTCCTGTTGGTATATTCACTGGACTAATCACTAGTATTGTGCCAGGGTTACAGAACCAAGCCATCGCTAAGGCGAATATATCTAGACATAGGGCGCGCAATGTATTGCTAGAGAAAGGTAATGAAGTAGGGCATGAAGGGATATTAGACGACCTGAGTGGTATTGGAGCTGATGGTTATGGAATGATGGCGCTTAACATGGGGATTAGCTCGGGGGCGAGTTATTTAGTTAAGCGTATTCGTGAATACCATAAAACAAAGAAAGCCAAAGAAGCTTTAGAGAGTAAGCGACCTGGTGCTTCTCCTGATGTAATTAATAATACGTCAGATGATGGTGATGTTGGGCGCGGTGGCGGGACGGATGACGCTGGTGGCGACGGAGTCCTTAGCCCCAGACCCGGCGGGGGTGGGGACGGTGGTAGTGTAGGTCCTGCACCTACTTTGAAAGATGCTGATGATAGAGCGTCTACTAGAGCAGTTTTAGACACCAGTAATACTTCTATGTCTACTGAAGAAGTGAAGGCGGTCATGTCTAGAGGTAATGTTTCTGTAGAGCAGTATGAAGGTAAGTCTAAGTCTCTACAAGAGTACCATTCCGAGAAGATAGAAATTTACGATAAGAAGATAAATGCGTTAAATACTGAGAGATCAGCGTTGTCAGCAGAAATAGACGGCTTAATTACAGAAAGGCTAAGGTTAGATGACGCGTATCAAAACTCGTCGGTTACCGGCGGTAAAGAGGTGTATGAAGCTATAGAAGCGTCACATAATGCCTCATTGAAGCAGTTAGACGATAAGTTAAAGCAAGTCGACCAGAGAATAGTAGAGATTGACCGTACAATAAACGCCCATAGTAAAGGGAGGGTCGCGTCTCAAACTATCATTAGTGAGTTGGGTACTGCGTATACTATCAGGCACCAGCAGTTTAATATGCCAGCGCCCGCACCCGACCTGGTAATAACTCCACAACCTTCTCCGACAGTTGTCGGCCCCCAGCCTACCCTAGAGCCGCCTGTAAGCCGTGGCGGAACTACAGTAGCTCAACCTGTTATGCGTGGGCGGAATGCTATTGTCACTGATCTTGGTGACGGTACTGTGAGAAAGACATTAGTGCCTGACGGACCTAACCCACAGATAGCTAACAATATTCAAGTTGAGGCTGCGATACAACGTAAAATGGCCATCTTTGGCGTATCTCCAGACGTAAGGTCAGTTAACGTAGATTCTTTTGTCATGCGTAAAGTTACAGGGCACGCAGTAAGTCCTCTAACTGGAGAGGCTCTAACAGCTTCTAGACTAATAGCGGCTAGAAAGTTAGCTTTATTACATAGTCTGGGTGTTGTACACGGTGATGTACACTCTGGCAACATACTTACATCACCAGACGGCACTAAAGCTACGGTTTTAGATTACGGTTACTCTAGATTAGCCAGTGTAGAAGAAGCTTACTCTATGCTGAGCGACAATGTAACCGTAGATAGACTCAAGAATAATGAATTTACGTCTAGGCCTATGGCTGACGGGTCACTGGGACCTCGTACAGTTGGGTCTGACCTGTCTGGGCTAATCAATATGTCTGGGTCTGACTCTGAGGAAGTATTGAAAGTATATAAAAGTGAAATGGACCGTCACCGGCGTATGCCTGATAGTGACAATGTCTTTAAACTAAATGAGTTGGGACTACCTCCTGAAATAGAAGCCCAGGTCAAATGGACAAACTCATCCGAGATAACCCTGAATAATGGTAACTTGGCATCTAGGGGTGCTGACATTGTTGAACCTATCATTGCACAACCCCAACAATCTACTCAGGCTAGTAGACCTATTACTAGTGCCCAAGAGATAATTAATAGATCGGGCGGTGGGTCTTCTGTGCCTACTACACCTCAACCCTCAATAGAATCTCATGTAAAGCTTGGTAGCGGGTCTACATCCTCGGCACCCAACCCAGTTATCTCCCAACCAGAACTCTTGGATACTGATAATAAAGTGGTCGGCGCCCCTGTAGAGCCTGACCAGATTGTAGCTAAGGGCGGTGCTAATATGGTGAGTCCAATGCCATCACAAAATCTTGGTACCACTACTAACCCCTTACCTAACGTATCCAACTACGATAACAATGTAGTATCTAATCCTTTAGACCAGACACCTAGTGGTTTAAACAAGCAGCAGCCTGGCGGTTACATAAACCTAGGCTCAGACTCTATCAGACCTAATGACCCAGTCACTATCATAAGTCGGTCTGGGCGCGGTCTCGTAGGTAATGCCATAGACTCCGTTAAAGAAGCAGATTGGCAAACCCGCGGCACCTACGCTAGCAACACTGTTAGCGCTGGTATGGCTACCTTTAACCTCTACCGAGGTGTCACTACCTTAGCTAAGAAAAACACCACAGGCTTTGAAAAGTCCTACGGGTTTGAATACTTAAGTCAATCTGGCGCTGGCTACGCTACTACTTACCTCACCATTAAAGGCGGGCTTAAAGCGACTAAGGCGCTGCCTTACCTAAACTATGCTAGTGATGCTATCTCATTAGCTTATGGGAGTCATCGTCTTAATACAGCTACTACTGAAGCTGAATATATTAAAGCTAAGGGGGATGTAGGCGGCGCCATTGGTGGGTTGGCCGGTAATGTTGCTGGGCAGGGTATTGGTTGGCTGGTTGGCGGTGCTATTGGTGCAGGTATTGGTGCTGTCATCGGCTTCTTTGGTGGTTTTGGTATAGGTGCCGGTGTGGGTGCCGCCGCAGGATTTAAGATAGGCTCGTCTATAGGGTCTATAGTCGGTTCTATCGCTGGCTCTATGTACGGGGAGCAAGTAGGTAGAGACTGGGTCACTAAGAATAAGTATGGTGCCGGCGATGCCGTAGAAGTGTTCGACCTTACTGGTAAATATAAGAAGACTCAGGAGGATAAGGAGCAGCGTAGAGCAGCGTCCATGGCTAGACACGATGGCGGACCTAAAGTGTCTTATGTCAAACCGAAGGCTACTACTGGTACTAAAGCTACTGCGGTTAAGAGAGTAACCAAACCCATGAGACCTGGGTCTAATACGTCAAAGAATGGGGGAACTCGGTCTGGTGTTGATGGGCCAACGAATAATATAGTGTCGTTTAACCCGCTTAGTAACGTACCTGGGTTGGACTTGTTCTTTCCTAAACCAGCGGCGGCTAGTGATGTTATACCCACAAGCGCAAAGGTTTATACGGAACCTACCCTTCCTAAAGATATCAAGAATGTAGACGTTGATGTAACATCACGGTCTTTAGAATCTAAGACCCAGGAAGAAAAGGAAGAGATAGAAAATAAGCAGTGGTATGAAGGGCTCTTTGAAGGGCTGGCAGCAATGGGTCGGAATATGACCAATACCATCAACAAGGCAGCTGAGTATGTAGGTGATTTAATTGGCGACGCCTGGAATTTTGTGACGGGTGGGGGCGCTGACGCTACCTTTGCCGATGGTAAGTTTAGCGGAAGTATGGCTCCGTTGTTTAACCTCATTCATAAATATGAGTCGCCTGGCGCCGGCTTTGATGCGTTAAATCCTTCTACAACGGGTACTGCTGTGTATGGTAAACCTCTAACTGAGACTACTATCGGAGAGATTATGGATAGGTCTCCACGAGGTGGCGGACGCGCCAGTGGTATGTTTCAGTTTATGCCTTGGATTAATGGCAAAGAAGGGACGCTATATAGCGCCATGAAAGCTGCAGGTTATACCAGAGACACAGTCTTTACTGCCGAAGTACAGACTAATATGGCCATTAAATTTTTGCCTAAGCACAGACCTGAATTATGGGCGTATTTAACAGGTAAGTCTGACAATATCAACGCAGCTATGGATGACTTTGCTCGTGAGTGGGCTGCATTCCCTAACTCTAGAGATACAGGTGCTTATTCAGGACAACGTTCTGCTGGATTTGAAGAAACCAAGCAGGCATTAATAGAAACTCGTAAGTTAGTTATGGCTTCTGGCTCTGCGGAGGCAGGGTTTCAAACTGGAGCTGCTAGAGTAGGGGGCGTAGTTAAGACTAACGTGAAGACTATTCGTGATGGGGGTGGCACTCCTTATCACATTGATATGATGTTTGACCGAAGCACGTCATGGGAACAAAGGGTTCAGGTTTTTGACCAACTAGCCGCTGGTTATGCTGCAATGGGTCGTCGCATTGAGTTTAGTAATAGTGCTGTTTCTGGTCTTGTATACCGAACTAATCTTACCCAGAAGCAGAAAATCGACATGTTAAAGCGTGTAGAGTCTGCTCATAGTAATAGAAAAGGTGGTAGCGGTCGTGCCGCCATGGACTTTTTTGTCCCGCAAGAAGGTCATGCTAGATGGACAGGCGGACCAGCCACTAGCGGCTCAGGGGCTAACGTTGAGTATTTATTACCGGTCATTGAAGGTGGTTATTATACTGTGGGTGCCAAAGGTCGTTCAGGTCAACATATTCAAGCTTTTGATGCTAGTGGTAAGAAGATATATGAGTTCTTTCACGGTGGTGGTGGTCAGCAAGGACGATTTAATTTTTCTGGTGCTGGTAGCGGCGGCTCTATGCCACAAGCAACACAACAAAATAGACCGCCCCATCCTCTCACTAGAGGTGAAAAGAAAGTTACTAGTGGCACTACCGGAAAAGGTCAATCAGGCAGTGTTACCCACTTTAAATATGAAGAATACACAGGCAAACGGGTAAGCGTTGGTAACAACCAAACTATGGCAGAGCCCGCTGCCATCGCATTTAAGAAAATGCAAGAAGCCGCCGCTAAAGAAGGCGTAACGTTACAAGCTCGTAGTGGCTTCAGGTCAGTTAAAGAACAAGGAGAGGTCTTTAAACGAGGCCTAGATAGAAGAGAAGGCAATGTTTACGAAAATACTTTATATATTGCCCCTGCCGGATATTCAGAGCATGCCACGGGTTACGCCATCGATATTACGGGTACTCTCAGTGAAGGTCTAACTGCTGCTGTAGCTGATACCGCCGCCGGCAAATGGTTGGCAGCTAACTCTGCCAAGTTCGGCTATCAAATGTCTTTCCCTAAAGGAAATGCCGACGGCGTCACTTATGAGCCTTGGCACTTTAGGTTTATGGGTGATTACTACGAAGGTAGTGAACCTGATACGTCTACTGACGGAGTTTATGTACCCAGTGAGGGTGGTAGTATAACTCGACAACGACCCCAACGACGAAAAGTAACTTCCTGGGCTGAGCGGGAACGTCGTGCACAAGAACGCATTAAGTCTGGTCAGGTTAGGCGTGAAGTTAATATCGGAACACCAGCTAAAAATAATGGTGTACGTCAAGGCGGTGCCAAGGTACAGACTAAAGCTGAAGAGCTGCCCAAGAATATTCAGACTAATGATGTACCTGCCATGTCTAATGACCGTCGTGGTGTTAGTGGCTCTAGCGGGGGCTCGGGCGGAGGTGGTGGCGCCGGGGGCGGTAGTTCTGTAATAAGTGGACCCGTTTACACTCAGGGAGATTTAGGGTCTCCGGGAGCATTCCACTTTGACATCAAACGAGTCGAAGGCGGGTTTTATGAACGTGATTACCTAGACAATTATGTCCAAGTAAATGGTAAGCCTATAGGCACAGGTATTACAGTTAAGGGTGGAGAGTACGGAGCCCCTAGGTCTTACGGTGGTCATGGTGGCTGGGACTATGCCTTTGGGGATAAGAATGCCGGGCTTAGTCTTGTTAATGGTGCCCGCTTAATCAGCGTTACACCCACTAAGACCTATGGTGATAAGCTAATATTCCAGCTTCCTACTGGAGAACAGTTCGCTATTATCCATGGACGAGCTACTGCCTTGGGTAAAGATTCCGCTGGAGCGGAAGGAGCATATGCTCAAACTGATGGCTCGGTCAGTTTGGCTAGTGGCGGTGGGGGCCGTGGCGGTTACAGATATATGCAGCCGCCTCGTAGAAAAGTCACTTCCTGGGCTGAGCGAGAACGTCGGGCTCAGGAACGTATTAGATCTGGTCAAGTTGTAAGGCAGTCTTACGTTACTAACCCAAGTAGAACCCGTAATAACCAAGTGAGACCCGGCGGCAACATTACCCAAAGCGGCGGCGGTTTTGGTTGGTTAAAGCTACCTTCCTTCTTTAGACCGCAATCTACTAACCAAGACAAAGTTTCAGCGATATATGAACCTGATGCTAAACGTAATGCTCGCCAGAAAGACTTACTCAAGACTATTCCTTCTAACCAGAAAGACTTAGACGTAGATGAAATCCTTGACACTAAGGTTACCCAGGCTTCAGATGAGGCTATGTCTAATGCAGAGATTATCGGTAATGTAATCGCTGAGGCGGCGGCCAAAGCCTATAAACAAAAACAAGAAGCCACCCCAGAAAAAGCCGTTCATCATATTACTAACGTCCAACGTCCGGCGGAGACTGCCCTTAACGTTAACAGCTACTCGCGGGCCATCACCAGTAACATTACCCGTGCTACTAAAACACAAACTGTTTATCAACCGGACAACGACCAAAATGTTATCTTGGTCAGCTCTCAAGTAGACCACACTATGGTAAATGTCAATGTGGCTAACAGTGGAATTAAATCGCCGTGCGGGTGGCAGATGGCGGGTAAGAAACAAAGAGTACAGGGACCTTGTGTTGCCTAATCTTCATATAGCCGGTCTCTAATCTTCTCCCAAGCCTTGGCGTGGTCTGATTCGGTTAGCCATGCATTATAAGTACTGGTGTGAACTTGGTGACTATGGCGCATCTGCTGTGCTGCCAGTCTACTATCTAATCCTAACTCGATGGAGCGCCGTGCCCAACAGTGCCTCAAGTTATAAGGGGGGAACGGTATGCTGGCTCGATTAAACGCCCTGGAAATGCGCTGTCCATTTTCCCTATTACTCTTACCGTTTATGTTCGGTACCCTCACGTTCTTTAAAGCAAATAAGTCTACCCAGTGGGGGTATAACGGCCATACCTTCCCACTGTGAGATTTACTACTCAGCCCGTTCTTCTCCGTTACGTAACATATACCGGTCTCTACTAGATAATCAAGGTCTATAAGGAAAACCTCATGGTTTCTTAGTGCGTAAGTTGCCATCATTCCGTATGCCCAACGATAGGGCTCATAACTGAATTGTTTAACTAGCTGTTCTATCTCAGCGTCGGTTGGTAATAACCGTGGCTTTACTTGTTTCTGACTATAGTTGCCTTTTAGTTTAGATACGTCTAGCTCTAAATCAAACTCAGTTGCCAGTGCCTTAAACGCTTGGCACATTAATTGTCTGCTACGAGTATTGGCGTCACTAGACTTAATCACGTCAAGCAATATGCGAGGGGTTAAGTCTTTATTGTTGGGTAATTTCTTAAAGGCGTCTCCGTAGTTACTACTCCAAGTAGTCTTAGTCTTTGTATCGATACCGCGCTCAACGAAGTACTTCTCCTTAAATAGCTCTATGGCTTCAAGGATAGTAATGCGGTCACGCTTTGGCTCCCAGGCGAAACTACCCTCCGCTAACTGAACACCTAACTTCTTAGCCTCTAACTCTGCATGCTTAAACCCCATAGAGTTGGCATTAATACCTAAAGCTATTCGTTGTTGGTAAGGTTCGGTACGGTCACTGTTCGGCTTAGGAGGCAGCGTGGCCACTAGGTAAAGTTTTTCTCCCCTCTGCTCTATCTGGACTTTTACCTTACCTGCTTTTAACCTGGCATTGACTGAGTTAAGCATATCAAAAACTGGCTTAAAATTGGCTTAAATGTCCGTCGATCATTGCCAATTTAAGCCTGTTTTGTCAAGGGTAGTCTGTAGGAGTTAGCCTAAATAAACGAAGTGCGTATAGTATTCGAACTAATTGTTTATTTAGTCTGGTAGAGGACATGCCTGCCCTTCAAATTTACCTGCCTTTATTTTGTTCCAGAATCCTCTTCCTGGACGAGGGACACCATACTTTATACACTGCTTCTTAACTGCCGTATCGCTGACACCTAAAGCCACAGCAACATCAGTTATTGGTTTATCCCATATTTGTTTATGTAGGTTAAGTCTAGCCTCTTCGTCGTCTTTGATTTTTATTACAGATTTAGACTTTGCTGCACAGGAATGGGAGCAGAATTTTTGCTCTCTTTTGCCTCTCCTTACACTCGGGGCAAATGCTGCACCGCAGCAGGGGCATATCTTAGTGGGCTTTTCTCGACACACATAAGTACCGTCAGCTAAAAGTAATAGTTCCCTAGATTCAGGGTCTAAGTTGTGAAAACGAATGTGGTCACCGTTTGTTTTAAAGACAAGGAGATTATCTATGTCATTATTCTCCTTATTCTCATCTATATGGTGAACAGTTTCCCCGGGAGCTAGAGGGCGTCCCAGCATAATTTTTGCAGCCTTTCTGTGTATATAATCCAATCTACTTTCTTCCTGATTAAAGTAGTAAAAATAGCCAGCCCGCTTTGCTTGTTCAACCATAGATGTTAGTAGGTTCGACTCTTTCATTGTAGCAGAATCGAACCAGCTAACAGCGCTAATAGCTATATGCTCAAATGGACACCTACATAAAAGAAAAAGCCCTCTATAGGTTCGAACCCATATGAGGTCATCTTTTCAATATAGATGCAGTCTTTAACCTGCGACCGTCCGCTTAGAAGGCGGATGCTCTATCCACTGAGCTACGCACCCAGGCTTGCCCTTAATAATTATATCTTCAACAGTGGCTTAAAATTTGGCTTAACTATTAACTTGTTGTTTATATCATAACAAGCTGGTGGTGAAAAAGCAACCCCTACCAGCTTATTTATTTTTGGTTCTTAAACATACTGTCAATATATCTTTTATATTTGTTTGGCAGAGATATTAATTAGAACTCAGCAGGAGCAATGATTTGCCAGATATTTTCTGTGCTTTCACTGTCTAAACTTGCGCTTGCTGTTGACGTCAATATCTCCAGTAGTTGGTTGGGGTCATAGATTCCACTACTGTGGTCGTCGTAGACTTTTACCCCGTCGTCGTCAACATCTACACGTAGTCCGCTATAAGGGTCGTGCTCTGCAGAGCATTTAAGGCTGTCAATTTCTTTGTTAATTAGTTTAATAATAGACATGTAGTTATTTGGTATTCTCTTATAAAGCAGATTGATACTGTTCAAAGCAGTATTTGGCATACTCTATAGCTAAGTCGCCTAAGACTTCTTTGTCCTCGTCTGTTAACTTGTTGACCGCCTCTTCTGTCCATTCTTCCCATGGAGTCCCCATTTCCCAATCGAATCTGCCATTCTCTGTGACAGACTCTTTGAATCCCCATTTACAGAAGTATGGGAGAACATCACGGCTTAACTTGACGTCTCTTCCTTCAATAAACGAAGCGTACAAATCGTTTTCAACTGCAAAAGTATTAATGTCCATTTTGTTGCTTGTAATTGTTTGTGGTGGGTTTGGTATACGGTCCAAACCATAATATACTCCTAATTCCCCGAAGGAGCGTAAATCACCGGCTTAGTTGGGAACTTAGGAAACGACAATGGCGGCGCTACATTCAAGGGCACCGGCTTCTTCGGTTTAAACTCATAAGTAAACCGCCCGGACTTAATAGCCAATCCTTCGTCTTCCAGCTTAAGCAAAGCCGCCCGCGCCGCTTCCTTCCATAAATGTCGGTCAGCACGACTAGGGGTTAACCGTAAGTCTAGTAGACGCTCTTTGTCAGCATCACCCATTTTAAGCAGGTATTCGTCGTAGATATGGTCGTTATACTCGTAGCTGGTGGTACTGCCCAGCGCAAACTTATCTAGGTCTAAGTCAGCTTTAACTCGGTTATAGATATAGTCGGTTAACTCTAACAGGTCAGACTTGGTACCAAACTTGACGTTATCTAGCCCGTCGATAATCGGATGAGCCGCCGGCTTCGGTTTGGGTTCTTGGGTAGCATTAGAGGCGGGGGCGGCGGGGCTAAAACTAAGTAACAACCCAGTAAGCACATCAAGGGACTTATAGTCTTCAGAGGTAACGGATTCTACTGCCAGCTCTTTAATACAGCTCAGGAGCTTCGTTTGGCAATTCTGGGAGAGGCTCTCGAGCAATTGATTCAGCGTAGGCTCGGACGATGACTTGTGCATAACGGTTATTAACTAATGATTGTGAACTTTTGACTTTCTGATTAGGCAGTCCCACACATAGGATTCCGCCAAAGGGTGGGGTGCCGGAAATAGCGGCGATTATAGCTTGTTCTCCGCCCTCTTTATATAGTTCTATGACTTGACCTACATAAGGGCTTTCTAGGTTAAGCCAGTCATAGAACCATGGGGATGTCTCATACCAGCGGCGCAATGATACGGCATAGATACCGCTATGCATTCGCTGAGGCGGCGGTGTTGATTTCTTATCTAGGGTTTTGACCATCATTTAATTATTAACATTTAGGACTTGTCCAGTAGCACTTACGATAATGCCGGTGGCTTCAAATTCTTCTACTGCTTGTAGCAGTCTATTATCTAAACCAAGGCTTATATCTAGTAGAGCTATGTACGGATAGTGGAAGTTAACGTTGGCGCCGCCGGCGGCTATGGCAGTCATATAAAGAGCCTCGTACTCAGACAGCCCCCACATGACGTAGAGGCCGGCGATTAGACTATGACTTAACTGCTGGTAATTCAACTGATATACAAACCTCACCAAATCACATTCGTTTAATAGCCGGCTATGTACTTTATACAAAGCGCCTATACAGTCAAAGGCTTCAGTGAAGTAGTCTATCTGGTCAAATTCATTGTCTAGCTCATATAAGGGGTCTATGACGGGGTCATGGATTATCCCTATGGATAGACTTGGTGTTTGGTCGTCTGGGGGCGGCGGCGCCCGGTCAAACCCACCCACATAAACCAAGCCTTCTTCATTCTTATGGTTACTGGGTAAGTTTGACCATTGGAAGGTAGTCAGTAATTCTAACCTTGGCAGGCTAGACATTCATCTCCTCCCCCTTCCGAGTGATAGTTCTGCTTAATCACTTTCTGTTCTAGCTCCTGTTGGCGTTTAGCGGCTAACTGCCCAGACCGCCCCTCGGCGTTCTGAATAGCTTGTGACCGACAATAATACAACGTCTTTAACCCCAAACGCCAGGCTTCAAAGTGAACCTTAGCAAAATACGTCGGGTCGGGCTCAGCAGTAAAGAATAGATTCACTGATTGGGACTGTCCCTGTAAATGCCTGTCCATCTCTACCTGACGCTCAGCGGCTTGCTTGACAATAGCCATCTGGTTAATTTCACGGGCGGTTAGGAATACTTCCCGCTCTAAGTCAGACAAGAACGTCAAGTGTTGTACACTGCCCCGGGCTTCTGTAATAGAATCCCAAGTCTCATCGTCATCTTTACCGTACTCAGCTAATACCTTTTGTAAGGTGGGGTTGTGAAAGAACATAGAGCCGCGGCTAGTCTTCTTCTCGAAGCTATTAGCGGCGAAGGGCTCAATACCAGGGCTAACATGACCACAGATGATTGAGTTAGTTACCGTGGGGGCACATGTCACTGTATGGGTATTGCGAGTGCCTGTACCTTCACACCATTCAGGCTCGCCGTATTCTTTATACATGTCGACACTAGCCCGATGGGATTCATCTGCTATATGTCGGAATACAGCTCGATTTAATAAGCTTGCTCCGAATGATTCGAAGGGTAGGCGGCGCTCTTGTAGTAACGAATGCCATCCCATAGCCCCTAACCCTAACATCCGGCTTTTAACGGCGAAGCGGTAGGCATTATCAAAGTACGGCTCACCTTCGATTTTGTCTATGTACTCTTGCATAACGCCATCTAAGAACCATGTAGCCCAATACACCGCGTCAGTCTCCCGCCATTCATCCCACTTAGCCAAGTTCATAGAACTCAAGCAGCACACGAAGGTATGATTTGGATCGGTGTAGGCGGTAATCTCGCTACAGTTGCCTGTCATCCGTCCATCCGCCAAAGCAAACATGTTAGTAGTGGGTACAGTGGTGCAATATACAGGCACCGGCTCTTCCATATACACCTTGGCTACCCGTTTAATCAAACCTGTAACCTTCTTCAGGTGGGTTAATACTTCTAGGAAAGGGTGGTCGATGCGGCGGTATTGCTCGCATAGTTCCCCGGCGGTGACGAACTCTACTTTCTGTGTAGTGCCAAAACGCCTAACTGGTAGGCGGTGTTCTGGTGTGACATCAATGGTACTATCATCGCCGAAGGTAATACGAATAAAGCGGTCGTTAACACCTTTTTGTTCAAAGGCATCGTTCTGTACCCAGTCTTTTCCATCCCAGATACTTACTGCCTTACCTACCAGGTCTTTAATGGCCACAGGACCGTCTTTAGTCCTTACCAGTGCATCCCCTTTAAGGCAGATGTTAGATGTTTTTACTTTCAGTCCTAAGCGGTTATAACCAGGGGGATTAACGCGGTTAACGTTGTCTGTGAAGAACAGATAAGGCTCGCCGGTTTCAATCCTAGTCCGTAGAATTTGACCAAATAATTCCCGGGCCTCGCCGCCGGCTTGGATAGCCAACATATCTTCATCGGTGAAGCATACAGCATGGTGGATGTTCATACAGCGCTGGTTCTCATCCCCTGTAGGGCGCCGCATGTTAATGAATTCTTTAATGTCTGGGTGGTTAAACGGTAAGTAAACCGCCGATGCTCCTTTACGTACCCCGTTTTGGCTAACGCCTACAGTAGTGGAATCTAATATCTTGCACCATGGGATAACACCTTCTGAGATATAACCCCCGCGGATGGCAGCCCCACGACCTCTAATGTCCCCAGCATAGATGCCAACCCCTGCTCCTTTAGAACTTAAATGAGCTAGCTCAGCAACACCGTGAAATATACCACCGAGAGAATCCTCTATGTGTAGGCTGTTACAGCTTATAGGAAAACCACGGGTGGTGCCTAAGTTAGCAAACACTGGGCTAGCTGGTCCAAGCCACCCAAGCCACATAATCTTAAAGAATCGTTGGGCTAAGTCAGGTCGTTTAAGAGCGCGGGCGGAGGCTTCTGATAACCTCACATAGGCATCCCAGGGGGTCTCACCGTCTAATAGATAGCCAGACTTGAGCATATAATAGCCTTCAGCAGTCATCCAATCTGGTACGCCGTTGTCTGGTTTAGTGAAGCCTTCAGTGGTATTGAATTTGAGATGGGCTTGGGGCAGTCGAGGGAAGATAAACATTAGTCTATTAGGCGATATGAAGGAAAGAGCGGGCTGATTGCAGTCAGCCCGGGTTGGTTGCTTAGGCGAATACAGAATCCCAGTCGATGGCTTCGGTATTAAACAGCCCTTTGGCATAGTTAGATACGTGGGCTGCGAAGAAGTCGGTGCTAGCCTCGCCTCCGGTCATTAGATAAAACCAGCGCTCGATTTGTCTGGCCGCTGCTTTATCTACGTCGAAGATGGGCTCTAAGCCAATCTCCTCTAACTTCTGGTTAGTGCGCTGCTCAATAAATGACTTCACAATATGAGCGTTAAGTCCAGGCAATTCATGGTTATCAAACACCATGTCAATAAAGTCGTATTCTAAGTCCACTACTGCCCGGGCAGCTTCGTATAACGTATTGTTTACGTGCTCACTGTTCAAAGATGGAAACTCAGATCGTAGTTGACGGAATAACCAACAACCGGCGTTAGAGTGCATACAATTCCCACTAATCATCACGGAGTCTTTATACCGTGTGATGAGTGTGCCTTTGTCTACGGTGGCACAATACACGTAGCCAGAATAAGACTTACTGGTCATTACAGTGCAGCGGATGTTTTTCCACGCTTTGTTGTCATAAATCTTCAGTCCATACTTATAGCCCCGCTTGGGGTCTCTGTAATGTTCGCCGCCGCGTCCTGATAGGGTACACAACACTTGGACACGGTCTGCTGCCGCCCGGTCATTCGTATAGAACAACTCACAGGTTCTATTAGCTGGCTTACCCCGCCGCCAAAACCGCAGCTCATGGAAGAATTGGTCAATCCAATTCTGAGTAATATGCGTGAAGACAATCCACTTAAATGACTTGGGTAATAACTGTTCTTCCTTCAGCTTAATCTGGTAGTTGATAGTGGTCGGGTTATTACGGGTGTAGTACCTTACCCCGGGGATAACGTCTAGCCCAGCCAACACTCCTTCCATTGCCTTAATCTTGTGCTGCTCTTTCTTCTTAGACAGGGTGATAGTGAGTGTATAAAACCCGTGCTCGTCTTCCATTTCTACTCGACTGCCGATAATCTCAGCAATTAAGTGAATACGTTCAAGGGCGGTCATAGTCACCTTGGTGCCCTTTACTTTATAGCCGGCAATGGGAATCTCAAACTTGTTCTCTACCCGTAAGTCCTTAGCCTTTATCTTGTAGGTCTTCTTATTTATCTGGTTATAAATGACCATGTCGTGGTCTTTAGTAACCCTGCATTTTAAAGGCAACTTGCGCTTACCACTTAACTCATACATTGACCCGGAGTAACGCTTTTTAACCAGTTGGCTAGGTCTGACATAGCTTATCTCCTCGGTCTCTATGTCGTATTGAGCCAGCAAGTGGTATTCAGACAAAGAATCGAACTTAACCCAACCCACATCAGTCAATACCTCTGTATCCGGGCTATGGCATTCATCTCGAACGCTATAGGCAATTACTTCTGATACGCCCTTTAGCATGTTCTCAGAGGGTAATTCTAAGTAGTTCCCTTTGAGTCCGTATTTGTCGCTGATGTCTTTGTTACCGGCGCGGTCTAGCTCTTTAATCAACCCGCGGGCTGAGAAGTATAACAACACAGCAAAGTTGGCGTATAGGCTCACACCTTCGGCAAAAGCAGAGTACACGGCTAGGGATATAGCTCGCTCTTCTAGGGAATCCCCTGGAGTATTGATAAGATTTTCAATCTTAGCCGCTGCCCTGGGCTCTCTTAAGAACGCATCATATTCCTCTAGGTTCAGCGTCTCGTTTAGGTAGTTATAAGATTTGGAATGAATGGAGTTGCCGGTGATGGCTACTTTGCCATTACGGCGACATATAACGGTGGTCTTAGGTAAAGATACACAGTAAACGTAACCTTGATAAGGTTTCTTTGTGGGGGTGGGTAGAGGCTCGAACTCCACATGGTCATCAACCATTGTTGTGGTTAATAGCCGCCCGGCATCTGTAGTATCTAGTAAGTCACCAGCTTGAACCTTTAGTAGAATACTATCTGGTCCAGTCACGATTAACATATCGTGGTTAGGTGTCACAAACACATCAATGGTGTCATTGACGAAGTGAATCATGTTACCCACATAGCGCTCACAAATCAGCTTATTGGGCTTGGCATAGCTAACCTCACAGGTGTTCAAGTCTAGCTGGGCTATCTCATGGTCAGTGGTAATCTGAGGGCATGATATCCAACCATCAGTGGTTAGCAGCTCAGTCTCTTGGTCAAAACACTCCATCCCAGCAAAGGTAAACGCCATTAGGCTAATTTCCGGCTTAGGAAACCATTGAGCCACCTTCTGAGCCCAGTAGTTACCGATGTACAACTCCATCTGTGTGAAGCCTAGTAGCGTGCCGCTGATAATCTTTTTCTCTTCTTCGGTCAGCTTAGTCTCCCAGTCATGTACGCTACTTGTCATTACGCACTGTGACCACAACCAATGAGACTGTTGCTGCTTCACGAAGTACTCGTGGGCTTCTGGGTACTCAAATGGTTGGTAAGACTTCCTTGGTGTAATTAACGTCATAATTTATCGGTGTTGGAATGGGCCCCCCCATTAGGGACGTGATTTTACCTTAGCGTTTTTCCTAACGCCTTTAAATATGATAGAACCTTAAGAAATTATTAAGTTTCTTGCTGTGTAATTAAATACAATATCACAAAGTAAATTAAGACTTAGGAAATAAACCCCTAAGCCTTGATATACTTATCATAGAGCCACGTCGTGCCCTAAAAGTTACTGTTACTCTCTGCCTTGTGAAAGTAATTTATTAACGCCCGTGTCCTTGAATCTAGCTAATATTAATGCTTGTTTTTCAGGTAACTCTTGAATTAGTATCTCTCGGACAATATCTTTTACTTGTTGTAGCTCCTGTTGAGCTGTGTATCGCGCTTGGAATCCTTCGACGTTCTTTAATAGTTGGCGCAGCTCAGAGATATATCGTACATGGTTCTCAGGGTCGTTTTCAAGCTTAGCCAGCATCCTGTATATGAGTGAGCCCATCTCTTCCCAGTGCCCTACAAAATCCATAATGGACCGGTTACGCTCTTTGACTTTCTCTAAGGGAGTCATGCGGTCATAGAGCCGGCAAAACTTGGAGACAGTAGTTTCTGATAAAGAGAAGCGCTCGCCGATTTGTTTAAACGTTTGGCGCTCCATATTCCGCAGGCGGATAATTTCAGAGCCAATACCTAACTTAGCGATTACACCACGGATAGATGACCCAGCATCAGAGCTATCTGAATTAAGTACCCGGAGGACTTCTTCCCCATCCTCCTTGTTGTTCAGCATCTTAAGTAGCGACTCAGCCCTAGACTTAACCAGGGATACCTCAGGACGATACTCCAAAGCAACGTGTTCGTGGAGTTGGTCTAAGTCTTTAACGATGGTCTCGAATTGTTCGATGATAGCTAAGGCTCTTTGAGCGACAGCTACGGCCTCATTATTAGGGGTGGCTGGGGCGCCGGCGGTGGTGAACATAAAGATACTGACGTTGATAAACTATTCTTCGCTTAGGTAGTCTGTGATGTCGTTGATAACGCAGCTTTGGTTATTAATGGCATTAACTAGTCTACAGCTTGTGGCGAAGTTGTCGGCGGTTATTTCTAGGACTTTTTCTAAGACATGACATAAGACCACAACCTCTGGGTTACTAGAGCTAAAGCGTAAGTAACCTAAGGTGTCATCACAGTTCTCCATAGTCTGTGCGACCTCTTCAATATACTGCTCTATAGACTCTTGTGACTCCATAACTTAGTCCTATTGCTACTTACTTTTCAATCTAGAATCCAACAGCTCCTTCACACCAGTGGGTGTTAAGTGCTCACAAGTTAATATCAGCAACACTGAGTCTACTGACCGCAGCCACGCCCGCTTTACTAAATAAACATTGTTATCTAGCTGCTCGGCAATATACTCCACCCGCTCACTAATCGGCCACCACAACAACCAGAACAATAGCCAACTCTTAGGGTCTACAACCCTAAAAAGCTCTACAGCTTTCTTAATCTCTTCATGCTGGTAAACTACCCGGGTTGTGGGGTGTTCCCAGTTATGTCCTAACACAAAGCCTTCCCTTAAATATTTCATAAAGGTATTCCGCAGTTTACGAGTTGAATCCCGTACCCCTTTAGCCCTTAACTGGGTCATAGGCTTGGTGTTGGGGATAAGAGTGTCTAACTGTTGTGCGTTGGCTCTAATAGCACGCCCTAATCGGGTGGGGTAGTAAAGCCTGATGTAGCTAATCTTCTTATCTTCTTTGTTGATGCTAGCCTTTAATTTGCCAAGAGGGCCCAAGTCAGCCTCACCGTTAGCTAAGAGCTCACCAAGCATACAATCAGCAACGGCGTCGGCTATTGCTTGACTATCATCCTTAGTGAGCCCTAGACGGCTTTGTAGGTGCAACGTTAGTTTATCGGTTAACATCAGCCCTCTAGCTTAAGCATGTGTTTGACTTCATCCCTAACGTAATCAACGTAACGGGGGTGACATTCATTCAGATAGGGGCAGACCGATGTGACTTGTTTAGACTTCCAATCTCGTTTAACGCATGGAGTACCGTAATCTGTTGGCCCTTTGGTGGGCCAACAGTTGGTCTCATACGCCATATTGATAGACTTCTGGACGTCTTGGAAGTGTTTAAAGGTGTCATAGACGACCTTGAGGTCTACTTTGGCCACCACTATTTCCCCAGTTGGTAAATGGTTAATGGCTATGTAGTCGGGGGGCTTACCAGTGTCTTCCGTCCATAGATAGGCGTACATGTTTAGCTGACCATGGAAAGCAACGTCTAATCCTGAGGGTAGGTCTTTACCAGTCTTATGGTCACTAATGACTGTATGTCCTTCTTTGGTCTTATAACTGAAGTCTACGAACCAAGCCCATTCTTTATTACCGTCGTCCCAGGGGATTTTCTTCTCTGAGGTGTATTCAATGCCGGTTATTTCTTCTACCCAGTCGGGGATATAAAAGTTGTAGAAGCAGGCGGCGGCCTGGGCGGCGGTGTTACATAAACTGATGCGGCGGAATTCCGGGTTAATCAACGCTGCTGAATTATCTACAGCCATCTTGATGTCATATAACCCGTGTCTTTCCAACTCAGCAGTCATCTGTTTAGGTGGGTACTCCACCGGCTTCTTTGGTACGGTACCATCACCATTACGGATAGCGTCAGACCCTTTATAGGTCGCTGTACATCTATGTAGTAAATAACCATAGATTTTGGCGTATCTGGTTAGGCTGTCTACGTCGATGAGGTGTAGGGTGTCTAGGCTACTGGTGTCCATATGTGTAGACTCAGTGGCGAACTTACAGCTTTCAATTAACCATTCAGGGATGAGCATCTCTAGGATGTCGTCTTTGGCACCACCGCTTTTCAGATATTCCTCAATACAGTTATGGGCCAAGGTACCCTTTAAGAAATAATCTTCTAGTGGGATATACACCCCTTCGGGCTTATTAACGTATCGGTGGTAGAACTTGGCTGGGCATTCCGTGAAAGTAGTTAACCTACTGTACGACACGGTATTTGATAACTGTTTTGATGAACTCATCTGGGTTGTTTATTCTCTTAATATGTAGCTTATTGTCCTCTAACCATTTTAACGTTATAAGGTTAGACCTAATTAGCCCACCAAATAACACTCCTAGGGCATCGTATTCATGCTCAGTACCGCTCTTAAGCCACCTCTTGAAGAATGTTTGGGCATATTCTTTGGTGCCTTCTAGTTGGAGGTGCTGAGACCATTCCTTAGCCCCTATTACTTCATAAGGTATGCACTTCTTATAGAGTGTCATATGTACGGTCATCTCCGCTCTGAGTAGGGTGCCGTAGGCAGAGCGTCTACCGGGATAAACTTGTTCAGTGAATACGGTATTAGGATTAGCGCGGGTGCAGTCTTGGATAAACTCTTCTAACTTGATTAGTCTCTTAATTAGTTGGGTAGAGCTAGAGCCAGCCGATAACGTGGTGGTATAGACAGTAAGGTTAGGTATATTTAGCCAGGCTACCCCAGTAAAACTAGAGCTCTGGTCTAATCCCAGATAATGTGTGCCTAATGCCTTGTGCTTAGTTGTTTTAGTTGATGCAGCACGGCGCTTAGTTGGCTTAGCAGACGACTTCGGCTTCGTGGACTTCTTGGTCGAGGGCTTGGTTTTGGATAAAGGCATTGAGAGCTTTGGTGCGGTGTTCACTGTATTCTACAAGCTCTTGCCAGTAGTTAATGTCAGTATTATCTAGCATCCTACTAATGCCCAGCACCCACCGTCGGATTAATTCTAATGACTCCTTAAACTCTTTACAGTTAGTCAAGCCAGGGTATAGCGCCAGCCATTCTTCATTGAGGGCTACCCAGAAGCTGACCCACCAAGGGTTGTGGTAGACATCTTCGGCACTGGTTAACGCTACTCGGATTAAGTCTCTAATTAGTCGCACTTCAATGGCTACTAGCATCTGTGGGTCGATGATATTGCCGGCGTCTGATGCGGCTAATACGTCGGGTAATCGTTGCTTTAGGTATTGGATTTGGGTGATGTCGTCCATGCTGTTGATATTAGTTTTTGTGGGTTGGGAACTGTTGGTATAAATCTGTAGAAAGCTGTAGAATCTATTAGTAATGGTTGTACACTATGTATGTAAATCCATTTATCTTAAGTATTCAGCAACGACGTAATGTCCGAGTTGATAGAAGCTTCGCCGTTAAGCTTTAGTTTGGATTCTTCATTCTAGAAACACTACCTCGTTTTTCTACAGGTTTTGTGAACGGTATGGTGCGGGAGAGCCGTATATGTTCATATGGGCTTGGTTGCTTTCTTGGTCCAGCCACGTGTTGAACCGGTCAGGGTATTGCCCACGCCCTAATAGGTTTACTTGGTCATTGGCGTCAGCATCCCAATAGGGTAATTCCCTAAAGGTGGTTGACCACCAGTCTGGTTTAACGGTGAGTGTCTGGTCGAAGTGGTTAGTCATTGCTCGTAGAGGTCCATCGACTATGGACGACTGAAGGTCTAATAGTCGCACGCTGGGTAGTAGGTCATAGACGTTCTCTAGGATGAATAACTCTTCATTAGGTACGCCGTGTTGCCATAGGATGCGCCCTGCTTCTACGTTTAATACCCCGCGGTTTTTTGAAAGCTCTAGGTGGGGATATATCTTGTCATAGTGAGAGTCAATCATCCAATGTCTACGCATAGCAGAGACAGCGGCTAAAACAGAACACTGCACGCAACCTTCTTCCTTTACCTGGATAGACCGTAGGTGTCGGTCTTGAAGGTTTATATAAGGGGTTGTGCAAACCTTAACCACCGTGTTCTCAGCTAATAGGTTATGGTTTTGAATGAATTGGTAGGCTAATAACCGAAGCTTTCTACGGATTAGGTCGGTAGCATCTTTAAAGTTAGCGTTTAGTTCCCTAGGGGTGATGACGCTCAGTATGACGTCTGGGGTATGGTTTTCTACTAAGTCTTCTACTGTCTGGTTTTTATAGCACTCTTGGTAGGTAGCGCAGCATTTCCTGATGGTTGGGTCTAGTGACTTAGGCAAGTCCATACCCACGCTACACCAGATAGGGGCGGCGAAGTAATTGTTAGCCCAATGTACGTGGCAGTAGATGTAGTTCAGCATAGTGGTAAGTCTGCTATGTACCGTGCCCAGTCTCCACGGTAGGGTTCTGTTTGCTCTACGTATTGTTTTAGTAGTGACGCCGCCGAAGCGTCGAAGTTATTACCTTTTAGTAGTTTCCATAAATCCCCATGCTGTTTAGGAGTAGAGCCACCGGGTAGTTGTAATACCAGGTCTACTGCCATAGCGGTGAGGGTTACGGAATTATTAGCTAAGTACCGTTTAAACTCTGTTAAGTCCCAGTCGATGGCGAGCATAAAGTCATTAATGTCTTTGACACCTGACCAATTGGGAACCATACAGCAGAAGATTTTGGTATTGGGTAGTGCCCCGGCTAATTCTACAAGGTTAGGGAGCATCCTTGACCAGCTTTTATATTGCCCAGCCTGTTCAGACCCTAGCGGGTATTTATCCCGGTCTAAAACTATAACCATATGACTCAAATCCTTTAACGCCCAAGCATGATGGACCAGCGGGATGTTAACTCCAAAGCAGGATACTACCGGTTCGCCTAGTGCTTTGAGGCAAATACCGTCTGTTACGCCTTCGCAGAGGATGACGTAGTCTTGTTGTTGATATTTGACTTGGTCTAGACCCCATAGATAGTTGTTAATAGCCGGCGTGCCTTTGGAGTGCATCCAGCGTATATCCTGGGTTGGGTTGTTAGCTCTGCCTGTTAGGTGAGTGATGCTACCGTTAAGGGCTCGTACAGCGGCTATGTACCGGTCTTGGAAGTAGTGGTATAGTTCGTGGTCTTGTAACTGATTAGGGTGCCAATAGTTAAAGTAGTCCGTGAGATTATGTTGATTAACTAGTGCTTCGGGAATGCCCCGGGTGTTTACTAGCCATTCAACTACTTGTCTGGAGTTGTGTTTAGATAATGTAGACCACAGAGAATCTAGTGGTGATGGCCCAGCGTTTGCCTTAGTGACTTGGATGTTAAATGTTTCAGCCAGCCAATGGAGCGATGATTTAAAGTCATGGGCGCGCCCTGCTTTGACTACGAGGTCGAATACTGAGCCTTGGGCATCGCAGCGATAGCACCTGAAGTATTGGTCTCTGGTGGTTTTAAACCCGGTGGAAGAGCCACACCAAGGGCAAGGGTCGCGGCGGCCCCCACTGGGAGAGATATTTAATCCAAGGTGTTCAGCTGCTTGGCTCAGGCTTACCTGTTCCTTTATGGTTTGACTTAGGGTCGAGTTCATTGTCAGTGGTGGGGCTTAGTTGTTTAATGTCTTCTAGGGATGACTCTTTAGGTAAACCTAGTTGAATGGCTAAACAAGGAATGACCCACGCTTGATATTCTTCCCTAAGTCGTTGGCTAAGCGGCATTGGCTTCTATTAATAGATGTCTAGCGCTTGCCAGTTTAGCTTCTACATCGAACCATTCGTAATCATCGATTTTAGAAGCATAGCCCATGGGACCTAATAAGACTTGGCGGTGATTGATTTGAGATATATACCAACCAGCCGGCAAGATACCGTTTAGTCTTTCTTTAGTGGTGTTGGTTGGCCAACCAGCTAATGAGTACAATACCCTGCCGGTTTCTGGGTCTCGTTTAGCTATGCAATTGCCGTGGAGCCAGACCTTGAGCCCGTCTGTTTCTGTATTTGATTTACGCCAAGCCTCTTGTCTAAGCCAAGCTTGGCGGAGTTCTTTAGTGATTTTCCGCATGGGTTTCTGATGGTTTCAGCTTTTGATGTGCTTTTTACATAGCTCGAAGTAGTGTTCTCTTTCTGCTAAACCGTTAAGACCGCCGTTGATAATGCGGGTAATGATTTTAACGGTGGCGCCGCGGTCGGCGGTATTGTTCAGCTTATTTTGTTGCCAGAACCAACCGGCGGAGCAGAAGGGGTATTTAGCCGCGGTGTAAGAGGCGCCTTGTACGATTACTTGAGCATCGCCTATGTCGTTAGCGAAGCGTTGGTAATTATAGCGACCTGTCAGCATTAGACCGCCGCTGCCTTTGAACTTAGGTCCATCGCCAGGGCGATTATTACCAAGGTTTTGTCTACCCTCGTAGGCTTCTCCAGAGGCTAATTCAAGCCACCATTGACCGCCGCCGGTTTCATGAGCTACTTGAGACAGAAAATGCCAGGCGCGGGGTCCTGGCACGATGTCATACTTCTTAAGGCAGCGGTTAAGGTCTTCGAGTTGAGTAACGGTTAACTGTCTGCCGAAGATATTGGTTATCTGGTCATTGGTTACCCATAGTGTTTTTTCTTTAGCGTTGTTGTAGTGGTGTTCTAGGTTAGCCAGGGATTCATCGGCGTATTTATCGAGGTTAACCTCATGGGCTAGTCGTTTGAATTGAGCCCAGGCAGCGTGGGTTTTGGGACCTGGGTCACCGTCTATGGGACCTGGGTCGATGCCGATGGTTTTGAGCTTTTGTTGGATAGAGCGGATGAGGTTAGTGTCTGCGGCGGTTAGTGGTTGCATGACTATGTGTTATAGCGAAGATGTGGGTTCTTTTCGTGTAGGCACTTGAAGATCCAAGAAGTCATCCAATTAGGCATGTGGGTGCGGACTAAGGTGTTGTATAGCTTTTTAACCGGCAGACCTTTTTGGATGATACCTAGAGCCAGCTTAACTTCATGGCCGCTACGAGAGAGACTAACTGCCGCCAAGGTTTGTTGGAGAATGTTAGCGAGGAAGTGGATTGGATTGGTAATTGTTTCGCCTTGTTTGTTAAAGGGCGTGGGCTCTTCTGACTTAGGTCGTCCTATCAATGGAGTATTGGTGGCAGAGCTTACTATGATGTGGTCTTGTTTGCTGAGGTAAGTTAGGTTTTCTGGGCGATTATCATCAGTAACACCATTGATGTGATGTACTTCGACGACGCCTTCTTCAGCCTTGAAACCATTTGAGAGAGCTTTATACCCACCGCAGGCGTAGAAAGCGACTATTTGGGAGACGCCGACTATTTCACCGTTGTTCGTGGTGTGAAAATCAAAGAAACCTGAGCGGGTTAAGGTGCGAAAGACCGACTTATTATCTGCACGTTTAGCGAAGAGTCTGCCAGACTTTTTGCACTTGATGGTTTTAATGACATTGAGAATGGCGCCTAATCGGAGTTTAGCCCGTTCGGCGCCCATGCTAGCATTCTTATTACTCATAGGCTTAGGGATGAATGGTAGACACACTGATCCTATCGAACACTCAGATAGAACCACGGTTTAAACATTCAGCCCCTACGGCTTTTTATGCACAGATCTTGGGGTGCGCCGGCCTATCATCCCTTGTCTCTAGGATCAGTTCCGATGCTATCTGTCCCGGCGAATTAAGCCCGTAGGCCTACCCTCTTCCGTATGCTGATTAATGGAAGGTCCCACGCCCGGACACATAGGGTTGTGGTATCGACATCCGGCCCATGTCCCCAAGAGGATGGTGTCCGGCTTGCCGATAAAAATAATCATATCACAGCTTACCTAATCTTTCTAAACAATCTCTACAAACGCCGCAATGGCGGCAGTCTACTTTGCTGGATAGTATTTGTAAGTCATTATTAGAGCCGAGGTCAACCGTTACAAGACTACCGGAGAAGCCACGTTCAATCTCTTTATAGCGGGACGCTATAGTTAGTCTTTTATTCTCTATTAAGGCTTTTTTCCTAGCTTCTTTCTGCTCTAGAGACTCTAAGCGTAGTCGAACGCCTTTCGTCGGTAAAGCTATGAGGTTGACAGTGGTTGGGAGAACATGTTTGAGATAGTTAAAAACCTGCGGTATTTCTTTAACACGGAACATATACGCAGATCTGGGGCTTTGTACGAAGCGATAGTTGTTTAAGCCGGGCTCTTTTGCTACCCACTGGCTCCGTTTGTTAATCCAGTCAACTCTAATATAGCGGGTAGATACTATGTGTGGTCCTGGTTTGTGCACCTTCTCACGAGGTCGTCGCTCTCTCTTAGGTTTAGTTTTTCTCGCCATTAAACTCCTCGAATAATATCCACAAATTCAGCAGGTAAGTCACAATTAACTGCCAGGTCTGCCCATTCATCTCTATGTGCTTGAGTAACGCCGGCTAGTTGACAGTACAACGGGAATATCTGGCTAAAGTTATCTAGCCCATGGGTAGTAATCATCAGATATGCCAGGTCTAGCTTGCCCGCCAGCGTCGGGTTAATGGTAACTAATGCTAAATCATAACTGACTTTAGCTGCGTTGGTAGTAAGGGCGGCGTTAAAGGATATCCAATTGGGGGTAGGGGGCGGTGTTGGTAGGGGTTCTGTGACCCAACCTAAGACCCATACACCGTTGACCAAGTCAGGGTGGCTAGCTAGAAATAAGCGGTGGGTTTCCGGGTTGTAAGTAGGTGGCTCAGCAGTGATTACTTCTGCCGCGTTGTAATCTTCTAAGTAGAAATCTTTTAAGTCGACTGGGAAACTGGTGTTTGGGTAGTCTTGCTGTAAGTCGTAAAGGGTGTAAGGATACTTTTCGTCAGATAGTCTAATTAACATTTTTAAACATCCCCTGTGTTAGTAGACGGGAAAGCGCGCCCTGCACCCCATATTATACGTACAGCACCAGCACCACCAGTACCTGTGTTTGAGTTAGCAACGCCAGCGCCACCACCATAGAATCCTCCATTTCTTACTTCTGCTTGATTAATTCCAGCAATAAGATTCGAACTTTTTCCTCCGTGCTGTCCCCCACTCCCACCAGATCCTCCATTAATAACTCCTGCAGAATTAGTGCTCCCGTTGTTGGAGCCATTACCTCCTACACCATTTTCTCCTTGTCCTAATAGTCCTACTCCGCCGCCGCCCGAGCTACCACCACCACCACCGCCAGCGCCACCAAATCCATTACCGCCTAAAATATCAAAATTACTAGAGCCAGTTCCACCATTTCCGGTGTATCCAGCTGCTCCACCTCCCCCCCCTTGGGCGCTAGCACGGTAATTACCGCCAGTGCCACCACCATCTCCTACTATGATAGTACCCGGACTTCCACCTGCTGCGCCGCTAGACGCTTCAACCAGCGTAGCTGAATTAGACGCTCTCACGATTTTGACCGTATTCGGACGAATAGTAGAAACACCTCCGGCACTACAATAAATCTTCAAGGTCTCCCCTGGGGTTACTGGTATATTATTTTTCCAGGCCAACCCTCCACCGCTGCCGCTATAGTATAAACCGCTATTACTGTATGAACCACCACCGGCCCCCACGCACACAGCACAAATAGACGTTACATTTGCCGGGACTGTCCAATTTGTTAGTCCGTCAGCAGTGAAAGTCCGCTGTCCTTGTGGCGTCATTGTTACTCCGCCAGCAAAAAATAAAGATTGACTTATAGGGTCCATATAGCTTATTAACTATTAAAGTTTACGGATGCAGAGCCATACCATTTAGTGCCATTATCTCTAGTAACAAAGGTAAAGATATGCACTTTACCCGTCGTCAATACTGGCGCGGTATTGTTAGACCATCTAACGCTGGCAGGCCAAGTAATCGTCCCACCAGTATGGTTTATCTCTATAGTAAATGAATAAGCGTTGGTGCCAGTGTCAGGGGCAGAAAACGTAAAGGTGGTATTACTACTTACCGTCCGAATAAAGTAATTACCTAAGGTCGTCTGGATGTTAGATGCCCCGACTGTGGTTACAGTCCTAGCGTAAGGCTGGGCAATAGCTGCCCCTACAAACTCCGTAGTGGCTATTTTAGTAGAACTATCACCGACAGTAGGAGTATTAGCCGTAGGGTTAGTAAGACTAGCACCGCTAAGATTTGCTTTACTAGCTAGACCATTATTGGCGGTAGTAGCCAGGTCAAAGGCAGTCTTTAGGGCGTTTGCTGTGGCAGCTTGGGTAGTAGAAGTACTGCTCGTCGTGTTGTTGAGTTGAACTACACCAGCTTGACCAGTAGTAGCACTTTGAATAGTAGCCGGAGTTACGCTAGCTACGTGACCATTAGCATCAAAGGTCATTGACTGGATATAAGACAGTCCGGTATTAGAGCTGTTGGTAGCCTTTGGGCTGATAGTGGGGTGTGACGTCAGATAATTAGTTGTATCTAATACCCAAGCACTAGCGCCATTCTTCCGTAATAACCCGGCGGTACCTGTTAGGTACGAGATATTAGTGAGAATATCATTGGTCGTCTGTTTGGCGTCTAATGCGCTTTGTAGTCCACTGACTGTAGATATAGCTTGGGTGCCAGTATGGTTGGCTCTAGACCGGTTAGCTGTGTCTCTGGCGTTTAACTGGGTAGTAGTCTCGTAGTCATTAAGAGCGCTGGGTTGTAACGCTGTAGAGGCTAAAGCACCTTGTGCAGCGGTAGCAAAGTCTTCAATATCAGATAGGGCAGCGGTGCCGAATGCAGGCTTACCGGTGATATCAGTCCAACCTACGTTAAGAGTTACTTCGCCTAGTTCGTCTAAGTCAATAGCTGCTAACTTTTGTTTTTCTAGTGTGGTGTAGTTTTCTTCAGTAGCAACATAGTTGGGGTCAATAACTACCCCGGCGTTATACGCCATTACCGAGACACCTATGTCTGCTGCTTTGAGGATAGTGGCGTCGGCGGGCTCTTTGCTATTTACGTTGTCGGTTAGTTCACCTAGAGCTTGATCTATACCAAATAATGTAGTGCTGAGGTCTGCGATGCTAGATATAGGTTGGGTGCCGGTATGGTTAGCCCGATCACGATTAGCTGTGTCTCTGGCGTTTAGTTGGGTCGTCGTCTCGTAGTTGTTAAGGGCGCTCGGTTGTAACGCAGTAGAAGCTAAGGTGCCTTGGGCAGCGGTAGCAAACTCATTTGAATCAACTAATGCTGCCGTTCCAAATGCAGGTTTATTTGTAATAGTATCCCAGGCTATGGTGATTTCTGTCTGCAACTCACCGAGCTTTGCTTTCTCTGCGTCAGTATACGCGTTAGTGTCTGGATGGCTTTCGTATAAAGCCTTAATTTGGGCGCTGGTTAGATGACTGACATTGTTGCTCATTGCGGGTAACAGCGGGACTAGCTTCTGTTACCAACTTAATGGCTTTGTCATAATTGTAATCAGTCACCAACACTAGGGGTTGGGCGGTAGCGCGTTCAATATAAGTGGTGTTAGGCATTGCTGTATTGAGGGAGGCTTAAGGTTTCAATTAGCTCGGCTTTGGTTAACCGGCTATACTTCTTAACCTTAGCTACTTTGGCTAGCTCTTTTAACTCTCGAATAGTGTACTTTGCTAACTTCCGTCGTTGTTTACATTTAGGCGCTGCTAAAACACCTACTGCGACGATATAGCATAACACTAAAACAATTAGGTCTTCCATGGTATTTCTTGGTTGATTGGTTAGGGGGCGGGGCGCCAAGCCCCGCGGTTAGTCGGTGATTTAAAGCTTCATAAAGATAAGCAGCTTAATCTCATCAGTGGTTTCGTAAGATATGGTAGCCACCTTTATGGTCTGTGTTTTTGGAGTAATCCAAATAGACAAGGAGTCTTCGGCTTGCCAGATACAAGACCGCATGACTTCAGTCTCTTTATCTATGTATTCTAAGAAGATGCCATGCTCGGTGTCTGCTTCTACGTTGGTGGCTATGGAGCTATTTACCATAACGGCGTCGGCATGGTCTATTAGCCTGACTAGGTCTTCAAAGGTAAGGGTCGTATAATGCTGGAAGCTGTTAAGTCTATAAACCATAGGGTGTCACTTGATACTGACCATCATTCTGGTTTCAAGACTAGCCCATTCAGTGGCTTGTCCTGACTTAAGAGCCAGCTTGAGCGCCGCTTTGTCAGCAGTAACCTTAACCCGTTGGAACTCCGGCGGCAATTTATCTTCTTCCACCTTGAGTACAACGGAGCCCGGCGACTTACGAAGACTCACTACCCCATCTACACCTTCGATCTTAGTCTTACCGGTGATTTGCATTTGGTTAGCCAAGTATTGCTTAAGACGCTCAGCCCGCCCTTCCGCTGATCGAGCAAGGTCAGTTAACCGTTTGGCTTCAGCCTTACGCGCTTCAGCTAAGGCAGCCTCATGACGTATATAGGACGCTACTGCTAACACCTTGTCATTGAAGTTTTCTCCAAGGGCAATCCATTGTTGGAATAGTGCTTCGCGGGCGGCTTCGTCTAAGTCGTTATTGTCATCTAGGGAATCCACTAAGTGGCGCTCTAGTTCAAGCACCTCTTTAGACAATTCCCACAGCTTCGAGTCAGTATTGGTCATAGTGTCAGGGCTAGTTGTTTAGCTTCGTCGAGTAGTTTGCTGTCAGGTCCAAACCAAATGGAGTTATACCGGTTATCGCGGTTACTAGACCGGTCTTTAATGGCTTCTGTTACGGCATTAAACGCTGCCCAAGCAGTACCTTCAACACCGTCTAATTGCAGGTCTTCGGAGAACATATAGTTTTCCAAGCACTTCTTGGTAAAACGGTTTTGTTCTAAACTTACGTCTTCAGGTAGGATATCAAGGCGCTTGGCTGTGTCGATTAGCTGCTTCTCAAATAGTCGTTCTAAGTAAGAGCGGGTGGCGTTTAAACCCATAGTGCGATTAGCCAGCTCTTTATAGATGGATACTTCCTGCTCGAAACTACGCTTAAATAGGTTGATAGAAGCCCGTACTTCAGACAATTGTTGCATTTGGCTGGCGGTATGGCGAATAGTTCGGAACTCGCCGCGTTCTGCCATAGCAGCTCGTAAAGTATTAGAGCACACTACCCGGACATTAGTAAACTTTACAGTGGTGCCAATGGAACCATCATGACTAGTAGCTAATAATAGATAGGCTTTGACGGGGTCGTTAGTAACTACCTCACGTTCATTATCTTCAATCTCTGCTAATAAGCAAATCTTCTTTCCAGCGTTAAGGGAAATAGCACTGCTGATAAAACAACCTTCATGGAGGAATGGTTCGAAGAACTGGAAGGCTTCAGCATTTTGCAAGGGATGATAGCTAGATGATACACAAGGGTTTAATACGGTATTGTCTGTGTCTCTTACTAGAGCAAAGTAGTTATCTACAGGGATGACGACATCAGGGTCTACTTCGTCAGTGTAGGCTAGGGGACGTTTACTGACGGTCCAGTCTAGCCCACCGAGGGTAAGGGCGGTGGGAATATCACGGAGCTTCTCTGGTAAGACAGCGCCTAAACTATGCCAGGCTTCCTTATTGTCAGAGAAGACACCGGATTCAAATTCGTGGGACATAGGAGTTGATTATTTGTTTGTGATTTGGTGGGTTTAGTAGCCTTTTTGCGTAGCGGAGGCTAGTGTTGCCATAAAGTGTAGGATGGGTATTCGAAGTCGACAGCTTGGGGATTAGTGGTGTCGTAGTAGGCGAGGCTAAGACGTTTTAGCTTATCTATGGTGATATCGTAGGTGTCATTAGGGGTAGCGGCGGCGCATTCTAGTAGTACGGAGGTTGAGCGACTCAGAATTAGAGTTAGGTTGCCTTGCCATTCGTCGGGCTTGATGGTGACGAAGTCGTAGCATATGGTTTGGTCGAGGCGCTGGCTGCATTCTTGTAGCCAGTCACTTTGAGTTGGTACATCTTTAGCAGTAGGTTGATGGTGAGCGATGGCGTTGTTCATTGGATTAGTCAGGTGGTGATCGTATTTGTTAGGAATATAGTCTCTTCAACACTATTACTCTCGTTGGCTGGCGCAACGGTAGTGATGGTAGATAGTGATACTCAAAAGACTATTAGCCATGCCACTAGTGATAATGCCCAAGCGCCCGCAACTAAGTCTGAGGACCCTCCTAGTTGGATAGAGAAGGCGGCGGACCCTACGGTATCTATACCTCTGTTTTTAGCGCTTGTAGGTGCCTTATATTTTGTTACCAGTCGGTTCTATGATGTTCATCAAGAATTAGGTCGTGAGCGCTTTCTACATACGATTGCCAGCTCTATAGACGACGTTCTTAGTGAACGGTTAGACCCTCGACTAGACAAGGTGGATAAACATATAGAATGGCTGCGGACTGAACTCCAAGAAGTACGCCGCAAGTTATCCAATATCCAGACCAGGCACTATGCTATTGAGTCTAAGCTGACTGAGGACGAGGAGATTATTGATGAGTACTTTGAGAAAGTAGACGATGAGCTGTCTGAAATTTTAAGTGAGATAAGTGGCACTCAGATTAGGGTGAGGATTTATCGTAATCGCCGGGCTAATGCTCGAAAAGGGCACACCAGTAGTTGGTATGCCCGGTATATAGAGCCGACATTAGAAGACTCTAGCCATACTATGTTTGGCGAAGAAACAGAGACTCGGCGTATTTCTGGTCAACCACCTGAGCAGAATCAGGATAGCTAGTGTTCATCAACTTAATCCGTTTATACGCGTGCTGCTGTAGGTAAAATGGCTCCTCGTCAAAGAAGTCAATGATGTAGGCGTTTTGTTTAGTTCCTGATTTGTCTATCCTTAGAGCTCGCCCAATGCGCTGGGTAGTAATCCGTTTATTGGCCTGCCCGGCGCAGTTGATTAACAGTTCTAGCTGGGGTAAGTCTTCACCTTCGTTAAGGATAGAGCTGGCGATTAGACATTTAAGTTCCCCAGACCGGAAGGCGTCTAAGACCTCCATCCGTTCTTTACCTTTGACATTGCCGTCGATAAAAGGGACGTCTTTTAGTCCTTGGGCGCGGGCTTCATCTTTTAATATCTGACCATGGACTAACAACTTAACGATTAACAAGACATTACCGCCGTCAGGATTAGCGTCTAGGAACTGCTTGGCATACTTGATAGCCAGTCGGTTCCTCTTATCGTTATAGACGATGTTAGCCTTATAAACGTCTTCTGGGTCTGGTTTACCGTTAGGGCTTTTAGGGTAGGTTTCTACCTGCTTACCGTCAGACGTGTTTATCATTTGCACGCCTGGATATTGCTTGACCTGTGGCTTTACTCTGACGAAGTAGGCTTGTGGTGCGTGGATTACCTTGAGGTTTACCATGACTGACGGAGGCACTATCAAGACCTTAGGTCCTGCAACACCCTCTAGTACCAAGTCTGCTCCGTCTGATCTGAAGGCTGTTGCACTCAAGGCGAGCCTGTATGCTGTATTAACACAGGCGCTGCTGAGTCTTTGATAGGATTTAGACGCCCCTTGATGGCACTCGTCTATAACCATTATTTCTTGTAGAGCTAGCTCTTCAGCATATTTACCTTCACAGTGTTTAGCCAGTGAATTGATGATACCTACAGTGACACGTCGCCAGATAGACTTGCCATCTCCAATCATACCAACCTCTTCGCCTAGGATGCCCTCTAAGGGTCGCTTGATGTTGTGCAAGAGGTTTACACTTGGTACGCACACTAGAGCACGTTGGGTAGGGAATTTACTAAGGAAGAATGCTGCCGCCGACGACTTCCCGGAGCCGGTAGGAGACTGTACTACACTTCGTTCGTGTTTTAGGGCTGTATCTACAATTACCCGTTGATGCTCATAGGCCCAATCGGGCAGCTCCACTGAATTATCTGGTAGCACACGTTTATATAAACACTTAGCCTCGAACGGCACTTTAAATGCCTCTAGGATACTAGCTACCCGTGGTAATAGCCCAGTGGGGAACTCATGGTAAGCGAGGTCATAACAGCATTCGGTGGGGTCAATCCAATCAAACTTCTTTTGATGCACCAGGTAAGACTGTGACTTATTCTCCCAAGTAAGGTTAGCTACTATATGGTCAATGACGTTGGGGCTGATATCGCCAGTTATACGGGCAGTGGCGGCGTCGAATTCGATAGTTATTGGTTTTACTTTGGTTTCCATATTAATAAAAAAGCCATCAATGGTTAGTTGATGGCATGGTTGATTCACAAAGTTAGTGGTTTAGTCAATGTCCGGGGCGGGGGCAGTGAAGGCACTGAAGGAGGTAGTTGGTTTCTCTTCAACGACCTCGGTGGCTACTGCTTCGGTCTCGGCTACGGGTTCTGTAATAGGGGCAGCGCCTGTTAAAGAGCCATACTCATCAGCTGTAGCAGTTTTAGGCAACGCTTTAGGGCTAGCATCGTCAGGCTTCACCTCACCATTAATCAAGGCTTCTTCATACTGAAGACACTGTAAGGCGGTCTGTAGCCAGTCGATTTGGGTTAAGCCTTCGCCTCGACTAATGATGTTAGGGTCAGTGACAGGGCAGAACACCGGCAAGTGGGTGGCACCAAACTCAGTTTTCTTGAGCTTAGCCAAGTGTAGTTCAGTAACAACGGGGAATACTGTGTTACCGCGGAGTGCTAGCCGGCGGGGCTCTCCACTAACGTTACGAGCATTCAAGTAATTACGGTAGTAGTCACCCCAGCTATACAACTGAGCACCTTCTGGCAAATAACATTGGCGACCACTGGTGATAATGTCCCGTTCGTATTCACCGGTACCTAGAGAGCGGTGTTGAACTGGGCCCATACCATTAACTTTGATGATGAACGGTGCTTCCCGTTGACCTTCGAAGCCTAAGGGGTGATGATAAGTCAGCTCAGCGTCCTTAACGTCTACCCACTTAATGGTAGGCTTGCCGCCCTTAAGGACATTAGACGAGTCTAGAATGCCGATTTGGAAGACGCAGAACTTGAAGTAGCCTTCTAGCTTACATTTAGTGATCTCAGTATTAGGCGCCTGAAACTGCTCTAAGGTACCTACATAGTGCTCACCGGCGGCCACACAGTCAGCACAGGTTCGAGTCTCGCTGGTCTTAACTTCTTCCGGGGTGCCTACTGGAGGACGAGAACCTTTAAGGGTTAGCCAAGGGCGCTCCCCAAACCAGTTGTTAATTGTATGGGGGTTCTTCTTGGATTGGCTAATGCTATTGATGGGGATTTCCAACGGATGGTTATCAGTAATGGTCTTCCCACTGTCCTGGTCAATCAGCTCGGTGGTTTGGCATAGGGTGGTGAACTTATCCCCTACTTTGCCAGACATGCGGAAGCCATAGGCTACCTTGACTACTACACCGCGTAGGGCTACAAAGTGGTGTTGGGCGGCGGCAGTTACTTCACTAAACTCTTCTAAGCCTTCTTTAGCCAAACGTTCCCGTTCTGCTTTAGTGATGGGGAAGGCCCAACTAAGACGGTCAGAGGTGCCGAACTTAGCTTCTACATGTGCTTGCCAGCGGCGGTCGCCAGAACCAGAACCAAAGCCTTCTTTAATAGCTAAGGAGTCATTAGACTGCTTAGCCTCTTCGATAAGGCTTTTAAAGTCGCTGAGGTCGATAGACCCTAAGTCTTGGGTAATAGGTCCGCTAGTGGGTTGAATAATGCTGGTGGTTGAATCCATTTATATTGCGTGATTGGTTGTTGGTTGATTTATCTAGTTGCCTTTGGTTTTCTTTTTGTTTGTCGGCGGACCTAGTAGCTTAGGTCATCTACTATTTTAGCGAATGCCCGCCGCGCTTTTACACTGGGTTTAAAGGACCAATACGGTGCTTTAGCACGATACCCAGTGGTCTGGAAAAATCCTTCATAACCAGGCTCGGCATAAACATGGTTACATGCCCATACCCAACTGGCAAAGCGAGCCAACATCATGGGGGCACTGGTTAGATTTTCCCTCATCTGGTCTAAGAAGGGTTCTAAATATAAGGCTAATCCCCAGGCTCTGGCAGCAGACAATGCTAATGGTATTAGTTGTCCTTCTTTATTACCGCTGCCGTACACCAGGAACCAGCGGAAGTAGTTATGGGACTCAGGGAAGTGATACCAACGGTTAACGCCCTCTTCAGTAGCCAGATAGTCGAATAATTGAATGACGCTAGCGGTCTCTTTGTCATAAGGTTGGGACTCCTCTGACGCCAGGTTCCACTGCTCCGCTAAATACGGTAGGTAGAAGTTAGTATCTTCCCGTAGCAGTTCGGCGTGCTCCAGTGCTGTCATAGGGAATCTATTGAGCCAATCTGGCAGTCCTGGCACCCCTAAAGTTTCTACTTCAAAGTCTACAGTTCTGAGGTCTAGTAGTTTAAAGTAGCCGCCCTCTAATGACTTAGCCTTAGACATAGCACTTTTATCTATCTCACCAGTAATAGGGTCGGCTAGAACCACAAAGATATATTTATTAGATGGTACTGTTACTGTTTGGTCATTGGGGATTAAGTCTTCCACTTCAGTAGGCTTAAGGGTACCGTAGGTTCTAGGACCAGTTCTAATACGCCCAGTACCTTCTAAACGTGGGTAGAAGATGATATCGGCGCAGGTCCCGTATAAAGGAGAGGGTATGAGCAGTCGACGGAATTGTTGGACTGTTGGGTTATAGTGTCGTTCAGTGTGTTTAACCAGCCCGCCGCTTAGCCTAGTTATTTGTTGTCCTGTGCCTATGGTTAGGTAAACATAGCCTGGCAGTAGTTGGTCCTTAACTGTTCTAAAACTAATCCTCTTCATCGGCTTTGATTCCTAGGTCTAAATGGTTAAACATAGCTAGATAATCGCTAAGAATGATAGACCGAGAGTGTTGCACGTATCGCATTAGGTAGTCTATGGCCAGTAGTTGGTCTTCTATAGTGCCGGCGCGGCGCTTTATAGCCCGTTGAATATCACTAATGAGGTCTAAACCCAGCTGCTTGAAGTTGGCGGGGTCATATATCTTACCGAGTTTATTTAGTAACTCATCTACTTCAAACCATTTGCCCAGGCGCACGGCTTCCCATAGGGGTAATCGGTCTTGGGCGTCGGCATAACTGAGGAAGTATTTGATAGTAGCCGGTCTTATATATTCACACCCCATATCATAGGGTGCTACAGAGGCATAGTAGCTAATAGCTTGTCGTAGAGAGTATTTAGACTTTAGTGCTATGACTTTGGCTTCTGCTGGTTGTAGTTTGGGGTAACCATCAGGGACTTTATTAGATACCTTGTTTAATAGAAAGTCTTCTATCTCGTCAGGTAGTAGACCTTTAAGGTGTACTTCTACCCCTCGGCTGGCTAAAGCAGTTCTACTGCGCTCACCCAGTTCCTCTTCTGCCATAGTAATGAAGAAGAATAATGTATAGGCTGGCGATGCTTCAACCTGAAGTAATACGTCTTGTCGAAGTCCTTTGTGTATTGTCTGCCACTCATCAAAGATAATAAAGCGGTAGGCTTTACGATTATTAAACATAGTGGGAGGGACTTTACATAGCTGTAAGGCCTCTTTAACCTGTTTTTCTGGCGTCATGTCGTCGCCTTTACCTTTCTGCACCAGTTTTATGTTGGTGTAATTAGATGCTGCATCTCGGAAGTCTAAAATCGATTTACAAGTTTGACATTTACCACAGGGATCTACTTTCTCATAAAGAACTCCATCTAGCGTATAGTCTTGTGGGTCTTCACATATGTAAGACCTAATCATTAGGTTGACTAAGGCAGTCTTGCCCGTGCCCGTTTCTCCTGAGACGTAGAAACTATTAGGTGTGAATTTAGAGTTATGGGTTATACGACGTAGTAGATTATGGATAATGCGTTTATGTCCGTAGTAATCTGCCCAGCGCATGGGCGCCAGGTATCTAGGAAGATTAATGCTCATGTGAAGGTCAGCCTCGGAAGAACTTATGCGGCTTATTAGTCACCGGTAGTCCTTTAAATAAGTCTTTTAATGGTGTGCGGAACTTAACAGAACAGGTCAGGTCTAGCTTACTTTGGTTGTTAGACCAGTAGACTGTGCCTTTAGTGTCCTTTTTACAAAACAGCAGCCCAGCTTTACGCCGGGCTTGTAGATATTGTTCAACGCTTACACATCGCCGTTTATACAACGTCTCGTTTTCAATATCCTTTTTAGGGTAGGTAGCCACTACAATGTCAGCGACGGTGCGTGCTACCTCAGAGTCAGACAAATACTGCTCGACTTTAATTCGGAATGGGGGCGGGCTCGGATGGTTCGTCGTCATTCTTCTTATTGGCAATCAGCTTAGTGACTTCTTTTACTATACGAGCACCAGCCCACCGATGGTTAGAAAGCATCACTAACTCATCCACAGACAATTGATTTAAATGGTATTGGAGCTCATCTTCGGCGTAGTAATGTAGTCGATTAAGCGTTTGTAATGCGTTGAATGGTCTAGGCATGGCGGAAATTAAAAGGGGTGGTCTACTAATAGACTACCCCTTCATATAAATCTTGGACGGTTTCCACTAAGTGGGTAGGTAGCTTATCAGCTAACTCGGTCTTTGAACTCTTTGCCGACGGTAAATACGACGACCTTCCGTTCCGGGATGGTAATGGTCTCACCGGTTTTAGGGTTACGACCCTGCCGCTCAGCACGGCTTTTCAGCTTCCAACTACCAAATCCAGGGATGACTACAGAGTCTCCTTCCTCAACTGCGTCTTCAATAATGCTAAACACACTATTGACACAGTTACTGGCTTCGACCTTAGTCAAACCAGTGTTGGCAGCTAATCGGTTAACAAGTTCGGTTTTGGTCATCGGGTTTTGTTAGGACGTTATTACGACAGGCATTCTACCACGCTGGCTATTAGTCGGCCATACGTTTGAGGTCGTCGGCGTATTGACGTTGGTAGGTGACGAAGTAGATACCGGGGTCTAACAACTGGTCGCCGTGCTCAGGGTGGGTAACTAAGGTCTGCTCTTCGTTAACCCAGATAGGACCTTGCAAAGCATTAGCGTTAGAACGAACGTAGAACTTAGCGTTAGCTACACTGGCTTCGTCTAAGCAATGACGGGAACCACGGGTATTGCCGGGGGCCAATTGGTAAACAGGTGCGGTTTCAGTGACAGTGCCTAGGTCTTCTAAGGATTCTACTTTCCAGATATTGATGTCGCCTTGGGCACTAAACCGGTCATTGGTGATAAGCGTCGGGCGGGCGGCGGTATCGTTGGCGTTCTCCTGACCATGGCGGATAATCTGCTGGATTACTTCAGCAGCGGTCATAGGGGTATCGGCGGCGATAGTGGAATTGCTCATATTGGAATTGGAGTTGTTTGTAATGATTGGGTAATTTGGTTGGACTTCAACCTATTATAGTCAGTGCGTCAGTAAATAGACAGTTATGTCTACTGAAGCTGAAACCACGTTGGCATGGATTTGTTGAGCGTAACCCACTGTATTGCTACTAAGACGAGCTCTGTTACTTATATGGTTATTAACCAGTACTTTACAGATGCCGTCTATAACCGACGAGAAGTACATAATGCCTGCCTGTCGGTTAGGTACGATACTAGGTGCGTCTAGCCCTAAAACTGCAGCTTTGTTAATCATATCAAGCACTGCCTTAATCCTACTTCTACGGCAATAATAGCGGAGCTATAAAACCCGTTAGAGCCATCGTAGTAGGATACTCGTTCAGCGCTGTTAATACTCATTTGTAGGACGTGCAGTTTTAAGTTAATCAAGCTGGTGTAATCCCGGCAATAGATAATTAAACGACGTTGGAGGTCTGCTTGCTCAGCTAATTTATCCACTGTACGTTTAGTAATCATTGCCGGGCTACTCGTTGCTGCTTGTGGTGTACTTTTTGTGTTTAGGTGTGTGTCAAGCACTTAGTAATCTCCTTACTGCTTCTGCAGGGCTCAAGTCACCACCATCACCGGTATCATCTCCCTCTAAGTCATCTAGGTCGAAGTCCATCAGTAACTTAGACCCCCGGATTTTCTCTACCGCTAGCGCCACTTGGTGGGTATCAATCAGCCCATTGGTGTATATGTAATGGGTATTGACTTCTTTGTTAGGGTTTCCAGGGCGCACGGCACGCTTAAGGCTTTGCAATATAGAGAGGCTAGACCAACCACAACAGTAATAGATAACGTCTGAGGCGGCGGTTAAGTCAATGGATTGGGCGGCTAAGTTAAGGGAAAAGACGCCGGCCTTAATGCCGGGGTCATACTGGAACTTAGTCCGTCGGTCTACTTGTTGCTCCTGACTAAGACTGTTAGGGTCAGCTAATGGGTCACTGGCATATAACCTAGTGACAGCATTTGCTCCGAAGTACTCTGACAGGTATTGGGTCACTAACCTGGCAGACGCCACATAATGACAGAACACCACTACCTTGCCTTTAGCACGCTCTACTAACTTCCTTACTTTGATTATCTTGTTAGATTCTGGCACTCCATTGGCTACTTGTATAAGCGGTACGATAAGCCTTAAGGTCTGAGCATTAGCCCCTTTATGGGTGGCTAAGGTCAGTTGATGGCGGTGGGCGGTTAAATATGCCTTATGTAGTTCTAGTTGGTCTGGGGTGGCTTCTACCGGGTGCATATGGACAATAGACTCAGGCACCGTGATGCACGACTTAACTTGTGGGTCGTCTACCCTTACTCGGTAGATATAGCGTCGCATTAAATCGTAATAGTCAGGCGCTTTAGTGGTGTCTAACGCCTTTAGCCACCGTTCAGGTCCATTAAGGGTATTAGCCTGACCGGTATAGTTAGTCCTTAGCTTCTGTTTAGTAGTGAAGTGTCTGGTAAAGGTATTGCGGTCGCTATAGGGGAATTCATTACGGTAGATAAGGTCAGCACATACCGTATAGATATGGTTTATTTCCGTAAGGGTACCAGTTAAGCCGATGCGCCGTTTAGCGCAACGCCCTACTAAAGACAATTGTTGGGTACGACTAGACCCGGCTTGGCAGTTATGGATTTCATCTATGACAAAGCAACTGGGTCGACAATGGCGACGCAACCAACGGCTAACCGTAGCCCGCTTCCCCTTATAAGCTCTGCATCTGTTCTTAGGGAAGTCATGGTTGTATATTAAGACGGGGGCTGTGGATTGCCGTAGCTGTTTATCGGTACGGATTACTTCGTACTCAATGGGGTGTGAGAGTGACTTATTAAGACGGTCTAGGTCTTCTGTCCAACGTCCGGCACTTAATAGGTTAGGCACGGTAATTTGGATAGCCCCCCGGCGACGGCCGACCATTGGATAATACAGCGAGTACAACGCTAATAGAGTAATAGTAGTTTTGCCTAATCCAAGTCCATGGGTCAGGACATGGTTAGGTCTGGTGCAGAGTATGGCGGCGTCACTAACTTGATATGGTCTGAACTCCAAGTTAGTATTTTGTTTGATTAGCTGTTGGTATAAGTCGTTAATGCGCCGGTGGTGCTGACTATATGACTCTAACTCCGTTAATAGGTCGTCTTCTATTAACTCGAATCGTTCTAGTTGGACGTAGTCAGTTAAGACCACCTTATCGTCAGTAGCGGGCGGGCTTGTGTTTTGATATAGCACTGGTTAGCTTAAGTGAGGTTTTAACATTAAGAGGTCTTGGTGGAAAGACCAAGATGGGCTGCCTGGTAGGTATGGTGTAAGCCATTCATTACGGGTTACTACGTTATGCCCTTTCTTGTATTTAGTGATAGCTTCGACTCTAGGTTCACACCGAGCTGGGCGGGCTGGATTTAAAGTAAAAACCGCCGGTCGCCTGCCTAGCTTTAGGTCAGACCGCCGACGGCATTCATTTAAGCCCATTCCATCCAATACCTTGGGATATAGCAGCCTAATGCCTCGGTAAGCTAAAGAACCGCACACCAACATGGGAACCGTAGATGGTAATGCTTCTAACTCTAGCTTTAACCATGTCAAAACACAAGGCTTAACGTGGGTATGTAACAACGGCTTGCGCGCCCCTGGGTCACACTTCAACACATTAGTAACCCAACAGTCATCATAGGTGTTCAACCCAAATATCTCATTGAGCTTATATCTGATGTAGCCGCCGGCGTTATACGGTCTTAACAACCCAGTCTTCAGTCTCAATCCGTTATCACCCCGTCTAGTATCCCAGAAGGGTTCGCCGTTGGCTGCTTCCCAATGTCCACTAAAATCACTGATGACTATCAGTTTTACTTTGGTTAAGTCGTCAGGGCCTGCACCAGGTGCGACTAAACTGAGGGGCTCTGACCTACGACTACCATCGTTTAATTGATTAGCTTCCATAGCCTTACGGTTACGGGCTTCTCTGACCTCACCTAAAGGGCATACGCTGCACTTAGTATCGCAACGGATAGTAGGGTGGTCACCGGCTAAATATCGAGTAGGTGGGTCGTTAGGCAGTGGTGGTGTGATTTGTGCTTCGGGCATGGTTATGTCTAAAGAAGTTGGGGTCGTCGGTCTTGATTACTACGGCGTGTTCATGCCCTCTAGGTTTCCACGATTGGACTAGCTCGTTGATGTTAGGCGCGCCATTGTTAGGGTTATTCCTCAAAGTCCATACGCCATGGCTACCCTTAAGCGCTACAAAGGGAGCGTTGGGGTACATATGGTAGAGTTCCTTAGCTAAGTCGCTGGTCAGGGGTCTTTCATTAGTTCTAAGTAAGAGGTATGGGATGTTATTAATGCCGGCTACTTGTCCTAATTTATGCCGCTTGACTACCCTACCAATAGACTTTTGGAAGGGGGCGTTAATTTTAGCGCCCAAAGGGCACATATAGTCTAAGAACTCTTCGTCAGTCATAGTGGCTAACTTCTCGTACAACTCGAAGGATCTACCGGTTAATCCGTAAGCAGCGTGGACCAAGATAGTCTGGTTTAGTCGGTTGAGCATCAGGTCACGGTCGCTGATGTATTTAAGGAAGGCGGGGGCTGGCTTATTTGGGAAGCAATGTTGCCAACAGGTAAGGGCGGCGGATTGTTCAAAATTAACCACCATGGTTAAGTTAGGATGGTCTAGCTCGGCGTCTAATAGGTCTCTAGCGGCTAGATGATGATCTATAAGGGTTATCTTATGTCCTTCTTTCAGCCAGCGTTTTAGAACCTTAGCAGGGTAATGGTAGTCAACGATGTAGATGTTTTTGGGACTATCACCGAAGAATAGTTTATTATTTTCTATCTGGTGGCTGCGCCCCACTAATTTGATGCTGGTGATGTTTTGTTCTTGTAGCCAACGGTTGACTACCCAGGCGGCGGCATAGCCATCTGGGCACACCTGACTATTATTGACCATGTGGTAGATGATGTAGTTATTCGGCATTTTCTTTTAGTAGCTCCAGCACGATGCGTGGAGGTTCTCCTTGGATGGGGGATCTAGTTACGTGGTCTACTTTGTAGATAGTTGGTTCGGTGGGCTCGTCGCCTAGGTGTTCTTCAATTAATACTTGTCCTCGACGAAGTACCCACTGGCGCCGGCGCCAACTCATATAATGCGGGTACTTTAGTTTACTTTTGGGATCGGTGATGGCGGGCTTCTTTTTAGGCATAATCGTTAATCAGCTAATTGGTCAGCGGTTACTTCCGTTGCACAGCTAAGGCACACCGAGAAGTCTTCTGAATAAGGTACAGAGTCTACGAACATAGTCCACAGCTCCCTGTCCTTAGAATACCCTTGGGTCAAAGACATCAAGTGGTCATTATCTGTATTGTCTACACCACCGTTTAGGTCACTATCAGTCCATAGCATTAGGTCATCAGGGTCTTCTGGTAGTTCGTTATCGCCGGCGCCGTCTTCGTAATAATAGAGTTCGTCTTCTGTTAGCTGCTGGCAGAACTTATAGGTGGCAATGAGGGCGCACATGAAATAGCTGTGGTTTACGATTAGCGCCGCCCAAGGCGTTTCATCTCCAGTAAGGTCAGCGAACAACGCAAAGGACTTGTCTTGCTCCATTAAGTCAGAAGACTTGGTTAGCTCTAGGTGTGAGTCTAAGCAACGTAACCTTACGCCTTCAGAGTCATTAGTAGAGCGCCGCTTCTGGATATTAGTCTTATGGATTAGTTGCTTAGCCCCGAAAGTTCTAGTGCTGTGACTATCTAAGGGAATCTTATTGTTTAGGATTAGCGGCGCGTATTCACTAACAGCTCGGCTTAGATACGCTTCAGTGGTGGGCAATAATAACCAGTCTTTGCCCGACCATACTTGTACGTGTTTTTGGTCTGTGGTGATTCTGAAGTTAATATCTCCTTTAGTCTGTAGGTTAAGGATACGAACTAAGTGGCGGGCTGGCACCCCGAAGCTTACGTCACCTTCAATGGTGCATTGAGCGTCTATGCCTACCTTGATAAGACTAATGCCTGTATCGGCGCCGCTGTATTCAGAGCCGAAGAGCTGTAGTTTGCCTAGTTCTCTGTTGTAGTGGAACCATACTGAGCGGCGGCTAGTGTCATTGGCATACTTACTAAAGGTGTTAAGGATAGCTGCTCGTCGCCGGAAGGGTATTATGTCAGGCACGTTTATACATCCTGGTAGCCAGTCGGTAAACGTAGGTGGTCTAAACTCATCAAAGCCGCCGGTATAAATGGGACTAGTAACCCGGTCAATGAGGTCTGGGTCAGCACTAAGACTACAGTCAGTTATGCATTGGACTTCCACCACATTACGTTTAGTAGCCCTAATTCGCATTGGGTTACTAGACCACGGCTCTTCTCTCAATTGTTTTATGTCGGTGCCATCTATGAGGAATTGAGACTCACCTACGATGCCAGAGCTAGGTATTACCTTAGACCCCCAGGTGGAGCGTTTTAGTAGGGCAGTTAAGCGGCAATGGGATTCATCTATTTGGGCTAATCGCATGTAACGTAAGGCTGAGCCAGCGGGGCTAGCGTCTTCGTCTATGTCCAGCAGAAACTTAACTGCTTGGACTAGTTGGGCACCCGTAGCAAAGTCCAGGTAGTTAAGATTATTGTTCTTGGTCATGGGTTTTTACAAAAGATTAGGGCGGGATGGTCAACCACCCCCGGTTCAACTAGTTTACTTTTTGCCTAGCAAACCTTCAGCTTTATCTAGCCATACTCCTAGGGAGAACTCAGACAATACAGCTTGCTTTAGTTCACTGCGTAGTTTGTCGTCTTGGAGCTCTTTAGGTAGGATGGCGTCGTCTACAAACTCAAAGGCTTCTGCTAATTGTCCATCAAGTTTATCTAGGGTTTCTTGGAGGTACTTGTCTTTGACATAGTTGTACGACATGCGCCCAAAGCGTGCAGCTATAGGCTCTACAAAGGCTTTTGAGGTAACGGTAAGAAAAAAGCCTATTAAGACCCCCAGCACGAGGTCAATAGCATGAGTAATGAAGTTAATCATAGCCAGTCTTTCCAAAGTAAAGTGAAATCGAAGCGAGCAGCGCGGCTACTCTTATACTGGGTGGAAGCCTTCACTAGACGCATAAAGCTTAGGAACTCATTTGGGTCTCGTATTAATACACAACCGGCCGACCAGGTAGAAATAAATGTATTATATGCGCCGCGCCAACCAGTCGTTTTAGTTGTGTGCAAGTTAATCCCATTCCCTGCTTCTCTAGTAACGCGGTCATCCCGAAGGAAATTATGGTTACTATCTCTGACCAGAGTAGCCACGCCGACTTGTTGCATAGCTTCATAGCCCCGGTGCTGTCCTACTGCCCAAAGTTGTTTATGCTGCCCTAGTTGTAGTCGAGCGGCGCCACCCCGGTTCAAAGGGTTCAGGGTGTAGTACCGACCTGGCTCCGTGGTGCCAACGTATAAACAAGACCATTTGGGTTGGTTAGGAGCATCAAACTGCATAATACCCACCAAGTCATTCCAGCGGTCTGGTGCGTCATTATTAGGTGTACCGTTAAGATTTACACCTTCAATGCCAATGATATTGATAGCGCCTGGGCGTTGGTCTAAGGTATAACCCCGCTCAACACAACAACGGAATGCACGGTCTATTAGGGAATTAGTGCTGGGTAGCTTAGGGGTTTTAAGAAGTTTTGCTATGGAGCCAGCGCCGATTAACTCAGGAGATTTCTGATAAATACTCTCTTTAAAAGTATTCCAACCGCCTTGGGTCATAGGACCATAGATGCCGTCGATACGGTTCTTAGGGTATAACCCGCGGTGGGATAGTAGAGTTTGTAGCTCGGTTAATTCTGTGCTGGTGAGGGCTTTTACTTCCTTGGGGTCACCTTGGTTCATTAAGGAAGTAAGAGCCGGGTATTGGTTAGACATAGCTAAGTTATTGGGCTTTCATCTTCAACTTAGCCTTGAGCTTAGTCAAAACACCTTCGAGGGCGTCTAGCATAGACTTATGTTGGCAGGAACAAACCACGTTCATAGATTCGTTTTCTTCTAGTTCTGCTTCGTAGTATCCACTGGACGTGGGGCGTGTGAGAACGATGGTGAAGGTCTTAGATTTATCTAGTTTGTTAGTTAAGGTAATCCACACCTCACAGTCATCTACCGGTTTAATGGAAGAGTTGAAAGTTTTGGTGCCAACTACCTTTCTAATAGTTCTACGGATACTCTGCTTTTGTTCCTCGGTCATTGCTTTAGTGAGCCCAGACGGGCGCTATAGAATAAGAACAGGCACCTTTGATCTCAGAGCCTAGAGCCTCAAACTGTTTGGTTTGCACGGACTCCATTATCTGCTTAATGGTCTCTGCTATTTCTATAGCTAGCTTATCGGATGTGAAGGCTAATTCTGTGTATAGCCCATCGTCATTCACTTTGCTGTTGTCCCAGTCTATGGTAGATGTACCAGGAGAGTATATCAAGATTTCCATTTGATGTTGCGCCCCGCCCGATTCCGACGGGGCTCCTTAGCTTACACTAAGGGTCAGACTATATCATCACCAGCTTATGCGCTGGTGCAACCTGTTTCGAGACCTCTTGGTCCCTACTCCCTTGCGGGATAGTCGTTGAACCTTGGTCATGTGGTATGACCCTTGGCTGCTGATTGCCCTGCTTTAGCGTGGGGGTTCCCAGCAATTAAGGTTGTTTACCCACGACAAAATCTATCGTGCACCTGTCCAATCAGTTGAATATCCTCCTGTGTAAACGTTGAATGGTTATCAATCCACCGTTGGATTAATATCATGGATTCTTTGGTCTGGGTTGCTGAAATGCTTTGGCATTGTTGTTATCGTAGAGCCGTTTAAACTCTACTTCCGCTGGTCACCCAACGGGTCAGGTCATATCATCGACTCTAGGAGTCGCCGGGCGCTCTTGGATAATATTATAGTTTGGGTCCATATTATCTGACCGTCACACCTTCCTAGGGACTAAAACCCATCCTAGGCTTGGCTCGGTATTGCCTGGCTAGACACCAGGGGTCCACCGAATTCACCCGGTTATCACTTAATCATCACTGATTAAGGCCACCCATTAGTTGATGGCGCAATTCACAGCAGCCCGCACAGCGGAATCTCCTTCCTTGCCGCCAGACCTTTCTTCAGCTCGATGTTGTTATCGTCAGGCTCTTTATCCTGACTTCTATTGGTTTCCCAATAGTCCAGACTATTTCTTAAGCGTTGCCATTTTGACAACCCTTTCGGGCGCTCGTGGGGATTATTATTGTTGGAACTCAAATCCCTAGTCGTTGAACCTGACGTAGAACCAAAGTCCTCTACGTATTGGCTTAGCGTTACCATAACCTTCTTATAAGCGTTAGGCTTTCACTAAATTCACCCGATTTAAGGTAGGCTAACTATTCACTTTACCCACCGGTGCCGGCCTGTCAACGGGACTATACAAAAGCCCCTGGCGGCGGCTAAAGCACCATAATTCTCCGCCCAATCATAATACCCAGCGTAAGTTTCGCGATGGTTTTTTACCCAGGACTCAGCGACGTCTAGTTTGACATGATTACGCTCACTGATTGACTGGGGTGTGCTTAAGTAAAGCATCAATTGCCCCCGGCTTTCACCGAGGATTAGACTATACCTTTACAATCATTGATTGCACTCGCCGTGTTACCCAACCTTAGGGTTGAGTCTCAGAGTCACCATAGTGTCGGCACCTTAGGTTATCGTCAGTCGTTGAACCATTCGCGCCGCTTTCACGACGCCCTGGCTGCTGATTGGCATCGACGTTAGTCGGAAGCTTTCCAGCAATTGAGCGAGTTTGTTTTCGCCAACTCTACTTAGCGAAATTGAGCGTCTTAGCCGTGTCACGGGGTTTACGCTTTTCTCCAGGCTGTAGTTTTCGTACTATTTCATCCCACTCGCTTTCAGGTTTTCCTTCTACTAAGTGAGGATGGGTGCAGTTAGAACAAGTCCAAGAATGGAGGTCCCCTCTAGGGTTTGTATAGGTAGTTCCGTCGGGCAATGCGAGCTTTTTAGGTAATAATTGCGCTTGAGTCATGGCCGGGTCTTTACTAAGCACTGTAGCTACTAAAATTTCCTGGGATGAGTAGTCTAAAGATACTATACTTTTCCCCGACCCATTACCACAGGTAAAACCATTACGAGGGTTACTCATAAAGGTAATAACCTGTTCTTCGGTTTGAGGCTCGCTTAATACTACGCCGCCGCCCGTGGGGGCTGGGCGGGTAGTCAGTCTTCGTTTACGTTTCGGTTGGTTCATCGTCGGTGTTAGTTAATTCTTTGAGCTTCTGTTTGCCTTTTTTGGTTAGAGACAATGGGGCTGACTGTTTAAGTAAATCGAGATGCTTAAGAGACTTAAGGGCGGCGGCGATTTGCTGTTTAGTCAATCCTTCACAGTCCGCAGGATAAGCAATAGGATTATGGTCAATGAACGACCGTAATACTAACTCCTCATCCTGGGATAGTTGTTGGCTGAAGTGGTTGGGCGTCATAGTGGCGCGGTGCCTCGTCTGGTTTCTAATTCATTAATAATCTCTAGTAACTGCCAGAATTTATCATGACTAACATTAAATGCCGCAAGCAGGTCCCAATACTGCATAATCACTTTGCCGTAGAGTAAGCGTCGGTCATCACAAGACTTTCTGTTTAATATGCTGTATTCCTTGCACAATCTCAGGAAATTAGGGTGCCAATCAGCTATACGCTTAGTTTCTTTGGGGATATAACGCCCTAGTAGTGTTCGTATAGCTCGGTACTGCTCGCCGGACATATAAGGGTCTCCAGCAAAACCCAGCACCTCCCCAGAATGGTTAGATTCTAACCACTTAAAGAGCCGATCTCTCACTGTGTCTATAGAGGTCCAGTTACATAACCCTGCCTCACATAGCGTTTCAATCTTAGCCGCCGCGTTGGGTGAGATGGTAAACCGGAATGGGTGGTAATGCTTAATGAAACACCGCGGCGCCATGGACACACAGCTATATTCCTCATCAGTTTTGATAATGGTGTAGATGCCGTTATTTTTTAAGTAAATGACCGGCTCCATTAATAGCGCCTCGTTAATATCATTGAGGTCATCTACGGTGTGCTTATGCTCCCATGAACCTACATTGATGACGTCATCGCTAGTGTTCCGCAGTTGCCGAAGCAGCACTGCTAAGTCAACACCAGTCTTATCCTCTACCTCATCCTTACTAGACTTATTAACGGACTTGGTACTCTTAGTTCTGTATAGCCCAAGGTAGTTAATGATTGGGCCGTAAGGTTTTAGCTGGTCCTCTAGCATGTTGAGAGCTGAAGAGTCCTGGGATAGCTTTAATACTAGGACGGGGCCGGTTATCTTATCTCCATAGACCCGCTCAAGTTGTTTTAAGGTTATATCGCGCCCCCGGAGGGCTATTACGGTCAGACCAAGGTTAATAACCTTTAATGGGTTCATACGGGCGCGGTCATTGGGCGTTGCCTTGACCTTAGCGTGCCGGTAATAATCCTTAATTTCTTTCCATAACTCGCCATCGTAGTCATAAGACATATCACTGTCAGCTAACAGGTAATACTTAGACACGGCGTAACTGCACCCTAGACTCTTGTTGTTAGATAAGTAGTCGTAGATATAACCATGGCTGCCCCGCGGCTCAATTAGCGTAATCAGACCGTCAGTGTATGTAAAGGATGGGAATTGTTGCTCACTGTCAACCCCGTTAGATACATAACGTAGTTTATGGGGACCAGCATCTACGGTGAAGGATAATTTGGCTTCAGCATTGAGATAGTATCTGATACGCTGTGTTAGCGCTGTGCAGTAATTAAGAAAGACCTTGGACACCTCAGCCACATTGGTTAAGTCAGCACACTCGTGGTGCTTCTTAATATGCTGGTCAAAGGATTGCTGGACCAATGCACTGAGCCTTCTATTGACCTCAACACTAATGACTTGCGAGGCTAAAGCTTGTAGTTTGTCTAGGATTGGCTGCGTTTGGTCATTCTTCAACAACTCTTCTCGGCTTGTGTTTAAAGGCAAATATCCAGGCGGTACTCGAATAACCACCACGCAGTGCTGTTCTGTCGCTGAGCTGCTTCGATACCCTAATAGGTCTGAGCTGAGGATTTCTTCTATAGTTAGCTGTTTGCTTATGGTAGTAGCGTTACTATACACGTAGCCTTTATTTTGTTTGAGGTAATATAAGGCGCCGCCTAAGTCTAAAATCACACTACCGTAGCTATAACGGTTAGCAGTGTAATAATCTACAGTTACTGGCGTGTCCGCCTCTTCCTTTGTGTTTAGAGAAAAGTAACGGTGAGGCTTTAAGCCTTGACCAAACCACCAATCATCCTGCGACGTTAGTGACTCACCTTTAATAAGGTTGAAGTCATAACGAGAGACGTCTATTAAGTCTAGTAATGTATGTATGACTTTACTTGTAGCTACATTACCGAAAGGGATGGTGACTTCTAACCCAGTGTTATCTGCTTCTACGGGTTCTGGGTCAGACCATATTGTTAACTCAGGGATGTGGTATTCATTCAGGTTACAGAGGTATAGGGTTTCATAGCCGCCGTGGAAACTACGAATGTAAAACTGTTTAGATAAGGCAAGCGGCGCCAGCCGACCCACACCATAGGCACCAATGGCATTAGCGTTATCTTCCTTAGTGCTCTCACCAATGTGGGTATATAACCCGTGCATTGATTCAGGACTTAGCCCCGGACCATGGTCACGGATGATTACCCGGTCTACTTCTACCGTTATATCTACTGATAATCCAGGACCTACTTCGTTGTTAGCGTCGTAGGCGTTGCTGATGATTTCACGGAAGGCGGCGCTAAGGGGGTCGGCGTATTGTTGGGTGATTAATAGTTGACTTAGCTTAGCTAACTGCTGGCGTTCTAGCTTAATGCTGAATTCTTTGCCAGACTCGTTCTTGATGGCGGTGCGTTGTTCTAAGATAGGCCTCATTATTATTTGCTGTGTAGGTCGTGCTGTTTGGACTCGTAGGACTGCTTAAGGGCGGCGGCTAGTAGTTGTCCTTTCTCTACTGCCATGGACGCTAGGGTAGCTGCGTCAAGGTCTGGATTCTGGTCCATGAGGCGTGGTAGGTAAAGGGTGGCACAAGTAAGTTCTTGTTCTTGCCAGTATTCTTCGGACTTGAGAAGGAAAGGCTCGTCTGCTAGTAGCGTGTAGATGTCGCACAGTTGGTCTTCGATGGAAGATAGGTAACGGTCACGGTCGGCGATTTGTTTGAGGTAGTGGGCTGTGTAGACCGCTGCTTTCTGGATGGTCTTGAGATAGTTAAGGATTGGCTGCATTGTAGTGATGGTTGGTTAATGGGCAAAAGAAAACCCGCCTACGTTTGTTGCGTTGTAGACGGGCACGAGACGAAAGATACGAAGTGATACTACCAGCTTAGCGCCATTGACTCTGCAATAGCACGGCAGCGCTGGCTCGGCGATTCTTAGCTTTAAGCCGCTTGTTGGCGTTTAAAGACCTAAGATAGGCAGTGGTCTTCGTTTGGTAGTTTAGTTGAGGTTGGTTAGTTTCCATGCTTGTTAGTTTGGTATAAATTTATACCATTTGATTATAACTTAAGGTTCTTCATCTTGGACTAGAAACGGCACCCATTTGGCGTGCCAGTCTGCCAAGATATGTTTGACAATGATGGTGGCTTCGGGGATGTAAGTAGTTAATGGTTCGTAGGAGTCGTCTGCTGGTGGAAGCCCGGTGTATTCGGTGATTAGGTTAGTGTTCATTAACCGGGTGGTGGTGCCGTCTGGTTTAGCGGCTTCGAGTAGTAAGGAGACTTTGTTTGGTTCTGGAAGGATTTCAAAGGTGCAAACTAAGTGAGTCATGGTTGGTTAAAGGCGGCGCTTGATTAACTTTTTATCTGGCTGCGGCTAGGTTGAACGTAGTCGGACATTATCCCAACTACCATGGCCAGTTTATTAGAGCTGTATAGGCTGCAAAATACACTTACGGGCGAGCAAATTAAGAGTTTGTATGAGGGTGAGTTTGACACTAACGCTTATACAGATGCTGAGAAGATTAAGCTGGCTTCTACTTTAGTAGTAGTACCTGTTCCCGTTACATCTACTTCTCCTGGACAAGTAGGAAATATTGCAGTTGACACGGATTACATCTATGTTTGTGTTGCGTCTAATACATGGAAGAGAAATGTATTAACTGATTGGTAGTCTGTATCGCTGTGCATAGCTAGCCTCAACATACTGCCCTACGAGCCCTTTAGGGATGAACGAGAAAATCCATGCATAGGAGCACTTATAGATCAAAGGCATAAGAGATTCGATTTTTAAGTGGTGGGCTACATGTAAGCACATCAAGTCTCTATCAAAGACTAGCCTTCGTGGTTTAGTTCTTGCTTTGGTTAGCATATTACTCGTAGTCCCTAAATGCTACACCAATAGGGAATCGTGGCAGACCATCATCTGTATAACCATGGTGCTTAATGGTTATTAAGGTTTGTGATTCCGGCGGGTTGTCATAAACTTCCTGCTTCTGTGCTACCGTGCCTTGCATTTTAGCCTTAAACACCAGACCAATACACGTCGAACACTCAGCTATTAGGTCTTCAACGCCCCGCTGCCCTAACAAGAACCTCTCAAAGACGAACTCATTGGTATCGTACTCCTTAACCTTCAGTAGGTTGCTAGACCGCTGCCCTTGGTCGTAAGTGCCATTAAGGAGACGGATCATTACACCCTCGTAACCTTCGCTAACGTAGTGCATGTGAAGCTCCATCACTTCCTCCTTGTTGTCGCAGGTAGAGGTAGGTAGGGCTTTAACATGCTGCCAACTAATAGTGGATGTCAGGCGGCGCACCTCCAACTCCCGCTCTAGCTGCTTCTGATCGTTGACAATGTCGTAGACCCAGAACTCTAGCTGTAAGGATTGCTCTTGTTGTTTCTTAACAGCAGAGACAATCTCTTGGAAGGTTAGCTCTCTAGTGAATATCTCCCCGTCGAGGATGACAGGCTGGGTGAGCTTCTCTTCTAGTTCCTTTTTGATGTGCCCTAGCGTAGTGTACTTTTTGCCGGTGCGGGACAGGAAAGTAACGGTCTTACCGTCGAACACAGCCAGGGCTCTACAATTGTGAATAACAACGCCGTTAGCGACGTAGTTATGATTGTCTTCTACCTCTAGGTCGTACTTAGTGTATGGGGCAGAGCTACGCTTAGCTTTAGTTTTATGAAACTTACTCCAAGCGAACTCGTCTTTTGCGGCTTGCACGTAGTCTTCCGTAGGGAAGTAATATTTGTACTCTACTCCTTTACAATGGCACTTCCGTAAACTGTTAAGTAAATAAAGAGTGTCTTTAGTGTTGAACTGTAGGAATATTCCAGAGCAATTAGTGGTGTCGACACGTTTATCCCGTATTTCTGTAGGCGTGCAATGCCACTTTTTCTGAAAGTATTCGACAAACACTTTTATCTGGTCGAGAGAGTGCTTATGTGTGGATATACTTAGCACCGGTGTGTTAGGGTTTCCGTTGTTAAAGCTTATACTTCCGTCATCTGCAATCCATAGACTTAGAGCTTCTGGGCTCATGTATTTACACATGTTATCGTATGTGATGTGCTTCCTGTGCCCTAGCCGCTTACAGTGCCCTGTAAAGTAGATTAACTCGATAGGAAAGTCTGTCTTACTTAATGCGACACTATCAAACCGATAGCCTTTAGACCCATAACCTGTTGTGTATTCGGTACACCTACCATCTAAGTTTAGAGTCTTAACCTTAAAATCGAATAGCTCTTTATTGGTATGACTAAAAGCTAATCTGTAACTGGTACCGCTACCTCTTTTTTCTATGTTCATTATGCTATCCCCCAGTAAGGTGCCAAAGACAAGAGACGTTCTATACTCGGAGAAGCAATTTACGTAGATTAAATCTTCCTTCTCATTAAGGTCGCGAGCTTCTTTCCAGCCTTGGTTGGTAAAGTATTTATGGTTGGCAGTTGTCTTCAATCGTGTACCTGTAGGCAGAGTAACATCTAACCAATCTTTGTACTTAGAGCTTCCGTTATTAAACCAATTTGTTATGGGCTTGTACTCAAAGACCTTTTTGGCTTCGTTGTAAGAGAGCACTTCCACCTTCATTTTGGTCTCTACTATCTCTTCAATGCTTATTAGTCCTTTATTAGTAGAGACTAGAGTTTTACCGTAGACGCAGCCGTCCAATTTGGGCTGCACAAGGCAGCGGTACTTAACTTTATTCCACTTCACGGACTGGGCTAGCATTGGCTTCCGCATTCCGTTAGCGTCAGTGTTAAAGGTAGGTAGAGCGGCTTCTAAAGCATTCTTTAAATGCGAATAGAGAGTATTCTCGTAGGAGAAAGCTGACGCGGCTGTTCCTTCTACCCAAGAGATGCCTAGGTCTTCTAAAGACTTGTAGCCCTCGTCTTGCTTCTTCTTCCAGTCGCTGCGGGCTTCAGACTCGGCTTGTTGTTGGGGTGTCGTGGCGTTACTTCTGTTTAAGTTCTTACCTTCGCTAATGGTCTTGATGTTAACGAGGGGTTTGTCGGTGCCGTACTGTCCTGAGGTCTTGATGACCTGATACTCGTCGGAGCCGAGGACAGCTTCAGTCTCGATCTCCCAATAGGCTATAGATAGATTCTTTGTGCGCTTGTAAAGTATTGGTAGTTTCATGAAGGCTGGTTAAGTATGTAATGGTTAAAGCTAGATGCTCTACTTCCTCTTTTGTCGGCTGACAGTTGTACAGTCTGAGTACGCCCTTGTAGAGTCTTATATCCGGCGGCAGCTTTAGTTTGGGCTTTTCTTTATCAAGGCTGTGGAACCACCGTAAAGTCTCTCCGAGGTCTACTAGGATACTAGAGGTAGGCATATAGTAGATGTCAATCAGGTCACCGTCTGGGTAGGTGAATGGGGTGCGTATACGGGTTAGAGGTCCGAAGACGCAGCACTTGTAGTCGGAACCCAATTCAGTCTGTATCTTGCTTGTAATCCTATCAAGTGCCATGTTGTTATTTGTAGTAAGAAAGGGTGCTTGGGGAGCTCTTCTAGGAACCTAGGACAGCTTCATGCTGTTGTTGTTGAAGTAGCTGGTACAAGTCGAATCTACATACGTCCTTGTGGAAGTTGAAGATAGAATTTCGGCTTAGATGCGATTTGTGGTGTACATCTGGTCGACGCGCCTTAAGCTTTTTCAATGCGTCTAGAAGAACGATGATCTCAAGACGATCTTTTACTTTTGCGGCTTTGATAGTCATAACCGTTTGTTTGGTGATCATGGAAGTACTCTGAACTTGCTTTCTTTTAAGGCTCTAAGCGCATCTTCTGTAAATCGCTTAAACAGTCGATAAAGATAGAGGTTCACCTTATTAAGGTACATGTCGGCCTTATTGAACCCGCTATAGTCCCAGCTGTTTTTGTTAAGCGCAAAGTACTCTACAGCGCACAACTTCTTTCTTAACCTATCAATATCTTTTAGTCTCAGGCGGTTGGGCTTTCTAATGTAAACCTTGGCTAGTTGTTTGGTGAGCATCAATAGTCTTTGTGTAGGAGGCGATGCCTCTGAATATATCGTAGATATCGCTTCTTGCTTCGTGAACACTTGGGCTGAGCATCATATTCCCGAAGAGCTTTGCTCTTATCTCACCAATCTCTGAGACAAAGGAGCAATACATTGTCTCCGGGTCCTCCCTGGCCTTTTTAGCTATATGTTTACTCAACATAGACTACTATCTCTCTAAGAGGGTTAGGGGCGCTTGAGTACTCGAAGGGACTGACTCTAGGCGGAGGGAGTTTGGAGAGGTAGTAGGTTCTTTTCTGCACTCGGCTTTTACCGTCTTCGTCAAGGTTTTCCCACCGACTGTAAGAGTAAAGTAGGTAATACTTCTGAGGCTCAGGCTTCGTCATCTTTGTCCACTGTGTAGTCTGCTATACGGAATATCCCACGCTTGACTACATCTTTAACCCAAGCTTTGAGTTCTTCCTGTATCTGCTTTTCGCCTGCTTCTTCCGGGTCGGTATCCGTTGGGTAGCAGAAATCCACACCGAAGTTGTAGGTGTACTTGTAGGGCTTAACAGGCTCTTTTGGGCGCTCTTCTATCTTCTCTGTTACGTCTTCCGGGCTCACCCCGTAGACCTCAGGAAGGACGGATAGAACTTTAATGGTGCAGCCTTTGGATAGGTCTAGCTGCTGGTGTAACTCGTCGACTCGGGCTTGAGCTTCGGTTAGGTTAGCAGCTTCAAACTCTACTTCGACGTGTTCCTCTCTTAGTCCGGTAACGGTATAGGTTGGCATGATATAAAAAGTCCGTAGATGGGTAGGTTGTAGTGCATCTCTCTTATGTCTTCGACTATGTCGAATATCTCAGATGTTAGGTCGAACCCAAATCTTGAGTAGGTGGCTTCTTTAAGCTCATTGATTGGGCTTTTAAGCACAGTGTCTCTCCAAGAGGTTCTGACTTTAATGTTACTTAGTAGCTTTTTAGTTAGCATTTTGTCCTCTTAGAGGTCTTTAAAGAGAGTTAGCGGAAAGAATTGGTCCCGAACATCTTCGACGATGTCAAAGGTCTCTGGTGTTGAGATAGTTGTCTGTAGCGGTCTTTTATTAGCAACCCGGCGTCGTAAATCTTTTTACTTACACACAGGTCTGAGTGAAGGCGCCTAAACAGACAGCTATATATCGGTCTAATTGTGACCTTAGGAGTCTTGATGTCTAAACGTTTAGGACATGACGCTGCGGTTTGCTTAGTCAGCATTCTTCATTAACCCCGTTAACAACCCAACAGTTATTGGTCTGTAGAACACCCAACTATGTCTGAAGTTTCTCTTGGATGACATGTCTATCGCCGGGCATCTTCTTTGCATTTTATCTTTAATGGTTAGGCGCACGGAAGTGTACTGGCGCAGTCCCCGGTACTCTTGGTAGACAAACCGGTCGCGCACTAACCTTTCTTTAGTTAACATTGTGTTAAAACCACCCCCTATATTTATCTTTGGTGATGACTAACGAGATGGTGTAGAGCATTTCATTGATAAGCGGTAGGTTATGTTCATGGAGCTTCACCCTAAACACGTTCTTAGAGCTTATCGCCGCCCTAAGGTTTCTTTGCAACCAACCAGTGTGGTTAATGACCCTTACTTTGCGGCCCTCAACGGTTTCTTTAGTTAACACTGTGTCCTCTTTTATTGCGGATGACCATGGATACTGCGTAGATCATGCGGTTAGTTGGCATTCTTCTATAAACGTTATTGCTGCTGACCGCCTCCCGTAGTTTGTAATTTACCTGTTTATCCTTCAACCTCTTCTGACCAAGGTTCTTCGTCAACATTTGTATAACCGTTATAAACATCTATAGCTTTAGTCAGGTCATCTCCTTGATATAGAGTGGTAGACCTCCGCTGATACCCTTCGGACTCTTCTACAAAATACCGACCATTGGCATCGTAGTGGAACGTAATGAGCTTATTATTTACACCAGTGGCGGCGGCGTATAGCCAGCGCCGGGTAGTGATGTAATCAAGGACTTGCTCGGGCTTAAGGTTGGTCATTTCCATTTGGTCAGATAATTGTTTAATAATCCGTCATTGTTTTGTAGAGTCCTACCTACTGAATGGTTAATGTCTGGTGGCGTCAAGTACTCATCGTACTCTATATCAATATCAAGCTCTAGGCTCTGACTAATGCTAGAAATAAGGTTGTATAGTGCTTGGTCTATGCTTCGTTGATGGTTAGCACGGCACGGCGCTTTACTTAACATGAGTGATTGTTGTTTTTAGACTTATTACATCTTAATCACTTCACCTTATTAGTCCACTATAAACATCCAAAATAAAACCTACTTCACTATCAAGCGAGTGGCTACTGCTGAGGATGCCATAGTGAGTATTACCCAAATGTAATGCGCGCTCCAATGTCTGGTATTTAACCCACATAACGTCGTCTATAGGGCGACGCATAGACACTATGCTCCAGGTTGATCGTTTAGACAGCATAAGCGCCGGCGATAGCCCACCCTACGACCAAACACAAGGCTAGCTTTAGGTTAATGGGTAGTCTGTATTTAAAGAGCCAATACAGGGAAATGGCGCCGCCGGCCAGATAAATAAGTTGTTGGTTCATGATGTATCTTAGATGTTCATGATCAAGTGGTTAAAGCAATCAACTGCGTTCTGGTGGCCACTGCCCAACATCAAAGCGTGGAACACAGTCCACAGCTGTTCTTCGTTGTCGAACTGCAATGTATGACCGTTTTCTGTAAGAATCCAATGAGTAGTTGGCTCTGTATGTTTAGTGAACGTGCAACCTTTCTTCTCACATAGAAGTGTTATGATTCGTTCCATCGTTTCTAAGTCGTCCATGATTTTTAAAGGTAGGTTGTTGGTTAATAGTAATAGAAAAGCCTCTGCCGGTTAGGGCGAGGCTATGCGGTTGAGTATAGGCGTGGCTATTAATGGTCTTTTTACTTAGCGGGCGCCTTGATAGCTAAGCAAAGCTTCTAACTCTTCGATGCGACGGTGGCTGATTTCTAGTTCCACTTCTAGGTTCTGCATTCTTATCATCTGGCTACGTAGATAGGACACTTCAGCTTCTAGTTCCTTATAGCTGGGCTTGGTCTCTGCTTCTTTCTTCTTAGCCTCCCGTGCAGCCTGGATTTCTTGCCAGTACAATTCACAGGTGAATGTATTTGGGTCAACGTCTGGGTTTTGTTGTAGCTTCCTCTTAAACCAAGAGACGATTTCTAAGGTACGGCTGAGACGATAAACGTGCTTGACTTGGAAGAAGTCAGGTATTTGTTGGAGCACTTCCCAGTTCTTAGCTAACATCATGGTTTTGGCGGCGTGGGATTCGCTGAAGTACTCTACCAAGTCCGGGTCTATTTCTCCCACTAGAGCTTCATAGATAAACTGGAAGTCTTTGAGCAAAGCCTTAAATGACGTATATTCCTTACCCTTAATTACCAAAGGGTGGGCAGTGCAGTATCCTTCTTGGCTGAATGTAGCTTGGGCTTCTAGTAGTAGCTGCCCGGCTATACTAGCTTTCTCCAGGTACTGCTTTCGTAAGTCTTGCGACTGCTTATAAAGGTTCATCGTCTTACCGTATTCAACTAAAAGCGAGCTTAGCTTCTGTGTTAGCATAATTGGCATGAAAGATGTTGGTCACTAAAATCGATTCCGAGTGTGGAATCGATTTTCAATTTTAATTATAACACCTTAATTTCATGATTGGCGGCTAGAACGCCCTACAAGACGTCCCAGCCCCGCGCCGCAGTCAATGGGTTGGGCGGCGGCTAAAGCCCGTTTAAGGGCTAAAAGAGGCAGTCGCCAAATTTAGACGTTAGCGTATAGTCAATCCTGCCACTATTTTGAAGCTTTAAATGGAGTTGTAGGTACGCGTCTCCATTACTGGTAAAGCCGTCGAATATAATTTCTGAGGGTAAGAATAAATGCCACAACTCATCAAACCAAGGCGTTAGCTGTAGGAAGATTTGGTCGTGGTTTTCCATACGCCCTTTATACGGATGCCCGTCGGCTAAGTAATATATGTTGGTGGACCCACCGAAGTCAAACTCATGCTTCGTAATTAAGCGCAGTTCATCTACGTTGTGTTCGGTGAATAAAGAGATGAAGGTGGCTTTAGCCTGTTCGCCGTGTTCTTTATTTAGTAGAACCTCTAATCCTTTAGGGAATTGTATGTCGATTTTATTAACGTTCATGGTTGATTCCTATGTTTTTAGTTGTTGACGTGCCGCTGTTAAGAGTATCGCGGTTTGCATAGCCCTAGTTATGTGCCTTAATGGTCTATCTACAATCCAACGGAGGTTATAATGCATACGCAACTCTTTATTGGCTATGGCAGTTAACTCTTCTTCGAGAGCAATCAGCTGCTTGCCTTGGTTGAGCGCCGCCATACTATTGGTTAATGTCTGTTTAGTGACCATAAAGTCCAGCTACCGGCATTGCGACTCGTGTGCCCCGGGTTATGTGTCTAAAGGGCCTGCTTATAACCCAACGCAGGTCATACAGTGATAATCGGTCTTCAAACGCGATAGAAGGTAGTGACCTTTCTAATATTGTCGGTAACTTAGATGGTCTTATTTTGGTGTTAGCTACCGTGTTGGTTAATGAATGTTTGGTAATCATAGTGGTAGCTGGCTGTTGATAAATCCTTTAAGGCGCCAATGTATTCTACTCATATGTGAAAGTGGTTTCTCAACAGCCCAAATAACATTAAAGCATGCTATGAGCTCGTCATAAGGCATCTCTTTGGGGTATAAGACAAATACTGGGACTTTTAGTGGTTCTTTTAAGACTGCAGGAAGTTCCCGAAGCCGCACGATATTAGTTAAAGATTGTTTAGTGATCACGGTAAAAAGGCTAAGGTGGCGTGCCGGGTCGGGTTTTCCAATACCATGCAGAGAATTGTCAGCTCTATTGGGACTGTGTTATCTATCTTGTTAGCCAATAGGTCGGCTAAGTTTATTGGTCGTCCCGGCGGCTGGGTGTTAATTAAGCGCTGTTTGGTGACCATAGTTAGGAGTAGCGTTTCCTCCAAGCTACGTCTTTAAGCGGCTTTACATTGAGTACGGCTCTTTGTGTATGCTTGATAACTCCTTCTACTTCCCACCAAGGATTATGGCTCAGTATAGGCATAGCGCTCTTTAACCACCCTTTAATGATAATTGGCACTCGTGGTTTTGTATTTAGTTTGGTAGCGTATACGCCGTACTGTTTAATGATCATTGTCTTGGGTGCTGGTTTAGTGCGTGTCTTGTGCTGTAACTGACCATTTGATGGGTCATAGTCCTTTTTATCACGGTGCGATGCACCACCATATAATAATCATAGGAATAACAGATTAAGTTGATCTCAGGGTTTATTTGCGAGCGCAAGTCAAATATTACGCTCTTTGATCTTTTATGGTGTTGTTTTGTAAGCACTTCTCGTCTCCGACAATACCAAGCAAATCTAACGTGTCTTCTATAGCAAACTCCAGCACCAAGAACTTACTGATTACGTCTCTCTTAGCGGCGCTTGTACGCTTTAAAGTTGTGGGGGAGGCGCCGCCTTACTTCGTCACATATATTGTCTTGCTTGTCTATCAGTTTGGCTAATGTCTGTTTGTTAATCATTTAACTTCAGTCTTATCCTAGGGCGTAAGCCCAACGCGTCTTCAATGCCTAACTCGATAGCCAGTAATGGTTCACTTATGTCCTGCTTAGCCAGCCCGATGGTGCCCATATATTCTTTGAGGGATTTGGCGTGGACTTGTGGGTTGGCAGTGTGCCACACAATATCTTCTTGCTTGTTTGTCAGCCTGGTTAGAGACCGTTTGGTAATCATATTCAGCTAAAGAACTTAATCATTTGCGGTGACCGGTCTAAGCCTACAGCTATGGATAAACAGGGGTTAACCACACGCCGCTTGGTAAAGACTCTGATTTGGTGGTATTTGTTGATGTAATCGGAGTCGTGAGTTTGTCTAACGCCGGCTAAGGCTTCTAACCCGCGGCGGAAGATGCAGCGCAGTTGGTCTTCTGGTTGGGGGCGGCGGTTATAAGTTGGTAGTTGATATTTGCTAATCATATCCCAGTCCATTTCTAATTGCTGTAGTGATGGTTCCGTATGGTCTATAGACTGACTGCTTAACCTTAAAGCTCAAATAAGAATAACTGGTTATCCTGCGGTTCCCAACCACATCCGGGTGTGGCAGGGTTTTTACTTCGTAAGTTAAATCAATGACTGGACCATATTTTGTGTTTGAAGGTAAATGACGTCTTTTAATCATATTCTTATGGTGACAGCCCTGGCTAATGACCAATAGAATGGTAGGATTTCTGCCTGTTTAGTAGGGTTGAAATTCCTAATATGATACTTCAAGTAGTAGGTGGTGCTTTGGTCTATCTCTTGTGTTAGTAGTGGTTTAGTCAGCAAGGTTCGGCAGGGATATAGATATGTAAGCGCCTTCTATGCTGTATAGAGCGCCATAAAACTCATCGGGTGAGTGTGGTATATGAGCGATATTAGTTAGCCGTAGTTGATGGACAATGTTGTGGCGTAGCTCATAGGCTAACAATCGTCTTGGGTCGGCGGGTTGGTACGGAATATTTTTAACGCTGAGCATTGGTAGACCTGATGGTTTTGTCGGCTGCTAAATCTACGCGTAAATACATCTTTCTGATGTCGTATAGAGTACCCTTGGTGGTGGCGCCGACTATTCTAATTTTATTAACGGCTGCTTGTAGCTTCTCGGTATCAAACAATAGTAGCTGGGTGGTTTGTTTAGTCAGTCAGCATTAGCGTAAAAGCCTCATATATAGAGGGAAGAACCATTTACTATGCCTGTCGTTAATAGCTTTGATTAGTGGGGCGAATATTGCTCTGGATAAGGCATTAAACTCCTTAGTCCAGGCCTCCTTCCATAGATTATCAACACCATTAAGTTGAAGCCTACGCTAGCTTCGTCTGACTGTCTCTTTATTTTGGGGGTGCTTGTTTTGGTTAACATGGCTCCAATCCTTTGCTATTGCCTCAGCGTCTAACTGCCGGGCTTCTTTATCTGTCATTGGGCGGCGCTTTAGTCGTCTCCTGATATACTCAAAGCGCCTTGGGCGTGCTTTATAGGTGGCGCCGATGTCTAAGGTGCGGGCTACGCCGTCGGTAAATGCTTTAAAGTAGTTGTTCATAATAGAAGGCACCAGCAATGTTCGATGACAGCGGCGTAATAATTGGTTACTGCATCATGGTAATCCGCACAGTCAATATCGTACTCAGTTTGCCTTAGTTGGCAGAAGACATGGAACCCGGCGCCGGTCAGTACCTTCTCTTCGGGGGAGTCAGTGCGCGGGTCGTATTCCATTAAAGGGATGGATATGGTGCGTTTAGTCAGCATTATCGTAGGTGCCTCCCATTTACAGCTATGCTGAACGGCATTAGATTCCTAATGGAATTCTTTACGTACACATTATGTTTCTTCTTAATAGCTCTTGTTAGTACACTTGCTATTTTTAAATTAGCGGGCGTATTTATAAGTTGTTTAGTCAGCATCGTCTTTTGGTTTTGCAAAGTAGTCTTTTATTTGCCGCCCAACGCCGGCGTTCATTAAATATCGGCCTAGTCTTGCGCTTCTAGTTAGCCTTATTTTGACGCAGGGACAACTATAAAGTGCTCGCCATAGATGGTCTACAGCACTACGTTTGGGTTTGATTTGTTTAGACAGCAATATCTCTTGTACCTCTATGATAATCGGACAGCAGTCTTCCGACGTTGGTATTCACTAGGTATAGTCCTAACCTTGTGTCTTTAGTAGAGCTGGGGATTAGATATCTTAGGGGATGAAGTACGTCCCAGAGATAATATTGGGCATTAATAGCGCTAGCTGGTGGTTTACCTGGCTTGCTCAGCATTCATTCTCAAGTCATAGTGGTAATTAGCCAAGCAATTCCCTACTCTGGCATTTGCCGACTGGATATTTCCTACCCACTGTGGCTCATTAAGTAGCATTGGTTTGCTCAGCTCTTGTATAAGTCTAAGGGGGATTATTTTATATTTAGGCTTGATGTGCTTGGTTAACATAATTCGTTAGGGGGGCGGCTAAGGCGACTGCGGTAATGGTTTTCTGTTTAGCCGGCGGCCATTCATTAATCCCCACGTCATAAACTGATATCATCTGCGGCTCTGGCAGCCTATCTACAAACCAATCCTTGATGGTCTCTTTAAGTATATAGTTCGGCGGGCATTGCCTATAGGAGATTACAGTAAGGTGGTCTGGTCTAACGCGCCGCCGGCTATCGTATTTAGTGAGCATGGCTAAAGGCTATTGTTGACCACAAGGCATTAAGGTTGGCGTCATCAAAATCTAAATTATGGTGAGTTCTAATCCATTCCACTTCGTTATAGAAGTCATAAAGCTTGACCTCGGTTTTTATCGTCATAGCTAACCATATGTTGATGATGTCTCTTTTAGATGCGTAGGGGCGGGCTTTAGACTTGGTTAACATAATCCCCGTCCGCAAGGTTAATTGCTAGTCTAAATAACATTAAATTTGTAATGGCATGCCTGTTATATTTATTATGCTCACGTTCTAATACTACTGTTAGTGTAGAATTAGTGCGAGTAATATACGGTCTAAGTACATAAGAGCGCACTTTACGTTTAGTCAACATAATTAGCGGCGGCAATGTTGTAGATAATGAACTGTTTCTAGTGCTAATCTAATCCTGGACTCACGCGCTCTTGGGAATACTCCTATAGGTAGCGCGGCACGAGCAATGGATTCTTTGAGTAGTGAGTATACAGGGATGCCGCCGTAGATAACGAATAGCTCTAATTGATTGACGTAGGTTCTAGCACTATGTTTATTCAACATTAGAAGGCACCTTAGTGAATTTGGTAGGTCTAGTTAGCTTGTAATCTAGAGTTCGCTCATCAATGAAGTGGCGATGATTAACGTAGCCTTTCCAGTACTCTTCGACCCGTGCATCAAACTCTACTATGTCGCCTGGCATTAAACATAATGAGTCTAAAGTCTTGCCCACAGTGAACCAAATATGGTCTGTTACGATTTGACCAGTAGTCATTAATACTACGTCTTTAAGGAGTATTGTCGGCAATGGAGGACCTTTAAATGCCGCCTTCGTACCAAACTTCTCCACTACTCCTCTGAACCTCAGTCTTTGTCCGTGTAGCTTTTTAAGCTCTTTTCTCATAGCATATCTCCATAGAGTAGTAATGCTGTGGCATATAGCTTATCTATGGCTCCCACTTGCTCTGCGTAACTTAAGACATTTAACTTTTGATTCTTTGCCCGAGTCACTAAGTCTACGTGATGGCGGTAACGATACTCTTTGTACAAGTTGGTCCACAGGTAGCGATATTCTTCACCGGTGCGATAAGAATAAGATCGAATTAACTCGTTGATGGCGCTTCTTGTTGATTTTTCTGGCACCACCTCTGTACAAGCAGGTAGTGCCTTAAGTTCTGCATCTACGCGGGAGAAGCGGTCTTCAATCTTATCTAACCGTTCATCATGTTTCAGAAGGTGTTGTTGTTGTAGAGCCATATTCCGCTCAAGGTCTACTGTCAGTTGAACGGAGGCTAAAAGTTGTTCCGCCAGTGTCATCTGTTTAATAGACACTGTGCCTTTGGTAAGCAATTCTTCTACCCAGCCATCTACCTGTACAGCTAACTCAGGAGAGCACCACTGAGCAAATCGGATACAGGCCCGGCGATGCGCCCATGTACCACGTTCCTCATTAGTCCCTCCAGATTCATTAACCTGGATTATTTGGTCTACCGGAATTCCGATAGACTCCTCTAACGCTTGTAGATATTGGTTCGTAGTTTTATTTGCTAGCCAATGTCCCACTGACTTGCCAGTAGCGTGAGCCATATCTGTTAGGCTGCCGTACTGGTCTTTCTCCCTCCAACGGATAGATTTGTTATTCCATATCTTGATGATGTTCGACATCTCTAGTCCTCTAGATAATATAAACGGACGGCGACCCCATATAGCTTATCAATCACACCTAGTTCTTCAGCGTAATCCACGACTCTTTTCTTTGATTTCTTTGCTCTAGCTATGAGGTCGACGTTATAACGGCGGTGGTACTCCTTAAATAAGTTTTCCCATAGATAGTCAAAGCCCTCGCCGGTACGGTACGCGTAATCTTGGATTAACTCGTTGAGGCTACTACGAACAGACTTCTCAGGTATATCCAAGTCAATAACTTGTAGTTGCTTTTCTAACCTCGTTAAACGAGCATTATGGTGCTGCAGTAGGTTATGGTGCTGGGCCAACTTCTGTTCATGCCCTACTGCTAGCTGAGCTATAGCCAGTAATTGCTCGGCGGTGGTTCGAGGTTTAGATTCAGTAGAATATACTTCTTCAAAGTTAGTCATGATAGTAATTGTTAGTAAACAAAAGGCCCCCGCTGACTAGAGTCAACAAGGGCTTGGTAACCGTAAAAACAGAAAAGTTGCTGGGTGCCCCTATATGGCCCGGCACTGCCCTTCAGGCACAAAAGGGAGGCCGTCGTGATTAATTAGTCAACACAAACATAGTCATCACGGACGAACCCGCGCTGCCCGTTACCGGTGTAAACTTCATCCCAATACCAACCTTGGCTGGGGATAAACGCCCGTACAACGGTTAGTCGTTCACCGTGGCGTAGTTGTCGCACTGTTCGATGATTGGTGCCAGGGCCAGCTCGTAAGTTTAATGTGGTGCGCGTGTCATTAAGGCATACATAGCCGTTAAAGCCTGGGTCGGGATTGTTAAAACTGGCAGGGCGACCGATAAAGCCGGGGCCTGGGTTAGCTTGAGACAGTAATAAGGCGGCGGAAAGGATAGTTTCGAACATGTTATTTAGGGGGATGGGTGATTAGTTATCAAGCGTTAGGTGCTCAGTTAATATCGGCGTAATAGCTTCTATTAGTGAATCGACTTCTCTGGTTGTGTAGAGTCTTACTCGTTTAGTGCCACGAAATCTAGTGTCTATATCTACTGGAATAACCTGCCTGTTTGTCGTGTAAGTGGAGAGTAAGTCCTTTAGCTGAGACTGTGTCAGCCTGGCAGATTCTTCCACGTATTGGTTATAACTAGAGCCTACCCAATAGTATTCTTCCGAGTCACTTACTTTGGGCGCTCTTTTGAACAAGCAACCGAAGACGGCCTCCTTAAAGCTTACGTTGAGGTACTTAACTCTGTCATTTGAGTTGTAGTAACATAAACTGCCGCTGCTGTAACTAGGTTTGAAAGCATAGTAGTTTTTCTGTCTATACGCAGTTAAGGGTAGGTCTAAGTCCATGACTTTTTTCTCGAAGTAGTCCTGAAAACTACATAACCCTACACTAGGTATAGTTTTGTTATGTGTAAGGTTTGTCAGTAAGGTGATTAAGTCCAGCTGCTCGTCAACAGCTATCTCTATTTTTTTCGCTTTACCTTCTACGACTAAATTTATGGACCCTATAGGTAAAACAATCTTGGACATTAGATAGAAACGTTTAGGTAATGGGGTTTATGGATACGGACAAAAGCTAACACTACATCCAAGTCTTGTTTGTTGGTGGTAGCAATACAACCCTCAGTGCCGTCTTCTTTAGGATTACGCTCAAAGGATGGGTCATAGTGTATGCCTAAGGCAAACCGACCGGTGTTGAATTGGGGGTTGATTGGTAAGAAACGCCCGCCCACTTCAGCACTACTACCTGCTACCCATTGCCGGGAGACGGTGTACTTGCCGTTTGGTAACGGAGCTTCGGTACCACTTTGGTTTCGGTTACGGGATTGGGTATGGGCGCGCCCAGATACTGTTAATACCGACGCTATTAGCTTACCATCGGCGAACATCTGCAATTCGTATAATGGGTTGCCAAAGCGGTTAGTTATGGTAGTGGGGCGCATGACCATGAAGTTGTAGTTTGGGATAGTGGCGGCGGCGGGTTCGGGCGGTGGAATTACCTCAATAGGTACAGCTTGTGAAGTGTTAGGTAATTCACTGAGGATGGGTCGGATGGGGGTACCGTTGCCGCAACTTGATAGTAGTGAGCAGAGGGATAAGGCGGTTAGGAGTTTGATAGACATTGGTGTATTTCTCTAGATATTAATAAGTGCCAATCTAAGGCAGTTATGCTCACGTTAATCAGTCTTATCGGTATATACAGAGAGTGACGGGACTCCACTACTATCCTTATATGCTTACCTAGACTGCTTACTTTGTGGACCTGGCGCTGCGTGTTTTGTTTACTTAACATGATTTTGAAAGAATAAAGCCCCCGCTTTAATCGAGGGCTAGGCTTAGCAGTAGCTATTAAGTCCGTAACACAGGATAAATAGACGAAGGACGGAAGCTGCAACCTTCTAACGCCTCGCCGGGGCTAGCCAAGTATTCTTGAGCCTCTTCACAATTACGGCAACCAGGGTCCACTTCTAAGGCATAGGGGCGCCCGGTGCTGGGGTCATAGGTGAACAATACCTTCATATCTTCCAACGCCATTAAAGACTCCATCCACATAGAGTTAGTATTCGGCAACTGAATGGTCTTAACATCCAGTACTTCGGCGTTCATCTCAGTGCAATAGCGGTCCCAACCATAGCCGGTGATCCGCAGGCGTTTAACCTCTTGGTCTTCTTCCTTATTGATCTGCTCCAGAGTTTGGGTCTCAGGACGCATGACGATTTGTTCGTCTACAATGACGCCGCCGATAGCCCACACTGCAAATCCATCGGGGTAGAGAATAGCCGGGCCCTCAGGGTTATTAAGGCACTCATTTTCTGCGTCCCAATGCACTTCCACGGGGTTCTCAGACACAATGGCCACGCCGTCGTAGACAATGGCACAGCTAATCATCTGACCGAAGTCCCGTAGGAGCTCTACGGATTCCATATCTACTTCGATATCGTGGGCGATGCAAGCCTCTGCGTAGGCTAAGGAACCTTGGAGCCAATAGGAGTAGAGGAAGTCAGAGCTGAGGTAATAGCGGAGGTTATCTACGTCTGATTTGTATTGCTCTAGGGTTTCGGTTACTAGTGTGTCGATGGTAGCCAGGTCGTCTACTAAGGGTTGCTCGCCGGTTACTTTGTAGTGAACGTATTCATCAGTGCGTTGGGTGCTGACGCCGGCCTTTTGTTCAATGGTTTGCCATTGTTCGGGGGTGATAAAGCCCAAGGAGTTTAGTTTGAGGGCTTTATTAGTCATATCGGCGGGGCTATCGGCGAAGATAACTTCAGGCTTGTCGAGGTTAGCCATGGAGTAGACTTTGCAGAGGGCGTTGGTGAAGCGGGGGCGGTCAATGGGTCCTTTAAGGATAGTAGCGTTAGCCCGCATATGGGCTTCGAGTTTCTGCAGAGTGGCTTCGTCGAGTTGCTTATTGTTAGACATAAGTTATGAATGATGGTTGATTAATTAGATGGAGGGTAATTAGCGCGGTTAGTCGTCTTTTTATTTAGCGGAGCATAGAGTAGTTTGACTTAATATACTTCCTACGCTGAGGTTCGTCCCGATAATCTGCTGCATGTACACGGTCGAAGAAGTATAACTCAGGCTCACCTGGGATTGTGTAGAGTTCTGTATGGGCGCCGGCGTTATCAAACACTTCTAAGTTAGTTACCACTTGATGGTCGATTTCAGTAATAGGCTCACCATCGGGGTAGTGTAATTGCTTGAGTAGGTTGGTGGTGTGATACTCACGGAACTTGGGGTGGTTATAGATCCATAGTTCGGAGCCATGGGCGCGCCACTCTTGGGGCATTAGTTTTGACTCAACGAAGGTAAGTAGTAGGTACTCAGTGATATCGTCGTTGAGTTTAGAGATGGTTACTAAGTTAATAGGGGGTTGCATGGGGGGTTTAGTATCCTTTTTGTTTAGCGGTGGTTATGCACCCTGACCGCGCGGTACATGATGTCCCAGCACGATTCTAAGCGGTCGTAGTAGGACTTAATGCTATCAAAGACCGGCGCCTCAATGTAGTTAAGGTTATATGGTCGGCAGACGCGTAAGATGTTGGCTATTACCTTGGTAGTAAGCGTTTGGTTACTGGCTAATGGCATATACCACGCGTCTATAGACTGTACCGCTTTGTAGTTGTCGGCTTGGTTAATGGCGGCGGCTTTGGTAATCATTTCTGCTCTGGGAAATAGGCATAAGCTTTGTACATAGAGTAAGGATAGTAATCGTTAATACCCTGACGAGTGTTGAGCTTTTTGAGTTTAAGCATCACTAAAACCCGGACTAAGTCTACCTCGCATCTATGTTTAATTCTGGTGGTTTTGGTGATCATTCGTAGCTAAGGGGGCTTTGGCACATGCTTGGCACATGCTTGGCGCATGCTCTGTACCAAAAGTGAAAGTCAATAAAGAGGTCGTAGAGTCTTCTATTCCACTGAGGTTTACTATCTTCGACCTTTATCCTAACTGCAAGTAGTGTATTTTCTAACTCTTCGTTTGATTTAGTAAACTTACTGATGTTTTTGTAGAGCATGATTAAGCAGGGCTATGCGAGTTCCACGTAATAAATTGGCTACTTCTTTGACTTTAATGATTCTGTGCCCTTTATGTAAAATCATGATGCGTAGGTCGTTTTCTATGCGGTCACTGACCTCATCAAATACAAAGATGCTCCTGTAATTACTGTGTATGTTAAAGGCTATGGTTTTAGTAATCATTCGTCATTAGGGGCGTTTGCTGCACGTCTATACCTCATATATGTTTTTCTGAGCTCTTCAATAGTTCTAGCCCATGGTGGACTACTTTTTGTAGATACCCTCCTACAATTAAGTAGCACTAGCTCCAAGTCTACGGTTAATTTAGTAAATTGACTAATGTCTTTCGCTAACATGTCGGTAATATAGGTGCTTGTAGTCTACGAAGGGTGCTACGCCAAACCATAGTCCTGCGGGCCTTACATATTCAAGGCGCCGCAAGACTCTAGATACGTAGAGCTGTATATGCCTCTCTTTTGTAGTGTGTTTAGTTAACATTTCTAAACATCCTAAGCAAGATCGCGCAAGTACCCATTAGCAAGTTAGGTATTTCCTTAACCTTTATGGTGGTGTGTACCTTAGACATGGTCATGAATCGCAGGTAATTCTCAATGAGGTTCCAGACGTTACGAAAGGGTGGGTAAATGTCGCCATACCTGGTTTGTTGGTTGAGAAGGGTTGATTTAGTCAGCATCGCTGCCGCTCCACGCTACTCGTTCTAACAATAGCCGTTCTAAGTCGTTATGGGTTTGTGACCAATCCATTTTATATTCTACGGAGTCGGCGTGCTCCTCCCATTGCTCTTTGGTCAAGGAGTCAGAGAATGCATCGTATTCCCACCAGGCGGCGATGATTTCATCTTCAGGGTCGAGTTGTGACAATGCTTGGATAGCTTCTTGTACGGTCATAGGTGCAAGTTCCTCTTAACGATGGGGGTTGTTGTGCATAGTGGCGCGGTCAGATAGGCTTTGGTGTTTAAGTAAGCATTACATGCGACTAAGGCCGCGGCCCTAGCACAATCAGAGTGCCGGCAGTAGTAATATTGAAAGCTGGTAGTTGATGTAGTTTCTGCTTTGTTAAATAGTCTAGCCTGCCTTATTCGGGTATGGACTGTGTTACAAAGTGCCCGGGCAATGATGTCATTTCGTCCGGTTTGTGTTTGGTATTTGAGCATGGTTAAAGATTAGTTTGTGCCGTATTGGGGTTTTAGCACACGCGATATGTGGTAAGTCGTAATGCTTGTGTAGAAACATCACTAATCTGGGACGCCCAATTACTCTGGTATGTCGTTCGAGTATTATGCTAAGCTTCCCGGCAGTGTCCTGCTTCTCTACATGTTTGCCTTTATGTTTAATCATATTTACTAAACGCCCCGGCTAATTATTAACCGGGGCTCCTATTGTTTATTAGTTAGGGCTAAGTGCTATCTCGGCCAGAATAAGTTCTTCTTTGAGCCTTGCTATTTCGCGGTCTTGCTGCATTATCTTCTTACTTTGCGAATCCACTAATGCTCGTAATCCCATCAACTCAGCTTGCATCTCTTTCTTAGATGGACCAGCGGCGCGGCTATTACCTTCTACCTCTGCCCAATACATATCCAACGTTAGAGTATCAGGGTCAAACCCGTCGGTCACCTTAGTTTTAAACCAGCGGATAATCTTTAAGGTACGACTTACAGCAATACTTTTCCTCGTTATCTTTTGGACGTCATCATCTTGTAGTCTTAATTTAATGACTATATCCCAGTTCTCAGCTAAGTAGATATAGTCATATGCGGTACCTTTAGCCCAACCGCTCTTCTTTAGATAATCTTCCCATCCAGTATAAGTTCCCATTTCTGTAGTTATAGGAACTTGATTTGTCGCCTTCCTATACATCTTCCGTAGTTCTATAAGATTAAGACCTGTGTTCCTATGATGCAGAAGCCATTTTGACTTTGTAGTGCAGGGCTTGTATTTTAGGTACAATGGGTGCAGATTTGAGTCATCTAGCTCGTTGTACGTGGTGTTTAGTACCGGATTGAGTTTTCTTACTAACTGGAATTCTAAAAGATCTAGGCTATCTATTTCTGCTAGTTGATAATGTATAGCGTAGTCTATACCCTCACTTGACAAGAATCGTCTCACTTCATGGCTTCTCAGTCTACTGTGTAGGCTCTTAGCTTTCCCTACATAAAGCACCTCTTTATTTTGTGTATTTACTAAGTAGTAGACCCCAGACTTATTCGGAATATCACTTAACATAGATAACAGTTTGTAGTAGTGAAATAAGCTTTAACTAGCACTGGTTCTTTGCATTATACATTACTTTTGAACTAACTAGGTTTAGGCACTTCTATATCAACCTTTCTTATAATGGTTCTGATAATAATCCTGCAACAAAGCGATTAAAGATTGTATGACGGCGGGCTCTGCAGGAATATCGGTTCTGGGGTCTGATTCACCGTCTAAGTACGCTTCAAGGCAGTGAGTCTCTTCGTTGTAGTTGATATGAGTGAAGTATAGAGGTTCAGTGTTGTAGTCGGAGGGAGTTTCCATAAGGGTAGCTGATGGGCGGCGCTTAGACAAGTCTTAGGTCACCATTCCTAAGTAGTTTTAGTTGGTTAACGCAATGGCTCTTTATTGTCTGATGCACCAGGATTATTTTTATACCTTCGGCACAGGCTAATATCGTTAACAGCTCGACGATGTGGCTTTCTACCTCCTGGGTAATTAGGCGGCACCTAGTCAATTCTTTGGTAAGCATATTGCACATATAACACGATTAGGTTGCGGTTTTGTCCAAAGCAACTGAAGCCGTACTCAAGGTAGACTCTCATAGCGCGGTTGATTATTACATTGTGGGCGCCGCGCATTATGGGAGTAATGTCGTTATCTATAAGGACACCGCCTATATCCCATTCAGTGTCGCTGATAGTTAGCGCTAAGCATGAGGATTTAGTAATCATTACTGGTCTAACTGTACACCACCCACCAGCCTTTGCTGACTAACCCGGAGTCTAAAGCCTTGGCGCCGGCGATGGTAGGACTAACAACACCTTCAGCGTAGTAAAAAACGCCATCTACGTCGTCATGACAGCTACCGTCGGCTTCACTGTCGTGATAGTCGATTAATATATTAAGGTTAGTGACCTCAGAGAATTCTGTTTGAACGGACTTCCATAAATCTTCTAGTTCTTCATAGGGCTCCCCACACTCTAACCAGTCTTGTAAATCTATCAGGCTATATAGTTCTAGCTGTTCTTGAAACGCAGCCCAGCTTGGTAAGTTTAGTTCTTTAAGTTTGTCTTCGTTAATGATGTATGCGCTGCACGCGCCATATCCCATACTCATAGTGTTTAATTCCTAGTTGTGCTGTTGTCTAAAGTAAGACGGCGTAAGCCTCTTAATCTACTTTTTAGCGAAGAGTTCCAATCTGCCTCTTGTTGAGCCTTTATTTTCTCTAAGTTAGATTCTCTTAGCCGGGCTATTGTGGGTTGGAGGTACTTATTTAGATCGTCTAATACTTCTGTGATTATACGTTTTAAGTCTTGTGGCCGTCTCACGCTGATAATATCAAAGTCTTGCTTGTATTTGTCTAGGCCTGGGCTACCCCAACAGATACTCACTTCACCAAAGTATGACTTCTTCCTTACATATAAGAAGGATACTAACTCTTTTGGGTCGCAGCATAGCTCTTTTGATAGCTTGTCAGTTACTAACTCTATTGATTTAAATAGCACGTCTTCTTCAAACGGTCTTATTTGTGGGTTATTGTTATTATTATGCATAGGTAGTCTCTGGTGGTTATTTCCTGTAGTAACTTAACTGGTCTTTCTATCTTAGAGGCTATATAGTCGTAGTAAGGCAGTAATACGCTACGTTTAAGTGTGCATAGTTCTGAGCCTATTCGACCATAAGTAAAATCGAGGTTAGGTTTGGCACTTAAGTTAGCCTTAGTCAACATGATAGGTCGGCTCGTAATCTTTGAGTCTGAGTAGTGTTGTTTAGTCAGCATACTGCTTGAATTGACATTATTGGTTCTTCTATCCTATATACGTTGTCTGATACGTGATTCAGGTCTCCATTTTTAAACTTTAAAGCTAAGAGTGGTACGTCTAGTTTGTCTAAGGCGCTATAGCTATGAAATATTGGGTTTAGGTGGAGGTCGTATCTAACCTTTAAGTTGTCTTTAGTTAACATATTAGTAGCTAGACTTAACTTTATATTGGACTACTCTAAACGGCCCTTCTACTGTGGTTAGAGCGTCGTTAACATGTACCAATCGACCATTACAGAGCTCTAAGGCTCTTAACTGCTCTCTAATGACTAAGCAGCTGTCGTGTCTAGCTATGAAGACTGATTTAACTTTTAGTTTAGTTAGCATTAAGGGTCGGTTTGATAACTGCGTTTACTATCCTAAAGGGTTCTTCTAATTCAAGCCTGACATGGTTTATGCATATATGGACTTTATGTCTAGACCTAATGATGTCTAGTTGACATACTAGGTCTGCTATTGTGTCCGGTCTAGGATAGAAGTTTGGATGGAAGCTGAAGTTATACCTGACCTTTAGGTTACTTTTACTCAACATTGGGTTATTTATAAAGCTCGTCATATATTGGTAAGTCTGACGATAAGTCTGCGTCATTACCTATGACTAAGTAATTTAAACCTTCACGGCGCGCCGCCACTATTAACTCAGCAAACTTATCTGTGAATCCGGCGGCTCTTAACAATAAATAAACATCATAGTCGAGAAATCGCTCGTCATGCTGCATCAAATAAACAATGCCTAGATGAATCTTAACTGAGTAGTCTTCTTCAAACCATTCGAATGTGGTGTAAGCTTCACAGTCATCAGACTTCAGTTTCTTCTGTTGTTTGGCTAAGTCTAGACATAGTTTCCAATCAGCAGGCTGGATATGGAAGGGATTTAAGTGTCCAGCCATTAAGTTTTTAAACGTGGGCATTAAAATAAATCCCGCTTTGCTTTGATGTGGTTGATTGCATCATTTAACACTTGGTCAAAGGTGCCGTCGTTAATGAAGTGAGCTTGAATGCGGGCCAACACCTCGTTAATCTCTATTGGTGTAGGGTGGGGGCAGCCCCGCTCAGTGAAGTCTTCTTTGTCTAAGAAGAGGATTGGTAGTGGTGTGGAAAGGTTAGGGGCGGCGGCGGTCGGTTGAGTCATTGTAGTTATAGATAAAGGAAACGCATCAGGGGGCTGGCTGATTATTGTTTACGCTTCGCTTTGATGTGGCTAATAGCTTCACTAACTACTTGGTCAAACGTTCCGTCATCAATAAAATAAGTTTGGATGTAGTCCACCACCTCTTCAATTTCTGTAGATGTAGGGTTAAGGCATTCTTGTTCGACAAAGTCCGCATTGTCTAGGAATAAAACAGGTACCGGGTTAAATAGGCTAGTAGTCGGTTGAGTCATTGTTTGTAATAGTAAAGTGAAGCCTCTTACATATAGTAAGAGGCGGGGGCGAGGCAGTTAACAGCCCGGTTTGGGCTTAGGTTTTCCTTTCTTAGGCATAGCTTTGCATGTAGTAGGTACAAGACTAGCTTAACCTTGCATCAGCTTTTCCCAATGCTCAGCTTCTTGATAGAACCCATTAGGGCGCCAAGGGCGGGCATCTCTAGACGCATACTTACTGGTGCCCGGCAATCCTCGACTTAAGGTAAGCATTGTAGAATACACATCCTTAGCCACCTTTTGCTTAGCTTCTGCGTCTTCACTGCCCCCGCCAATAGCGCCTTCCCAATCCTTATGGAACGGCAAATCTAATTGGTCTTCTAGGTGAGCAATGTACAGATACAGAACGTGAATAGCTTTGCTATATTCGTGGACGCAGCTAATGAGTCTATGAGTAGCTTCATCACAGACCTTGGACTCCGGCAATATCTGCTCTGGCGTTAACTCGATGGGTTGTGGGGCTTGGGCGGAAGAGCGGCGGCGGGTACGGCGCTGACGGGGTGGGTCGGCGGTAGGCTGAGGTTTAGATGGCATGGATGGTTAGTTGTGGTCTGGTAGATAAGCGACGTCAAAGGGGCCGGTGCTAATAGCTTCCCATTGTCTAGTGATTTCTCCGTTGGGTTCACAATAGGTAAACCGTTGGAATTGAATGGGTTGCTTTGCTTGAGTCCCAAAGTCAATGGTAACTATATTAGCGTTGGGCTGGGGTTCTTCTACCACGTAACCATATACAGCTTTTTCATCTACTACGTCTTCTAACCCATCGAAGGATTCTACGCAGTCGACACTAATGAATATAGCTTTGACTTTGGCGCCGCGCTTAAGTGAAGGTGAGGCGGTAGCTATCTGAAGGAATGGAGTCATATATTTCTAATGTGAGTTGGCAGGTTATGGTTTCAGCTACGACTTCTGCCCTGGCATTGATATAGGCAGTGGCTATTATATAGCCGAATAGTGGTTTACCTTGGGCTTCTACTCGATGTAGTTGGTCATCAACGGTTATATGGACGCCGCGGCTAATGGTCTTTTTATGTACGAGGCGCTTGGCGAGCATCTTTTAGGGCTTCTAATTCTGTTACTAATCCTTTGGCGTATAGAATTGCGCGGTCTAGTGCTTGACCATACGCGTCGTCTATATCTTTAGCACGGACAACGGCGGCATCCGCGAGGAACTCGTTGGTCTTACAGTTTCTACCAATGAATTCGACTCTGTATTTGTTTATACCTTTAGTCTTATAAACGTGTATAGAAGACCAGAATGATTCACTAACGCCAGGTATTGACCAGTTAAGGTGCTCTAAGATGTGATTATCTATTTTCATTACTGACCACCCACCGCTTCTTCTGCTAACTTGGTCAGCCCACCAGCAACCAGGGCAATTAACCGTAATGTAGCCGCGCGGTCGCCATTACGAATGTCTTCCATATAGGAGTCTACATCAACTGATGGGTCTTCACTTAGGGCTAGTAACTTAACGTTCTGGTTAGCAGTGTGGTTATCAGGGTCATCAGCGGCGCAATATACGGCAACGCAAGACGCAGAATGTAGGTCTATGAGTTCTTCCTGAGAGCCGTCCGGTAAGGTAATGACGGGGCGGTCTTTGGTCATTAAGCTGCTCTTGAATTGCTTAGGGTTGAGGTTTAGTGTGGTCATTGGTTGAGTTCTCAGTGTTTATGGTTGGCTTCGCTCTCACTGCTCATATGGTCAGTCTCCGGCAGCATTTCCAATAATAGGTCTGATAGCCAAGGTGTGTTAAATGTGATGCTTATGGGGCCGATGATTAAGCAAATAGCACTCAGGTCTTCTTCTGGCGGGGTGACAATACACATAGCTATCAAACCAACATACCGCCCGCCGCTCTTGTTAGTAACCCACCATACTCCGTCGGAGGCCCAGTCGAACTTAATTAGTGGAATGTGCGCCTTAATGTTGAAGAACGGGACTTTCTCTAGCTTAGTCTTGGTCATTGTCTTTGTCTTTGCCAGTTAGGCTGTAGTTTAGTCAGTACCGTCTTCATTTAGTAAAGGCTCGGAGCCGACTAATTCTAGGTTACCTAGCTCCGACCCTATTAGTGTTTTGGCGACCACGTGGGCTTCTTTTAGTAATGTTGTGGGGTCTTGGTGGACGCTGTAGATATCAAACCTTAATACGAAATGGTGGATGTATTCTTTGGGTCGGTAATGTTGAAGCCAGGCGCGGGCACTATCTGCATCTACAGTGACTTCATATCCAGTATCAGCTTTATTGTAGGCGTAGAAGAGCTCCGAAGTCCTAGTTTCCATGTAATACTCAGCTAAATATTTAGCTTCTCTGCAGTATTTCCAACTGTTAGCCTCTAAAGCTTGTAATTGCTCTTTGGTTAAGGACTCAAAAGCTTCTGTGCAGTCAAAGCGGAAGTCAACGTCAATACTATTAGTAGTAAAACAACGGGCGGTGACTCTAGGACCATCAGGTATTGACTCAGTCATGCTGGTCATTACGTTGTAAGTTAATTTTGGCATGGTAGTACGTTATTTTTCGTTGTGGTTTTCAGGCTTGGATATAGCTCCAAGCGCTAGCGTCTTTGTCTTTTAGTCTTTTACAGAAATGTCTGGCTTCTTTAAGCGTTTCAAATACGGTTAGAGCACTAAAACAGGACTCATGGTAATAGAGTCCCCAGAATTTGCCGCCGTAGTACGGATAATAATCCCACTTAAGGTAGAATCCATGACACTCTTGGTCTTGTCTTGTCATATCAAACCATCCTTTATTAATTTGCGTTCGATATTGTCACATACTGCTCCACATAATCCAAAGATATTTGAAATCGTATTTAGATTTACTTTATGGAACACTGCCCGCAGAATGCGTTGCAGCACAGAATAACTACACTCTACAGGCAGGCTATAATCATATGCTTTACGAACGGTCTGTTTGTTGAGCATATAACCTCTTTGCTATTGTGATATCAATAGCCTTGCAAAGTAGATAAGTCTGTGAAATGCGACTGAAACCGGTCAAACGGAATAATGCCTGTAGAGTTCGCTGCTTCACAGATTCATGCACAACTGTTGGTCGTGTAAAGGCATATGGTTTACGGACAGTGAGTTTGCTTAGCATTGCGGCGTGACGATTAGATTACAACTACCTCCAAATACTACCGTTAACGCAGCAATCACAGCTTCTGCTTCTTCTTGGCTGTTAAACACGTCAGCCTCATTATTGTTGCTGGTCCAGCTAACCCAACCTTCTTGTCGGTTAAGGTAGTCACCATTGAACATAATGTAATAGCCGGCGGCTTTGAAGTAAATAGCCTTGTCTTTAAACACTTTCTGCAGAGCCAAAGCTTCATCCAAATTAAACAGGGTAGCTTCAGATTTATAGGTGAAGTGGATGGAACTTTCACCTAATACGGCGTAAGCAGTTTCTTCCCGGTCATCACCGTAGTCATAGCACACGTAGAGCTTTGTCTTAGGTATTGCGTCTTCGCTGACTACTTCAGCCTTAATGGTCTCACGCTCTGGGTTGTTGTACTTATTAAACAAATCAGTGAACGCTTCGTTTGCAATGTCTTTTAGTTTGCGTCCTTGCTGCTTAGCTAACTCTTTGATTTGAGAGTGTATGTTACGACTAGCTAATACACCGCCGGCGTCGGCATGAAGATATATGTAATCCTTTTCCTTCTTAGTAGTTATAGTAGTTCCACCGTTCATATAGACCAGCTTGTTGCTATGTAGAGTAAGGCCGTGACGCTTAACGATATAGGCTACTTGGCTTTTGACTTGATTGATGGGCTCTAACAGTTCTTCACTGGTATTGTCGGTGTTGTATAGGTGTAAGCACATCATGCTTAGCCATTCTGAGTATTTGAACGGCTCTTGCCGGCTACTAACAATATCTCCTTTAATTTTTATGCGCCGCCGAATGTAATTAATGGCATTAATCAAATGGGTGCGGGTAATTTCTTTGAGGAGTATGCCTTCTGGGAAGTGATGGGACGACCAAGTCAGATTGCCGGTGATGGTTAACAGTTCTTCCCTGGTGTAATTATTACGGTGTAGTTGGCTCATGATTAAGTTTTGGGGTTTGGGATTTGGGTTCATATAAATAACCCGGACTGGTTAGGCCCGGGCATTGCTGCTAACTATTAGAACATAGATGGAACCATTTGCCTGGCATCATAGGCACGTAGCTTATGTACCTCGGCCTCTAGTTCGGTTATGCGAGTATAGGCTACTTCTAGTTCTTTCTCAGTCATGTTTAGCTTTACCTGCACAGACTCTAGCGCCTCTTTGAGTTGTTCTTTGGTAGGGCCCGGCGTCTTCTTAGGTTCTTGTTCTTCCCAATAAAGGTCTAACGTTAGCGTGTCGGGGTCACAACCCTGTGCTACTTTCTCTTTGTACCAGCGTATGATTCGCAGGGTTCTGGCAAGCCTCATACTATTAGCTAATGTTTTCTCATTAGATGTGTCTTGCATGCCTAGCTTAAGAACGATATCCCAATTCTCCGCTAGGGTGATGTAGTCATATGCATATGTCTTTCTTACTCCACTAACCCCGCTTTTAACGTAATCATCAAATGAAGTAAAGGTCCCTAAGTCTGTGGTTACAGGATTTTTTGTGCTGGCGCCTGCCTCTCTTAACTTTGTCCTAATAGCTATTAGAGCGTCACCCGCTGCTTTTAGCGCCGCTATAGCTTCTATACGTTTTAATTGAGACTCTCGAAACTTAGCGTCGTGTTCGCTAACCATAGTGCCGACCAGTAGATTTTCTTGTGATATACTTAACATAGCTTATGTGTTGATAGACGATTCACGTTCGCAACTCCGAACGTGACTAATAGACTAACACACTGCCATGTAAAATGGCGTTAAAAATATGCATATTTTTAGACTATAAAAGCGGGCTGCTAACTAAGTCCGCTTTTATCTTTAGGTCTCACTCTTCATTTTCTACCAGTTCCCAGCTGATCACTTCGTCATCGTCTGATAGGTACTTCACTTCACCGGACATTATCTTACCGAAATCTATCAACGAACAATAATAGTAAATACTTTCATCACAGATGCCGAAGGTGTCTAGCTCGGCGGCTTCTATGTATTCTCCGAAGCTGACATAGACTGTTTTAATACTCCCCTGTGCTTTCTTAATTGCGCACCAGGCGCCGCGGTATTGGACCTTAGCTTTTGACATCTTGCGGTAGCTACTCAGTTGGTCTAGTACGTACTCTGCTAGTATCCAATCTGGAGTGTCCAGCTCGTTGTCTATGCTATGCGTGTTGATCGTAGTGGCCAGGTCTTTATAGAAATCGCTGCCTGGTTGTAATTTGTTATTCATCATTCAAGTTAGTTAAAGTTTGTTTATTCACGTCTTACCTCCTTCAATGCCAGCCATTTAGTAACCTTTTGAGTCTTAGTCCACGGCTCTGAGACGCCAGCGATTATCTTAGCTTTAGCTCTAGAAGACGTTTCTCTAACAATGCCCACTAAGTCAAATAAAATCTTTGTCAATTTAATATTCCAATCAGTAGCTCTTATGTAGGTGACTGGCAGTCTATTGCAATGCCCTCTTAGGCTTTCATTAATCCTATGTAGAGTTTGCTTATTCATGGTTGGGGGCGTCGCTAGGGCGCAGCACTAGAGTTTTGTGATGCAAGGTGTTAAGTTTACCTAGCGTTTTTGTTGGATTGGTTTTGGAGGTAATCCTGGCGTTCGGTGCGGGGTCAACGTAAATCCTAGACGATTTACACTCTCTGGGCTTTTTATACGGTACCAAGGATAATAACCGTATTTAGAGCCCCAAGTGTCCATTACAAAGCTTGTTAAGGCGCGCCTAATTCTCCAAGAAAAAGGATACTTTTTAGAGGTGTCACTGGGTGGAAGCTTAAGTTTAGTTAGCATTACAACAAATGTCTATTACTTAATATTCTAAGTGTCTAAAATACTTCTCCTGAGACATTACGCCTTTGATTTATTTCTACCGCACGGGCAATCTTCACTTGTCTTACGTGGACCAGAAGATTATTTACCACAGTGGAAAGACAGCAAAGGTTCTCTATTTTGCTGTTGGTTTTTGTTTGGCGTTTAGTTAACATATCAAGTCTGTGACAAGTAATTTTTAATCCACTGCAGGCGCTGCTGTTCATCTAGGGCAGTAAACTCTTCGACGTTCTCCCGCACGTAGTCCACCAATGGGTAGTATTCTTCATCGACTACCTTCTTAAACCCTTCAGTCATAATCTTAGAGGTGTCAGGGTTGCGGGCCAACCACTTGTTAGTCAAGTAGTAGGGGCTTTTAACCTTGGCGCTGACACCCTGCTTCGTGTAAAAGACATAGCCTTCGTGGGTGACAGTCTTAACCTTTTCCAGGAGCTCTCCGACGGTGGTGTGGTGGTGAGACACTGCAGTGGTGCCAAGCATGCGACTGAACTCGTCGAGTTGCTTGGGGTCTGCCTTAGGTTTGGAGTCCCAGTCTTTGGTGCGGACTGCTAGCAGGTAAAGACCTGGTTCTTCTCGAACAATGTGAGGATCTTCTGGGCTGACGCACTCAAAGATGAAGCTTTTATTCTGGTAGGAGAAGCAAAGTTCCTTGAGTTGTGCCTCGATGCCTTGGGCTCTGATCACATCCCAACCGTAGCCTACAAACTTAGAAGTCAGAGAGCCTGTAGTGGATAGGAGCAGTTTATCGTTGTGCCACGTCACACATAACATAAAGCCATTGACCTTACGGAAGGCGGTCACCTTGGTGTCAAGGTCTAGCACAGGCGCTTCCTTTTCTACTCCGTAGTTGTAGATCTTGATTAGCGGTAAGGAGATGGGGTTGTAGTCTTCATCCACGACAGCACCACGGCACATCTCCAGATAAGGATTCCAGTGCCAACCGTAATACACCTTCTTAGTGTATTTGAGGACATAAAGTCCGTCGTGAGCAGCGGTGCGGCGCACCCATTTAGGGTTGTTCTCCACATACTGCTTCAGCCCCGCTTGGTTGAACGGGATGTCGTCGGCAATGTCGTGCTCGAAGCGCTCCCGCATACTTTTCATAGTGCCTGCTGGAATGTCATGCACAGAACCAAAGTTGTTTTGGCATTCAATAACCTGAGGCACGATCTTAAACTCTTTAGCCAGGTCGAAGTAGGGACGCAGTTCCCATTTGGTGGTAAAGGTGTTGGAGACCACGGCATGCTCCCCTTCAGCTAGCCACGCTCTGGTGCGGGCTAAACAGTCAGCGTGAGCTTCTTTTAGTTTGTCTCGGTCGAACTTGTAACCGTCTTCTGTGTTGAAGTATTGGTCGGCTTCAAATACTTGGCCGTCGGCACTCGCTAGAGTATGGGCTAGGGTGGTTTTTCCAGACCCTGGCAGTCCTCGAATGATAGTTAATTTCATAATTTCCTCAACACTAATTTCCTTTAAAGGTTTGTTCTTTTCTTACCCAGTCTTCGATGTAAAGCTTAGTTAAGTCCTCTACCTCTTTCTCTGTGAAGAGGTCTGTTCTCTCGTAATAGGCTTTGACGACTTCGTATAGAGAGGGCTCAAATTGTAGGTCGTTATCTGGGTCAAAGTCAGCCTTGAGGATGAAAGGGCGAATCTCTGTGAATCTTTTATCCATTGGTTCTTAAGGTTTAAAGTTACAGACTTGAGAGCGTAGATCTTCGCAGGCGATCTCAAAGCCCATAGAGATGTTAAGTAGACTGGAGATCGCCAGGAGCATCAGCAGGATGATGCTGATAATACAGAGCTTGACGACAAGTTTCTCAATCATTGAGGTGTAGTATTCCTTTGTGGAGAAGCACCGTCGAAGATTACTTCTACTCTGTTTACAACCTTATTAAAGGAAGGCATAGGTAGATAGTCAATGTGGTGCCGCTCAATAGGTTTAGTTGGTCGGTACTCGGCGGGTATGTCCGCCATTTCTGCAGGCTCTAGGAGCACTAATTTTCTTTGTATAAAGCTGCCGCGCTTAAACTGCTCTGGGTAGTCGTTGAAGTTGATGCCATGCTCTTGCCACAGCATCTCTTGTAACTCCTTACTGTTCTTATTCTGCATCTGCTTGTGGCTGATACGTGCTCTGGCAGCCATCGAGATTGCATTTCTTGTAGCGTCCAACTCTCTCCAGAGGATGGCGTTGGTGGCTTCTTCTTTGGTAGGCACGGTAAACGCTCTGCAGTCAAACACAGCGGGGATGTCTACCTTAAAGTTGGGTATATACTCTGGTCGAAGTTGGTTAAACCACGCACTAGCCGTGGAAGCCAGCACAGAGATTAGCTTTTGTTTCTTCCCCCCAAAGGGGAGCTCTTTTAACAGGTTCTCTTCGTAGAGTACAAGGTTGATCTCATCGGACTGGGTGTAGCCAATGCGGGCGTTGGTCTCTGAGACTAACCGTTTAGTAACCTCTACCATCAAGTCGATCAATCTCTGGTCATAGGGACGAGCGAGCCCTTTAGTAAAACTACTAAAGCACTTGCCGTCTACTCTTACGATGATGGGCAGTAGAGGCAAAAAGCGCCCTTTACTCTCGTAGCCTTTCATCCGATCGCCGAGGGAATCTTTGTTCATAGTTTATTTCCTTAGCATATCTAAAAGCATTCTGTCCTCTAGCGCTTGTCTTAACCCTGTCTTTACTTTCATGTAGGCTTCGTAGGGGCTATAGCTATAGTTGGTGACTAAAACTGATTCTTTTCTAAGGGTTCTACCCGCTCTTTGGCAGAGGTAGGTATGCTGTACAGCAAAAGTTGGTGTGTTTCTTTGGGCAGGGGAGTGTTGAGCACTCGCACCTTAATCACCTCGTCGTATTCGTGGGTCCAGTAATAGGTAACGGTCTTCGTTTCTGCTATCAGTAGGTCTTGGAACACCGGGGCTAGCACATCGTAATAGCTCAGCTCCGGCGACACTTTGATACTTTGGAGGATAGTTCTTAACCCGTATTGGATGTGTGCGAGGGGAGTAGCGAGCTCATCAATGTGCAAGGGCAGTTTGACGCTCTTTCGCTCTCCGGTGACTACCCTCTGGAAGAGATTGCGGAGCACATACTCCTTTGTTTCTCCGTAGGGTTTTGGGTAGCGAGTCTCACTTATTTCTAATGCTGCGAAGACTTGGTCGTAGACCTCTTTGTCCACTTGAAAATACTGGTTATCCATATGCAACTAAATGGTGGAGAGTGGTCACTAGGCTTAGTATAATCGTAAGCGGCGTAGGTGCCGTAATCTTGTTTTCAAGGAGTCATTCCACTCTGCTTCTTCCTTGGCTCTTATCTTCTCTAGGTTGGCAGCTTTTAGCTTTGCTACGGTGGGTTGGAGGTAGTCTCGCAGTTGATCTAGCGTTTCCTCAATAAGACGATCTAAATCTGCATGCTCTCTTATCGCGTAGATGTTTCTTTCCTCTACGTGCTCTTTCAGCCCGGGGCTTTGCCAATAGATACTGAGCGTTCCCATGTAGTGGTCGACACTCAGTTTTAGAAAGGTTACGAGCTCATTTGGGCGGCAACATAGAGTGTCTGCAAGGTCGTCAATCACCATTTTTGCGCTCTTTACCAAGATGTCTTCGGTAAACGGCGCTATTAACGGAGTGTCTCTATGCATATGCAATTAGGAGGATGATCAGAGTAGCCAATAGAATAGCCCAAAAGGTATCTTTCATTGGTTAGTCCTTCTGCTTGAGCAGGAACGCGTTGCTGATGACTTTAAACGACAGAGTGTTGTCGAAGTTGCGGTACACGACCCCTTCCCGTTTAGTCTCTTTGTTGAGGACGCTCGGTCCATCTGCCAATTCGATGAGCTTCTTACGGTCTTGGGGTAACTCTACGTCAGTCTCTAACAGGGGTACCATCTCTAGCTCCAGCTTGTGACACCAATCCTGGAGGTAGTAGAGCTACTCCTTGACGAACTTGTCGATGTTGAAGACGGTGAAGGGACGGAAAGTGTGGGTACTCAGCTTATAAGGATTACCTTGGATGCCGGGGCCGATTAGCTCGCCTTGGATAGCAATGTTAACCCCGTAGGCTGTAAGCTTCTCTCTGAGCTTGAACTTGTTAGCGACCTGCCAGAAGGTGTTAGTCTCCGTTTCTACTAGGTTCATGTTCCTAGAGCAGACACCGAACTCTCCGTTGTTGAAGAATACGGTCATTGAGGAGCCGTCAAGTTTTTCCGTGGTGTAGTAACGGGCTTCGAGGTAGTCTTGGTACTTGAGGTTTTGCACCCGTTCCTCATCGGTCTTGGTGATAAAGGAGGGGAAGTTACCCTTGCTGATACCTGCTAGCTGGGGCTTAACAGGGGGTTCGTAGAGGGTGACGTTGAGGTACTCTGAGACATCGTCACCTATAGCGTAGGTAGAAAGGTTGAAGCCTTTCTCTTCTACGGCGGCGATCGGCAACAATAATCCCTGAGATACCTGCCCGCGTAGCTTAACGGTGCGGAGACGGTTGCCGGGGATGTCGTTAAAGCTTTTAGGCTGGTCTCCTTTGGTTAGGAAAGGAGCGAGAGAGTGTGGTACCCAGGAGTCAATCTCAAAGTACACAGCGGAGTCTCCGACGGAGAACTCTCCTTTCTTAACCACCACTTGCCAGCCTTGGACAGTCGCTACTTCAATCAGGTCTGCTCCTTCTATGGGGTTAAGTTCAATGATAGTTTCTAGTCTTGCTAGCTTTCTCATAGGTTTAATAATTGCGTTTAAGGACAGGGCGTTGTTTAAGTTCTTCGATCAGAGCGTAGTAATCGCTTAGTAGTTTACCAGTGGCGTCGTAGCCTACATCAAGAGCTCTATACTGTTCGAGACCAGAGTGCCCCCCGTGAAGATGGGCATAAAAGTGGATAGCGCCGTGGTGACACTCGTTCCAATAGTTGATGGGGTAGTGGAACATTGTCACGAGAACCTTGTGGTCTCTTTCCCTCAGTTCTAAGTAGTCGTGGGTGCTGGCAAAGCACTCCATAAATTGTGGGTACTTGCAGTTTTTGTAGTCGTGGTTGCCCTTGATTAGAATCTTCTTTCCCTTTAGCTGTTGAAGAATCTCTACGGTGGGGCCAATACCTTTAAAGGAGACGTCTCCAAGGATGTAGATCAAGTCTTGGTCAGCAACGATGTCGTTCCACTCTTCGATCATCCTTCGGTCCATGTCGTCCACATCTTTGTAGTGACCCCGGACATCGGGCGAGAACTTAAGGATATTCTTGTGCCCGAAGTGGAGGTCGGAGGTAATGTAAATCATTGTTCGGTTTCTGTGGTAATGCGAGCTACTACTTCCGCCCTGTGGCAAATAACAAGACTGCTGCTGGGCTTAGTCCACTCAGAGCTGTTACTTACTCTTCGCAGGCAGGAATAGGTTTTAGTGTGGGCAGAGGCTTTAACTCTATTCTTTATTCTCTGGTGAGGTATCAGCTCGCAGAGCATAGATTTTGTGATCATCGTGTTTCCTTAGTTAACGATAGATAGGTTCTTACAGCAGACTTACTGCTGAGTCTACGAATTACTCTGCACCACTCTCTATAGAGGATAGGGTGAAAAACGATGTAGATATAGCTTCTGGCGTATTTGGGTGCAGACCAGCGCAGTGACATCATACTCTTAGTCCTGGTGTAAAGCTCATGTAGTTCGTCCTTTAGGCTATCGACTGTCATGCCTGCGGTCGCATCACCTATGTTGGCTATTTTCTGTTTACTTAGCATTGAACAGTGTCCTCTCTAAGACGAACTCCAGGTCGTTGTAACATTTTGGGATGTTAGCTTTGTAATGTACATAACCCCCTTTGTGCTCTCTCTGGATAAAACCTACTCTACCGCTCAAGACACGTATTTGGTCTGCGATAGCTCTATTCCGTCTTGGATAGTACTTGGCTGACCTCTTACTTAGCATCCGATAAATACTCCGTATGATAGGTCATCGATTACTCCAAACTGTCGTGGTGGGTCGAGCTTAGAGTAGAACCAACCGTTACTAATGTCGCTCAAATAACCCACTCTTATTCCTAATCTTAGGCACTCTTCATTAAAGGTTTCCGTATTCATTGAGAGTCTTTGAGTCTTCTCTTTAGTTAGCATTGTTTACTCTACAATCTTTACCGCCAGCCTAATTGCTACGAAGCATCGGGGTGGTATTAGTGTGTATAGGTAGTTGCAGCGAGACCCTATAGATTGTGACCGTTTCAAGTATCCTACGTTGCATCCTAAGCCCAACCCCATTTCATTGAGTGTTTGTTTGTTTATCTTTAAGTGACGGGTTCTCTTTTTAGTCAGCATAGCTTACTCACTGTCACTCTTATCACTGCAAAGCATTGGGGTGGTGTTATATCGTAAGTGAAAAAGCCTGGGGTTTTTGAAGGCTCTAAATACCCTACACTGCACCCTAATGCGAACTGTAGCTCCTTGTGTCTTTCCTTATCTATCTTTAGGGGATGAGTTTTCTCTTTAGTCAGCATGGTGGTCTAAGTAGTAAGAGACTAACTTAGCATCCCAGAACTCTCTATCAGGTTCCGCAGGCAGGACCGACTTGAGTTCTCGCAGTTCATCAAGCTCATCCGCTAGCAATCCTTGCAGGTAGGGATAGGTATGCTTACCCTCTTTAATCTCCCTAAGAAACTTGGCCTCCTTCAAAGGCATCTCCAGATGTCCTGTGGTGAGCAGTTCTTTAATCTGATAGACGCAGCGGAAGGCATGGCTGACAGCTTTAAAGTCAACGCCACGGTTTTCCATAGCATCGACGCTGCGGGCTCCGTACTTGTCGATCCACAGCGAGAGGGAGTGGGCTAAGTTGCCTATCTTCTGATTAAGTTGGTAGTGCTTCTCTAGCACGCGGATGTAGTAGACAGTGTTACCCACCTTGTCTTGCTGCTCGACCTGGCGGATGTGCTCCGAAACCTCGAACTTTTCAAAGACTTCTCCCACCTTAGTATCGCTGGGATGAGTCTTTAACCAATCTCGGAAGCGGATTACTTCTCCGAGGCGGCTACCCTTCAGTCCATATTTAGCAGCCTGCTGGGTGGCGTAGCCGATGAACGGTTTAACGTTGCTGCTGAGCAGCTTACTGCGATGCTCGATGATATCTAACCACACCTCGTTGTGCTCCAACCACATCTCTTTAGGAGAGAACAGAAGGTCGATGGCGTAGATCTGTCCGGTCAGGGCGTCCTTAATGAACCGGCGTAGCTCTTTGTATTGGTAGTCGATGTCGTCCTTGGTGTTGCGGCGGCGGTCGCTGGCTGCCTTTGTGTTGTAGATGATGGTTTCTTGGTCAATGCCTAGGATGACATCTTCTACCGGAGCTTTGTAGATTCCTTTGTAGTCCTTGTCAGAGTTGGGGGTGTCGGTGCCGTAGAGGTGGGAACCGTGGAGGCATAGAAGAATGGTGTTGAGTTTTTTCATTGCTTATTGGTGACTTTAATAGCGTCTTTAATGGCTTGCGCTAACGGTGGCACTACATATGCGTAGACTGGGGCTTTGTTGTATCTCAAAGATGTCTCTCTTGCTCCTAGAAGATGAGTTTCTATCCAGAACATGGAATCATGGAGCTTGCTGAGACTTCTCTCAGTGTATGAATTTGTGTGCTGCTTGGTTAGCATTAGGACCTCTTTTTGACTCTCTGCCAAGCTCTAATAGCGAAGCCTACAGCGGCATAACACTTAGGGCTACCAATGCAACCGACTCTGGCCCTTGTTTTGTTTAATTCGCCGTCAACATAGTAAGCCCAGCAAACTGCTGGTTTTGGGTCTACTAGGCTTTGAATAGCGTGGCTCTTTTTAAGCATCAGAACTGGTACATGGTCGTTAGACGGTTAACTAAGTAATCGTAGACTTTATCAAGCTTAGAGCCTTGATCGTAAATGACATTTACCAGGTTTGTGGTGGTCTCTGGATACAACTTAACAGTCAGTTTGGCGTCTAACTTGTGCGCTACTCCTCTACAGCGTATCTTAACGTTGGTGCAGCTCTTACTTTGAAATTCAACACTAAAGTTTAAACCACCAGACTCTTTAAGTTGCTCCTCTAGAAATACTGTAGGGTGCAGCCTTTCACTGTTATAAGAGAACTCTGGGTACTTTGCTTGTTGCGTTTCAGAGTCTATCACCACCATAAAGAGATCTGTGATTTGTTTACACATCAACTTTGTGATATGGGTCTCTAACACTTTATAAAAGTGTGATAACGTTTCTTTATAACTTTGTAAGTACAGTTCTTTAGCTTGTTTGTGGTTGTTGACGAAAGTCATTAGTTCGATAAGTTCGTGTTCAATCTGCATTGTTATTGCACTCCTTTCATGTATTTGATCATAAAGTCATTGATAGCATAGGCTACCGCTTCAAGATGTCTGGGGGTTTTGTAGAAGAGTGAATCTCTTATTTTTACAAGTTGTTTGTCAAGACGCTTAACTGAAGGTGAAGGTCTGTTGCAGCTTAAAGTGACATTAGTCTTCCTTAACATTAAATAATCCTATTATGTTGGGTAATGGCTTTGTGTACGCTGTTCTCTACTATTGAGTAAATTAAGGGCTTTAGGCAGCGGTAGTAGCCAGGAGCCGGTGGTGTCATCCTTAAGAAAGGGACCTGCACCCACTCTGCGTGGGTAATGTGTGGAGGTCCCTTTCTACTTAGCCTAGCTTGATTCTTAGTTAACATCCTGGTTCTCTGTCCTCTTAGGGCTTTCGGGTTTTACAATGGCGGCAAACCCTGCGAATAGAAAGAATATGAACTTGCCTGCCGATAACCAGCGCACGAAGTTCACGGTAAAACCGCAGTAGTCTAGAAAGCATGTCTCTACCTTCTTGCGGATGTCTTCTGCTTCAAGGTAGAGGGGTCTGCTCACGCTGCTTTTGGTTAGCATCATTAAAGCTCTTTTAGAGGACTCATGTAATGTCCAGTGGACCACTCTTTTAGATTAAAGTAAGCTTTCAAAGTTCTTTTAATAGCTTTCTCTATCTGAACATATCTATTCATCTCTCTATAAGGGATAGACCTCTTAATGTCTATCGTCTTTAAGGTGTTAAACCAATTCTGTCGGTATTCATACCTTAAATCGTAGTTTGGAATTGCCCTTGTAACTCTTGCTAGGTCTTTCTTGGTTAGCACCGCTCGGGCCTCCCTATAAGACTTAGCTCTATGTTTTCTCCAAAGAACTCCATAGGCTTCCAGCGGTTCTCATCCCAAATAAAGTACATCGTCTTGGTGTGGTTCTGTAGAATAACGGCCACCCTTAGGATGTAGCGTGCTGTTTGCTTTTCACGGTTGGCTCTTTTCTCTGCCAGTGTTACTACACCTGTGTGGAGAGTGTTCTTAGTCTTGTTAAAGACATGGACTAAGGAGCCTACTTCTATCTCATCGGGCCATTCCTCGAATACGTCGCCGGTGTACTCGGGGGCACTGAGAAAGCTTAACGCTTAGGGAGATGGAGCCGCTATCTTTGTTGGAGCAATCCTGCATAGGTAAGTTCTGTCAATGAACTAAGAATCCTTCGCCTTTAGGCGAGGGAGTGTCAATGCTGAATGAGTCCTTCTTTTAATAGGGCAGCCTTAGAGGCAGAGTCCATCTTTCTGTTAATGTTCTCCGTGGCCACTAAAACTGATGTTATTGCTGGACCAATCTCTTTTTGCAGTCCTATTCTTACTAAGATACGGACCGTTCACAAAACCTGTAGAAAAACGAGGTCTTGTTTTTAGATTGGATTAACCACTCTAGGGCGCAACGGCTGAGCCCCTATCAACTCGGACATTACGTCGTTGCTGAATACTTTTAGGCAGCAATTTAATGCCCCGTTAACGTCTGCGTTAAGCAACACACCAGTGGCAGTCTTAAACAACCCACGCTTAACACGACGACCTACATAGGACTTATGCTTCTTGACAGGTTCTAGGTCATAAGCAGAGCATTTGCTGGTGTAGCTTTCCTCTGTCTCTATTACCTTGATACCTACAAGCGCCGCCTTATATGTGATTTGGTCTATCAGTTTACGGTGGGGAATTTGAGTAAACTGCTGGTTGTTACGCTTACCAATGTTAATCTCTTGTTTCCACAAGCTGTTGTAGCCCACTACAAGCGTCGTTACTAGGTTTTCGACACAGTAGTCGATTACCTAAGAATTGGGTTTAAAGCCTAGCCCTTCAGGGCTACTTTTATCTGCGTCTTTATGTGATAAGATGAGAGGATGTTAGTAAGAGAAGCCAAGCTATTGAATGGAGCGCAGGGGCAATATATCGCCCTTGATGAAGCCATTCGCACCGCACAGTTCATTCGGAACAAGTGCGTTAAATATTGGATGGACAACACAAGTGTGGGTAAAGCAACTCTGTATGTCCACTCTAAAGACCTAGCTAAAGAGTTTGAGTTTGCTAAAAAGCTTAACTCTACTGCTCGACAAGCTAGTGCTGAACGCGCTTGGACTTCTATCTCTAACTTTTATAGCCGTTGCCGCAAGGGTGAAAAGAAGAAAGGCTACCCTCAGTTTAAGAAGCATTGTCGCTCTGTGGAGTACAAGCAGTCAGGGTGGAAGCTATCAGGTGATTGTATGCAAATCACATTCACTGATGGATTTAACGCAGGGACTTTCTCTATATTCTGTAATGCAGAGACAAGGGAAGACTTGCATACACTAAAGATTAACAGGGTACGTGTAGTCTGTCGGGCTGATGGCTACTATGCCCAGTTTCTATTCGATGCCGACCGCAAGGAACAAGGAGTGTATACAGGTAACGTTATTGGATTGGACTTAGGGTTGAAATACTTCTACAAAGACCAAAACGATAACGCTGTTGTTTATCCCCAGTATCTACGGAAAGCAGAGAAGCGTCTTAAGCGACAACAGCGGCGGTTAAGTAGGAAGTTTAAGAAAGGGCTTAAGCCCCAATCTAATAACTACCACAAGCAAAGAAAACGACTAGGTAAAACCCATCTTAAAGTCCAACGCCAACGTAAAGACTGGAGCATTAAGCAAGCTCGGTGCGTGGTAATGTCTAACGACATTGTGGTGTACGAAGACTTAAAGATAGGGAACATGGTTAAGAATCATTCCTTGGCTAAGTCAATCTCCGATGCTAGTTGGTATCAATTCACTCAATGGTTAGACTACTACGGCAAGATTTGGGACAAGGTAGTTGTATCGGTAAATCCCGCATACACTAGCCAAGATTGTCCCAATTGTGGTCACAGAGTCAAAAAGACATTAAGTACCAGGACACATTCTTGTCCCAGTTGTGGATTTGAAGCCTGTCGCGATACTGTGGCGGCAATGAACATCCTTAAAAAGGGCATGAAGTTGTTAGGTATTGAGTGGCAAAACAGTACGCAAGGGCATTGCGAAACTGGGGAGAAATCCCGAACGACTGAGGAGATAATCGCCTCTGCTATAGATAGGCAACTTGAAATAGTAAGTGATGTCGATGAATCAGTAACAAGAATCCCCGCCCTAAAGGGCGAGGAGCATGTCAAGCTTCCAGTCTTTGTGTGCGGCTAAATAACCTTTCCAAGTCTGAGCAACACGCTTAACTATCTGTTTGGACACCTTTGTAGGCAAGTCCAAATATGCCTCTGTCGCCTTCAGTAGGTGATAAAGGTCATAGAATCCAATGTATCCGCCAGACTCAAAGAACTTCTGTCTGATGTGGTAATTGGCTAAGTTGTATAAGTTCTTTGCCCTCCACGATAAATCGTCCACTGTGGAGAAATAGGCACTTGATAGCTTAATGTTTGTTCGCTCGACTTGTCTCATGGATTTACGCTGTGCAACCATTACTACTAGATTCTACAACTTTCTACAGATTTATGCCAACAGTGACCAACCCTTAGGTTGTTGGCTTTAAGAAGTCCAGGATAGGCTCTGAGGCTAGACTCTGCTCTTTGCTTGTTCATAAGTTAGTCACTATTTGTTTACTAAGACTTTTCCCGGCGGCTATGCCCATACGCTGGCTAATCCAACAAACTTTGTTTGTGTAACCTATGCTAGTAGTCTTAGTTGTTTGTCTATAGCGTGTGATAGCCTGACTTATTTCTGCATTAATTAAGATAGTTAGCCTGTGATTCTTACAGATAAAGCCGTTCTCCGCCATTATATACGCCTTCAAGCTATTCTTAGCGTGCTGCTTGTTCATATAGTCCTAAATCTGATATTACCGTAGCTGTGATTAGGTTCGAAGCACGATCATATAATCTATAAACATCAAACCGAAGCCAAAGTGTGTGTTCTTTGTACAGTCCTCGATTAGGTAATATAGCTCTTGTGCTTACCGCACTGAGATTAAATCTGACTTGAGTCTTAACTACATTCTGACTAGAACAAACGTTGGTTACTGGCTTTTTGAAGGACATCCTATTAGAAATGACGCTGGTCTTAGTTTTAGTTATCACCACTCCTCCGTTTTAGCGTGGTGCTTATGGTGTTATAAACAGAATGAAATTGGTTGAGAATTTGCAGTCTTAAAGAACACAACGGCAGACAGTATACAGAGCAACCCTTCGATTGTAACTCTCTAACTTGTACAGTTATAAGTGACTTGTATGATTTGCTGCGAGCTCCTGCGGCATTAATTTTGGTAATCATGGGGATATGGTAAAGGTTTGTGTTTCTTTACTGACACATAAACTTTGCACAACACTTACTTCTGCATTACACTCTCGGCGTTCATTAAATAGTGTACTTACCGCCGCTTGACTGACGATATTTACTGTACAAGGCGCAATGCCGTCGTTTAATTGAGTATTGTAATCACATAAGCTTTGGCACCACTCATAGACTGTTTGTCGCTCTACTATTGTTAAGTCAACACCTAATTCGTTATAAAACTTGTCTGTGCAAAACAAAATTAGATGGACTGTCGGACTATTAATTTTGTTGTAGTTGTACTTGAATGTGGCTCGGCGGCAGCCCTGGTCATATAACCTACCAAGTAAGGTTAATACGTCCTGCTTATCTGAGTGGTTAGGTGGGAATAGCAGGTACGACGTTTCGGCGTTTAGGGTTATTTCTGACATATGCGATTTAAAACTAATAGGATGCGCTGGTGGTCTCTATAGCATCACCCCACGTTTCCAGTATTTTGGGGTAGATGTCGTCTAAGTCGATTTTTAGGCAGTCGCCTTCACTGTTATAGGCAAAAGCGTAGCCGATGATATAACGCAGCTTTTCAGCCCCAGACTCCATCAGCACAGCCACGCTGTCTTCTTGTAGATGTTTAGCAAAGAACTCTCTCCAATCAATATCTTCTTCTTCAAAGCCATCTTCGTTATAGGTGAAACTGGGGATACCTTCTTCAAAGAGCAGTGCACAGTATTCTTTGCCGTCGCGCTCTTCATGCACGACATTACATTGAATAGCATGACACTCCTCAAGGAATAATGCTTTATCTTTTACTCGAAAGTAGTTGGAGCGGGCGCTTGCGTAGTAATTAGCCATTTGTCTAATGGGAGGATTCCTTCCCTGTTGAGATCGTTAATATTTAATCGGCCGTACATAGCATTAATACGGTAGGCAACGTTATTCATCACTTGGTCGCCCATAGCGACTGCAGAGCCCACACAAATCTTTTGCTCTGCCTTGTGGAGCCTAGTGGTCTTATGGCAGAGGAACGGCTCGTCTTTGTAGAGGATGCTGTGGGCTATTTCTTGTTTGCGTTCTCGGCTTAGTGTCTTAAGGAAGACAGAGCCCTCACGAAACGGACAGTTACGGCAGGGTTGTTGCATCGTTAATCTCCTTTAAGATCACCTCCCGTTTTTCTGCATCAAGGGGGTCAAGGATGAGCAATTCTTTTAATAACGCTAGTATCTTAGACTGTAGTTTTAGCAAGGTTAGCATCTTAGGCGCGGCAGCTATTAACCTAGCATTGGCCGCTGCCTCTTCATCATCAATATGATAACTACCATTGATGCCTACTGAGATGCTAGTAGAGCACGTAGCTACAGTGACTTCTACTCCGTCTTTAGTGGTAGCTATTACAGTGGGGATATGGGTTCCGTTATGAAATCGCCAGGCGCCGGCGGTGTGTTGTTTATTAGTCATTGGTTGGTGGGTTTAAGCGTGAGTCACGGCTATCTAAACACCAAAGTAGTTGGTCTTTATTTTCTTGGCACCACCAGCCCCACAATTCATCCTTATAGAAACTTCGGTTGGTGGGTGACATCAAAGGACTAAACACTTCTAGCTCTTTGTCTTGCACTTTGACAACAATAGCTTCATAGCTCTGCTCAAGGTATTGATTGTCTTCGCTAGTTACTTGTACAGACTCATCGCCTAGCGAGATAGTGTAATCAGTGCCTATTGGTATCTGCTCAATTTGATAAACCTCGCAGTGGTCGCCCACGCGCGGGCGGCAGTTACCTGTGACTACATGTTTCTTAGGTACCATTAGCTAATCCTTTTGATTAAGTTGTTAGTTTGTTCTGACGCCCACTAAATACAAGACCCGAATAACTTATTAGCCACAGCATATAATTTGTTAATTACACCCATGTCTTCTGCGTACTCCAAGACCTTCTTGTTTTCGTTCTTGGCGCGGGCGGATAAGTCAACATGGTGGATGTAGCGGTACTCTTTGTACAGATAATTCCAGAGCGAGGAGTAGGACTCGCCGGTGGAATAGGAATAGCCACGGACTAATTCGTTAATAGCACTACGAATAGACTTAGGCGGTACTTCTTCTACTACTGGCGGCAATGCGCGGAGCTCTTCAGACACTTTGGCGAATCGGTCTTCAATCTTACCAAGACGACTATCGTGCTGCTGCAGTTTCTCAGCCTGTTCTCGCTGTTGTTTTTCTACTGCAATCATAGCTTCGGCGTGCATCTTTAACAGCTCACCTGGAGTTAGCTCTTTGATGCTATAGGAGCCGGTCTTGCGGATAGAAGGTAGGACTTCAGAGGTCACCCATTTTTTAAATGGTTTAGCTATCGGCTTTCGGCAACCCAGCACTAACGAGTATAATCCCGACTCTGATATTAGCCACTTGGACTTAATGCGTTCTATTTCAGCAGTACGGATTGAATCCGTACTAACTTTCTCATCGTCGTCAAGCCGCTTAATCGCATCACTTACGTCTAGTTCTAGTACGTGACATGTTTCGCTTGCTACGAACCAAGGTTCTCCATCGATGTTAATTACGTTGATAGGGTTGTTGTTGAATTGAAATACAGTCAATTCATTCATTAGCTAATCCTCTTAATAATATGGTCAATTTGATTGTTCAATGCGCCACCTTGTATCTCACCCAGGCGGATAGCCAAGAGTAACTCAAACATCTCTGGAGCGGCGGCGCATAACTTAGCGTTAGCCAAAGCTTCTTGTTTAGACATCTGATAGGAACCAGTCTGTCCATTACTAACGCCAGGCGCACAGCTTGCTATTGCCACGTAGTATTCTTTTTGTTTATCGGGGGTCAGAGCGGCGCGTACTTCAGGGATGTATTTGCCATGTACGGCTAACCAATGACCTTGGGTATAGGTTGGGCTGAAGTCTACTTGGGACTTAGAGGAACGGTCTTTACAGATTAATTTCATAGGTTTAATGGAGATAATAAGGAAGCCCATTAGTCGTGGAGATGACTAACAGGCTTCTTTTTCGGAGCAAATACACAGAAGGTGTTGCTACTAGCCTAGTGCAAAATGAAGCCCACCAGTCGTAGAGGTGACCAGTAGGCTTCTGCACAAAGGAGAAGTTTATGGAACATGCTGCTGCTAACACCAGCTTAATGCAAAATGAAGCCCACTAGTCGTAGAGATTACTAATGAGCTTCTCCATGAGGCAAAATATGCATATTTCTAGCTTAATGTAAAACAACGCCTGCTAACATGCCACGAGCTAGCAAGCGTCGGTCAACTTCTAAGAAAACAACTATATTCAGTTTAGCTGAAAACAAAGCCCACCAGCTTGTAGGAGCACTGGCGGGCAATTCACAGTCCATCAGAACGAAACACTACTTACACTTTAACTGTATTCTTCGGACCATGGGTAATGACAAAGCCACCGTTCTCATGCAAAGTTAGCACGCCCATGCCGTCGATGACCATCCGACCGTCTTCCAGCTCAGTAACTTCAGGACAGTTACCATTGGCGTAGCCCGGTACGACGTTAAACGTTAGCTCTTCAGTCTCCTGGTCTAGCTTCATGGTCATGCTAGCCGGACTGGTGTGAGGTAGGTTAATAGGCGCAGGCAATGGTGCCTTAGACTTGGCAATCATTTCTTTATATTCTGGGGAGTCGTCTTCAAAATTAGATGCGCTAGCAAGGGGTTTTGTATTGAGGTCAGTCATAGCTTATTTAGTTAGTGTTCAATTTCAAAGAAATCTACTAGACCTAGGGAAGACATAAGGAAGTCGTAGCATTTATCTTTTATCTTCTTAATGTCCCATAGGTGGTCTACATCTAATACTAGCTTAGGGTCGTCTTGGTTTGCCCAATAGCCGCGGATATAGCTTGGTGGCAGTTTTGCTTCTCTTAGATAATGTAGTGCTTCGTCCCATCTAAGTCGGTCGGTCTTACGCCCTATGCTTAAATGTTTAATCTCAGCGGTAAGCATTGTCGGTAACCCATCCTGAAAAGAGGTTAATGAATAAATAACTCCACTGAATACTAGCTTAAGTTAGCTAATGATTTCGTCGTCCGTTATACGGGTGAAGCGTCCGTCGAAGAATTCTTTGTAAGGTCTGACCCATACCTTGTTATCTACCATAGATTTATAGACTACGTGTGGTTCTTGGTTATGTTCCAGTAGGGCCCATTCGACTAGGACTTGATACTCTCCGTTAGTCTTTACGTGACGGTATAGGTTATGGGTTACGGGTACGGGCATGGTCGAATTCGATTAAATACGGCTGAAGCCAGGCGTCTAAGGTTTCTAGATGGTCTTGGGTTAGGTCAAACCATTCGCTGTTGAATCTCAGTCGGCGCTGCCAGAACATTTTATGCACTTGTTGTTCCAGCTTCCTGGCTATTTTAGATGGTACTGGGTAGGTTTTTAGTAGTTGGAGTTTGGTGGCGGCGCCGGTTTGCAGTTGCTTCAAGCGCCGCTTAGGGTTCCTGCTGACCCCAATCTTGTAATTAGAGTCAGCAAGGATTAGATATAGGTAACTAGTATCTAGCAAGACCCTACATGTGCCACTTTAACAGGCACTACGTTATTCAATGCTTCCGCTTTATCAGCAAATAGCATACTGACGTAGCTAGACATAGTGGCTGCGCTATAGGGTAATCGGATGGCATTGCCGGAGGAGTTGCTACAGTTAGTATTAAATGAGACTACTGCTGTTTCAGATCGGTCTTTAACGAATAAGTATTCGCTTAGCTTAGACAATTGAGTGAGTTGTTGTACGAGCCACCCGCCGCTATGTCCTACGTTAAGGATATGTTGTGGTTGAACTAGGACTTCGAAGACTGGGCCGGCGTCTGGGCAGCTACCCATTACCCAATTGAATTCTCCTACAGTTAATACGTCACTGCTGACAACGTTACCGCTGGTGAATGAATCACTGCTAGACCAGTTAGTTATATCACGGTCGTTCAACCAGCTAGCGCGTTGATACATAACGACGTCGCCGTTTAAGGTCAGTGGAGCGTCTACGGTACCTACCCGAGAGAGGAATTGTACGTTCCGTTCTTGTTGGAAGAAGGATTCGGGCAGGCGGCTTACGAACCGTTCGAAGGGTTGGGTAGGCATGCCGCTATCTTTTAGGGATTGTAGGCGGTCGCCAATGCCGAATAGGTTCTTATTATCTTTGACGAAGGATAGGTAGCAATCCTTAAGGTTAAGGTCTTGCTCTAGGATATCAAGGGTGCCTTTAGTGAGGAGGCAATCCCGAAGGAGTTCGTAGACCATACCGTTGGAGTCTTTGTTGACGAAGCGGACGGATTTGTCAGACTCACGGTAGAAAGAGATAGCCTCGTCGGTTACGAGGTACTTGACTGATTTGGTAGGCATAAAGGTTAATTGGTTGGAATGGGCGCGGGGGCGGCGGGTTTAGTTGTCTTTTTATGTAGCGGTTTCTAGGATGGTGCGTTCGGTGTCTAGGTTGCGGTTAATGGCGCGACTAGACTCGAACTTATCAGAGTATCGTGCGTAGAGCTTAAGAAGATTTTTACGAAGGATGGGGTTAAGGTCTGGGTAAGTACCAGCGAATAGTATGTGAGCATACCAAAGGAAGTCACCGAGTTCTTCTTGTATGTTCACAACATCTAGTGGAGCACCGTCGTATAGAGCGGTGTACAGTGCTTCGACCAGTTCTACCGCTTCGGTAGCCATACCGAGGATACAATGAATGATTTCGGGGGTGCATACGTGGGTAGGCCATTGCCCGGCGACTGGTGGTGCGGCTACCATAGAGTCGCTGGTCTCTTTAGATACCCATTGGGCGGCTTGTAGTTCCCGGTTGACCTCGGCTACGTTCTTACCGTAGAAGAGAGCCTTCTTGATTTTGTCTAGGGTATTGCCATAGTAGATGAAGTCTGACATTGCCTTAAGGGCAAGGGGGTAGTCAAGGTCGTCGCCGTAGAATTCGTGGGATAGGGTGACCTCAGCGCCGGCGCAATACTCAGCCCAGGTAAGGTCTTCGCCGGCTTTGCATTTTTCGATGATGTGGTTAGGCATGTTTGTTAAATAACTTACGGGTGCAGTCGAACTTCCAGTATTTGAAGATTTCTTCTCCTAGCTTAGACGGTAAGGTTAATAGAAAACTGACTACTGGTGGAATTTGTTTAATGCTGAAGCCTTTAGCTAGTAGAGTTCGGACTACGGTTAGTCGAATTAGCTTAGCCGTATCGGTAGCGCCGCCGCCGAATTTGGCCCAGGATTTAACGTGAGCGTGCTTCACCTTGCCAGGATACATCTGGCCAATAGCATTAGCACAGAGGCTATTTTGCTGGGGAGTGACGTACCAGAGGTTCTTGGGGTCATTATTCTTGCGGTTGCCATCTAGATGATGAACCTCAAGGATGCCCTTAACCACACGGTATTTACGGTCTGGTCGTTCCTTATAGCGTAGGAACCAAATGCCAGTGTAAAGGAAGAGGACGATTTGATGAACGCCTGCCACGTAACCGTGGTTAGTTGGATGGAAAACAAAGAAGCCGATGTCTTCGAGGATTTGTTTGAGTTCTGGGTTGTCTTCAAACTCAAGGACTAAGTAACCTTCGCGGTTAGTGAAGGTATCAGCCTGTTCTAAAAGAGAACGAGCCCCGTCGATTAACTGACGGAGCTCGCTCCTTTTAATGGAGTAAAAGTCTGCTCTCATAGTATTCAAAGTAAGTAGATTGTGGACACAGCTAACAGTTAACTAAGGCAGCGTGTCCACATGGTGTCACCTTCTCTCTGCCTGGCATCATCAATTAGAGCCTTATGAATAAGACTTTAAATTAGGTGGTGCTTATGTAACTGTTGGCTGTGCCAGTGCGTGCAAACCACGGCGGTTTACCTACCGGCTATCCCCTTTAGGGGCCCTAGATTTCCTGATGTTGGTTCATAGAACCGTTAAGCTGACGGTTTATCGCTTTACGTCGGCGCAGGCTAGGGTCAGGGTCGCTTTGTATATACCGCCGTGCTCCCTCTACTCCATGGCGAGAAGTTTACGGGTGGCGGGGCACCTACGATTCGGCGCGGGGCTTACTAGTAGGCCGTTAACCTTGTTTTGCGTGGAATATTACCATTTTAGCTTATGAAAAATAGTAGTGTCTAGTGCTACACCAAAGATTGGCGCTTGCGCTCTAATCTTGTGTAGGCGGGTAAATAAAAAATAGCTCGGTGTGAAATCCAAGCAGTCTTGGGTTTAAGTTTAGGTCTTTTAGCACGCTCATAGCGACCTGTGCCTGCTCAAAGCTAAATGTCTCAGCTTCATATGTCTCGGTTAAGACTACAGTCGCATCAAGGTCAAATTTCTTAACGTAGCAGTCGCCCACCTTAATCTCAAACCGGGAAATAAACTTAACAATAGTGGTGGACCCAGTCAAGTTAGATACGTGCTTAGCTACATATTGAGCGTCTGTGAAGTTTGAGAACGGGTTATGGTAGGTATTATCGTCTAGATAGTATATGCCTCTGCTAAGGGACTTATATTCTTCGACTGTGCAACCTTCTGGTAGTAGGCATACGAAGTAGGTATTGAGTTTGTTCTGAGCTTCTTCAGGCACTGATGTGGGCTCGGCATTGAGCTCATTTAATAGTTGTTCATCGTCCATAGAGTTAAGCTGTAAGTGGAATTAAGTTTGAGGTCTACTAATGAAACGTTTGGCTATCTTTTATGTGCTTACCGACGTCATCCTTATCTTGTTGTCTATGTACATTTACAGGAATGACGCGGAGCACTGGGCTCATTACCTGTTCTTTTACACAGTAGGTATGTTAGTGACTGGCACCTTCTACTCCTTGAAAATCCGTCGCATTCGCGAAGAAGCAGAAGCTGCCAAGGTTACTGAATCCTAGTCTTGTTCTGCCAGAGCAGACTCAGATTCAACTGCCTCTTCAGAAGTAGATACGGCATTATAAGTATCCCAAATCTGAGAGGCAGTCATCCTTACGTCGTAGCCATCCCGAGCCAAGGTCTTGACCAACCACTTGAGTCCCTTAAATGTGAACTTCGTTGACTGATTGGTGCGAATATTCCCATAGTTATCTTGCCAAGAAGATGTGACCACAATAGCCCACTCAGCTTCAAGGGCTTTGCGGTATGGCACCGGCGCGCTCTGGATTAAGAACTCCTTCTCCTGAAGATACTTGATTAGGTTGTTCCGCCCCAGCTTCTTAATATTGAGGGCGTCAGCAACTTGCTTCATACTAAGGCAGGAGTCTTCGTGGGTGATAGCCCGGTAAGTCTGGAGTGTGTCTTCGGCTTCAACCAGTTTACCTGAGTAGAATTCTGTCTGTGCTTCCAGGATTTTGTTCTTAGCAGATAACTCTAGCTTTTCTTCTTCTGCAACTACTAGAGCTTTGAGGGCAGACAAGTAATCTTTAGGTAAACTGTGGTAACCTCCGGTCTCACGAATAGAAGGAAGAACTTCACCAAAGACCCATTGTTGGAACTTCTGAGAAGAGTCTAGTTTGCTGGAGAATATGAGTTGATATATGCCCGGCTCTTCTAGAACCATTATGTCACGGGACTTTCCGTCAACTGTTGTCGCTTTGGCAACACTTTTATTTTCTGCGAACACCTTTCTGGATATAGTTGCTGCAGGGTCAGCGTAACCTAAAGCAGTGGCTACGTCATTAGCTACAGGCTTACCGTCTACAAAACGGACCTCGAATTCCTCGAAGTTAAATGCGATTAGATTTGACATTGTGTTGATTAGACTAAAGTTTGTTGACACGCACAGACACCCGACCTTGTCGTAGTGGTGCGATGCGTTGGAAGGCGGCGCGGCTAAGGTCGATACTACAATTCCCACACCGGTCTGTAATAGTAACCACCACCGACTTACCATTAGCTGGATTAGTGACTCTTACCCTGGTACCCAGTCGATAGTGGTTAGAAGCAGCAGTCATCGCATTGGGGTTATAGGGGCGCCCATTAGCTTTGGTTCGCCCCGCCAACGACGGATGGTAGTAAGTAGCACTAGCCCGGCGCCCCGCCTCTGCAGGTAACGCGGGGACTAATAGTGCCATTAGTGATACTAAAACTGCTGCTTGTTTAATTGTTGAATAGGTCATTAATTACGTTGGAATTCGACTTGTTGTTACTTCATGCGTTGGGCAACGGCACGGGCTAACTCCGACCGTACTGAGTCCAGTAGGGTCAAGTGAGCAAAGCCTTGGTAGCCCCGCATGCGTTCTGTGGTAACAGCCAGACCATTGCTGAACTCGTCCATGAACTTGGCAGCTTCCTGGTCTATCTGCTCCACGTCACCTAATAAGATTAGCTTAGAGCCTGAGCCAATCCGGGTTGCTATTGTTTTGGCTTCCGCCGGCGGCACATTTTGCATCTCGTCAAGTACAATTATGCTATTGCGCCAAGTTACTCCTCTAATATAGGAAAGGCTGACAGTTTCCACGGGACCATCGGGGTTATTATCCGACTTTACGTAGATATCATAAGGATTCAGCCCAACCATACGACCCTTTTGAGTCTTGTCGGTCTTAGCAAGCTGATTAAGACATCCGTACAAACCGGCGAGCCAAGGGTCAGTCTTTTCTTGGATATTACCTGGGAGCCACGGTGGTTTATCGCCGACCCCTACCTCTTTACGACCAATGATGATGGTTTCATATAGACCTAGGTTTTGGCACATATGCAAGGCGGCGGCTAAGGCTAATAACGTCTTACCTGACCCCGCTTGACCAACCAAGGACATCATAGTGACCTTAGGGTCTAAGAGCAGTTCTAAAGCATATTTCTGCTCAGAGTTAAGCGGTTGAATGCCGGTTACCTTTAGCCCATTGTGAGTGCTAATGACGCTTAAGCGATTACGAGATTCATCATAGCGGGTTAAAGCTTGGCGACCGCCGGAAGCCATCAGGGTGACGCATTCATTGTGCGTAAGGTTATTTAGTTGTTTAAGGGTTAAGTCGCCTAGTGAGTCTACCAAGATAGACTTATTCGGGTCAGACCAGAGCTCTACTAGTTCATCGTCTGACTCACAGCATACAGAGCGATGACCAGTGTAGATGGATTCTACCCGTTCATTGCGGTAGTCTTCGGCGTAAATACCTTGGGTGCGGGCGGCTACGCGGAGACCGAGGTCTTTGCTGACCACGATAGCGCCGGGACACTGCTGACTATATTCAATGATTTTGATATCACCGTAAGTATCGGGGTGACTTAGTTTAGCCCCCGCCCCTAAGACTAAACAACCGCTATTGGGTAGCGGAATGTTAGGTAGTGCTTCAAAGTATTCGAGACTGAGTTTGTCTAAGTGTCTGGTGACCTGACGGCTATTTTTACCGATGATGCCGGGGCTATTCTTCTTTTTATCTAGCTCTTGTAGGACAACCTCTGGAATATGTACCTCGTTGTCCTTAAACTTAAACAAAGCCTCGGGGTCATGTAATAACACCGAGGTATCAAGGATGTATCTTTTCTTTGCCATGGTTAGGTAAGAGTGTTGTAAAAAGAAGAGCGAATCTACGACCAACCTAGCTCAGCGGCGGCATAGATAGTAGGGAACTCAGCCTTGAAGATATCGGATATAGCGAAAGCAACTTCACGATGTTCTAGTTGCGTCGCTTTATCACAGCGCACCTTTAAGTAGTGAATCCAACTACGGACTGACCCCTTAAGATACATGCGGGTCTGAGTGTTAAGGGGAAGCAGGAACCTGGCACATTCCTTAGCTATACCTTTCTTTAGTGCTTCCTCATATAAATTCTTAGACATCTCCCAGACACTAGACTGACTATCTACAAACCAATCTTTAACTTCTAACGGCAGATCATCAATAGAATTTTGACGGTTTTTAAGGTCTTGGCGGCGCGCTTTGTATGACTCGTAATCTAAAGCCTTGGTATATCTTTGTGACATTTCCTGCGGAAATAAAGTTTTGTGCCTTAAGATTTGAGCTGCTATACCACGACTAGTGATAACTTCTACGGTCATGTCGACTTGTTCAAATATACTCCAATGTCCTTCTTTAATGCAGTACCTCAACAGCTTCTCATAGTTTGGATTCTCTTGATTAGGACTACTAACCCTCGCGCAATAGGCAATTAACCCTTCTGGGGTGGGCACTGATCCATCCTCGAAGGTGATACACGGTTTAGTTACGGCAATTAGACGTACAGAAGGCATAAGTAATTCAATTAGCAGTAAAGAGCGTTGTTGAAAGCAGGTTCACCGAAGAGGTTATTACCGATTAGTTCTTCTAGTTGAGCGGTGGCGATAGCGCAGTAAGCATCAGGGTCGTTATAGTCGTTCTTAATGGTTAAGAACTTAACGCCGCGGGGCTCAAACAAATCGGGGTTGATATATTGCCTAGAGTCTCCTTCAAAGGAGCAGCCCGGCCGGTGGATTTGCACAATGGTTATATGTCTTGGATTGAAGTTGTTAAGTAAAGGCTCCACTTCTTCACCAAACCCGCCGTCACTTACCACAAAGACATTGTTGTCATAGTAAGGGCGGCGCTTGATTTCCCCTATTAGTTGTAGACCAAAGAAGTCTTTACCGTGGAAGCGCTTAATATATCCTTCAGAGATGTTGATATATGCTTGGCGCGGCGTTAATCCTAAGAACTCTGTCAACTTTTGGTCCTTAAGGGCTTCATAGGCGGTAGGGTCTTGGTCCGGGGTATTATAAAACCGGTGGGTTAACTTCTTTAACTCATTGGCAAACTTGATGTGAATCACATAAGGCTTATGTAACTCTACAAGGTAACTGGCTAAGAGGTCTTTACCGCACCGGGGCGGGCCATTAAGGATAATGATTTGCTTCATGGATAGTTAGGCAGCTTTGTCTTCTACAGGAGGAGCAATGGCGCGGAGTTCTTTGTTAATCAAACCTAGCTGCTCGTCAACGATGGCGCAGACAATATACTCATCAGAGCGCATCTTCTGCACCAAGCTCACAGTCTTATCCTTCTGGTCATTGAGGATTTCCTGTACAGGGCGGCCCATTAAGTCTTCAATGGCATGGGCGGCGCTAAACACCTTCCCTGTATTTTTATCCTTGGCAGTCATGTGGTTGGTGAATAGGTCTTCTAGGGTAGCCAAGACTTGTAAGGCTACTTGCTCGTCGCTACTGCGGGTGGTGTAGTCAAACTCAGGGGCTTCGGGCGCGGGCGTTTGGGTAGTAGTCATTATTTCTTGAGGTAAAAGAACCGAGGGCACATGGTATTAACCGTATCGTATATCCCCGAGAAAAACCTTAGCTTAATTGATGAGTTAGCCGGTTTGTTAGCTATTGCTACGAACATACCGGGAAAGTTTTCTTCTTCTCGGTAGATGTATTTGCTAAAACCATTATCTAACGCTTGCTTTTGGGTAGATACTAAACCACCATGTACGTCGAGGCAAATATAAGCGCCAACTAATCCACCAAGGTTGTAGCTGATGCGTGGGTCTTGCACGGCTTCTTCCGCATCGTAGCTAGGTGTAGTTAAGGCAGGGCCGGCGTTGATGGTAAGTAGCGCGCCGGCGGCTACCAGAAAGTTTGAGAGATAATGATGCAACAT